TATTAAATTAATATAAAGTAAAGGTTCTAATGGCTTGAAATACAGTACGGAGTCGCCTTTACAAGCGTCATATCTAGGGTCGGTACGCGTTCAAAGTTAAGAATAGCCTGAAGGCAATGACTAGAGTTGGGATATGGCTATTAAATTAAAAATATAATTCTGATAGGTTGGCCACCTAAAGCCAGTATACTCTATTGAATGATTAGTATAGCCATGATAAACAACTGGCTAAGTTGCATGGAATGCCTCATAATAGTAAGTATATAAAGGAATTATATTTTACTTTGATTTTAATAGAGGAACTTAGTTGATCCATTAAAATATAAAGTTAAAGCAACGTATTGCAACGTTGGGACTAGCTGTCGAGTAATTGGCAGTAATATGTAAGCAAGGCATGTGTATAGGACTCGTCTTTTCGTAGTATGGCTTTACCCGGGCATATGATCTTATGACGTATTAAATTCTGCTCTAATAGAATGTAGATCTTAGAATGTAGAAATGCCCATACCATTCTCTGAATATTCTATAGGTTGTTATGACATTAGCCTAGTATGGGAGGCTTTTGTTGTTTTATATTGTATATTATTATATAGTTGAATGCAACTATAATCTTAAAAGAAGGTGAAATTAATGAAGGAAATTAAGATTGATATTAAAAAAGAACAATATTCTAATATCTATTTTGCAGGTAAGTTAGTTGCTGTTGCAGGAAGTCCAAAGTATAGAAATACTGAGATTATTTTAAAGACTGTGTCTGAAAATAATGTAGTACAAGCAGTAGATGCTAAGACATTTCTTGCTACAACAGCTTTATTAACAGTAAATGCTAAGAATGTTGATGAATTAGTATTTGAAATTCGTGGTGAAGAAGAAGTTTTCGATGCTATGGAATTCAAGAAGGATGTTCTAAACATCATTAAAGAGTCTCAAAACTAATCGTCTGCTAAATTATGTAGATATTAGTAGAAGGAGATAAGACTATGAAATTTTATTTAACTTTTGAGTATTTACATGATTTAGTAGTTTTAGGTATGGCTACTAAGAAACAAATTAAACTTTATAACAAGTGAATTAAAAAAGATATTAAGAAACTTGAGACAAGATATTCTTGGTTTAACTAATATGGGCTTGTTTATGGATTCGCTTGGAGTTTTGAAAAATGATAAGCATGTCCGGTAGACCGGGTTAACAACGTCGAGGTTTAGAAATAAACGCAAAATCAATTTTTAACAAAATCGCAAACTTCTTCAGAGGCTTCGGTGCTCAAAGAGTTGCAGCTTTAGCCTAATTAATAAATATTAGACGCACGAACGTTATTGATGCCTATTAAATAACTAGTAGTTCATTTCAAATAGGTAGCTAACTTGAGGTTTTTCAAGTCGAATTAGTAAGTTCTTGTTTATTTCACAAACTAATTAGTATTAAGTAAATAAACTAACATGTAGAAAATCAAATGGATGAGCTTTAATACAGGGGTTCGACTCCCCTCAGGTCCACCTGAGCACTCAATTTAATTATTGAATGTTGAGTTGGGCTTGTTTTTATTAAATTTTGGAGAAAAATTAATGGAAAAAGATGAAAAACAACAAAAAGAGTTGATTTTTACTAATGAATGTGTCTATTGTGGTAAAAAGTTTCAATCAGAAAACTTCTTTGTAGATGTTTGTCCACAGTGTCAGATAGATTATGCTGAATTTTTATTAAAATCCCATAAAAATTTAGAAAAAGACTGGTATTAATCAGTCTTTTTTATTTATCCAATATTGTATAATATAATGTATATAAAATTCGATAATAATTAATTGGGAGGAGTCACTATGAGAATCAGATTTACTTATTTTAATAAAATTACAGGACATGTTGAGAGCGTTTACTTAACTCTAGCCGATTTCGATAAGTCAAATGAAGCAATGGATAGAGCTGAAAACGCTATTTTTATGCATCTTTATAAAGAAAAACCATATAATAATGAAATAAAGCTAATAAATTATTGTATCTTAGAATAAGAGGTGAATTTATGTTTAGTGTATATCAAATTGTGAAAGTAAAAGATTTAGATCCTAAAAATTTATATAGATTTGGTGGCGAAAATACAAATATTGGTGGTCCATCATATTATAAAATAAATGACTTGATGGATAAACACAAAAATATCGGAATGACTATGTCAATTACAAATTTTTTAAAACCATCTATTAAAGATTTAGTTGAATTTAATCAATCTAATATGTTTTATGAAATTTATATCACAGTTCCTCGAACTGAACTTAGAGATTTTGTAAACATTTTAGATGAAGCAAAGATAAGACATAATTTTGATACTTGGTCAGATCCATTTTATTCTAATCAATATGTTTATTGTATGGTTTGGTTTGAAAAAGGTGTTGCCGGTATTGAATTTTTAAATTTTAGTCGTTATGAATCTTATATGTGGCGTTATAAAAATAATACTATTCCTCAATCTAGACTTTTAGAGTTAATTTATGAGGATTTAGATAATTCTGAAATAACTAAAAAGAATACTATTAGATTTTTTAAAAAGCATGGTCCAAATCCAGTTCAACTTATTGGAAGAGATTTTGTAATAAATTCTTTTCAAACTGAACAGGAATTATTTGATAGACGTAGTTGTACTATAGATTTAGTAACAGAGCTTAATTTGTATGATTTGTTCGGTGGCTTACCTCAAGATATTGATGCTCAAATGACTTTAGCAGACGGAACATTTTATACTTTAAGTAATCTTCGATCAATACAACAAGCTCCAGACTATGATTATGAACATGATTTAAATTCTAAAACTTTAAAATTTAGAATTAGTTTAACATTTAATAATTGGCAAGTTTATCCAAAACATAAAGATGAAATTTGTTCAACTGATAGCATTGGAATCCGAAGTTATCCATATAAATTTCAATATGATTATAAGCCAGTACATTATATGTTTGAATCTGATGTAGATAAACTTAAACATATTAATTTACAAGATGAATTGTTTAAACAATCTGTAGAAAAACTTAGAGCTGAAATCGATAAAGAATTATGTAAGAATATTGGTATCGATTTTAGTAAAGATAAAGATCATACAGCAACAGCTATTGTAGAAGAAGAGAAACGTAAATCTCTTAAACATGCATATATGAAATATTGTAATGATGATAATTATAATTTAAACTTAGATAATTTATTTAAAGATTTAGATAAAAATAATAATAATTTAGAGATTAAAAAAGAAAAGGAAAGTGATATTATGAAGATTAATAACAAAGAATTAAAGCAAATTATTATTGATGAAGACAGAAATACAGTAACAACTATTACCGAAGTACCTGCTCCACTTTTTGGTTTAGAACCATCAAAAAATGTCTCTGTTGCTAAGACATCAGATAAGGATGAATTTGATCCATATGTTGGTGTTGCTATGACATTAGCTTACCAATTATTTGGATCTAAAGAAAACTTCCGTAAGTTCGTTCGTGAAAATGAATTAGTTAGAAACTTAAAGAAAGAAAGAGAAGCTCGTGAAGCAGCTAAGGCTAAGGCAAAAGAAAAGGCTGAAGAAGCTAAGAAGAAGGCTGCAGCTAAGAGAGCTAAGCAAGCTGAAAATGACGAAGAAACTGCAACTGAATTATTAAAAAAGTTTTCTAAGTTTTTAAACAAGTCAAAAAAGACTAAGACAAAGAAAGGTGAATAGTTATGCCAAAGACATTCTGGATTTCAGATTTACACTTTAATCATAAGAATGTCCTTAAGTATGAACCTGTTAGAATTGATGCGACTTTAGAATATATGACTAAGGTCGCTAAAATTCAGCATAATTTTACTAGAGAGGACGTTTTAAATGATTATAATAACGCTCCTGAAGATCAATTAATTTTAAAAGATGTATTACATTATCATAATGAAATGCTTATTTATAATTGGAACAAAGTTGTAGGTAAGAATGATACTGTTTGGTTCTTAGGAGATTTTGCATTTGGTCCTCAAAAAGATATTGAAGAAGTTATTACTAGAAAAGAAACTAAGGTTGTAAAGTTTGATCCTAAGTCTTGTGATGGAGTTGATCCTCATACAGGTGAAATTACTGAAACAAAATTAGTTAGTAGATTAAATGGTCATAAGAGAATGATAAAAGGAAACCACGATAATCTTCCGGATGAAGTTTATATAAAGTGGGGTTTTGAATATGTTTCTAAGTATCCTATTATTCTAAAGAAGTTCTTCTGTTTATCTCATGAACCTATGGAATGGATGAATCCTAATTCAAGTCCTTTCTACTTTATTTTTGGCCATGTTCATTCAATGCCTCAGTTTGTAACTGAAACTGAGAATAGTAGATGTGTATGCGTAGAGCGTCAAAACTTTACTCCTATTAGAATTGAAGCTTTTGATAAGTATAATCCTATTCCTGCAAATCTTGACCCACATAAGAAAATTAAGGAGATTTAATTATGAGCACTAGATGTTTAATTGGTATTCAAAGAGGAAATAAAGTTCAATATTCATATTGCCATCATGATGGATATCTTGACTGGGTTGGTAAAGTATTAGTAAATTATTACGATACTGAGCCAAAGATTACAGAATTATTAAGCTTTGGTGATATGTCTTGTCTAGGAGCGATGCTAGATATTAATTCTCATTTCTCAGGAAGCCTTGATGATATTGAGGCTAGTAGTTGTGAATTCTATGAACGTGATAGAGGCGAGCGTGGAGCTTACTTACACCGTCCAGAAGTTGATGCAGATAAATATGATTTTAGATGCCAAAGTGATGCTGATTATATTTATTTATTCAAAGATAATGAATGGTATGTTCTAACTGCCTATGCAGATGACTTTGTTAAAGTAAAAGAATTATTGGAGAAAAAATCACATGAGTAAAGATATGCTTGGAACTTTTGAAGCTACTGTTTTAGAATTAAATAAACCAACTAGCACTGGTAGAATATTCTCTGATACCGCTGGAATGGAAATTTTATCCGATCCAATCTTGAGAGAACAAATTAATAATGGCGGTTTTCCAATCTTCTTCGATCAAAATGAAGCCGAACCGAAGAATATGATGAATATTGCTGGAGTTGTTTCAGACATTAAGTATGATCAAGAAAATGATTCGTTAGAGACTAAGTGTGTTGTTTTAAATACTCCACAAGGAAAAGTATTAAATATGATGTTAATTAAAGATATTCCAATCTCTTTAAGTATTAGAGGTAATGGTGATGTGGATGAAAACCATAATGTAACTAAATTTAAAGTTGATAGTATTGGTGTTGTTCCGTTCAAGAAACTTTGGAAAAATCCTATAAAAAATTATAAAAAAGATTAAGAAGGTGTTTACATACCTTCTTTTTTATTGTATAATATTAATGTAAAATTAAGGAGATCAAACATGAAACAACCATATTCTTGGGTACAATATACTTTTTTATGGATTATTTCTGAAGACAGAGTAGTTCATCAAAAAACTTTTAATACAATGCAAGAATTAAGAGACTTTAAAAACTATTATGTTGACGAACTAAAAGGTGAAGATATGACCTGTGTTGATGGTTATGGTTATGTTTGGTTCTGCCAAAAAGACTTTCAGGAGGAATAGATATGAAAGATATAGAAGTATTAAATGCAAAAGTTAAAGACGTTGTATTTCGTATTGAAGATTATGGTTTAATGGTTACACTTACATTAGAGGGTGACGGCTGGGGAGTTTGTTATTCTTCAGGCACTTTAGCATATACTGAATATAATAGAGAGACTGAAAAAGAGGATATAGTCGTTCCAAGTCAAGCAACACATATAATTAGTAAAATTTATGAATTATTAAATTTTTTTAATGTTAACGCTTTAGAAGCTATCAAAGGTAAATATGTTAGAGTTGAAATTAATAATAATAGCTGGTCATCTGTTGTAAAACTTATTGATATTCTAAATGGTCGTAAAACATTTAAGTGGGGTGAATAAATTATGCAAAATAGTCAATTTATCAGAATAGGTAGTATGATTTTTAATGCAGATAAGATAATTGCTATCAATCCAATTTTAGTTAATCATGGTAAAAAGTATAAGACAGCAGTAGATGGAGACGGAGAAGTTATTGGACGTCCACAATCATACTCATTAAAAGTTACTCTTGAAAATGATGAGGTCTATACACTTTATTATCCAACTAAGGAAATGAGAGATGAAACTTTTAATTGGATAAATGATGCTTTAGTTTTAAGAAAGAATTTCGATGAGGTGAAATAATGACTTTAAAACAATTTTTAATCATGGCAACTGGTTTTACTTCTATTGGTTTGTATGATTCAACAGAGGGAAAACTAGTATCTGCTAATGACGCAACAGTACCAGATTTATATTTATTTGAAGACTGTGAAGTAGCAAATGTTACATTTGGATTATTTGATGATCCAAAAGATAAGACAGCTAAGTATATTAGAGCTTGTATTTATTTAAATATTCCATTACCTAATATAGACGTAAAGGCTGGTGATTAATTTGGAAAAAATTAATGTTTCACTTTATGGAAGCGGAGATCGTGGTTGTCCATTAAGAGCTGAAATAATCTCTTGTGACCACTGTGATTCATGTTCTTTTTATAAGAATAATACCTGTCTTAAAGTAACAAGTGGTTTTGCAAGTACAAAATGTATTTATGGACATTTGAGCAAAGTAAAAGGTTTTACTAAGTATGCTAGTAAATATTCTGACTTTAAGTGGAAATATAAAGAAGATCCAGCTTATGATAAATTAGAGAGACCTGCATCTCATAATTTACTTGGTGTTATGGGTGATTATGTTTATATAAATCTTCATACTATAGAGATAAGAGAACGCAGACCTGACGATAGAAATTGGGATTTCAATTTCTTCAAATTACCTTCTGGTTTAGAAGTTGCACTTCATGTTCCTTTTGGTGGCTGTGATCCAAGTTTTATTTTAAAGACTGACTTAGAAGATTTAAGTAAAGATGGTTTATTATATAGATTATTTGTTGAAACACCATTAACAATCTTTGATCGTAAGCCAATAAGAAGTTATCAAACTGAAACCCTTCCATATTTAGCTGAGTGTCTTAGAAAGCACTTGCCAGAATTAGCAAATAAGTTTTTTAAATTATATCCTAATTTTGATTATAAGATTAACTATGTAGGAAGAAAAGCTTATATTAATACTCTTCCTGTTGGAACTGTTATTAAAGACAACCATGGTAATAAGTTCACACTGATTGATCAAGAGACTCTTGAATGTGAAGAGTACTCTGGTGTATTTATGCCATTTGATGTTAGAAAAGGTTATTTAAAACTTAAGTTAACTGGTAAAGAAACTATTAAGATAGAGTCTAATGATCAAGTTGGTGAAAACACAAAGTTTATTGAATAATATATTGTATAATATAAAGTAAAGTTTTCTAGAACTATAAACTAGATGGTGGCCGAAAATAAAATATTAAAAAATTAAAAAAATATTAAAAAATAATCACTTTTAATTGTATAATATAATGTAAAATAAACATGGTACAATTAAGGAGTGATTTTTTTATATGACTAAAGAGGAAGCTTTTAAAGAAATAAATGACACACAAGATTTTTATGTAGATGAGTTAATTAAATATATGAACAATGATACCGTTAATAAGTATATTAACTTTCAATCACCTACCGGCACTGGTAAAACAAAAATGATCAGTAAATTTATCAATAAACTAAATTCTTCATCAAATGAAAATTATTATTTTATTATAACTACACTATCTAAAGGACAATTAAATAATCAAATTATACAAGGTCTTAATAAAGATATTATTAAAGATAATTTTTATGTTTACGGTTCTTGCGATTATAAAATAAATTCAAAGTTAAAGGCTGCAGATATCCTAGGTCGAATCCCTAAGAATAGCAAATGTATCTGGCTAAGAGATGATGGTCATATTAATACTAATAAATTTGAAGAATTATTAATTAGCAAATGCTATAAAACAATAAATATAAGTGCGACTTTGCGACAAGCAAATATTAGCTGTAATTTTACAAATACCATGATGTTAAGAACTGTGCACCAAGAAACTGGAACGATTGAAGATGCAATTTTGAAGCTATTAGAAGTAAAAAAAGCGCATAAGAATGTAGCGAACTATAATCCTTGTGCATTATTCAGACTAATTGATAAAAAAACTTTTGTAAATGACTTAATTGCTTTATGTGATAAATATAATTTAAGATATAAAAATATTATTGATGAAAATTATGATATGTCCGAGTTATGTAAAGATGATAACGAATATGATGTTATAATTAATAAATTTAAAATTACTGAAGGTATTGATTTAAGAAGATGCCATGTGATATATATGGACAATCAGCCATCAAATAGTGCTACAACAATTCAAGTTATAGGTCGATCAAGAAGAAATGCTTTGCTATATAGAAATGACATTAATATTTTTGATAGCTCAAATAAAAAACTATTAGCAAGTACTAGACAATGTTATGTTTATTATAATGTCGAGAATATGAAAGTAGATACTGACGAAAATGGAGAATTACAGACAGAATTTTGTGATATTATTTCAGTAGAAAAATTAAAACCTAACAGTAAAATTTATGTTAATAAGGGAATAATGGATAATGGACTAAAGATAATAGAACTTGAGAACGAAACAGGTTATTATGAAGTTTTAGTTGATGAAAAAACTGGTTTCAACGTTATCAAGCCAGAGGGAAACTTCTATAGTAAATGTACTGCAGGCAATGAATTACTAATTCAATTATTGGATGGAAATCTTGATAAAAGTTTTCCTCGTATTTATCGACTAACTGACTTACAAAAATTAACACCAAAAAAATACCAGGTTGAAAAATTTGATTGGGTAAGAGGTAATCATGTAGAAGAAGTTACACTATTAGACCTTTATGAAACAACTTCTATCATAGTAAAAAGAACGAAAAAATATGTTAATGATGTTTATAAATTAATCGATAACACAATAGAAGACATAAGAAATTCAGCTGTACAAAAAACTAAAAAAGGAAGATATGGAATAAAAACATTAACTTGTGCTGGTCTTACTTTCGAACAAGATTTTCAGGCTACTAAATTTTCTTCAGAGGATTTCTTTAAACATTATTTTAGTATCACTACCAGATACTATAAAACTGAGGAGTCAGCTAAAGAACAATTAGATGAATATATTAAATTTCTTTACTTGGATTTAAATAGTCACGATTTCATACGAAATAATATATTTGAGCAGAAAATTGAACATAAGTTGATAGAAAATATTTATATAGACAATTTTAAAGCTAAGGTTGACAGAAAAATAAAACTATTTTCTATTGATAGAAATAAAAATAATAAACTCGTATTGCAAGGAAAGTTTGCTCATTATGTGGATGTGAATGATTTAACTCAGACCTCTTATAAAAATTATAAAAAAGTAATTAATGATAGAGAAAGTGCTATTGTTGGTGTTGATAGAATGAAGGCAGTGAAAGATGATAATAATAAAGTTATTTGGATCGAAGATAAGGCTGTCAGTAGCAAAATTAGTCAATATTCTAAATTCGGAACATTCTTATCTAAAAAATATAATAATGAGATTGAGAATGCAAAACAGTATTTGTTTACAGGAAAAAATAAATTTAATTTTGATACAAAATGTAATAGCTGCTTGGGATACTGTGTAGAGTATTATTCTAAATATTTAGTTTATGGTAATTCCTATTTAGAACATTTCTTAGACTTAGCTAGAAAAGAAGCTAAAATAAAAGATGCTTCTTTTACAAATGATAGATTAATTATTAGAGCTTGCATGCTTAAATATAGACAAATGATGTGTAATTCATATGGGCAGACATTAAGTAAAATTATTAAAACTATAAGCGTTTCTCAGTTAATTCAAACTGAGTATGATACTTTTGTAAACACTGTAGTTGAATTAGGCACAAAAACTGCCGATTTCATCAAAGAAAATTTATATAAAAATAGTGAAGCTATAGATAATATTGATCCAAATTTGTCAATAAAGCATATTTCCGGATTAGCAGATTATATCACAGAAGATACTATTTTAGATGTTAAAACTACAAATGAAATTAACTTAAAAATGTTAAAGCAAGTCCTAGCTTACCATTATTTATCTACAAAAAGAAGTGACTTAAATATAAAAAGAGTCATAGTATATGACTGTGTAAGTAATAAGTCAGTTCAAATAAATTTATAAAAGAAAGGATTTTTAAGATATGAATTTATCAGAAAAATTAAATTTAAATTACCCCAAAACGGTTGCATTAGAAAAAGTCATGAATGACTATTATGCTAGATTCGGACGTAGACCTGCATCAGAGTCTGGCTATAATGGTATTTATGAATACTGTTTAAAAATAAAAGAAAGACAAGACAAAGGTGAAATAATTGCGGATGAAGATTATATAAATGTTCCTAGCGGATGTGGTAGATGTAATAATGTATATGCTGGTTATTTTACAGTAAATTTTTGGTATGCATTATATCAACCAGAGACAATAGAAAATAAAATTGAATTTGAAAATCAACTAAATCAATTCATGCATGAAGTTGATCTAGCATCAAGTAACACAGTAAATTCTTGTGATAGGATAAATATGAATAATGCAATAAAATATTACTATAATAGAAGTTTAAAAGCAGAGGAAGTAATGGAAATATTACATATTACTAGACCTACCTTATGTGCTTATGTTAAAAAAGGGCTAATTAAAGTAGATCAAGAGTTAAATGGACAATATAAATATAATAATTCTTCTGTGTATGCTCTACTTGATGGTAAGAAAAAACATTAAAAAATTAAAAAAATATTAAAAAATGATCTGCTAAATTATATGTAGTTGAAAGACTATATAGAACACGGCAAAAATAAATTGTATAATATTAAGTAATTATATCTTCGGATATTTTTATATACAAGGTTAGATGATTAGTCGTGTTCTCATCTAACCTTTTATTTTTAAGGAGAACACGACATGGCTAGAAAAGAATTTACTGAGCAAGAAGAATTAGAAATAATCGAATATTATAAAACTCATACTGATAGCAATACTGGTACTCATTTTAATTGTCATTTCATCCCAAGAATCTTAAGAGTTTTACAAAAGTATAATATTTCAAGACATACTAATGAAGAAAATAAAATATTGTATAAGCAAGCTTATATACAGACTTGTTTAAAAAAATATGGAGTAACTAACGCTTTTGCAGCTGATACTATAAAACAAAAAATAAAAGAATCAAATATTAAAAAGTATGGTGTAGATAACCCATCAAAAGCAGAGATAGTCAAACTTACAAAAGAAAAAACTTATTTAGAACATTTTGGTGTAACACATTATTCTAAAACGGATACTTATAAAGAATCATATAAAAATACTTGTATTAAAAAATATGGTGTTGATAATCCACTTAAGTTGGCTGAATTTAGGGAGGGTGGCATGCAAACTAAATATGGCGTATCTCATCCATTTGAATTAGATATTTTTAAAACTAAAGCTTTTGATACTATGGAATTACGCTATGGTGTACGACACGGACTATCAAATAAATTTAATTATAAAAATATATCATTTGATTCTTTTCCTGAGTTATGTTTATATTTATATTGTATAAAAAATAATATAGAAATTATACGTGAACCTATAAAATTGATTTATTATTATGATGGAGTCACTCATGAATATTACCCAGACTTTAGTATTAAAGGCCAGTTGGTTGAGATAAAAGGCAAATGTTTTATTAATGAGCATGGAGTTTGGTATAATCCATTCGATGCAGAAAATTCTGGTCTAGTAGAAGCGAAATACTGGTGTGCAATAAATAATAATGTTAAAATTTTAACTGAGTCAGACTATCAGAAATATTTAGATTGGTTTTATAAAAATGGCTATAAAAAAGAAGATTTTATTGTATAATAAATTGTAATTAAAAAGGACGTGATATTATGCGAGATATGGCTAAAATTGTTACCGTAGCTAGTAAAGGAAAGATGTTTGAAAAGGATAGAATTTGTTATGTATCCTTTGAAGAAAATGCTTATGAATGTATTGTTCCTAATACTGTAAATGTTGGTGATAAAATGGTATTCATTGAAGCTGACAGTATTTTACCTATAGAAGAAAAATGGGAATTCTTAAGAAAGAGATGCTATAGAGAAGACTTACAAGGTTTCTTAATTAAGTGCATGACTATGGGTAAGAAAGCAAATGAAGATGGAACAGATTCTGGTGAAAGAGTTAAGTCTTGGGGTTTATGTGTAACATTAGCTGAAGCAGGATTACCTGAAAACTTAAAAGCTGGAACAGATGTAACTGATAAGTTAAATATTAGAAAGTATGAGCCAGCCGAAGACGCATCACCTAAGAAGATGCCAAAGATTCCTAGAATTATCAAGTTCTTCTTAAAGCATAAGTTAACTAGATGGATCGGAAATATCTACATGGAGAACCGAAAGAGAAAGTTCTCTAAAGGTAACTTCCCAACTGAAATTATTTCTAAGTCTGATGAAACAACTATTCAAAATTATAAGAGTGTTATTTCTATGTTCCCAGGAACTAAAGCTTATATTACAGCTAAGATGGAAGGTCAATCATTCACATGCTCATTAGATGCAAAGAAGAAAGATGCTTTCTATGTATGTTCAAGAAACAACAGATTTGATAGAGTTGATGATACTTCAAAAGTATTCTGGGCAACAGCTGAAAGATATGATATTGCAAATAAGTTAAAGGCTTATTTAAAGAAAACTGGAATTAGATTAATGATTCAAGGTGAGCAAGTTGGCCCTGGTATTCAAGAAAATATTTATGGATATAAGCAAGTTCAATGGTTTGTATTCAGAATGAAAGGTTTTGAAAATGGACAATGGGTAGAATATCCATATCCTAAAATGCATGAAGTTGCAGATAAGTTAGGATTAAATTGTGTACCATTAGTTGAGACCGTTGAAGATATGGGTAGCAAATTTGATACTGTTGATTCTTTAGTAAAATATGCTGAAAATGTATATTGGAACAAAGAGGCTATTATTCATATTCCAACAGCAAATGAAAAGTTATGGAAGCAATACGCTCAACATGAGGGTATTGTGGTCAAGTCAGATAACTATAACAAAGAAAGAGGAACTGGTTTCTCATTCAAAGTTAAGAACTTAGCTTATGCTGAAAAAGGCTTAAAAGAAATTGCAAAAGTTCAAGCAACTTGGAAGTAGGTGTAATTAATGTCAGCTTTACAATTAACATTTGATTTTGAAGATAAACTTAAAAAGTTTATTGAAGAAAATTGTCCTTATAATTTTAATATAGTGATTAATAAGAGTCATTCTGAAATTGCTATTGATGATTATGAGACTGTAAGTCATGCAGATATAGTTAGTGATTTAAATAATATTTATTCACTAGTTGACGATATCTCTGCAGATCCTGATGATGGTGAGCTTGATGGTGTCGATGAAGTGGAAGATGCTATAGATGATTTAATTGAAAAGTTAAATATTTAGATAATTGGTGGATTTAAGTCCACCAATTATTGTATTATATATTAACTATTGGAGGTTTTTATTATGGATAAATTAACTAGAACACGAGGAATAAAAATAGATCTTTACAGTCCAAAAGTAAACTTAGCTCCAAGCGGACAAGTGATCAGACATTATTTTAAAGAACAATTAAGATATTACTCTAACTGTTATCAAGGCGAAAGTGTGACACAACAATTTGAGATTTTTCAAAAAGATTTAAGTCCAAAAGACTGTCCTTGTTTTGAAGTATTATCTGGTTTTATATTACGATCTTCATTTTTAGTCAATCTTTATGATGGAAGTTTAACTGGAAATCGATTAGAAGTAATAGCACCAGATAAACATCATTATATGCTTTATGGCTATGACGATGTAGATCAATTAGAAACTCAATATGACAAAGAATTCAAAGATGCTGTAGAGAAAGTTTTTACTTGGCATTTATATATTAGACGTTGTACTCTAGAATTCATTAATGGTGGATGGATGAATCGTTTTAATACTAAGAAAAAATTAGATGAGATGAAAGATAAGTATGTATACCTTTCTCAATATGGACACTCTGGAGTATTTAATAAGACAAAGAAAGCCGCATTTGAGGTAAAGCATCATGAGTAAATATAAAGTAATACATCAATATAGAAAACCACCAATTAAATCTATTATAGATAAAGCAGAAGAAGTTATTCCAGAAGGTTATTTCTGTACCGGTGATGGAGCTGAATGTAGTTCTGTTGGAGGTACAGAATGCCCATTTTTACAATGGAGGAAGCAGACTGGACCTAGATTAGACAAGTTTAAGAAAGTATTTAACAATCCAAAGACAGGAGAAACAGTAGTATACTATGATATACCAGCTGGAAATAAATTGCTTCAATATTGTAGCTATTTAAAAGATTATCTAGGTATACAAGACTGTATAAAAGATTGTAAAATTAAATATCCTGGTTATTCAGAGGAAGAGCTTGATGAAATATTATATGAAGCAACATCAGACGGAATTGATGAAGAGCTTAGAAAAAAGAATGATGAATTAATTAAAAAAGATATTGAAGAATTATTTAAGAAAAGGTAAACATTTATGAAAAAAGAAGAAACAAATAAAATTTTAAGCGAATTTAGATATATGGCTAAGCCTTATATAAAATTACCTATTGATAATATATTATTACCAAGCTGGAATCAATTAGGTTTGATAGGAAAGATTTATACTCAAGCGATTAAAACTAAAGAAAATCCAAATGGACAAATTTATGATGAACTTGAGTATAGAACAGTTTTAAGAATTTTAGATGGAAAATTATTAATTAATAATTTATTAGATGCTTATACTTGGAGTAGTAAAAGAGTTCATGATAATATAGGAAATGCATATCCTATTGGAGTTCATGATGGTAAAAGTTTATTAAATCTTAGTAAATTTTTATCTACAATAAGAGACATAAAAGAAAGAGAAGAATTTGCAGATATGATGGCAAATTCAACTAGAGATTTCTTAGTTTGTCCAACACCAGCTGAAGTAAGAAAAGTTATTATTGTAGATACAACTATAGGTAAAGCTTTAGGTTGGACGATTTGCAATGAATGGTGTGAAGCAGAAGATTGTAAACTTGAATATGGTGATGCAATAGTTGTTTCTGATAATGGATATTATCGAATTGGACGAGAAGAATTTTCATTAACTTATAAGAAATATCATTAAAATATTTACAAACAAACTATTTTATTGTATATTATAATATAACTAATGAGAGGTGAATGGCTATGAATCTAGACAAGTTATTAGAAGGATTAGATGCTGACGAAGCTGAGGCAAAAAAGGCTGCTATTGATCAAATGATCTTAGGAGTAAGAAATACTTGTATCGTTCCAGGCGATATGAGTGATAATGATATTAGAGCCTTATTTGAACCATTTTTAACTGATGAATATTTAGATCAGTTTGAAGATGAGAATGATTTATTAAATGATATTTTGCCAAAAATTTTAACAATATTAACAAGTAACGGAATAAAAATTAAATTTAATTAAAAAGATATTTACATAATTAAATTATTGTGTTATAATATAAATGTAAATAAGTTCTGTATGACTTTACATACAGTGGTGGAGAAAGATAAAGCAGGTGATATTATGACAAAAGAAGTTTATAATGTAGTAGCAGATGAGAAGGAATTAAAATGGTTTTTCGACCATGTAATTCAAAAGCCAAAGGTTAATGAATCTTATTCAATGGTTTTCGTTTGTAGACATAAAAAATTAACAAAAGAAGAACAAGCAACATTAGGTATGGCAAGCAATGAAACTGAGTTCTTAGCAACACAAACATTAAGATTAGCTAAGTTTCATAGTGCAAGTGTAATTGATAATGCAACTAACTGGACTTTCTTCAAGTTCTTACAACATGTTAGAAGATTTGAAGTTAATAAGGAAGCTTATTTAACTACTGAAGGCCAACCATTACCAGATAAGGCATTAGTAACAATTTTCTATGTAAACCCTTGTGACGATATCAAGGTTGCAAGACAATTAATTCATAAATTAGATGATACTGGTGATGCAATCATCAAGGCTATGTTAAATGGTAAATCATTAGAAGATAACTTACAATCATATCAAACTTATGGTAATATCGAAAGTGCAGTAAAACATTTAAAGGCTAATTGCAAAGGATCAAACTATTGGATGGACTTTGACTTAGATGTTCCAGCATGGTTTAAAGAAAAATATTTCTCATTCTTAACTGAGACTTTTAATAAGTTTTATGGTAAAGGAAATTATGTTGTAGTTGAGACATCTGGTGGATATCATATCTTAGTAAAATCTTGTAAGAATAAGATGAATCCTCATGATGTATGTAAAGAATTCCAAGCATTCTATAATGCTAAGGTAGCAGAAGGTGAAGAGCCTTATGTTGATGAAAAAGGTGTTGTTAAGTTTGAATGTATCTTAAATGATTCTCAAATCCCGGGATTACCATTACCTGGAACTTATCAATATGGCAAGTGTGTAAGAGTATTAAATAAAGAAGACTTTATTGATGAATGCTTAGAAAGAAAAAAGAAAAATGAGAAAAATAAGTAAAATAGCTGAAAAGGAAGATTTCAATGACTAAAGAAACTAAAGAATTAATTACAGATGTATTATATAAGTACAACTATTATTATCTAGCTAATCTTAATGAAGAGTCTCAATGTTGTAACTTCCTTTTTAGTGGTATTATTTTTATGATTCGTAAAGAAGATAAAGATAAGATAGAGACACTTATTGAAAGTTTGTATAGACTTGATGATTTAATGGAGTAATTAATTATGGGAAGAGAAATTACAATTAAAGGTGTTGCGATTAAAGGCAAAGATAAGATAGAATTTTTTGATGGATATACTTGTGGTCGTGATTATGCAACTGAGTACATCTTAAGCTTATATAATCATACGTGGAAAGCTCATGGTGGATATACTGAAGAGCAAATTGATAAATTTAATGATTTTGAAAGAGCTGAATATTTTTCTATTCCTTTTGAATTAAAACAAGAACATGATATGAATTTAGTAAAAGAGATCATGGAAAGACTTTGTGAATATTCAGATAAAGATATGGAAGAAATAGACAAAGCTTATGAAGAGTTAGAAAGCCTAAAAGAAGCTAAAAAGAACTGTAAATCATTTGACGATTATCAAAAGTTTAATGAAGCTATCGACAATGTAAAGAATTGGTTAGATAATGAAGATTATTCAAGAGCAAAATCCATCTTAGAAGATATACAAGATGTATTATATAAAGTGGAATCACTTAAAACTGAGAATAAAGCTATCTATGATTATTTTGATAGTTTTGAACTTTGGTTAGAAGCTGGTGAATAAAAAAGATTAAAGAAGGTGTTTACATACCTTCTTTTTTGTTGTATAATAATATATATAAGATATAAGAGGTGATATTATGAGCAAAACATCATTTGAATTATTTAGAGGAAAATTAATGGGAGCTGAAAAATATACAGCTCTTAAAGCATTTGCATTAGCTGAGAAAGCTCATGAAGGTGTTTTTAGAAAAGATAATGTAACTCCATATATAGAGCATCCAGTTAAGGTTGCATCATTATTATTTGAGTTAGGAATTAGAGATGATGATATATTAGCTGTGGCCTTATTACATGATGTATTAGAGGATAGTGAGGATGAACAACTTAAAGCAAAGCTTATTGCTACTTTTAGCTCAAAGATTGTAAGTGCCGTTCTAGCTTTATCTAAACCTAAAGGATATAATAATGTATTATATTATGAAGGAATTCAAAATAATGAAATAGCAACATTAGTTAAACTTGCAGATAGAACACATAATCTTTCAACATTATTTAATTTCTCAGAAGTAAAGAAAGCAAAATATTTAAAAGAAACTGAAGATTTTGTTTATCCATTAATTAAATACGCACAACATACTTACTATGAGTATGCAAGTCAATTAAGAATGTTTGATTTATGGATTGAATCATTAGTTAGAAATATTGAGCCTTATATGAAAAAAGAAGATGGTGAATAGAATGGATTTAAAATTAGCTTATAATAAAATAGATAACTTATGCTGCTTAAATAGTAGTGGTAATTCTAATTTTTTTGATGCTTATAAAGATACTCATGATGAAGACTTTTGCAAAGATGCATATGAGATGGTTGATGCATTAGAAACTATTAAAGAGGTTGTCGATTTACAAGATAAACTAGGTTGTCCATTAAATGTGTTTTTCAAAGCATTTGATGGAATATATATTATGGATGATTGGCATCAATTATATTTTGCAAAACCAGTATTTATAGATGGTAATTTTGAAATTAAACAACACTATGGTGTTTATGATGTAGCAACCTATGTTTTATATTTAAAGGACTATAAGAAAACTTGGTGGCTAAAAGAGGATAAGAGTGAGTAGTTATGTTTAAATTAGTAAAAGATTGGACAATAAATGACTATGATCAATATGGTAATCTAAGAGCATGTGATGGTAATTGGGATTCTGGAATGGCTTTGACTTGTCTTGTATTCTTTAGAAATTTACCAAAGAAAAAATTATTTGAAAGCAAGAAAAAGTATAATACAAAGCGTGAAAATATTTTTAAAGAAAATTTATCATTACTTTGGAATTTAGAAGATTATCCAAACTTAGCAATAGATATTGATACAGGAGAAATATCACTTGATGGAGGTAAATAATTGTGTATAAAATTTTAGAAGTTAAATCAAAAAATACAAAAACATATATAACTGAGTGTGCACACTGTAATTGTGTTTTTACTTATCAAAATGAAGATATAAAAACATCTCCATATCCTATGTATGATGGTGATGCTCCATATATTAAATGTCCTAATTGTGGTATTATTATAGATAATCCAGATAAAAAAGAATATAGAGGTAACTAATTATGGATATAAAAGATGGACTAGCTGAAGTAATAAAAGCAATTATCGATAATACTAAATATGAAGATCTGGATATGTACCAAGATATTTTTGAAGATAGACGTTCTATATTTAAACATATTCTTGAAGAGTATTTTCAAAAAGTAGAAGGACGTAGTTGTTGTGTTGATAAAGCTTCACATGTAGCATATTTAGTAGATAAAACATTAAAGACAAGAGAATATTATCCTTTACAAGAAACATACAGAGAATATAGAGATAATGGTGGAAACATTGGAGGTATTACAGAATTAGATGAAATTGCTTACTGGTGTCCAAAAACACTTAAAACAACAGAAGATGCTTTAAAAATATTATTTAATTCTATTAGATATAAAGAAAGTGGTGAATAACTATGGGGTATTTTTTAGATGAGATTTTTGAAAAACAAATAGATGATACTGGTACAACATTTAAAGATAAATATCCATTAAAAGATTTTAACTTCTTTATTACAGGTCCATGTATTTCTAGAAACTATGAATGCTTGTATGAAGGTGAATATGGTCCAGATCTAGCTGAAAGAGATTTTATATTAGATGAAGATAAAATGATAATTAGTTACACAGATAAACAAACTAAGCAAAGAGTAATTGAAAGTTACTTTATATCATTTTCTTGCTGGGTTCATACTTCAGATGCTATGGTAAGTAAAGCTAATGTTTATGTTTGCAGAAAGTACGATACAAACATTTTATCTGCTTTCTCATCTACTGAATTAATGAATGAAATAATTAGGAGAGTTAAATCAGGTGAAATTAGAGTATAGATATGGCCAAGTATTTTGGTCAGACTTACATCCTGGAGATATGATTCCAACAGGCTGTGGAGATTATAAAATTCTTACAGAAAAAGATATTGATGAGAATGGTTATTTAAATATTAAACAAGAAGTATCTAATACTTTAAACACAAAGATTGAGGAGAATAATTAATATGCCAGAAAGAGAAATGACATTAATTGAATTTATTGACTATTTATCTGAACAAGAAATAGTCGTTAGAGATAGAAGTACCGTTTATATGAATCCAAATGATAACGGTAAAGGTGCTTTTACACATTTAACAACTGTTGGACGTAATTGGAATCTAAGTAAACTTAAGGAAGCTTTAATTACCTTAAGTCAATATGAAAAGATTTTAAGTAAAAAAAGATTAACTGAAGACTTCAATTTAGATATATTAAAAGATAATGATGATCCAGAATTATATGATGATATGGATAATCTTTATCAAGTTTATTCAAGACTCGGTGAACTAGAGAAGATCTATTGGAAAAAATGGGAGAATAACGATGACTAAAATCGTTCCAATTATTGAAGTCTATTATAGTTATCCAGATTATACACATACTTATTATTTTACTTCAGTTGAAAAACGTGATGCAGAATTTAACAAGATACTTGAAGATGCAAAAAAGAGTTCAAAAGTTAAATCAATAGGAACTTCAAAATATAAATTAAGCAAAGAATATCATTCTATTAGAGTTGAATATTACGATGAAGACGCTGGTTCGGATTTATATGATGTTTATACTAAGACAGAAAAAAGTATGAGCATAGACGAAGAACAAATTTTTAAATTATAAGGAGATTAAGTAATGAAAACACTTAAAAAAATATGTGCGCTATTAATAATGTTTTTAGTATTTGCAATTAGTATTAGTTTTGCTGGTCTTCCTATTGTTTTAAGTATTGTATTAGGAAGTTGGTATTGGTTATTTTTATATAGTATACATGTGCTTTCTATCTTATTTATTGGTCTATGCTGCTTAGGTGCAAAAGAAGGTCTGGAGGATTAGCTTATGAAATTAAAATTAATTAATGATATTGTTAAATTAGTTATAACAAGTGTTACACTTATATTAGGAATTATTGTATTATTTATATAGAGTAACCTATTTTGTTGGTGGCTGCGTTTTGTTTGCTAAATTAAATGAATAAAAAATAAGGAGATTATTTATGATACTTAGTAAACCAAGAATATTACAAGCAGGTGCACATGGATTTAAAAAAGGAAGGGTAGGATTTAGTACTGGTGATATTATCGAAGTTAGATGTGATGTATGCGGTAAAATTTATAAGATAAATTATCATTCACAACAATTAAATTTTAAAAAAAGAGATGATAGAGACCTATGTAGAGGCTGTCGTCAACATGAAGATTATCAAAAAGGTATACGTACTTATACTTGGGCAGAATATAATAAGAAACAATTAGGTAAGTCTTTGACAGAACGTTTTAAGAGTGATGATTGAAAAGCTAATCATCATTATTTTGCAAAAGGAATAAATAATCCACATAAATTTACTGAAGATAACCCAGTTAATGGTCGTGGTTATGCTGGTTGGTATTCTGGATATCTATTTAGGTCTCTTGTTGAATTATCATTTATCTATAAAATGTTAAATGAAAATCATACAATTAAATCAGCAGAAACTATGACCATTTATTATAGTGATACCAGTGGAACTATCCATCAATATAGACCAGACTTTTTGGTCGATAATAAATATTTATATGAGATTAAAGATTTTAGAGAGTTAAGTTCAGAGGTTGTTTTATTAAAAAAGCAAGCGGCTGAAACCTACTGTTCAAATAATAATCTAGAATATGTTTTATTTTCAAACAAAGATTTTAAACAGTTAACTCGTCCTTTTATAGTTGAGTTATATAAAGCAGGACAAATAACTTTTACAAATGAAAGTTTATTACGCTTTAAAAAATATTATTTAAAAGAAGGTGATTAAAGTGTCAAATAATTTATTTGATTTACTTACAGCTAAGCAAAAAGATATTGTACAATTTGTTTTTAATAAACTTGAAACTGCTGGATATGAAGCTTATATTGTCGGCGGAGCGGTAAGGGACCTTTTATTAGGTCATTCAATTAAAGATATTGACTTAACTACTAATGCGACTCCTGATGAAATTAAAGAAGTATTTAAAGATTATCCTATCATTAATAACAATGGAGAAAAGCACGGAACTGTAACAGTTAGATACAATGAAGAGAATATTGAAATCACTACATATCGTATTGATGGCGAATATAAAGATAATAGACACCCTGAATCTGTTGAATTTACTAAAGATATTGTAAAAGATTTAGCTAGACGTGACTTTACTATCAACGCGATGGCATATAACAGCGGTGATACTGTAATTGACCCATTTGGTGGATTAAAGGACCTAAAAGAAGGTATTGTTCGTGCAGTTGGAGACCCTAAAGAAAGATTTAAAGAGGATGCTCTAAGAATCTTGCGTGGTCTTAGATTTGCATGCAAGTATAATTTCCATATTGAGAATGGAACTATGTACGCAATGTTTTTCCAAGAAGATTTATTAGATAGTATTTCTGCAGAAAGAATCCATGATGAGATTATTAGAATCTTTGATTATGAGACTGTTGGTGATTTAATGCAAGGATTTATGCCTGGTGCTATTATTTATCATATTATTCCTGAATTTAAGTACTTAAATAAGCAATTATTTAAGCTTGTGACTGATCATTATGTTGATAACTTTATTGGAATTTGTTCATACTTAACTCCTGAACAAACTGAAGCTATTTTAACTCGTTTAAAATTTTCAACAAAAGATACAAAATTAATTAAAGTATTAAGTAGAGAAGTTAGAAAGGTTAATCTTGATGACTCAGACAGTGTTGGAGCTTTAGGTCATAGATTAGTTGATACATATGGTTATTCTAATAAAGATGCTGAATGGCTAGTAAGAAAATTACTTGAAATTCAAGATGCTTTTGTATTTATTGACGCTATTAACAGATATTATTTTAATTCAACAGAAGTTATTAATTTAGTATTTGAAAGCGGTTGTTATTCTTTAAATCAATTAGCAGTTGATGGTAATGATATGATTGCTTTAGGTTATAAAGGAAAACAAATTAGAACTGCATTAGAGATGACATTAATTGAAGTTTATAGTGGAATCTTAAAAAATAATAAGGAAGATTTAATTAAATTTGCAAGTGATCAAACTACAAGATATAATGTCGAACATACAAGTTAATATTTAGATTGCTAAATTATACTGTAAGGAGTTTCTACTTATGGTTAATTTATTTGAAGATAAAAATGATTATATGGAAGAAGATTTAGCAATGTTTATTGCTAATCAAGTTTTATTTAAAATATCTAAAGCTCATCCAGATTGAAAACCAAATCCTAGTTTATTAGGAGTATCACTTAAAGGATATGATTCAACCAATACTTTAGGTAGTACTTTATTTGGTAGAGACGTATTACATCATGAGGCTATGATTCAAATAGAAGTTAGTCAATATGTATTAAAGAACGGATTGGAAGAATTATTTGAAAATACTTTTGCACATGAATATTGTCATTATTTAGTAGATGTTGAAATGTTAAATGATAAACGTCTAAACATTTGAGCAGATGAAGAACACGGTGAAAAAGTATTTCCAACAAAAGAGATAGAAGATTATTATAGAGCTGATGATGGTCATGGAGAATGTTGACTAAAATACGCAGCAGAAATTACTCGAATTTTAGGATTAACTTATCCAATTCAAGCTCATCCAGGTGCTGTAGAAAATGCTATCTATGCAGCAAGAAATAAAGATGAAGTAGCTCTTACTATCGGATGTTCAAATGGCGACATTGATGAAATAGAATTATATGAAAAAACACCACGCTCATTTCTTAAATTTAAAGATATGACAATGGTTAAAGTAATTGTAGCTATTATAATGCATGATGCACCATGTCCAAAAGAATGTGGTGGACACTTAGAAATTAAATGAGCTAATGATAAAATAGAAGATGACTATATGATGGAACTAATGCCATTAATTAAAGAAATAGTTTTAGATTCATTACTAAGTAAACTTGGAAATTAAGAGGATATATTATGAAAGAATTTATACGTGATATCGATAGATTACCAGATGGAATGACTTTCGATGATTTAAAACCTAAATCAGATGCAGAAAAATTACATGAGTTAGCCGCTCAAATAAAACTACCAGATTTTAATGATCCAAAGGTTTTAGAGAGATATGCTGAATATTTTGGTGTGGATATTCCAACCAAAGATCATATTACTAATGGTAGTTTTGCAAGTACTTTCGAAGCATTAAATGTAATTAACGAGGAAATCCAAAGACAAACTTTAAAGAAAGATTTAATTTATTCTTCAATAGATGAATTCTTAGCAAAACAAGAAATTGTAAATAAAATTACTAGAATTAGTGATGAAAAGATTTTAAGTGCTTATAGCAAATTAGGTTTAATTGATAATGCAGATGTAATTACAATCCCAAAAGGAACTCAATTTACTTGGAAAGCTACTAAAGATTATGACGGTAAAGTTTATGACTTATATTATATTAAAGGTAATCCATATGCTTTAATTGCTATTAGCACCGATGATGTATTGGATGTATTTGAAAAAATTTAAGGAACTATAGAAATATAGTTCTTTTTTATTGTATTATATACTAGAAATTAACTAGAAATTAACGTTTAGGAACGTTTTTAATCATTCAATGGATATTTTATTATTTTAATAATAAAACTCAAAATATGGAGGTATTTTATATGAAAATAGTGACAGTACAAGATTTACTTAATTTAACATTAAAGTTAGGAAAAGCTTTTGGATATCAAACCAAAATTTGTTTTACAGATCGCTTTAATGAATATTCTTTAGATGATGGTATTGAAGGTCATGATAAAGATGTAGTTTCTATTAGATGTGAAAAGATTGGTTCTGCCTTACAAGGTACTCATCGAGTTTTAGGAGGTAAAGATGATGAATAAGAAAGATAAAATAGATGAAGAATTAGATTACAGAGGATATCACGTAGACTTTTATTTTGATGATCCAGGTCAGCAAATCTATACAGTCTTTGATGGTGAAGAGATTGGTTTTGGAGCTTATAATTCTAATTATATTGATGATATGAAACATATTATAGATAATAAATTAGATGTTGTAACAAGATTTCCAGAATTAAAAGATCAAGGTGTTTATGGAGCAGAACTTAGATGGTTTGATAATAATGGTTATGATGACTTACAATTAACTCATCGTTCAAGAGTTATTAAGATATACTTATTGGATGGTAGAGATAAGTTTGTTGGACCTCAGAAAGAAATTATATTATCTGATGCAAAACATCGATTATTATATGGAGAAAAATAGAATTCGAAAAATTCTATTTTTTATTGTATAATATAATAGTCAAAATGACTATTTATAATTTGCTAAAATAAATGACTAAGGAGAATAAATCATGAGTAAGTTAAATGAATATACTAATAAAACTAAAAGAGTTATCCACTTAATGGTAACAAGTTTGTGTTTAAGAAATTGTCCTCATTGTTGTAATAAGCAATATAGTTTAGATGATATTCCTTATGTTACAGATGAAGAGTTAAAACAATGCGAAGTGCTTTGCCTAACTGGTGGTGAACCTTTTGAGTTTACTAATCCTGAAAAAATTACATCTTATTATAAAAAGAGATATCCTAACATTAAAAAGGTTTATGTATATACAAATGCTTTAGAATTATATGATTTTTGCCGTAGAAATTATATAACTTATAGTAATGATATTGATGGTTATAATATATCGATTAAAACTAAAGCAGATGTAGAAGCTTTTTATAAAATGAAAGATTACTCAAGATTTAGTTCTAGAGATAATAGGTTATATGTTTTTGATAATTTAATTGAAGAAAAAACTATTCCAACTATAACTAATTATTCATGGACAGTTACTAAAAGAAGTTGGCAACCAGATTTTGAACCAGCAGACGATAGTATATTTAGAAAGGTATAAATAAATTAAAAGAGTTTAAAGGAGAACAATATGGAATTTAATGCAAAGAAATGTAAAGAAGATTTAGTTGAATGGGTTAGAAAGACTGTAGGTGATTGTACAGTTGTTATTGGAATTAGTGGTGGCAAAGATAGTTCAGTTTGTGCTGCTTTATGTGTGGAAGCACTTGGTAAGGATAAAGTATTTGGCGTATTAATGCCAGATGGTGAACAAAAGGATATTGATAAATCATTAGAATTAGTTAAGCATTTAGGTATTGATTATACTTGTATAAATATTGGTTATGCTACTTTAATGTTAAGACAATCAATATTTGAAGGATTTAAGTCTAGACATAGAATAAATAGAACTTGCTCAAGTTATATAACTAATTATGCAACAAAGTTTAATGATGTATATGAAACTAATACTCCAGCAAGAATTCGTATGACAACTTTATACGGAGTTGCAGCAATTCTTGGTAATGCAAGAGTAGCCAATACTTGTAATTTATCTGAGGACTGGGTTGGTTATTCAACTAAGTATGGAGATAGTGCAGGAGACTTTTCACCACTTGCAAATTTAACTGTTCATGAAGTTAAAGAATTAGGTTATGAATTAGGTTTACCAAAGGATTTAATTGAAAAAGTTCCTAGCGATGGAATGAGTGGTAAGTCTGATGAAGAGAAGTTAGGATTTACTTATGATGAATTAGATACTTATATTCGAACTGGTGTTATTGAAAATCTAGAACATAAAGAAAAGATTGATAGAATGCACAGAGCTAATTTACATAAGTTAGTACTAATGCCTAAGTATGAACCTGATGATTTAGAGGTGAAGATTTAATGCTAAAAGAATTGTTGGAAAAATATAACCTTAAGTTAGCTGTAGCTGAATCTTTAACTGGTGGAAAGTTATCTGCAAAGATTTGTGAAGAACCTGGAATAAGTTCTGTTTATCTAGGTTCTGTCACATCTTATACAGATGAAATTAAATCTAAAGTATTAAATGTTGATTCAGATTTCTTAGTTAGATATGGACCTTATAATAGTCAAACAACACGTCAAATGTGTGATGGTCTTTTAGAATTAACTGGTGCTAATATCGCAGTGGCAATTTCTGGTGTAGCTGGACCTGGTTCTAATCGTGGAACTCCAGCTGGAAAATTCTATGTTAGTTTATTAATTAAAAAATATAATAATATGACTCAAGCTGGTGGATTTGAATATCAAATATTTAATGATGATAGAGAAAAAGTTAGAGAGTATGCAGCACAAATGGCTTATGATTATTTAATAAGTTATTTATTAACAAATGAGATTTATTAATAGTCATATTGTATATTATTATATATGAGGTGAACAATATGAAATTTAGATTTCCAATTTTAATTAAAGCAAAAAGAATTAGAGGTTTTTTAACATACTTTCCTAATTTAGATCCATCAACTATTTTTGAAGCTGAGATATTCGAAGATGATACTTATGGTATTTCTGAACTAAATGGAAGCTATAAATATACATTTAATGATAAAGTATCAAATAGTATTAGAATCCACATTACTCGTAAGTTCTGTTGTTATAATGATGATGGAAGTAAGTGGTTAAATCCAAGAGCTCAAGGTGGTTTATGGTATATTGAAAAACAAAACTATCAGTATATAGCTCGTACTGGTATTGAGGTAATTGATCCTATTGAAAAGAATTATTTATGTGTATACTTTGAATATTTAAATAAAAAGAAATATGATGATTGGTCTAAGAGATTTATTATGGTTCCAGCTAGAGAAGCTGAATTATTAAATCTTGAAGAAGATAGACTTAAAAATAAACGTGATTTTATTTTAGTAGAATCTAAATCAAATTCAAGTGGTGTTGAGATAGCTAGAATTTTAAATACTTGCTGGAGAGAAGCATTACCACCATCAGATTATGAACCTAGATTTAAATTAGATCGAAAGATTTTAGCTGGTCCTAAAGCTGCTAGAGAGTGGATGAGTAAGCATGGAATAGTTCCAGAACTATTTAATAAATCAGATTGTGAAATTAAAAAAGGTTTAAATTATCTTTTAGATGAAGGTCTTCCTTATGGCAGTCTTGTTCAAATTGCTGGTAGTGATTCATTAACATCAATTGGAGATTCTAAGCGCATTGCAGATAAAGTTGATGATAGTAGTCTTTGTATGAAGATAAGTGCAGTAAAAGAGGCAGACGTTCCAGCAGAAAAGTACCATGCATTAGAACATGAAGTTGAAAGACTTAAAGCTTTAGTTGTTGAACAAGCTTTAGAAATATCAGAATTAAAGAGGAGTAAAAATTAATATGAATATAAAAGTAATTACAGCTGTAGAAAAATATGAAAAGAAGCCAGGAGAAATTACTTGTTTCTTAGCTGGAGGTATCACAGATTGTGGTGAATGGCAAGATGAAGTAATTAATTATTTAGAGAACGTTGACGTTGATTTAACTGGATTAGTATTATTCAATCCAAGACGTAAAAACTTCCCTATTCATGATCCTAATGCTTCTAATGAACAAATAACTTGGGAATTTAATATGTTAGAACAAATGGATATTTTCTCAATGTATTTTGCAAATAGTCCTAAATCCGTTCAACCTATCTGTATGTATGAATTAGGAAGAAATTTAGCAAAGATGGAAGTAAGATTTCCAAATGATTATATGAATAGAATTACTGTTAGTGTAGAACAAGGTTATAGTAGAGAACAAGATGTAGTTATTCAATCTAAGTTAGCTATGAAAGGTCAAGACTTTGTTGAAACTAATTCAAATCCAGAAAAGCATGCTGATACAATTATTAGAGCATTTAATTGGATAAAAACTTTAAAAATTAAACCTATTGTTAAATCAGAAAATCAAACATTATTATCTGTAGATTTAAATTTAGATAAGAAATTTTTAAAGTTCTATACGGCTCACTATATGACTAATAATCAGCCTAGAGATTATTTCTTTGTATCAAGAAATAATATGAAGGATTTAGCAATCAATCATGATATGGTTAAGCCAACAGCTATTGAAGCATTTACTTATTATGTAGATCCAGAGACTATGGAAATTAAAGTTGTTATGATTGAAGAATTCCGTAGTGCTTTAGGAAGATATGTAAATTCATTCGTTGCTGGATTAATTGAAAATAATGAAGATGTTAATAAAGCTATTGAAAGAGAAGTTTATGAAGAAGTTGGTGGTAAGGTTGAAAAGATTACATTACTTCAAAACTATCCTTTATCAATGTGTGCTGGTATGTGTGATGAAGCAAACTATATGGCTGTTGTAAAACTATCTTCAATCGGTAAACAACATTTAGAAGCAACAGAAGATATTAAGATTAAAGTTTATTCTTTAGACGAACTAAATTCTTTAATTAAAAATAATCAAATCTATTTAACAGCTTCAGGATTGTTAGGTTATTTAAGTATTTTAAGTATAGTAGGTTAGGAGTTAGGTTATGACTGAACAAGACTTTTTAAAAGATTATAATGTTAATGAATTTAAGGATAGACCATCTATTGCAACAGACGTTGTAATCTTAAGTATGCATCAATTAGGTAATTCTTATAAATTAGAAGTTTTAGTAACTAAAAGAAAAGATTATCCATTTAAAGACATGCTACAAATTCCTGGAGGATTTGTTCAGCCTAATCTTTCTTTAGAGGATAATGTTAGATTTAAATTAAAAGATAAAATAACTTATCCAAATTTAGATCCAGATAAAATTCATATTGAACAATTATATACTTATGGTGCAGTAGATAGAGATCCAAGAACAAGAGTTATATCAGTAGTTTATTATTCTATCCTACCAGTAAATGCTATGTGTTATTTACCAGAAGAATCTAAAGCTGAAACTAATAGTGGATGGGTATGTCCATTTACATTTAATTGTTCTATGGCTTTTGATCATAAACAAATCATTGAAGATACAGTAAAAAGATTACAAGGAAAATTAGATTATACAGATATTGCTTTTGAATTTTTAAAATCAAAAAAATCATTTACATTATATGAATTAAAATTAGTATATGAAGCTATTTTAAATAAGAAAATCGGCTTAGCTAATTTTAGAAGAGACATCTTGAAAAGATATGGTGATCGATTAGAAGTTATTGATGGATTAGAAAGTACAGAATTTTCTAAGAGACCTAGTAAAGTGTATAGATTAAAGTAGGTGGTTATTGTGTTAACTTACAAATTAATAAATAATTCTAAGTTAACTTTTGTTTATGAAAGTTTACTTACAGAAGAATTTTTAAATGAATATATTTGTAAGTGCACAATAAGCGTTGACACAAATAATAAGTGGACAATCTCTCAATGGTATGCTAATAAGAATTATCAGCATCAAGGTTATGGAAGATTGACTATGAAATATTTAGTGACTGAACTATTTAAAAAGTATGGCCTTCCAAAGCAATTAGTTTATATTTGGAATAATGCAAATACCTATGTATATGATTGGATTCATAAAAATTTTGATGCAAGACTTTCTGATAATGCAATTAAAGTTTTAAAATATTCTGATGAGGATATAAAAGAAGGTCATGAATATTATTTAGATATAACTAAGTTTTTAAACTATTTTGAGGTGTTATAATGGCTAATTTCTATTTAGTATGTGGAATATCAGGTGGTGGAAAAACTGTATTAAGTAAAAGAATAATCGGTAAAAATCCTAATATAGTTTTTTATGACGTTGATGATTTTTATAAATTAATAAATGGTGATGAGCGAATCCATAAAAATAGTTTTGAGGTTTGGCATTTATTATTTAAAGTTCTACATGAAGTAGAATTGGAAGACCATGATGTATTATTAACTACTAATGCATTAACTGTTGCTCAACGTAGGCAATTAATTGAATGGTTTCCAACTTTCAAGCATCATTTACTTTGGGTCACAGCTCCACTCGAAAAATGTTTAGAAGGTAATAAAAATAGATATAGAACAATGCCTGAAGATAAATTAATTAAAGATTGGCATAGAATGGAATTTCCTAATCCAAGCGAAGCAGACTGGGATTCGATTGTCCATATTACTAATTGCTGGGACAATGAGAATTATATAATATTTAATTTAAAAGGCAATGTTCAAGAATTAATTAAGATTTAAGGAAATTAAGAATAAAATTTCCTAAATTTTATTGTATAATATAATAGTCAAGATGACTATATTAAATAAATAATTAAGGAGAATTAAAATATGAAAATTACAGAAGCTGGGTTAAAGTGCCCTATTAATTACAAAGATGGTTATGCTATCCATTATTTATCTGAAGAGGATGCTTATAAAGTATATATGTTTATTCCTCAATTAGAACATCATGCAAATGATATCACAAAGTATATCTTTGTTAATAGAACAAAGGATGCAAAGTTCACTCCAGAAATGTTCAGAGAAATAAAGAGACAGTTTGAACACTTAGCAACATTACACTGGACAGATGCTGAGCTTGATTACTTAAAGAATATTCGTCACTTAAGAAAACATAAAGGTGCATTAGAATTATTAAGACACCTTACATTAGATTTAAGATATTTAACTAGATTTGAATTAGATGAAAATGGAGATTTACATATCGAAGCTGAAGGTCCAGTATATATTGTATCTCAATTTGAAATCTATACTTTATCAATTGTATCTTATGTATGGAATTTATTTAATGATACTTATGATAATATTTATAATGAAGGAATTAAGCGTTGGGCTGCAAAGGCTGCTGGTTTTGAAAAAGGTGGAAAGTATGAGCCACTTAAAGGTAAGATCGCAGAATTTGGTACAAGACGTAGAAACTTACCAGAGCTTCAAGATTTTATCGTAGCTAATGGTTGTGAATCTGGAATCTTTAGTGGTACTTCAAATATCTATTTAGCTATGAAATATGGTGTTACTCCTATCGGAACATTCGCTCATGAATATACAATGCTATTCCAAGGTGTTAAAGGAATTCAAGTAGCATATTCAGTAGAAGCTGCATTACAAGAATGGCTAGAAACATTTGAAGGTGACTTAGGTATTGCATTAACAGATACATTAACAACTAAGTTATTCTTAAGAGGATTCAAGAGATTATTCATGAGACAATTTATGGGTGTTAGAACAGACTCTGGCGATGACCACGAACATATTGATAACTTTGTTAAGGCTTATGAAGCTGAAGGTGTTGATCCAAAGACTAAAACATTCTTAGTATCTAACTCTTATGACTTTGATAAGTGTTTAGAAATCTATAACTATGTAGATGGTCGTATGAAATTTGCTGCGGGTATTGGTACCTTCATTACAAATGACTCTACTGTCAGACCATTAAATATTGTTATGAAATTACAATATGTAAATGGTAAGCCAGTTGCAAAGGTATCTGATGATAAGGGTAAAACATTATGTCCAGATCCAGCATATACAGTTCATCTAAAGGATGCAATCAACTGGAGATTAGAAAACGAGGAGGCTTAATTATGGAAAATAATAAGACATTAACAATTATCATTGATATGCAAAATGATTTTGTAACTGGTAGCTTAGCTAATCCAGCTGCACAAGCAATCGTTAAACCAATGGTACAATTTATTAAAGAATCTGAAGCAAGAGGTGAAGTTGTAGTATTTACACAAGATACTCACCAACAAGGATATATGGCTTCAAGAGAAGGAAAGTTCTTACCTATTCCTCATTGTATTCAAGGAACTGATGGACATAAGGTAGTTAAGGAATTATTAGAAGCTTCTCGTTATGGCTTCTTAGTTACTAAGCCTTCGTTTGGTATGAGCATGGATCGTTGGAAAGAAGTTATCTACGAACACTTCTATTACGGTCTTGCAGATGTAAAGAGAATTAATCTTGTAGGAACTTGTACAGATATTTGTGTAATTAGTAATGCATTAATTCTTAAGTCTTTACTTCCAGAAATCGATGTATATGTTTATGATGACTTATGTGCAGGTTTATCTCCTGAAGCTCATGAAGCCGCATTAACAGTTATGAGAGACTGCCAAATTATTGTTAAGAAATATTTTGAATAATTTTCATATTTTCTCTTAAAGGACGCCAAAAGCGTTCTTTTTTGTTGTATAATATAATGTAAAGATGATAGTCAATATGATTATTAATAATTGGAGGAACTAATTATGAAACAATTAGATTTTATATGTCCAGTTTGTGGTGGAAGATTACTTGTGTGTTGGTTTGAAACAGGAAGTACAGATTATATTGTAAGTAAAAAAGGCAAACAATATAAAAATCCTATTAGAAAAGCCTCAGCTAATCTCGGTCCAATAGAAGACGCAAGACTAATTTGTTGTGAAAATGTATATAATCGAACTTGTGATTTTGCTACTAATTGTGATTTAGAATTTGATAATGTACCAGAGTATAATAGAAGATTCAAGATAGCGCAAACTGATGATGGTTATAAGTTATATGCTTTAGAGGAGGACTAAAATATGTTTGGTTTATTTAATTTAGATTTAAGTTTAGAAAATATCATTGATCATATGAAAGAGATAATTAATGATAAAGAAGAAATGGAAAGATTAACTGGCAATGGTTTATCTAATAGAGAAAATCAAGTAGTTGGCTGGTGGAATTATCTTGGCGATGATACAAAATTTAAGAAGGTAGTTATGGAAGAATTAAGTTATGTTACATTTGAAAGTAAGAATAGAAAATTCAAATTAGAAATAACTGGTGACCATATTTACAAATTAACTTATACATATCGTAGCGGAAATAAATACGATAGAAGTAATGGTGAAATTGAAGGAGACTTCTATACATTAAGAAAATGGTTTAAGAAAAGAAATTATTTAAAGTAGGAGGAATAACATATGAAATTATATGCTGTTAAAAGTGATTTAGTTTGGGATTTTGATTTTGTTAGTGGTTATATTGAGGCTATATACTTAGACCCAATAAGAGCTGAAAGAGCCGCAAATAAGTTAAATAAAGAACTATCGAAAGATCAAATTGCAGATGGTCAAAAGTATTATGTTGATGTAATTGAAACTGCAGATAAAAGAAAGGAAGATTATTAATATGTTAAATACAATTTTATCAATACCAACTTACCAAGAACCTAGTACTGCTTTTGTAGCACTATGGATTATATGTATAGTATTTATCGGTTTAGGTATCTTAGGTACATTAGCTGCTGGAATATTTGGTTTAATTGACGATGACGATGATTTAAAACCTTGTTTATTTGGTACTCTTGCTCTTAGTGGACTTATATTACTTCCAATTTGGGCACTAATTGCTACAATAGATAATAACAAACATTATCCAGAATGGTATAAATCTGAGATAGTAGAAGTGCAATATGACCATATTTATTCATTAGATTTAAATTCAGAAGTCAATGGTCATTTCTTATTAGGTAATGGAAGTGTTAGCACTGATAATTATTATTACTTTTATATAAAGAATTCAAAAGATTTATTTTCTTTAACAAAAGTTAAAATTAATTCAAATGTATATCTAAAAGAAAGTGATACAAGTCCAAGAGTAGAGGAAAGAAAAGATGCAAACTCTACTGAGATTTATACTGTAATTTATGTGCCAGTTTGTACTGTTATAGACTACGGTTATAACCCACATTAATTTGAGGTGATACCTATGATTAAAAAATTAGTTTATTCTTATACATTATCTTATGAATATAATCTTAAGAAACACAAAAGAGACTATACATTATATTCATCTAAGCATTATTTCTATGGCGATGACAAGCATCCAATTGCTGATGAAATAAACTATTATATAAGATATTATAAAGAAGATGATAATTTTTATGACTATGCTTTTAATAGTGAGGACCTTGGAAAGTGTTGTGAATTTACCACAGATGAATATAGCATTTACTCTCTTAAGCCATTAACTAATGATGAAATTATCGAAAAGTTTGAAATGTTTATGGCTAATAGAATAAAAAATACTGTATTACATTTACAAGAAGTTTATTCAGATATTAGATCTGCATTAGAATAAAATTGTATAATATTATATATGAGGTGATTTTATGAAAGTAATTTTAACACAAGATGTCAAAGGTAAAGGTAAAGCATTAGATATAAAGGAATTTGCAAATGGCTATGCTAATTTCTTAATCACTCAAGGTAAAGCAGAACCTGCTACAGAATTAAATCTTGCTAAGAGACAAAGAGATATTGATAGAGCACAAGATGAAGCTAATGATTTCTTACAAATGTGTTGGGAGCAAGATGATCAATTAAAAGGTAAGGTTTTTACATTCTATAGAAAGCCAATGCCAGATGGTTCAGCTAATAAAGCTGTGACTAAGAAAGACTTAATGCCAGAATTAATTAAAATAGTTCCAGGACTTGAGTCTAAGCAAATCATGATGGATAATATTAAAACATTCGGCAAGCATGATATAAATATCAAATTACATAAGGAAGTTATTTCTAAGATATTTGTGGAGGTAAAAGCAAATGAAGAAAATTAAAAATTATTTTAAGAATGTTGTATTATTGTATGGACATTTAATTGTTGGTCTTTGGACTGGCAATTGGTCATTATATAATTCTTATTTGTTATATACTAGTAAATATGGATTAGTTAATTTTGATTAGGAGGTATTTATGAATACTAAAGAAGTACTGGTACGATTAAAGATTTCGAGACCTACTTTAAATAAATATATTGATCAAGGTTTAATAAAAGCTACTAAACAATTTAATGGTAGATATGTATTTAATGATGATGAGATTATAGGTTTAAGTGAAAACTTAAAAGTTATAGATCGTGCTCAATCTTCATTAATTCATGAATCTCCAATTGAAGAACCAAAGAAGTCAGATAAGACTTTAGATCAAGAATTAGTTAAGAATATTAATAAAGCTTTGTTTAATTGTCTAGAAGTTTTTGATGAATTAGAAAAATTTAGAATTTTAACACCTAAAGCTGTTAGTGCTAAAACAGAACTAAAAAATGCTTTAGAAAAAATTAAATAAATATTGTATAATAATATGTAGTTAGATATGCTAAATTAATATGTAGCTAAGATAACTACAGAACTTAATATCAATGAGGAATAAGCACCTCAGTTACAATTCATTGGTATCAAGCATGCAAGATAGGACTTGCAAATTTGATATAAAATAATAATAGGAGATTAACAATGGAATTTTTAGTAAATGGCGTTAAGTACGCAACAATGGAAGAGGCTCAAGAAGCTGAAAAGAAATTAGAGGTTGAAAAAGCTAAGAAGGAAACTGCATTAGCTGAGAAGAAAGCTGATTTAGCTAAGATTAATACTACTGCAAATGATTATTTAAAACTTGTAAAAGAAAATAATCAAAAGCGTGCAGAATTAAGAAAAGCTGAACAAGAAGCTTATAAAACATATAGAAAAGAATTAGATGATTTTGCTGAAAAGCATCAAGGATATCATCTAACTTATAAGCGTGACGGTGATAATGTTGAGTTCCAAATAGAGGAAGTAAAGCAAAAAACATTAGAAGATTATTTCAAGGAAATGGAAGAGGTAAATAAGAGATTTAACCGTTTCTGGAATAGTATTTGGGACTAATAAAATAAATAAATAAAAAATAAATAAAATTCTGAGGCTTAAGCAGAGAAAATTAATTTCTCTGCTTTTTTATTAAAATTTAATGCTAAATTTACTAGTAGAAGACTTTATAAGGAGAACTATACATGATTAGATATGTTCCTCAAGAAGGTGTTAATGGTTATAATTTAACATCACAAGACATTAAACCAACTAAAAATATTAAAACTGGTTCTATGGTGTTTGAAACAGATACTCAAGATAGATATTTTTTTAATGAAGAAACAAGTGAGTGGATTAAGTACACAGGTCCAATTCTTGATTTCTATACTCCTATCGCTCGTGATGTTTTTTGTTTCTTTGGATTAAGTACAGATGAAAAACCAACTAAGATAGGTAATCAATATAATATTGGATTAGGTTCTATATTTGTTGAAATAGATAAAAGTAAAGCCTATATTTATGATGAAGATGGTTGGGAGGTTGTAAAGGATTCAGGAGTTCAGCCAGTACCTGCTGAAGTTGTTCTTCAAGATAAAACTGTTAATCCTACATTAAATAACCAAGAAATAACATTTGATAAGAATTATGATGGATTAGGAACTGTAACGGTTAAAGCTGTAACAAGTGCTATTGACTCAGCAATTAAAGCTGAAAATATTAAAGAAGGTGTAAGTATTTTAGGTGTAACTGGAACCTATGCTCCAGAACAAAGTGAAGACACTGAAGCTCAAGCTGTATATAATTTAATTAATGCATTACCAGATCCAGATAATTTAACTTATGAATATGTTGATCAATTAGATGCAGTTACAACTGCTGCTTGGGAATATGTTCATGCACGAATTTCAAATCATGATAAACTAATAAATTGTATTGAAAGGATGAATGAAATAGAAATTGAACGTAGCGTAAAGATTGATACTGATACAATTTGTACATTCAATCAAGCTCCATCAGATAATAAATTTATCGCTCATGGTTCTTATGAAAATAATCCAATAACTATCGATGGAACTAATTATACAACAGGTTTAAAGATGGAAGGTTCTGATACAAGATTCTCAATGGTAACTTTTGAAACTGGTGCTGAATCTACATTGACATTACATGTTACTCCAGCAAAAGCAATTGTTGTTGATAACGTAAAGAAAACAGTTGATGAAAATGGAATTGTAACCATACTAAACTTCCAAGCTGGTGAACATATTATCCGAAAGTCTACAACAAATACAATCTTATATGCAATTAAACTAGAGTTCAATTAAAAATTAATATTTAGGTAGAGAATTTATTAAGTCTCTACCTTTTTTGTTGTATAATATATATGTAAACTTAATAAAAATAAATAAGAGGTGATTAAATGAATTTAGGTTTAATAATTGGTTTAAGTATCGCCGGAGCGCTTTTATTCTTATTAATTATATTCTTAGCAGCAGGATATACTAAGGCTCCAACAGATACGGCTGTTATTATCACAGGTCCTCGTAGACAACGTGTACTTGTTGGTAAGGCAGGTTTTAGAATTCCTTTCTTTGAGAGAGTTGATAAGTTATCATTATCTTTAATGTCTATTGATATTAAGACTAGAAATTCAGTTCCTACAAATGAATTCATTAATGTTAATGTAGATGCCGTTGCAAATATTAAAATTGGTTCTACTCCAGAAATGTTACAACGAGCTGCAGAATCATTATTAAATAAGTCTAAGAAAGATATTGAAGATCAAGTTATCCAAGTACTTGAAGGTAATATTCGTGAAATCGTTGGTGCATCTAAGATTAGAGATATGGTTCAAGATCGTAAAGGTATTGCTGATAAGGTTAAGGAAAATGTTACTCCAGATATGGCTGCAATTGGTATCGAAGTAGTAAACTTTAATATTCAAAACTTTACTGATGACAATAGTGTTATTGAAAACTTAGGTATCGATAACATCGCTCAAATCTCTAAGGATGCTGCTATTGCTAAAGCAAATGCTGATAGAGATGTAAACATTGCTCAAGCACAAGCTAGACAAGATGCAAATGAAGCTAAGGTTAAGTCTGATACAACAATCATTCAGCAAAATACTGAATATGAATTAAGAGCTGCTTCATTAAAGCAAAAGTCTGATACAGCAAGAGCTGATGCAGATGCTGCTTATAAGATTCAACAACAAAAGCAACAAGAAATTATTAATACTGCAACAATTAATGCTGAGATTTCTAAGCGTCAAAGAGAAGTTCAATTAGGAATTCAAGAAGTTGAATTAACTGAAAAGAGATTACAAGCTGAAGTTAATAAGAAAGCTGATGCTGAAAAGTATGCTGCACAAATGGCTGCTGATGCGGATCTTTACAAGAGAACTAAGGCTGCTGAAGCTGAATTAGCAGAAGCACAACGTCAAGCTGAAATGGCTAAGGTTAAGGCTGCTGCAGAAAAAGCTGCTCGTCAACAAGCTGCTGAAGCTCAAATTATCGAAGCTAATGCTAAGAAGGAAGCAATGGTTGCAGAAGCTGAAGCTAAGAAGCAAGCTGCACTTGCTGAAGCTGAAGGTATTGAAGCTAAAGGTAAGGCTGAAGCTGAAGCTATCTTAAAGAAAGCTGATGCGATGAAGCAATATGGTGAAGCTGCTACATTAAAGATGATTCTAGAATCTGATGTATTACCTAAGGTTGTTGAAGCATACTCTAAGCCTATGGCTGAAGCTATGTCTCATATTGGTAATATTACAATGTATGGTGAAGGCAATACTGCAAAGCTTAATGAAGAAATTACTAAGAACGGTACTCAAATCTTCGCTGGTCTTGAACAAGCAACTGGCTTAGATATTAAGTCATTATTGGTAGGTACTTTAGGTGGAAAGCTAATTTCTAACTCAGTAAAGAATGATGCTTTCGAAGTTAAGGAATCACCTACAACAAAGAAGCCTTCTACAACTAAGAAGGACTAATAAATAAAATTGAGGCCTAGTGCCTCTTTTTTGTTTTATAATATTGTATTATAATATATAGGAGTGTGATTACAATGAAGAAATATTTTGTTATTTCCGATATTCATAGCTTTGCTTCTATTATGAAAAATGCTTTAAAAGATAATGGATATGATAAAGAAAATCCTGAACATATCTTAATTGTATGTGGAGACGTTTTTGATAGAGGCGATGAAACTGCTGAAGTTTATAATTTTTTAAAGTCAATACCAGAAGATAGATGTATTTTAATTCGTGGTAATCATGAACAATTATATTTTGATTTACTAAATAAAGATTTTCCACAAAGCCATGATTTTAGTAATGGAACAGTTAGAACATTCTGTCATATTGCAGGTTCTGAATTAAATGATATGGATATAATAGATAAAGCTCCTTATGATTTAAAATATGATCCTAAGCATTTTCATTTTGTTAGACATCATTATAGTGATGATGTTTGGACACTAGAAGATTTATGGAATAAAATTAAAAAGGCTGTAAAGAATTCTGAAGTTACTAAGTGGTTAAAATCAGATCGTTGGATTAATTATTATGAATTAGGTAAGTATATCTTTGTACATTCGTTCATTCCATTAACTTGGGAAAGTGAACGTGGCTTAACTGAGGATTATTGTGTATATTATGCTTGGACCCAAATGTTTAAAGAAAGACCGGATTGGCGTAATGCAACTACAAAAGAGTGGAGTGTTGCAGCATGGGGTTGTCCATATAAGTTCTTTGATGCAGGATTATTTAATCAAGAACTTAAGAATGATAAAATATTAGTTTGTGGTCACTATCGTTGCTCTGAGTTTAATGAACATTATTTATATGACTTTACAGATAACTCAGATATTTACTTTGGTAAAAATTTAATTGCCATAGATGCTACAACGGCTTGGAGTAAGCAAGTAAATGTATTAGTTATTGAAGATGGTATTTGTTATTCTAATGGAAAGAAACTAGTAGAAAAAGAACCAAAGCGTCCTAAGTGGATGGATGTTCAAACTGTAACTATTAAAAAAGAAGGAGATTCATATGAACCAACTAATGAAAATTAAAAAAGCACAAGATGCATGCTTTGATGAATGGAGAGATAATTATAATACAGATAATGAAGACTTAGCTTATAATAGACATAATAGAGTTATGCCTAAAATTGCACTAGTCGGAATGACTATCTTATTAGTAATTACATTAATCGCTATTATCTAAGAGGTGATAATATGTTTAGAAAAAACAAAAAGAAAGATAAATATCATTGGTGGAAGCCTAGTCCTCAAACCAAACAAACATTAAAGGAAGCAGCAGATAAATTAATTGGTTATGATAAAACAGTTAATAAAAGCTGGAAGAGTCGTTGGAAATATTTTATTAAACGACAATATCCTTGGTATGGTATAATCGAACTAAATCAATTTAAGATTATTGAGATGAGAGATTATATGATTCATTATGGCTGGCTTGCTGAAGAAGAAATTGCTAAGCAAGTTAGAGAAATGAGCGAAGTTATTAATCTTGGATATAAAATCTTAGAAGATAAATATGAAGATGAAGCTCATAAGTGGTTAAGAGAAAATGAATGTTCTATAACTCTTATATATAAAGGTAAAGCAATTAAAGATGCAGAGTTATTAGTAAAGTTATATAATAGAGGTATGTTTGAAGATATTATATCTCCAGCTGAATTATACTTAGATGATCCTATGTCAAAAGAAGCTTTTGAAATGCGTAAAGAATTTATTAAAGATAAAGATACTAGAAGCGTAGCTGAATGGTTAGAAGCTAATAATTTAACAGAAAAAGATGTTCATGTAGCTTATTCTGGTGAATGGATCAATGGAAAATCTGAAGAAGAAAATCACGCTGAGTACACTAGACGTTTTGAAGAAGCTTGGAAAGCTAGACAAGATGATATTAATAGATATTTCGCTTTAATTGCTGAGTATCAATCTAATTGGGGAGACTAAAATGTTTAATGAAAAATTAACTAAGTTTTTATATCAAGCTTTAGAAGGATCTGAAAGCTCGATTGAGTTAATTGAATTATTAAAAACTATAGCTTTAAATTTATATGATAAAGGTGTATTAAACGCATCTGATCATTGTGATATTGAAGCATTCTTAGATTATAAATTAAATGAGTTAGGAAAGTAATATGGATATTTTAGAGATTGTTTATTTTATGTCTAGAGCTGGTTTGAGCAATAATAATTATAATAGATTAAATAAAATTATTGAAAAATATAATAGAGAAGATTTATATAAAGTATCTCCAACAGAAAAGATTGAAGAGATATTTGAATACTTAGAAAAAAATGTAGAGGAGAAAAATTAATGGAACGTTTTGAAAAATTAGGATTTTTCTGCGTAGAACCTTCAAAAACAGATAAAACTTATTATTTTGTAAAACATATTGAAAAAGGAAATCACACACTACAAGTTTGGATTACTTTAAAGAAAGTACCACTTGTCACATATAGATATGACCATAAGTTATCCGCATTAACTAAGATTTTAGAAGACACTATTGGTAGTTTTTTAGGTGACTTAGGTTATGAATCATATACCGTTGAAGAGTAGTTTTTAGTCGATAAGCTAAATTAAGTATCCTAAATAGATTGGAGAATACTTAACATGATCCATTATTTTAAATATAAAAAATTAGCCTATTACGATTTACTGTGTGATTGTTATAACAGAAATTTTATTGAAAATAAACTAAAAAATAAATTAGAAAATAAACAAGTATATATTTCAGTTATTGATATTGATAATTTTAAAAAGATAAATGATGATTTAGGACATGTCGCTGGAGACCGAGCTTTAAAACAATTTATTGATGTTTTAAAACAAGACCCAGCGATTAATTATTTATGTAGGTATGGTGGAGATGAATTCATTATTATACATAAAGAAAAAATTAATTTTGAACTATATCAAAGAGAATTTAAAACATTAACTAATTTTACTTTCAGTTTTGGAACTTCAATTAAAACTATATATAATTCTTTTGATGAAGCTCTTTTAGATGCAGATAAAAAGTTATATATAAATAAAAGAAATAGAAAATAATAAGTTGTATATTATAATGTAATTGGAGATATACTCATGGAAGAGAAAACATTAAAAGATAAATTAAATGACCCAGTAAGCCATCCAAGTCATTATACAGATGGTAATATAGAGGTTATAACTTATATTCAAGATAAAGGATTTATTGAAGGATTTTGTTTAGGTAATGTTATTAAGTATGTTTCTAGATCCGGTAAAAAGCTTTCTTCAAGTCAGTCATTAGAAAGTAAAAAGATCCAAGATTTAGAAAAAGCTGTGTGGTATCTCAATTATTATATAAATTATTTAAAGGAAATGAGTGATAAATAATGAAAGATACTCAATTAACAATTAATGAAGTAAAAGAATTATATCCACATAGAACTTTTAAAGAATTTAAGTTTGATTTTGATTTGAATGGTTATGATTTAATTTCAGACTTAAATCAAATGTTAGATAATAATGATGAGATAAATTACCATGAATCAGCATATACTGGTTCTGAAGCAACAAAAATAATATTTAGTGGTTTAATAAAATATTATTTAGCTGTACTAAAATTTGAATTAAAGAAAAAAATTACAGAAGCCTCTTCTTCTGGTTTAGATGAAGTTTCTTCTGCAGCATTGACAGATCAGATGATGTTATTAGATAGTATTGGTGAAAGTTTATTAACATTAGAGTCAGATGAAGCTAAGAAGCTAATGAAGATGTGTGAATGTAATTCAGCAAAAATTTTAGTATTAACAAATAATGAAAATAAAACATGTTTTATTTCTGAATCTAGTGATATAAGCGATGACAAATTATTTTCTGCAACTCGTGAGCTAGATAAGATTATTGCAGATATTTATGAAAACGTTGTCTTTGATGAAGACCAAGATAAAGATATGATAGTTCAATAAAAATTATAAAAAGGTATTTACATATACCTTTTTTTGTTGTATAATAAATATATAAAATAATTGGAGGAATAATTATGCAAACATTATTAGAATTTAAAAACTTTGTGGATGAAATTAATTTAGAGAATGGTAGAAATTATAAGATTTCAATACTTGAAAAATATAAAGATAATGAAAATATTAAGTTCTATTTAGAATTTATTTTCAATCCATATAAGATAACAGGAATATCTATATTAAAGTTTAAGAAAGTAAAAGACTTAATTTCTAAAACACAAAAAATAAGTTTATTCGGAGACTCTTTATCTCAAAATCAATTTACATCTGTAAGTCAATTACTAGATTATCTATTAAAGAATAATACTGGAACAGATGGAACATTAGAAAAGATTGCTTCATTTATGTCTGATTATAATATTAAAGCTAATTCAGAATTAGAATTATTATTTGAAAAAATTATTATTAAATCTTTAACTATTGGTGTGGATGTTAAAACAATAAATAAGATTATACCTAATTTAGTTCCTACATTCCATGTTCAATTAGCAAATAAATATTTTGATGATCCATCTAAAGTTAATGGACAAGAATTTTATATTACAACCAAATTAGATGGTAATAGAATTATTGCAATTAAAGATAATGGTAATGTAAAGTTCTATAGTAGAAGTGGTAAAGAATATGTAGGTCTTGTAGATTTAGAGGATGAGATGTCTAGGAAGCTCCCTGATGGCGTTTGTTTAGATGGAGAGTTAATTATACTAGATAGTGAAAATAAACATTCTAAGGACCAATTTACTGAAACACAAAAGCTAGCTAGAACTAAAGATATAGCAAAGCACGGTTTATGTATGAGAGTATTTGATATAATGACTGCACAAGAATTCTATAATCAAAGAAGTGTTAATAATTATTCTCATCGTAGATATGAACTAGATACATTATTCGATTGTACTCCAGATTTAAAATATTTTATTAAAGTTCCAGTTTTATATCATGGAACTGATACAAATAAAATTATTGAATTATTAAATTCAGAAACTTCTCATGGTGAAGAAGGAGTTATGATTAACCTAGCTAATTCAACATATCAATTTGATAGAACTGATAGTTTATTAAAAGTAAAGCGTATGAATGATATTGATTTAGAGGTTATTGGATTTAAGCGTGGAACAGAACATACTAAGAATGAAAATACTTTAGGTGCATTAATTGTAGATTTTAATGGTAATGAAGTTGAAGTTGGTTCTGGTATTTCAGATGAATTAAAAGATGAAATATGGAATCATCAAGAAGAATGGTTAGGAAGAACTATCATAGTTCAATACTTTGAAATAACTACTAATAAGCAAGGTAAACAATCTTTAAGATTTCCAGTATATCTTGACTGGAGAGATGACAAATAATTGTATTATAATATATAAGAGGTGAATAGCATGGGTATTTATTATATTACAAAGAATGAATTTAAAAATATAAAGCTAATTGGTTTTATTATAAAGCTATGTGATAAGACTAGAGAAAACCAATACTTCTCATTTAACGATTTGGTGCCTACTTATTTTGGTACAGATTATGGATTAAAGATGTTTAGAAACCTTGTAAATGATCGAGTAGTTTATGACGACTCAAAAACTATTTATGAAACAGATGATTTTAAAGTTTATCCATTAGTAGATAAAGTTTCAGATAGTTTTAAAATTGATGAGACATTAAGTTCTGGAACTTGTGAATATTTAATTGGAGTTTTAGAAACTAAAACAAACAAAGACCATGCAGTAGTTATTCTTTGGAATAAGTGTAATCCACTTACTCAATCTTATGAATTAGTATTTATTAAGAATGGAGATTGGAGGTATAGTGATGGACCAATCAAATTATAAACGTCCTACTTGGGATGAATACTTTATGACAACAGCAAAGCTAGCTTCATTAAGAAGTCAGGATCCAAGTACTAAAGTTGGATGTGCTATTGTCAATAATAATAAATTAGTCTCTATGGGTTATAATGGTTTTCCAAGTGGATTAGATTTTACTTGGGAAAAGGGTGAAGGTATTAATAATAAATATTTCTATATAGTACATGCAGAAGCTAATGCATTATTAAATGCAGAAAATCTTTCTAAGTTAAAAGACGCAACTATTTATGTTACATTATTTCCATGTGCTGAATGTGCTAAGCTATTAATTCAAGCTAAGATCAAGAAGGTAGTTTATTTATCGGATAAATACTGGAACCAAGATTCATTCAGAGCATCAAGAATTTTATTAACTAATGCTGGAATAGAATTAGAAGAATATAAAGCTAGAACTTATAACATATTGGAGGTTGAATAGATTATGAATATGGAATTTAAACGTAAGCTTCCAATACCAATGGAAATTAAAGAGATGTTTCCATTAAGAGAAGATTTAGTTAAAGTAAAGGAAGCTAATGATAACGAAGTAAAAAATATTATTAGTGGTAAGAGTAATAAATTATTATTAATTATAGGTCCTTGTTCTGCCGATAGAGAAGACGCAGTATTAGATTATTGTAAGAGATTAAGAAAGCTTTATGAAAAAGTTAAAGATGTAATATTTATAGTTCCAAGAGTTTATACGAATAAACCAAGAACTACAGGTGATGGTTATAAAGGACTATTACACCAACCAAATCCTACAGATAAACCTGATATGCTTGAAGGTATTATTGCTGTAAGACGATTACATATGAAGGTTTTAGAAGAAACAGGTTTCTCAACTGCAGATGAATTATTATATCCAGCAAACCATAGATATATAAATGATTTGTTAAGTTATGTAGCTGTCGGTGCAAGATCAGTTGAAAACCAAGAACATAGATTAGTAGCTTCTGGTTTAAATATTCCTGTTGGTATGAAAAATCCTACATCCGGAAATCTATCAGTAATGATTAATGGAATTAAAGCTGCTCAACATCCTCATACATTTATTTATAGAAATTGGGAAGTCGAATCTAAAGGTAATGAATATGCACATAGTATTTTAAGAGGTTATAATACCAAGCATGGTGAGAATAGACCTAATTACAACTATGAAGATCTAGAATTATTAGATGAATTATATAAGCAAACTGAACTAAAAAATCCAGCTTGTATCGTAGATTGTAATCATGCTAATTCAAATAAGAAATTTGAAGAACAAATCAGAATTGCTAAACAAGTTTTATATAGTATGAACCACAATCCAGATATTAAGAAATTAGTTAAAGGACTAATGATTGAATCTTATATTGAAGATGGTTGTCAAAAGCCAGACGGTGGAGTATATGGTAAATCAATCACAGATCCATGTCTTGGTTGGGAAAAGACAGAAAAGCTTGTATTGGAATTAGCTGAAACATTAAGAGATAAAAAGTAAGGACATTTGATCCTTACTTTTCTTTTTATAATTGCTAAATTATCTGTATTGATTATTTAATTATTATGGAGATTTAGTATGAGTGCTTATACATACAATGGACCTGTTTTTGATAAAGATGATAGAGAAATAGCTTGAGTAAACGTTGGCACGACTGCAGACTCTCCTCAAAAAGCTTTTAATAATATTAGATGAAGATTAAGTCGTAATAGATTTCATCAACTTATTTATATAGACGGCGCCTATTTGTCCGAAACAAAGAATGAATTAATTTATACACCTAAAGAACAAAACGCTCCTAGGCGCGATCCTGATTATGATTATGAAGAAGCTGATGATGAAAGAACATGAATAAAATCTTAGGAGAGTTTTATGTGAGGTTATATTTATAAAACTACAAACCTAATAAATAAGAAAATTTATATTGGTCAACATGCTAGAGCAAAGTTTACTAAAAAATATAAAGGTTCTGGAACATTAATTCAAGCTGCTATGTTAAAGTATGGAAGAGAAAACTTCATAGTAGAATTAATAGAAAGATGCTCATCTCAAGAACAATTAGATGAAAGAGAACAATATTGAATTAAAAAATTCGATTCACGTAATCCTTTAGTTGGTTATAATCAATCTTATGGTGGTAGAGAAAACGATTCTAAATTAACTTATAGAAGAGACTTTGAAGCTAAAGAATTAAGAGAATACTTAAATGATAAAGATCCAGAAAAAGCTAGAATGAAAAGATTAAATGATCCTAGCAACTGAGTCTTATTAGAACGTGACGGTAAAACTAGAGAAGTTTTTATAGATAAAATTAAGTTCTACACAGACTTAGGTTGAAAATTAGTAAAAAAATAAAAGTATTTAAAATATTTAAACTTTGTAAAGTATTTAAAATATATAAAAAGTTTAAAAATCTTAAAGGAGTTAAAAATGGCTGTTATACAAATTAGACTTCCAAATGATGGAAACCGTAGTGTATCATTAGTAACAGACCTTAGTAACTGAGCAAATGGATATAAAAAACTATCTAGAATTCCTAATAAAGGTAGTGAAATGGTTTTAAGAATTATCTTTTATTCTTTAGTTACTTTTTATAATACTTGTAATATGGACTACTATGAAAAAGTATATCTTCCATGTATGCAAGCTGCTAGAGATATGAATGAAATTGTTTCAAGTTATATTTGCCATGTTCAAAGCCCTAACTCAAGATGAAGAATTTGAGATCTTGAAAAATTAGGAAATGATGTTTATAAAAGTGTTACAAGTAATATAGAGAAAAATTATACTATGAATAAGAACTCTAATAAATATATTACTGCAATAAAAAATTTAGATAAATTAAAAATAATAAAGTTTAAAAATCCTGTTAGACTTTGGAATGATAGGTCAGATAGTAAAGATGTTCGTCAATTATTTTTTGATGTTTTAGATGGAAAATTAAGTTCTATTTCGGAAGCCTCTTGTTCTATAAATGCAGATATGACAAACGATATTTTTATGATCGCAGCATATAAATCAAATGTATTAATAAATAATTTTATACATGGACTAGAAATAATAACAACTAAGAACGGAAAGAAAAAGAAACTAGATTATGAATATTTTACAACTCAATGATATTATTCAATAGAACCTTCTAAAAATGGTGAAAATTATTTAAGAGTTAAATCTAGTTTTCGTATCAATAGCTTAGATCAAGATACATCTAAATTAGAGACTGCAGATTGTGATATAATTTTCGTTGTAAAAGAAGATCCAAGAGCAAAAAATGTGTATAATAATATAGATGCTAATAATAATTTATCAAGGATTTCTATCTCTCACTATATGCTTAAAAGAGCTATTGATTATCCAATAAGATATTTAGGAAATAGTAGTATAGAAAAAATAATAAATCCATTATTTGAGATAAAAATAATTTAAGGAGAAATATAGAATGAGTACTTATATAACAAATATTGCTTATAGTTATGAAGGAAGTCCTGACTTTCAATTCAAATTATCTAAACAAATTTTTGATGGAGCAGCAAGAAATTATAATATGAACCCTCAAAAATTATTAGATCTATTTGCTTGGGCATGCTTATTTACAGTAAATAAAAATGCATTAATGGAGTTTGGAGATAAACATAGTGGAGCTCATAAATATGATAAGGCTTATACTAAAGGAGCTTTAAGAGTAGTAGAGGCAGCATTTAATGCGATAGATAATCCAAGTTCTAAAAATAAGCATCCAGTCCAAAATGGTATAAATGAAATATTAAGTTTTGATTCTCAAAGAGTTACAGTTTCTGACTTATATCAATATACTAAAAAGTATTTTGACTTTAAAGCTTCAGAAATTAATACTAAAGCATTAGATATTAGAAAAATAACAATAGATACAGCTAGAAGTAAACAATTTTTTGTAGATAATAAAATCGGAATTACAGATATTCAACTTAATCTAAATCAATCTCAAGGCCTTTATTCTGGACTAAATAATCTATTTAAAGATGTAAATGCTTGGAAAGCTAATGGTTATAAATTTGATTTACCAGAAGATGAATTATTAAATCAACCACAATTCAAATCTGCTTTATCAAGTGCATATATAAATGCTACAACTTTATTATTTGCATTATGGCCAGCTTCAAAAAAGATTGTAGACAAAATCATTACTAATAAAAATTTAACTTCTTCTGATTCTAATTTTAATTTATCATTATTTATAGATATTACTAAAGATTCTGGTCAATTAAATAAATACCATGTTTATTTTAATTTCTTATCAGATAAATATCGTTCATCTAAACTCATATCTTTAGTAGATTTTGAAATCGATGCTACAGGTAGAATAATTACTACGATTAAATCTTCTTGGGTATTTGGAGTACAATTTACATCAGTAACAGAACTCGGAAAGAATAAGAAACAAATATTATCAAACATTTGTGGTTTAATTGGTAATAATTCTACAACTGCCATAAGCTGGTATAATGAATTACAACCAATACTTAGTCAAATAAATTAGGAGGAGATTTATGTTTAAATTACAAGCATTCAGCAAACATGCATTAAGTGTAGCGTTCACGAATGGTAGAATCGGACAATTTGATCCTAATTTAACTGAGGCTGAAAAAATTAATGAGTTAGTGCACTATTTTATATATAGTGCCTACTTTTTACATTATAAAGATGAATTATATAATAGACTTGGAATAAGCTGGGTATATAGTGTTTTAGTTAATGTTGATAGTGTCTTTATGGAAGCTTATTATGAATTAAAAGATTTAAATTTATTAGATAATGTTGTCAATGATCAATGTACACTTAGAGATGTTTACGAATTTGTAAAGCATAGACTAGAACATAATAAAGCCATAATAAATAACGAACAAGATTTATATGATACTATTTCAACAAGTCCAGATTTAGTAAAATTTCTTAAAGAATCACGTATTGAATTAGAAGACTTAGATATTAAATTAAATAGATTCGACTTGGCACTAAATCTACCATTAACAATAGCAATAGATAAAGAATTCTTAGCACTTGTTAATGATAAAAATCGTTCATTAAGATTTGGAAATATATATACACTTTTAACTCAGAATAGTTATTTACATACAGAAATAAAACATTTAGTTTTAGATGGACTTAAAAGAATATTCTTATTAAATAAGCAAGCTACACAATTAGTATATTTAATTTTAAAGAACCATAATAATCATAAGGTTTATTTAAATAGTCTAGAACTTAAAGTTGTTGTTAATTTAGATCTAGATAAATTTTTAGATGAATTAAGAATAGTAATTGAATTCGAAGATGCACACATTGATGCTATTCCATATATTTCAAGAGCAAGTGTAGATTGTACATATAAAACACAAACAGATAAAACTAAACCTATTACTAGAATAGGTGAACCAGTTACAACAATCTTTGGGTATGATTGTAGTAATAAAGCTAGTATGAAGTCGAATGCTAAATCTATCTTCCGTAATCTCACATTAGCTTTAGGTTTAATGCAACATGAAGATAATATTCATTGGGCAAATGCAGTTGATGCACTTGTTGATCGAATGAAATTTTAGGAGATAAAATATGATATGGATAAAAAATTTATCGCCAGAAAAGTTAGAACAAATATATAAAACTGGAAAATGGAAAAATCCTATTATTCATGCAGATGATGCAATACATCAACTTGTGTATGCAGCATTTTTCTTAACTTATACAAATGAAATAAAAGAAAGATTACATTTACCTATAACTAATGCAATCTTAACTAATTTAAAAACAATAATAGATGAAACATATACTTGGTTAATGCAAACTGGATATGAGGATGAAGAGATTAATGGTTGTGTTACTGTACAGAAAGTTTATGACTATGCTAAAAATCTAGATGTAAGAAAAAAAGATCTTCAAAAACTAAATGCTAAAGTTGGACTTAAATTAGCTAAGAATCCCAACATACTTAAATGTGTATCAGATCATAGATTATCTTTATATGAAATAAATTTAAAATACGAATCTTACATGGATCAAGAGAGAATAGAACTTAATACGGTTCAACATCTTGATATAGCTATAGATAGATATTTTTTAAAACCATTAGCCGATAATTCAAGTGGACTAACTTATGTAGATAGTTTAAATGATCTAGACGAAAGACTTCCACTATATTTTTCTCAACAAGTACAATACCGCCAACCTAATGAAAGACTAGAAGAAAGATTAGAAGAGATAATAATAAAATCTATAAATGTATTACTCTTATTTACTCCACAAGCTATGCAGTTAATTAGTAAAGTAAATAAGTGGCATGCTATACAAACACAAATACCTAGTATAAGTATAAATATTTATTTTCAACCTGACTTCACTGAGAAAACTCTTCCAATAGGAGTAGAGATAACAGATGGAAGAGTTGAACATCTTATTCCAAATTTATATGCAACATTTATCTTTGATGTAAAAGAACTAACAAATGCTCCAGTAACAAATGATATTATAGGAATAACAATTGGAAAGCTTTGGAATAATCCTGGAATGTATCCAGAATATATTTTTGATCGAATAATTTTAAATACTAAAACAAAAATACAAAATAATAAATCAGTTTTATTTGAAAAAACAATCATGGCATTAGCAAAATTCCAACCTAAAAACTTCAATGATTATTATGATCTTTTAAAACCTTATGTAGGACAGATCATAAATGATCTATAGTAATTGTCTTTCGCTGAAGGACACATGGAGAAACAAATGAAGATAGAAGTATTCAGTCAATCAAAACTAAAATCAGCTTTTACAACTGGAAAAATGGATCTATCTCCTGAAGGAAACCTAACAGAATTAGAAATAATATCACAATACTTTTTATATAGTACTTATTTCTTAGGACACCCTGTAGAATTAAAAATAACCTTAGGAATAGAAGTTAATCAAAAAATATTAAACTATGTAAGAATTATTCAAAAAGACTCTTATACATATGTAAAACAACATGGCTTACTACTTGATCAAGTAGAAATGTCATCAAAACGTACAGTACAAGAATATGATGGGATTGTAAGTGGTCTTTTATATGATTCTTATATGGAGATGTACGAAACTAGAGATAAAGTAAGTAAGTTATTAAAAAATGATGCAGAGCTAAATAAGTTCTTTACCGACTCAAATATAGAAATAAATAATATAGATATTCAACTTGGAAATGATGAAGTAGAACATGCAACTTATCGTCATAATCAGGAAAAATGGCCATTAAAAGATAGAATATATTATTTCGGAATAGATAATGACGACAAGATGGAAACGATAGAACGCTTTATAAACTGTTTTAATGATATAGTATTAACTCGAGTTAGTCCGAGAGATCAAGTACTTACAGCAGTAAAACTCGCTATAAAGAATCTAATAAAAAATTCTTTAATATTCTATAAACCAGTATTACAGTTAATAAAGACGGTTAATGGTGGAGCAATAAATAAATTAAAAGTAGATATAAATATATATTTTATAGAAGCAATACACCACAAACATGTCGAACAACCTTTCGTAGTAGAAATAAAAGATATTACAGGTAAAATAACAGATACTTGAGTAAGTAAACCTGGTATAGGTATTAAAGAAGGAAGAACAGCAAAAACACCAATAACAATGTGGGCTGGAGACTGGCTATGGCTAACTACCTATACTTACGGAAAATATTTTAGTTTTAGTACTAAAGCACAGCTACTAGAAGTAAAAAAAGAATTATTAATAAAAACAGCAGTAGATATATCTAGACTACAAACAAAATTCTCTCTAGATAAATATAAAGAACTACTAACTCCTTACTTAGACTATATAATACAGAATATAAAGTAATAGAGAGTACAGAAGAGTAAAAGATCAGAGATATAGATCAGAATATATAGAAATATAGAAATAGGCAAATTTTCCGCCCTCCGAGAAATAATTAGCTAAATTTAACGAAGGCGAGAGACAGATTGGAGATAGTGTACAATGAACAATAACAATTACATCAAGCTATTCGCCGGAAACGTGATGCCGTACAAGGAATTGCGAGCTCGATTCAGCAACTCCGTGCAGGATTGCATCTTGCCGAAGGTCATGTTCGACTACTGGGACGACGTGGTCCTAGCAGCGCTCGATGAATACTTAGATAAGAACGATTACTACTTGCCGGGAATGACTTGCGATTATGACGCTTGGTATAACAACGGACAGTCAGTGGCTAACTCGAGCGTAGATCATGACGTAGATGCTAACATACTTCTTCCGACTAGAGTTACTGAGGACATGATGAAGGCTCAGCGAATTACTCCTGACGAGTATATAACCTTCGGACATGAGGTTAACATCACAGCATGGGTCGTATGTTATCTAAAAGTTTTTTATACTTTTGTAGGATTATTTAATAAGTGGTTATTAGTTAATAAGAATAGAATTACCAGCAAGTATGACATAAATGCTTTTATTACTAGCGTGTCTACTGACGAAGAGTGTACTACAGTAAATATTAATGTAAAGAATGCTGGTGGGTTGAAAGAGGATTTAATTAGAATAGAATTTATTTTAGATTCTTATTATAGACCTGATGCTATAAGAGAATTTGACGAAGATAATAAAGCTCCATACAGTGGATTAGTTAAAGGTAGTGAATGGGCGGACAATGGTATAAGTGGAATTAGTAGATCATTTAATTCTCTAGGTATTAGATGTATTGTTCATTTAAAAGATACTGACGACACGCTTGACTGGAGTAATTATAATAATAGAATAAATTCTATAAAAGATCTTATAGGTTTATTTAACGGTTTCATACACTTTTACGAGTAAGAAAAAATCCGAGTCCTGAATTTACCGGGATTTGGATTTTTGTTTTTATAGGCCGAATTTACCGGGTTTTGGAATTTACTGCATTTTAGCCTGGTCGAAATCGCCGGGTTTTGGAATCCACCTGGTTTTCAGCCAAATTGCCGGGATTTGGACATTACAGCGTTTTCCAATTTACAGTGTTTTGGGTGCGTGTACAGGCGCGTGCGCGAGAGTAAGAGTACTAAAAGTTTTTAGTACTTTTTTATTTTGGCGCGAGGATGAGCGGACCAAATCACAGTGGATTCGGCTGGTGTTTTTCCTGGAGAGACACGGACCACCGAGCTAGCTAATGTACTAAAATAATTTAGTTAGCTACGGGTAGGGTTTTAAATATTTTCTAGGCGAAAAAAAAAGAACTAGACAGGAGGAATTGTCTAGTTCTATAGAAAGGAGGAAAGATGAATGAAAAACTTCCTAAGAGTGTACCACTAGTACCGAGTCACCTATTAGTTATAGATAAAGAAAAATTCTATATCTTTAGGATCACTCGCTCTTAGTCGTTTTATAAGTTCTATCAGCCAGGAGGAATGGCTGCTTAGTAAATTTACTTTTCAGTATTTTTCTAAGTCATTAGAACTTACACTATATTATACAAAGTATTTACAGATTTTTTCGAGCAACTTCCGGACCTTGAATCTCGGAGTGCATGTTTCAATCTAGGTGATTTAAGAGACTAATTATTTTTAGTTGCCGAGGGAGATACTTAGTATAATATACCGACCCTTTACACGCGCGTATAATATATAATAAAATTGTATAATATAATAATATACAATATTTTTTTATATTTTTATCAAAAAAGTATTTACATTTTTTATTTTTTGTAGTATAATGATAATGTAATAAAACAGAGGAGATGTATTGGTATGAGAACAATATATGATTTTAATGAAGCTGGACTACACTTAAGTCACGGCAATGATAAGCTAGGAAGAACAATATGGAATATCAACTTCGTACCTGGTAATGAAGAGCACAGACCTACAATGAAAGTTCATGACTCTGAGGATTATAAGAAGTTAACTGGTGAAGAGGTTTATATTACTAATGTAGTAGGTACATGCTCAAAGCACTGTAGCCAATGTGCTAACTCTGCTGCTTGCTATGCATTCCACTCTCTAGTACAGCATCATAACAGATGTGCTAAAGCTTGGAGTGAGAATACTTTACTTTTAAGAAGTGGTAAGTTATTCGAAGAATTAGATAAGGCAATTACTCTTCAACAAACTAAGAAAGATAAAATAGCTAAGTTTAGAATTAATACTTCAGGTGAGCTAGAAAACATAGAACAATTAAATGGATGGAACGATCTAGCAATCAAACATCCTGAAATCATATTCAGTATTTATACTAAGAACTATGAAGTGATAGAAGAATTATTAAATAGTGGTAAAACACTTGCAGACAACTTCGTAATAAATATTAGTCAATGGAACCATGAAGCTGACGAGTTTTTAGCTAAGTACCCTGGACAATTCAATGTATTTGAGTATGATGGCACTAATAGACGTAATCACAACTTCTTAGATGAAGATGTAGAGAGATTAAGTAAGTTAGTTCATTGTCCAGCAGTATTAAAAACAGGAGTTAGAAGTAAAGTGACTTGCGACCAATGCATGAGATGTTATAAAAAGACAGGAAAAATTACTGCAGTTTTTGCACACTAGGTATTTACAAATTAATTTAAATATGATATAATAGAAATATAAAATATAGGAGGAATATAATTATGTATGCTTTTAAATCAGATGTAAATAATAAAATAGAAAAGATGGTGTTAGATTGCATTGCCAAGTGCGAAGCAATTAATATTCCAATAGCTAAGAATATAGTTTTTAAGACAGACTCAGCAGAAAGACGTAATGGCTATTGTCAGCATATAGGTAAGGATGATCATGTAATCTCTATTAGTAGATTATTAAGTGAAGACTCAGAGATAGAAAATACAATCTTCCATGAGTTACTACACACTTGTCCTGGTTGTAATAATCACGGTTATACATGGCAAAAGTATGGAAGACAAATTGAGCGTGCATATGGACAGCACATTCAGAGACTAAATAATAAAAAGAGAGTTACAGTAGATATCTCACACTCTAAGCGTAGATATTTTAGTAAAGAGGAATGGGAAGCTAATAAAGATATATTACAAGCTTATACTAGAGAAGGTGAAGATAGACCTATTTGGTTCTGTAAGAAAGGCTCTAAGACTGCCGAAGATCTAGAGTTCCATTGCACTAGTCATGGAAAAAAGATTGTAAAATTCTTTTAAAAAGTATTTACATTTTAATTTAAATATGTTATAATAATAGTAGAATAAATGGAGGAATGATTTATGAACACAGCAGAAATTAAGAAATTATTAGATGAGAAGTATATTGGAAAGCCTTTTAGTAGATATGGATGTGGTGAGCAAGTTAGCTCTTGGGAAGCAGCTCGTGATATAAAAGAGATGGTTGAGAAGTTACTTCCTAAAGGACTTACAGTAGGTGCAGACGAAGAGAACCAACATACATCTTTGTATATTTATACAAGAAGCGGTGGTAAGAATGTTAAGACTTACATTGCTAGAGTAGGTATATCTAAAGCTAAAGGTAAATATCACAGTGGTTACTTTGGCGGTGGTTATTATGACTGGTCAGTTAAAGGTGTTGATGTAGATATTTATTCAGCAAAGACTTGTTATAAGGCTGACATCTCTCTAGAGCAAGCTGTCGAAGAAGCAGTAGATTATATTAAGTCACAATGCTTAGACAACATCGCTTATGAAAAAACAGCAAAGAGTATTTATGCAGCAATAAAGACCTTATGTGATACAGATAAATATGATGTGTCAGATATGATTAATTATCTTTATCAACATAAATATACTTTAGCCTCAGGAGAATAAAAATGGTAGAACCAATTATAACTGAAGATGAAGATCTAGATATTAGTTTTGATGATGAAGAGGATGAAAGAGTAATTCCAGAAGGCATCGACGTTGCATATGACACTAAGTATAGTGTCTATGTGTACGGTTGCGATGTGACAAGAGAGCCATTGGAATATGAAAAAGAACTAAAAACTTTTAGTCACGTCGAAGATGCTAAGGCTTATGCATTATCAATATCTATTAAAGATATTTATGACGTGCTTGGAAAACCTCCTGTCGGAACAAAAGAGTTAGTAATAGAAGTAAGAACTATTATTGTGACACAATCATTCGGTGAATTCGATGAAGGAAAGATTTTTGAAACATCATATGTAATTTAAGGAGGAACTTAGTACATGCCAAGAGAACCTAGATTTGAAGTACTGTGGTATAAAGAAGATGGAGATTATGAGTCTCGAGATTTCTACACTCGTAAGTCAGCATTAAAGTTTTATGAAGAACATAAGAATGATGCAGACAAACATGATTTCTGGGTAACTCATAGGAATTCAGATTGGGAAGTAATTGAAGATATAATTTATTAAAAAATATTAAAAGAGGTATTTACAAACCTCTTTTTTTGTGATATAATGTAATTGTAATAAAGATAGGAGGAATATTTATTATGACAAAATTAGATGAATTAAAATTACAACTTGAGGCAGCTACAGCATTAGCTCAAAAGAAATGGGAACCTGTGAAAGCTATGCAGGATCAATTAAAAGAAAAGTGGACAACTTTATTTAAGACATTGAGCACTTGCTCTTTAAAAATTGACGCTAGAATTAATTTTAATTATGGCGATGATGTTTATATTGAGGTAGGTCTTTTAGATGAAAAAGAGCAAAGAATATTTGGTACAGACATTTCATTACACATCTCTCGTCCTTGGAGCTCTAGAGTTAAAAAGGAAGAAGAGAATAAGAGAACATTAACTTATAATGTAGGAACATGTGGTGCATTTGATAAAACTAATATTGGCGAAAGAAATAAGTATTTAATGATGGGAATCTTATGTGAAAACTTCGAAATGATTGAAGAAGTATTAAACGAAGATTTAGATAAATACAAACCATTAAATGATGATTATAATAAAGCTAGCAATCTAGAAGATAAAGCAGCACGTGAAGTAAAGGATGAAGAAGAAAGAATTGCGAAGGAAGAGTTTTTAAAAACTTTTGATAAAACATTAATCTACACTCCTCAAGGTGATTATAATACATATTATTGGAAGCGCAATAACTCAGATGATTACTCTTATATAATGTTTGAAAAGGAAACTGAGAATTATCAATATCTATCTCTAGGAAACATTTATAATGGTCAATTCAGATGGTGTAAGACAAAGAGAGTAAACAAAGGAACTCTTGAGAGATGGGTTAGAGCAAATATATTAGGAAAATATATTCCAAAAGAAAATGAAGATAGATGGTAAAAAGGTATTTACAAAATACCTTTTTTGTGTTATAATGTATATGAAGATAGATATAGGAGGACATGTTTATGGGTAGAAGTATTTATAAAGTACATAGTTTACAAGTTAGTGAAAGAGTTTGGAGCATTGCTACAGAGAAACTAGATTGGCATATTGATAATGGTAAAAAGTTATCAGGCTATCTTGAACCATTCTATAATTGTCGTGAGTCAGGTTTAGCTTTAACAATTAGTAATGAAGACTGGGACAATGAAGATAGAGTTAAAGGTTTCTTACATGTTTGGGTATGTGAAGCTAGAGGTTCAGATGAGATTTTAGTGTGTATGCAAGAAGATTGGCCAGGCGATAATAAGTATGGTGAGGAAGCATATGATAATGCAAAGTCTTTCCACTATAATCAATACTATGAAGCCGCAGAATATATTGTAAATAAAATACTAGAACATTTTAAATTAGATGACTAAAAACTTTTTTATAAAAAATATAAAATAAGTATTTACAAATTAATAAAAATGGTATATAATATAACTGTAAATAAAACAGGAGGAATATATTATGTTGAATGATACATTAAAAGAAAAGATAAAATTTATCGATGATCTATCTAAGGTGGTAGCTGGTCGAGTTAGTAATATTGCAAGTCTTGAATATTTAGTTTTAGAGGATAAAGATCAAGGATATACAGAGGAATTTGTAGTAGTAAATTATACTGGTGGAGCTAAGCAAGCTAGATGTTGCAATTGGAACTCTAATGCAGCAATCTTTGAAGAAATTGCTAAGATGGTTTACAGCTCTCAAGTAAATCCTAATGATACTGAGTGGTTCTTAAAAGCTATTGCTTCTAATAAATATAATATATATTCTATAAAAAATATTTAAAATAGGTATTTACAAATCAATAATAATGTGATAGAATATATATGAAGATAGATAAAGGAGGAATAATATATGTTTGTATTAAATCAAGTTCAAGACCACTATTATGGTTATCGAATGGTGAATGGAGTTAAGTTTGAAACAGAAGCAACATTTACTAGAATAAATAAAAAGAGGATGTTTGTTAAGATATTAGTAAAGTGTCTTGATTTTCAAACTTCACGTACACTTTACCCTAATACAAAGTGTCCTTTGATGCATCAAGTAAGAGATATGTGTAGAGCAGGATTGTTAGACAGATATATTAATACTGATGATAAACGTCAGAGATACTATTATAAAACAACTAAACGTGGATTAGATGTTATACAAAAAGCATTTGATATTAAATAGTCTTGTAAAAATTGTATTATATAAAAGAAAAAGGAGAATGATTAAAATGGCAAGAAAATTTGGTTCAAGAGATTTAATGGCTAGAAAGCCTAGAACTTCAAAGTATGTAGGTAATACTTATGAAGGATGGACAGTAACACATATTGGAGTTGCAACTGTTCAAGGAGCAGGAGCAAAGTATGCATATCATAGAGGTTATTACTATTTATTAGAAAGACCTACATCAGATGGTAAGTTTGTTAAGCAAATAAGACTTAATGCATCTTATATGGCTAAGTTAGCTAATGGTACTTTAGACATTGAGAAGATTGCAGATAAGCGTGCTCACAACAAGAAAGCAACACAAAAGACTACCTACACTTTTAACTAGTGTAGGCTAGTTTTTACACAAAAAATTTAAATTATTATTGGAGGAATATTTTATGAATTTTTATGATGAATGTTTAAAAGTAGCAAAGCCACTTGGTATTGATTTTACTAAGAAGGCTACAACAGAGGAAATTAATATGTTAGCAAATAAGTATTGTGAAGCATTAGATATGAATGATGAATATAATAAGAATATTTATTTTGCAGCATTAGCAATTAGATTTAGAAAGTCTATGATTAACTTACTAAATAATGTAAAGAAGACTTATTCAGCATCAGACTTTACAGTTATTGATTATGAATCTCTTCCATCTATTTTCTTATTTAGATTAAATAAGGCTTGTAAGTATAGAGCTTGGCAAAAACCTAAGGAAGATGGAACATATTTAAATGCACAGCAATGTATTAATATGGTTATCAATACTCATTTCTATGAATTAACTGGTGGTATTGCTAAGTTTGACAAGAAGAAAGCTAACCTATGCACAGCAAGATTAGATAAAACTATTGCGAATACTAAGGGCGATAATGAAATGACATTATTAGATACATTATCAGATGATGAAGATCCAAGACAGAATCCATTAGGATGCTCTGTTTCAGACATTGTTGCTGATTTTTTCAGAATAAACAAGTTTGATATGGGTATTATCATCGCTGCAATTGGTTCTGCTGATTGCTATAAGTATGATAAGAAGACTAATAAGACAGAATTCTCATTATTTGCAGTAAGAAAAGAGATAAAATATTTAATTAAGGAAAGAGTTGATGAATTTATCAAAAAGTTTAAGTTAGATGACTCAGAAATCGAACTTTTAAACAAAACTGTGACTAATTTATCTAAATATAACTCTACTCAATTAAATACTTGCATTCAAAACACTTTAAATGAGGCAAGAGAAATGTATATTAATAAGTAAACCTAAAACGAGGTGAATTCGAATGAACTTAGATATTTATGATAATATAATAGTCAATAAAGCTTTAGTAAGACTATTAGGTTCCGAAAACGCAGTGTATTGGACAGAGCTAATGTTCATTCTTCAACGAGTTTACGACAAACGAACCTACAACGAGAATGGATATTTTCCAGTAAACAGAGAATATATTCAGGACGAAGTAGGTTTATCTTTTGTTCAACAGTATAATTGTGATTCGGTACTAAAAAATATTAATGTATTAGAGTACGATCCAAACAACAGGAATTTGATTCGTATCAGTCCTGCAATGATGAACCAGATAATCATTGATGAAGAAGGAAAGTTTAAAGAGAAGGTTCCTGAATTAGTTAAATTAGATGCTGAAGTAAAGAAAATAAATCGTGAAGTTGCATTGAAGCTTGAACGCGAAGTTAAAGCAGTTAAGAGAGAAGAACAAAGAGAGGTTAAGGCTCAACAAAGACAAACAAAGAATCAAGTAATAATTAGTAATTTTCAAAGAATAGTTAGAGAGCAAATGAACGTTCCTGAAACTTTATTAGAATTATATTATGGTTGGATTGAAAGTGTTTATGCTCGTGGCTTATTCCTTACAAAAGTAGTAATTAAAATGTTTATCGATGAAATGAATTATTACACAACAGAAGAAGAAATTCAAAGAGAACTTCTAGAAATTGCTGTAAAAACTGGATATAGAGATTTTAGTTATGTTAGAAACTACTTTGAAAACAATAATAATAGAGTTAACAAAGGTTTATCTCCTCAAAACCAGGTTTCCATACCTCAACCTAAAGCTGATGTAAACTCAAATAATAAAATAAGTTTTTAAAAAGGGTATTTACATAATATCCTTTTTATGTTATAATGATAATGTAATAAAAATATGAGTGAAAGGAGGAATTAGTAATTATGGATAAAGAAACCTATCAAAAGATCGAAGATACTTTAATGGAACGTGTAAATTTATGTTATAAGTACATCGGAATGATAGATGAAGACCATCCTATCGAAAATATTACACTTAAACAAGCATTAGAAGCAAAAGAATTCTGTAAAGCAGAGAAAGTTAAACAGACTAATATTCTCATGGTTGACTTGTATCATTTAATTGGTATGGGTAACTTAAGTGCAGTGCAATTAGGTAAGATAACAAAGATTATTAAAGAGTATTGTAGTTATCGACCTGATATTAAGGCGATTTCGTTTTGGGATGGAAACATAGAACATCTACCTAAGATACCTAAGAAGACTAAATTTAAATTACTGGAGTTTGATCTAGAGCTTGTGAACGGTCGTGGCGGTGAAGTTGAAGAAGAGATTGAAACTATCTATGAATATACAGAAACAAAGAAAGAAGCACAATCTCAAGCTAAACAAGAAGAACTTAGTCAAGAGTCAGATAATTCAGAAGATAACGACTTATGTCCTCATGCTGTATATCGAGCTGCAGATAAAGCTATCGAGATTGAAAAAGGTTATCAATTACAAGTTGCTACATGGATGTGTGATAACTTAACTTACTTTAAATGCGTTAATGCTGGCTACTTAGCCGCAGCAATGACTGATAATAAAGCTAAGTTTGGCTTCTTATGGCAAAAGATGTCTAATGGTAAAATCATTGGAACTATCGAGAGCAATAGTACAGGAAATTTAGTGCCAATGTGCTTAGATAACTTCAAAAACGTATAAAGATATTGTATAATATAATGTAAGTTAACTTTAACTTATTTCATTAAAATATTCCTTAATAATACCCGACTAATAGTGTCAATAATTCCTCCTTTCTATTAAATGCGATTCAGACTAATCTCATTCTAACTATTAGTAAAAACTATAAGAAGAAGTCCAGTTCGGTTAGGACTTCTTTTTTTTTGCATTTATTATAAAAAAGTATTTACAAATAGATTGAGTTGTGGTATAATAATAGTAGATAAAGATATGGAGGAACCTATTATGTGGATAGTATTAAAGATTGAGATTAAAAATTATTATGATGGTAAATTAGAATATGTTCAAGACGATATTCTTGGAGTTACAGACTCTTTAGATGAAGCAAAAGCAATCTTAAAAGATGATGTAGATAAAACTCTTAAATATGGATATTTTGATAAAGAGATTTATCATGGTGAAACTATGGTTCAACTTACTAATGGTGGAACTGCTTACTTAAAATATAAAATTCATAAAGCATAAAGGAGGAAGCAATATGAAGTATTTAGTAAAAACATGTATTAATTGTAATACAACTGAAGATGTGACAACTGAAGTATTTGACAATTATGATGAAGCTAAAGAATACTTTGATGTTGAAGTTAAAGCTTTAGTAGAAAACTATATGGAAGACGATGATACTTTTGGAGAATGGTTAGATAAAGAAGAAGGAATTATCGTTAATGAGTATGGTGGAACAGTTAGTGAACGACTTGTTGCATTTGATTTTAATAGAATAGAGTTAACTGAAATAAATTAAATAAAATTCTTTTAAAAAACTATTTACTTTTAGATAAAAATGTTATATAATAATAGTAGATAAAGAAAAGGAGATTTAAATTATGAATAGAGATGAATTAGTTAAAAATTTAGGAAACTTAATAAATAGAAAGGTTGAACATTCAAATTTAGGTGGTTTAACTATCACAAATACTAGATTAGGTTCTGATTATGTGATGGCAACATTGGTTCAAGATAATGGAAATACTCGAGATATGGCGTTAGGTCTTATTCTTGATAAATTATCAGACTCAGAAACAAAAACGTTAATAAAGCAATATTCTGATGATTATACTCAGATTTTAAAAGATGAGAAAATCGAAAAACAGAGAATTGCAGAAGAGAAAGCTAAAGAACTTGAACAATTAAAATTAAAGGAAAAGATGGAAGCAAAACGTCAAAAACAAATTGAACGTGATATCGAAAACTTTAATAAACTAAAAGCTACTTTAAATAAATTCGATTATGAACACATGGATGAAGAAGAAAAATTCTTAAGAGAATATTGTTCAGTAAGAGTTGCAATTCCAGATTACTTAGAAAATTATTTCAAGAGTTTATTTCCAGACTCACATCCTTACGTAGTTGATACTTCAATATTATCTAGTGGTGGTTTCCAAAAACAATGGAGTATTGGTGCTTCATTACATATAAGTAAGAAAGGTAGAGAACATATTCCAAATGGTTATCATTCTAGACTAAATGATAAATATATAATTAATGATACTTCATTTGTATTAAGTCTAGTTAGAGAATATGAACTTCCAATCATTGGAGAAAAAGGTTATAAAATTTAATAAAAAATATAAAAAAGGTATTTACAAAATGCCTTTTTTGTGGTATAATGATAGTAGATAAAGATATAGGAGGTATCTAAATATGTTAGATAATAAGAGTTTTGGAGTTAATTTAAGTGAAAAGGAAGGAACAATTGTTAATGTGCTAGTTGCAAACAACGCAAATATAGAGCAAATGTATAACAATCGTGCAGTAAATGCAATTCAGTTCAAGGCATACATTCATGATTTAGTTATGGCAATGGATGACAAGCCTTTAGATAAGAAATCTGCAGGAACAAAACGTTTCTTAATGACTCTAAACAAATTAAGAACTAAGAATGATATAATCACATTCGTATGGAATGCTCGTCTTAGTGGAGATAACTTAGGTGTATTAAAAAATAAATAATAAAAATAGCAAAAAGGAGTTTACAAAAGCTCCTTTTTGTGATAAAATATAATTGAAGATAGATATGGAGGTATTTATTATGAATGATTTATTAAAGAATGGACCTTATGAAATTAAGGAACTAACAAAAGAACAGAAGCAAGCTTTAGTAGATAATTTATTAGGAGAATGGGAAGGAACAAAATGGGACTTAGATAAACCTTGGTATGTTTCAAACGATCCAATGCTAGACCAAGTTTTTGATAACAGAGATGAAGACTTCTGGCAAAAAGGAGAAGAATACCCTTACCCTTATGTAATTCTATATGGTGGAAATACTGTTGAACACCAAGTTGAAAGTATTACTAAAGATACTGCAAACAGACTAGGAATATTCTTAGAAAGATAGGAGAGAATTAGTTATGAAACAAATTATTTATGCAGTCCATAGTGATGTAGACGAAAATAACGTAGGTTGTGAGTTTACAGGACGTGGATCTAAGCAAAGAGCAATTAAATATGCAAAAGAAAATATAGGAGATAAAACTTGGGTTGAAAAACTGGAATTTAACACTAACACAGAACAATATGAGTATTGTGGTGGTGTATTTAGTTATGATGAAGAGAAATAAGGAGATTTGGAAATTATGATAGTAGAATTTGATTTTAATTTAGAAATGTGGGTTCGCAATCTTCAAATCGAGGCGAATTCGGTAGAAGAGGCAAAAGAAAAATTACATAAGATGACTTTAGAAGAACTAATTTCTGAAGGTGCAATAATTAAACAGATGGACATGACAGATATAACTACTGAGATTAAAGAAAGAAAAGTTAAAGTTCAAGTTGGAAATATTAGCGTAGAACCTTCATTCTTCGAATATGATACAGAAGCAGAAAAAGAGGAATTACAACGTAAAGTAGAAAACCAAGTTCTTGAATTTGAACTAAATTTAAAATCTGGAGATCTTATTGACGATGAGATAGATAGTGCATTAGAGGAATACTTTGAAATCTCAGGAGTTTATAGATATACATATAGAGAATTAGCGAGTGAATAACTCGCTTTTTTATTTTATTTGACTTTAACTTTTTAAAGCATAGACTCCGAGATTCTAGGTTCAGTAATAAGACTAAAAATTTTTAGTCACCTATAAACCTGGTTGGGATATTTAAAAAGTTTAAAAAAGTTAAAAACTTAAAAAAGTTTAAAAAAATATAAAATAGGTATTTACATATTAATTAAACTGTGGTATAATTATAGTAGATAAAACAAAGGAGGATATGTTTTATGAAGAAAGAAAAATTATTCTGTTGTATTTGTGGTAATGAGATTAAAAAGGAAGGATGTCCAAATTACTTTGGTAATAACCCTGCTGGTGCGATGTGGAAAGATGAAAATGGAAATGTTTGTGAACCAACTTTCAATATCGATGCTAGATGCTGCGATGAATGCGATCATCGTTATGTAATTCCAGGAAGATTATATAAGTTAAGACAAATGAGAGGTGGAAACTAATATGACTATAGATGAATTAATTAAAAGACTAGAAATTGCTAAGAGTGAATACGGTGGAAATACAAAAATCAGAATTTTCAGTTGTGGATTAGAAGAAGTAGAAAATGCTTATTTTACTAACGGTTCCGACCCTGATGATAGATCTATGAATGATACTTCAATAACTTTAGTAGGTAATTATGATAACCAACATATTACAGAATATCTAGAGAATTTAGAATTCGGTGATGTTGAAGTTGAAGAGGTGCCTAAGGTTAAAACAAAAGGTTTAAGAGATGATTATTATCAAGGTTGTTATTATGATTTAGATACTAAAACCTGGACTCTTGGTGAAACAATGCCTTTACGTAAATTACTTGACTGTTGGTGGAACTCAGTTAATGTTGATGGTAATATTTGTTATAAGAACGCTTATCTTGAGGATGCAGAATATGAATTAGGTGAACTAAAAGAAGAAGATCTAGATAGATTAGTTAAAGTTGCTGATGAGTGGGATGAAGATGGAGATGGCTACCCTACAATCAGTGCAGAATTTGTAGAAGAAGAAAAAAAGCATTTCAGCATTTCTAAAAAAATTTAAAAAAATATCGAAAGGCTATTTACAAAGTAGCCTTTTTATGATATAATAATAATGAAGATAGATAAAGGAGGAATATATCTATGAAAAAAATATTCGTTGTAAAAGAAGTTGAAACAAATTGTGAAGGTGCTCATATCGATGACACTGAAATAAGAACTGAAGTTTATTGTTATGGTTCAAAAGAAAAAGCCGAGGAATGCCTTAAGGACCTATATAAAGAAAAAATTATGGAAGAGCTTGGTTATGATTTAGATGATGAAGATGATTTAAAAGCTTATGAAGATGATAAGGAAAATAATGGTTATCTAGAAACAGATCTAACACCAACTAAAGCCTACTTAAATATGTGGAGCCATCTTGAAGGTTGGAACTCATATACATTAGAAATTACAGAAGAGAATTTGGAGGATTAGTAATATGTCAACTTGGAATAATTGTATCAAGAGATTTGATAATAATAAGATTATAAGATTAGAACATTTGTTTTATGTTTTAGGACAAGAAGGTTGGGATAACCTTACTAAAGAAATTGAAGATGAAACTGATGGAAGAATAACTACAGTATTTACAGATGAAGTTCGTGGAGTTAAGTCAAGATATAATTCAGAAGATGAATTTAAGACAGATCTAAAATTAGTAAATACTATACTTAAGAAGTATGAGAAGATGGTTAAAAGAAGTCTAGAGATTAATTGTCTCGATAATTATGAAGAGGAAACCGCTCACCACGCAGTAGAGGATCGTTATCAAGATAAAGATTGGTATGTGTTAAAATATGATACTGAAACTACAGAATACTATAATGAAATAGTTTTCCAAACATTTGATGAAGCATTAAAGAAGTTTAATAGAACTAAGCCTACTCATAAGAATGAAAGAGTTGAATTAATGTTTGCACCAACTGAAGACGACCCTGAATATTTTGATAACATAGTCGTTAAATATAAAACTTTATAAAAAAAATAAAAAATTTATTAAAAAGGTATTTACAAAATACCTTTTTTGTGGTATAATTAATGTAGATAAAGATAAAGAGAGGAAGAATGTTTATGAAGAATGAAATTAAAGTTTATGTAGTTAATGAAGTTAGTTATGACGGTGAAGAAAGACTTGATGAAGGTTGTTTAGATATTAGTTCAAAGGTATTTACTACTGTTCAAGATGCAAAGAAATATATGGATGAAAGATTTGATGCATTCATTGAAGAGAATGAAAATCTTTTAGAAGACGAACATGATTTTGTTGATGGTTATACTTATGAAAGTGATAACGGACTAGAAAAGAGTTTTGAATATTATAATGAAGATGTAGACCAGAAACTTGATATTTATTTAACTATAACTGAACAAACAATCGAAATAGAGATTTAAAAAAAATTATCAAAGAGGTATTTACAAGATACCTCTTTTGTGATATAATAATAGTGAAGATAGATAGAGGAGGACTTAAATTATGTTTAAATATTTTATTCAAGTATTAGGAAAGACAATGCCAATCTCTTCAAAGGAATATGAAGATTATATGGTTGAAGAAGCAATTGACTCTGGTGAAACTAAAACTACCGCAAAGCGTGTAATTAGAGAAAACCGCCAAGAAGCCGGAGATATTGGTAAGAATATATTTAGATTAAGTTCTGGCGCTGAAGTTATTATATCTAAGTAGGAGGAATAAAATTATGTATGAAGAAGATTTTTATGGTATGAATATTGGAGAAAGATTAGTATGTGTTAAAGGTTATACTCATCCAAACATGGGAGTTGTATGTCGTAAAGGACAGAAGTATAAAGTCAATGCTACACGAGTAGAAACTGATGGTGATATTGAATATGCTATTGGTAAACTTAGAGAAGATGGTGGAGTATGGATGTGTACTAAATTCATTGCAGAACATTTTGTTAAGGAGGACAAGTAGATGGAGTGTTTTAGAAGATTTGTTAAAAATGTATTAAAAGAAAATTATAATTTTAATTTTGATGGTTGTTATTATAAAAAACTAGGAACTAATCGAGAAGGTAAGTCGATATATTTAGTAATGTCTAATCTTGGCGATGAACTTGGACTGTGTGCGAAGTTGGCTACCAATAAGTCTTCATTACAATGTGATTATGAATATGACTGGAGTGATTTAGTCGCTGACGGAGAATATATTGGTTGGAGCGAAGAGAATATTGACAGTATGCATAAAGCATTTAACCTAGACACATTCTGTAAAAATATAGAGAATGCATTTAAGTATGCAAAACAATTTAATTTAGATTAAAAAAATTACAAAAAGGTATTTACAAAAATACCTTTTTTTGATATAATAATAGTAGATAAAGATAAGTGGAGGAATATAATTATGAGTAATTTTAGAGTTGATGTATCTTATACAGATAGAAATGGAAATCTAGTAGAGCTTCAATTAATTAGAGTTCTAGATAATGATAATAAGAAGGACCAAAATGAAGCGTATAGGAACGGTTTTTCTATCGATAGATATTCATTCAAGCAAGTAGGAAAATACAAAGATAGAAGCGGTTTTATTTATTACAGATATATTTAATTAAGGAGGAAGAAAGATATGTTTAATAATATTAATGACTGTTGGGAATACTTAACACAATCAAAGACTCTAGATGAACTAAATAGTAGAGTTGAAGAAATGCCTAAGTGGAGTGGAAGCTGGTTAGTAGAATATGTTAACACAAAGGAGCAAGAACCTTATCAATATGATGAATATGTAATTATCAATTGTGTTGATGATATGAATGAAGATAAGGAAACTATTTACTTTTCTAGTTTAACTGGAGAACAGATTTAAAAGGAGGAATAAATTATGAGTAAATTATATGGTTCATTACAAGGTTGTAGAGGTGAAGCTACAAGATGTGGTTCAAAAGACTCTGGTATGAGAGCTAGTATTCAAAGCTGGAATGGTTCATTAGTAAGTTATATGGACTTAGATGAAAATGATAAGCCAATCATTACATTAAAGATTAGTAAAGGTTCTGCTTGTTATGGAGAAGAAACAATCTTCAGAGGTTCATTAGAAGAATTAAAAAAGAAATTAAAAAAATAATTAAAAAAGTATTTACAAATCACTGAAAGTGTAGTATAATATACTTGTAAATAATAAAGGAGGAATATTATTATGAAGCATGTAAATTTAAAGGAGAAAACAATTTATAAGGACTTAGGTTTATTTTCAATCGAAGAAGAGAAACAATTAATAAAAGATTATTTCGATGGTTGTGAAGAAGATATGGAAGGTTTAACAGAAGACCAAATCAGAGACAGAATAAATGATTGGAATATTAGTTGTTATGAAGATGACTTTGGACCTGAAGGAAATTGGTATTACAGTGATTTGAAAAATACTCCAGTCGTAATTACAGGAACTTTAGGACTTTGGAATGGAAGACACAAAATTGATAATGTTAAGTGTGATAATCTAGAAATAGCTTTAGGTAAAATACTAAACAATGATATCGATTATGTTAAAATTACAGAAGATAGATTTGGAAACTTAAGAGTGTATGGTTATCATCACGACGGAACTAATGAGTTCGTAATTAAGAAGTGGACTCCAAATGGAATGAGATGTCTTAACTTCTGTAAAACAGTATTTGGAAATTAAATAAATTATTAATAAATTATAGAGGTTAGCGATAGCCTCTATTTTTTACGTTTTAGGAACGTTTTATTTTTGACTTGATAAAACACTTATGGAAAACTTAAAACGCAATTCTAGATATGATAGACGAATGCTAGGATATATTTAACTAATTATTTTTAGTTGCCTATAAAGATAATTTTGATCTATGGATTTCGGAGTCTATGCTTTAATCCAGTTTTTACGGGGACTTTAGGGGAGAGTGATTAGACAAAAATATTTTTTTCGAAAGAAAAGGTTTTTTTTAAATATTCTCTTTCTCAAAAATAAAATAAATATAGTATACTTAATAGTATAATACTTAATAGTATACTATAAACTTATATAACTCTCTTATATAAAGAAAGAAAAAGAAAAATAATATAAAAAGAAAAAGAAAGAAAGTTTAATTGCTAAATTAACTGATTTATGTCAAACTACATAATAGGAGAATTAATAATGGTAAATTTTGTTTACGAAGTTAGAAATATAAACGATCCAATCTTAGGTGAAACACCTAGATTTGCTTCAGACAAGGAAGCATTTGACTTAGCAAGAGAGTTTGATGGTGCAGAAGTTTATGCTTTATGTTATGATGAAGATTGGAATTTAGTAAGTGAGGATAAAATTACTGAGGCTGATATGGAATTACCTGATGGATGTGACTCATGTTCAGGTGATAATCCAGCTAATTACGATGATGAAGGAAACTTTAGACTTCCTGAAACTGACGATGATTTAGATGAAGAGTTTAAAGAATATTTCTTTCCAAAAGAATTTTATGATAGATTTAAATGGTTTAGAGGATCTAAAGCTGATTGTTTAAATTTTAGAAATGAATATTTAAATGATAATGACTGGGTTGAAATCGTAAAAGAAGGAAATACAGAGAACAATGAAGTTCCTGAATACACTATTAATTTTACTAAGGACCATCTTATTAAACCTGAGCTTTGGGATACTTTAGAACATGAAACTATTGGTGATGAGTTAAAAGCAGCAAGAGCTAAAGATGAAACTTTAGTAAGTGATGAGGCTGCCGAAGAACACCCTGTTGATGAATGTGTTAAAGCACCTGTTCAAGAGTCTAAAAAGATTGTTGAGTCTAGAGAACCTGTTGCATTAGATGTAAAGCAGTTAGAGTTCGATTGGATGAATGATGATGCATACTATAAAGGAAATAAAATCATTGCATACAAAGTAGATCCAAAGGAAGTAGAAGCAGAAAGAGATCAATACTCAGCTGAGAATAATGATTACAACGATGATCTAGCAATGTTCCCTATGTGTGAGAACGGTTATCGAACTAAAGCTGAGTGGACTGAGTTCATTGAAAATGCTGAAGATCCATACTGGATGAGTTGGGCAAACTTAATTGATGAATACAGATATAGTTTAACTGAAGCAGATTTAGTTTATGAAGGTGAAGAGCTTCCTGTTAACGAATCATGTGAGTCTTGTAAAGAATGTGGAAGTTGTGAAACACAAGAAGATGATGATACATTATTTAATGAGAACTTCACTCCAGAAGAAGATGAAGAATTTAAAAATCTTAGTAAGACTTTAGGATTTAAAGATTTTAAAGATGTATTAGATTTCAGTAAAGATCATGGAAGTGTTTTCGACAGAGAACTTTTACAGTCAATGCGTGAGGAAGCAGAAAAGCTTGCTTCAAATGCAGTTGATTTCGAAACTCAATTTAATAATAAGAACTAAAATAATTTAGTTATCTACGGACCTATCATAGGTCCTTTTATTTTTTATTTAAAAAGTATTTACAAAGTTTCAGAAATGTTGTATAATAATTGTAGAAAAAGAAATAAGGAGATTAAGTATATGTATAAAGTAAATGTTGAATCAAGTAATATTAATAGTATTGGTTATGAAAATGGAGAATTAGTTGTTGATTTTAAAGGTGGTTCATCTTATAAGTATTTAAATGTTCCACAAGAAATGTTTATCAACATGATTAACTCTGAAAGCAAAGGTAAATTCTTAGCAGAAAACTTAAAGAATAAATATGAATTTATAAAACTTTAAAAATTTTTCTAAAAGATATTTACAAAACATTAATTTAATGTTATAATAATAATGAAGAAAGATAAAGAGGTGTTATGTATGATGGACTTTGATGGTAATAAAGAAGAAAGACAAAAGTGGTGGAACGTAGTAGTTCTAATGCCAGATAATTCTATAAGATTAAGTTTCGCACGTGGTGAGGACTACGAATCAGCAAAGCGTTGGTTCGATAGAGCAACTTACACAGTTGAAAGAAGTGACTACAAAGAAATCCTAGAATTCAGTAAAGACTGTAGTTCTACTTATAATGAATTTGTAGAAAAAGAAAATAAATTAAAAGATAAATATAATATCAAATAAGAGGTGAAGATAAAATGAAGTTTGGAGAAATAAAAGGAATTTTAAATAATATAGAAAAGCTAGATACAACAAAACCTGATTGTACACAAGAGTTTTCAATCTCATTAACTGGAAGTCAAGATTATGTATTAGCAAATCAGATTACAGGTACTGATTTAGGAGAACTAAATGATTTTGAAGTAGTAGATATTGAGTCAGGAGATTTTGGATTAGTTGTAACTTTTAAGTATGTACCAACAATCATTCCTGCTTTCGGAGCTTTAGCAAAGCGCTATAGAGCACCATTACAATCTAAAACTTACTATCATTTAAATTAGTAAATAATAAACCAGACTCTAAAAGAAAGGAGATGAAAAGTTATGAAATTAGAAATTGCTTTTAGAAATGGAAACATGGAGAAGAAACAATTTAAGGATGAAAATGAAGCTAGAGATTACTTAAAATCTATTGGCACCGAAAGTATTATCTATTTCGATGTTCTAGATGATAATGATAATTTCAACTTTGACTCTCCATTGCTTAACGAGTCCTATCCAAGACCGGCAGAAGATATAATTGAATGACAAATAAACTAGGTTAATTACCTAGTTTTTTAATTGCTAAATTGGATAAACTGTTTAAAGGAGTTTTGATTATGAAACTGTTTAAAATATTTTTCGCTGATGGAAATACTGTTCGCAGATTTGCAGATGATAAAGATACTTTAGTGAGTGAACTAAATGAAGAATTTCCAAACAGAGAAATTGTAATGATTACAGTTGTTGACGAAAAAGAAGAGTTTTAATTGTATAATAACATATAGGAGATTTAGTCTAATATGAAGCTTCATGAACTTGTAGATAAGTTAACATCAGGACAATTTAATATCTATCATGAATATAAAGCTTACTTTAAAGGATCTATCATTAAGAAAGATTATGAAGATAAACCTAGATTTGACTTTGAATTAGAACCATATTCAGATTTCAGTGATTTAGATGTTGTGAGTTTTAACTTAGCTGTATCTTCAGATGTTTATGACCAAACTCCAGTTCTAGATATTGTTGTTAAGTAAAGGAGACTAAAACATGGAACAAGATATTAATGATTTATTAAAGACTTTAATTGTTGAGAAGGATCTAGAGATTAGAAACCTAAATATTACAAATTCAAATTTGGCTAATCAAAATGAAGAGTTAAGGAAAAGAGTTCAAGAACTTCAAGACAGATTATTAAAGACTCAAACAACACCTGCACCTGTTGAAGAGATGCAAAGCAAGAAGTAGGAGGACTAAGTATGGGAATAGTATTCGATAACTCTGCACAAAGAGTTCAGATTAAAGATCTATTGAATGATGAAGAGAACAGATTTATTTTAAATAGATTACAAGCAGGACGTTATAGAACTCCAGATGGATATGATGCACCTTATAGATTAAGTGATGAAGAATTAGTTAAATTACAAGATGAATATATTTATATTCAAACTGATGGTGATTGTTGGTATGCTCGCTTTGAAAAGCCTACAAGCGAAATCAGAGAGTTGTTAGGACTTCCAATCCAATCAGATAACCCATTTGATATGTTTTAAGATAAAGAGACTAAACAGTCTCTTTTTTATTTTTATAACAGACTTCTCGGAGTCTATGTTTTAGGCAGATCGTTATAATTGAACTAAGAGAACTTAGTTACCTACAAACCTAACCTGAAAATATTTTAAAAAAGTTTTAAAAAAGTATTTACATCCGCCATAAAACGTGGTATAATGTAATTGTAAAAAATAAAGGAGGAATCGAATATGAATAAATATTCACAATTCAATGCAGAACAAGTTTTAAAGGAAGTTAACAGATTACTTAATTGTTATTCAGGACCTTACCTAATTGAGTATGTATGTAAGGAGTTAAGTATCTTTGACTGGTGGCCTAGAACGTTATCTAAGTCAAGATTAAATCAAATGAAATCATTCTTAACACAAGCAATCAAGAGAGGTTATAAAGGTTATGTATGCTTTAAGGTAGGCGATACTGGATGTGCAAATGGTATGTGGGCACATAAGGAAGAAAGTACTAATGGTTATTCTCCAGATGGTGATTGCTTATATCATTCATTCACTCCAGAATATACTTATTGGTCCGTTAATCAAAATGGAACTTGGTACCCTACTAATGAACAAAAGTTTGACTCAGTTAAAACTTTAAAACAACTAGATGCATTGTATGAAAGTTTAAATTAAGAGGTGGAACAATCCACTTCTTTTTTTTATTCACTCAGGAGTTAGGATTTCGGAGTCTATGTTTTGATTGTGAAGTATAATTAAACTAAAAATAATTAGTTACCTATAAACCTAGCCGGAATAAAAATAAAAAATATTTTATAAAAAGTATTTACAAATTAAAACGTTTGTGGTATAATATAAGTAGATAAAGATAAGAGAGGTATACTTATGAAACCTAAAAAGAAAAGAAAGTTAAGAAATCCTATTCACTTTGCTATCATAACAAGTGGAACACACATGAATATGACTAAGACAAAGCAAGAGAAAAAGGAACAAGAAGATAAGAAACAAAAGATGAAAGGTTGGAGTGAAGAATAATGAGTGAGATGGAAAGAATTAAAGCAGTCAGACTAAGATTACCTAAAGAAATTAGTTCTATGAAATTCAGAAATGAGAAGTATGATTGTGATGATGATATACAAGAATATCTAGATAGACCTGAGTTTAGTGATATCATAGATTGGAAGAAGCCTGGAAAGTTTATGTCTAGTTATGGTGCAAGCTTAATTAAGGTTAATGGAGACTGGCAATCTCTTCATGAATATTACATAGATTTTCTATTAGATAGAGGATGGGATGAAGCAGGTGAATTTACTAAGTCTAGAGAATTAACAGATAATGAATTAGTAAAATATATACCTAAGTTTAAAGCATTCTTCGAAGCTGTTAAATTGCCTTGTCCAGAATTAAGCAAGGAAACAATACGAGTTGTTGAGTATTGTTATTACAATGGAAGCGACGCACCAGTATGCTTTGACACAACAACAGATCCATTCTATGATGAAGTATAAAAAATTTAAAAAAATATAAAAAAGATATTTACATTTCAATTAAATTGGTGTATAATATAAATGTATCAAGATGAAGCAAGCTTATAAATGTCCACTTCTATTGAGGAAGTCATGAGCCAATGTAGTTGAGGAAGTATATAAGTTAGGGCTTGAACAAAAACCAACTATAGTCCTAGGTTGAAGCTGGTGAGGGAGTCAATTCGAATTATACGGCCATCTTGATCGTCTCTAAGAATATATAATATTTAAATGTGAGAATAAACTATCGGTCCAGCATCTCCGAAAGATTCGGCCGAGTTTGGTATTATATATTGCTAGAGGCGAAAACTATTCTGTGCGCCCTAAGCCGCGGAATAGAATAAACCTCTGGCGGTGGTGAGATTACTAAGAATATCTTAGTCAGTCTCTAAGAGTATATGAGCATATGCAGTTAAGTCTGCCCAACAAGTTCGTATACTGCTAGAGGCCGAGGACATAGTCGAGTAGGTGGCACGATTTAGATTTTTTCCTGCCGAGTGGAAAGATAAGTATCAGCTAGCGAAGGCCAAGTGAAAAGTCAGACAAGCGACCTGCTGATGCGATTTACTATGGGGCTGCCCACTAGGGAGGAGCACACACTTAGAAATAAGCGGTATCGAGAACCTTAATGTGGTTGGTTGAGTAGAGTATATTCGGGTTATATGAAATTCTAGATAAAGTAAATATAGCAGCTTATATCCGAAAAATCATTTAGTATTGCAGGTGCAAATCCTGCCGGCCCCTCCATAATTAAATATATGACTAAATAATATTATAGCGGGTATGACGTAAAAGGTGTAGCACGCACAAGCAAGTATTTATACATGAGATTAATTCTCTAAGGCTAAAGGTTATGTAATTCCGGAATAAGTAATCAAAGCCTGTACCTTACAATTGTGGTGACAGTAGTCGTAACAAAGTTGCATCGACGCAACAAGCTAGATTTATCTAGTGGGGATGGCCCGACCGAGTCGTACCGGGTATAATGTTATTTAGTAATAGTTAATATCAAGACGAACAACATGTTAGATGCGCAGCTATCTGTTGAGAGGTTCGTGCTGGAGTGACAGTCTTCGGATAAGGATGAAGAGCAGAATATCCCATCGCTAGATGAATGCCGACATAAGAAATACTGATGGGGTCGGATAGAATCAACCAAAGATATTAACTTATTAATTAACTAATATTGCACTGAGCCCAGCCGTTAAACAGAAAGCAGGACCGCTGAAAGTAGCAGAACGGTGGTTAGTGTAGGAGGCGCCAAAGCTAAGACCGATTCCACAAGCACACGACTCTGATAGCTACAGAGAGAGCTGGACCTTGTGCAATGTTAGTTAGTATTGAAACATCAATCATTCTTATACCCTCCTTTCTGAAAAAGCTTTAGATTAATTTCTAAAGTTTTTTCGTTTATATATTTACAAATCAAGTGTTTTATGGTATAATATATATGAAGATAGAAAGAGGTGTATAAGTATGAAAGATAAATTAACATATGTTATGAGTTTTGTAGGTAAGAGAATTGTATTTGATGTAGGTTGGTTTGATTATTATACTGGAGTAATTAAATCAGTTGAAGTGACAGGAAATCAATATAAGTATGAAGTTAAATTAGTAGTAGATAATATTTTAAATTATGACAGCACACATCATGATGGTCACAGGCCAGATTTTAGAACTACTGATACAGTATTATTAGATAACTATTTAAACTATCATCGTCAACGCTGGGGCATGTGGGCATTAGCCGATTCTAAAGCAGGTAAAGATTTAATGTATAGAACTGAAAGAACATGGGATAAGAGAACTAAAGATAAATATCCAGATCCTTACGATCCAAACAGTTTAACAGAACCTAATAAAATGTTTTATGATATGTTAGTGGAAAGAAAGGAAGCAGGCTTACCAATCTATGTTAGAACTAAGTATCGTGGTGATAGTAAAGAATATAGATTAGAAAAGGTCGAAGCTAAAGATTATAAAGTAGAAGTTTATAGAGGTAAGGCTTATGTAGTATTTGCAACTGTTGCCTATGCTCACAGAGTTAAAGCTACTAATTTTAATAAGAAATATTTCTTTGAGAAATAATTAAAATAAATTGAGGAAAGATATTTACATTTCCTCAATTTTTTGGTATAATATAATTGTAATAAGATAGAGGTGATTAGAATGAGTAGATGGTTATCTATTGCTCCAACATGGTGGGAGTTACTAAGAAGTATTTTAAAGCAAGGATATGTATATATTAAATATAATGGTGAGATTCATCAATGCAAAGTAGAGAATAAAGGTTGGGAAGATTATCCTAGACTTGAATTAGCTTGGCATTATACTTATCCTATTAAACTAATTGAAAGAGATTATAAAATTACTTGGTCTAAGAATAGAGAAGACTTAGAATAAGAGGTGTTTAATATGTTAAAGATAACTCATATAAAAAGAACTGGTCTACAAGGAGAACATCAAACAAACCTTAAGACAGGTCGAGTTAACTATATAGGTCTATGTTCTTTTAGTCATTTAGATAGAATAAATTTTGTAAGAGATGGCTTGCACTATTCTATACAGATGGATGATATAGATGGAGATTACCAGGTAGCAGTGAGATGCAAGGAAGATAAGTATTTCTTTAAGCATCTTGGCTATGGTACTCAAACATTTATAGATTTATTATTTGGTTGGGATTGGCAGACTAAAGGAATTACATATCAAACATTTCCTGTTGATAAATTAGAAGCAGTTATATTTGGAGGTAAGTAACATGCAAGATTATAATGAAGCATTAGAAACATTAAAAGATATGTTAATTGGTAATGGTGTAAATGATAATATCAACGATTATGTTGATAACTTGATTTTGCCTATCAAGCAAGCACTTAGAGAAAAAGAAAGTAAACTTCTTATAGCAAAGAAATACGGATTCTTCGATGGATATAGTATGTGGAGAACAGATGAATTTATAATTGATTATGATACTGTAAGAAATGAATTTTGTTTAAGAAGTATTACTAATGGATATACACTTGGTAGAACAAGATTTTATGAGAGTGATTATAAGAAGACCTGGTGGCTTAGAGAAGACATGAGCAAATAATATTATAATAAAGTATTTACATTTCAAAATAAATATGGTATAATATATATGTAAGATAAATAAGGAGGTACTCGGTATGAAGGATATTAAGAATAGAATAGGCAGGTTTAGATTAACAGAAATACATGAAGATACATATACTTATTCTATGGCGGATGAGGATGATGATCCATTCGTACTAACTCAGTTCATGGTAGACTTAGATGACAATACATATACTCCTATTGAAAGACAAGAGATTACTTTCTATCCTAAGAGTGATGTAGAAATTAGTAATCTTCCTTTTACTGAAGAAGAGTTAGCTTACTTAAATAAATTAGGATTAAAGGAGAGAGAATAATATATGAAGTGGATAGTTAAACGTTTTAGATTTTATTGTGTAGGTAAAGGCGAACCTGCTGGTGACTCAAAGGTAATAGGCTATAGTGATAAGTCTGAGCAAGAATTGTTCGAGGTATTGGAAAAGGAATATCCTAACCTACCCATAAGAAAAGAAGTAGTTACTACTAGTAAGAGCGGTTGGGAACACTTTGATGCCTTTGATAAAGATGGAAAGAAAGATAATAACTTCTTATATGAAGACTGTATATACTTTACCACAAATACTTTAAAAGAATTTTAAGGAGAATAATATGAGCACATCATTAACACATTATTTAGGAATAGGTTATAAGTTAGATTATGACAAGAACATAAAGAAGATAGATGCTTTCTTAGATGAGCATAAGGAATATGAAGAATATAGTTTCTTAAATCCTAATGCTGATAAGCCAGGCTTACAGATAATTGTAGATGGTATGAATGGTAATTATATTTATGTTATATATGTACTAAAGAAAGTAGAACAAGATGACATGTATTCTAGTGGTGCAGACTTTAGCATGCATATATGTGATGTAGTTGACCATCATGCTGCAGATGCTGTCTGTGATTTATATAAGGATATCTTTGGAGAGTACTATGATGGTGATGACGCACCTTGCCTAGTAAGCTTCTTCCATTGTACATAGGAGGTAAGCTATGTCAGTAAGCTATGTCAATTGAGAATATAAAACTACTTAAGTCTTTAAAAGAAGGTTTATTGGAAGATAAAGAACGTGCATCTAAGCTTCTTGATAAATATAGCGAGATAGCCTATGGACCTAATGTAGATTATAATAGTGAAGAGGCTAAGGATGCTGATATCCTTCATGACGCTTTATTACATCATATAGAAAGCATTGATGAGCAGATAACTAGCGTTGACCGTCAAATAGCCAGAGAAGACAAAGTGTATTACTAAAGATAAGACAGAGTAACATCTGTCTTTTACTATTTGCTAAATTAACTGTAAACTTTATTATTAATAAATGAACTAAATAGGAGATTAAATATATGAGAGACTTTTCAGATGCACTATTTGAAGATATAGCTGGCTATGGCTCTAGTTTAGATTGGGACTTTTGGTATGATCTATTCGATGAGAGTGCACCAGCAGCTATGTACGCAGCTAGAGAGATTGTTTATAGTTTAGTTGGAGATGCTGAGTCAGCCGAGAAGTTATCTGATTGGGGAGCAGATCTAGAACTTGATGAACAAGATGCATTAGACTCTTTAATTGCTGATGCCCTTGAAGGTGCTAATGAACATGAAGCTATGATGGATTATTATCATAACCGAGGCTTACGTATTACAATATCTAATAAAGTAGATGCAAAGAATAAAGAGTTAATTGATAAAGAACTTGCTAATGCTAGTGATGATGATAAGCGTCAGATTTTATTCACTGCTATTAACTCATTAGTATTAAATGGTTGTTTATCTGAAGCTGTAAAAGGTAATACAAAAGAAAATGAACTTACTGAAAGCGGAATGCCTAGTTACCCAAAGAGAGATATTAACGAAGTACAAAAAGAAATAAGAGAATATATTAGTAAACATATGTATCAATCAGCTGCTTCAGATATTTTCGAATACGGAATAATCGATGCTTATGGAAATAAATGGAATAACTTTAGTTGGAATGGTATTACAGCAAAGGTTAAAAATTCTGATATAACATTATTTAAAGTATTTAATGATTATCCAGAATTCAAAGCTCTTGTTGAAGCTAATACTGGTAAACTAGTTCTAGAAACTGTTACTGCTAGTAATATGGCTCAAAACAATATTACTATTCATTTACATGTTGCTATCTTTAATACATTAACTACAAAGAGCCAAGCTTTAGAAGAGGTTAATAATAAACTTAAAGCTGAAAAAGCACCTGAACAACCTAAACCTACAGCAGAGCCTGAACCTGAAGCAAAGCAAGATAATGATTTAACATCAGATGACCTTAACAAAATTGTGTCTGACATTGACTCAGCCATTTCAGACTTAAAATCATAGATAATTACTAAGAGCTTTTAATTAAGCTCTTTTTTTTTATTTTCTTTAAAAAAGATATTTACATTCTAATAATTTTAATGTATAATATAAATATAAAGAAGAGGTGAAAGAAGATGAAGGTAAAGAGTATAGATGATTATGGAATATATTTTGATAATGGAGATTCAATAGGTTGGTATCATTATCAAGACTGTTGTGAGACTAACTGGCCAGACTTCAGACAATTAAAGGATACTGGAATATTTAATGAAAAGTTTACTACTCCATTAACATTTGAAAAGTGTAATTATGGTTTTAGATTTGGTAATGAAGGAAAGATGTATTATGTTCCTTGCTATACAGACCAAAATGGTTATTATAGTAGTGAAGTAGAGATTCAATACTTTGACCATGTTACTAAGGAATCTTCTTATGTATTAGAGGATGTTGATTGTGAGGATGAAAGCTATTATGAATGGGATACAAAGAATGACTTTGTAAAGGTGAACTAATATGAAGCAAGTAAAGTTTAAAGGTAAAGTGAATGGTAAGATTGTAAGAGGTTATTGGTTCTGTGCAGTCAGACCCATGCGAGCTCAGACTATTGCTGAGAGACTTGTAGGAGATAGGATTACTAACTTTATGTTTGTTATTAAAGATATTAAAGAACATATAATTAAATGTGAGGTGACTGAATAGTGAAAAAGAAAATCCGAGATTTAACTATTAAGGAAATGAAGCGCGAAGTTGCAGTCCTAGATCATTTACAAAAATATCCTGAAAGATATTATGTTATGAAGTATGCATTAAAAATTAATAAAGATCATATTTCTAACTTATTTAAATTTAAACTTAGTAATAAATATCTTAATAGCAAGATTGAACAAGACGTATTAAATGTTTTAAATCAAGATGTCTTAGATCAGGAAATCGAGGTATAAGAAAATGAGTAAAGAAGAAATTATAGAAGAAATTAAAGAAAACCTTGAAGACTATATTCTTCAGTCTGACGTAGACTCTTATATTAAAGGTTATCTAGATGCCTTATGTAAAACTTATGAAATAACTTGGGATGAAAGATATGAAATTGAAGAGGCACTAAAGTTTTAGAGGTGAATTAATAATGAAACAAATGATCCAGACTTATAGAACTATAGATGACTTAGAACAAAGTTTACAATTCTGGAATGAAAGAGGTTATAGACTGTCTAATATATTTTGGAAGTCTATAGAAAATGTAGTTGGTAGCGGATATAGTACTCATACTTATTCGGATTATTCTATAGTTGTTGTGTATGATAAAATAGAAGAAGGTAATGGTGAATAATATGTATACAAAAGAAGAATTAAGAAAATTACCTAAAAGAGAATTGCAATCTCACGTTGCTTGGAATTTAGGACATAATGTTAATATAAATCAAACAAAAGATAAATTAATATTTATAATTGAAACTTTTATAGGAACTAAAGACGAGGATAAGAGTGATAAATAATGAAGACTAAATTATTATATTATAAAAAATTAGAAGATGAAATTTTTAAGATCCAAAAACGCTGTGATGATTTAAAAGCTATTAATGATTTACTTATGAATAACTGTGGTAAGACACTTTTAATATTTAATAACTCAACTCGCCATAAATCTTATGGAATGTTTTATTTAGAAGTATTAAATGAGTATAAGATAGTTTTAGAATCTAAGCAATTTAATTTCGCTAATAAGATTTTTTCCAAAAAAGAACTTAAATATTTCGTAAGAGAAAATGGATATTTTGTTTATAATAATGTTCAAGCTAATTCATATAATGAATTTATAAATCGTGTATCTAATTATATTGGAAAGACTCTTGATATGTACACAGCAAGATTAAACGTTATATATAAGAAGCTAGGCATTCAAGAAGTAAAGTAATAATGAGATAGAGGAATAATATGTTTATAAGAACTAATTCAAATATATATGAAATAAATAAGCATGATGATATTATTATAGAAAATAAAAAGGTTACAGGTTATTATATCGGCGAGACGGATGTAATTAAAGAAGAGCAAGTAATAGCTAAAACAGAAAATGGTGTTGAAGAGTTAATCGACTGCTTTGTATTATATGTAGATGGTAAATATAAATTTGCTAGTGAAGACTTATTAGCTATTGAAAGCTATGCTATTAAATATGATTTTGATAAGGTAGAAATCTATGGTATGATATTTACTAAATCTAGGTTTACAGGTGAAGTAGGATCTAAAGTAATTGTTAAACATACTGTGGATGAGAATGGCCATGGTTATTATAGATTAATAAAGTAGGTGAGTAATGTGACTTATAAGTTATTATTATATTGTAATAAATCAAAACCCTATTTAGTATATCATAGAGAATATTGTGCCTTATCACCTTCAGAATATATTAATTATGGATATGAAACTCGTTGGGAAGATAAGAGTATGCTTGAGGATGTTTGTAACGGCAATATAGTTGCCGAATGTGATTATGAGGTAGAAGATATATTCTATGAATTATACGGCGATTTAGATTGGCAACATGATTATCTTCCAACTACTAATACTATGAGTGTTGTCTCTCTTGAAGATGCTGCTTGTATGAGCAGAGAAAAGATTGAAGATCAAATGACTCATGATAAAGCCTATGCAATTCATATAAAGAACTTACATATATTTGATGAGCATATGGAACTTAATGAGTTTTTATATGAAGACGATAGAGATAATCACTATGGTGTTTGGACAGTAGATAGAGCTCCTAAGAATGGAACTGTTATTTGTACTGACTTTAAAGATATTGGCGGAGTATATTGTTGTAGAGGAACTTATGGTAGATTCTTAGCACTAAGTCCTTATGAGCTTCGTGATATACTAAATTGTAAGAAGACTGTTGTTATTCGTAAGTCTGCTTGGAAGGAATGGTAATTTAAAATAAAGATAAATGAAGTCATTAAATGGACTTCTTTTTTATTGTATATTAAATTGATACATGAGGTGATTTTATGATTAAAGAAATGACAGAGTTTAAAACTAAAGTAGAGCATATAGCTAATTATTGTTTACAGCATACTTTTGGTAATAAGTGGAAATTTGAGTTAAATAATATAGATTTTGATATAGAGTTTGTCGACTCTGATTCAGATTCATTAGAAACTAGAATTGATATCATTTACATTAAAGGTCGTTTTGGTGATACTGACAGAGAAGAAACTTGGAAATCAATTGATATATCTTTATTTAATGAAGATGAATTTGACTTAGATAATGACCAATTTATTTATGGTACATTCTTTGGATATTTTCAATCAATGGAGGATAATGCATAATATGAACAAAATTTATTCAGTTTTATTTATTGATAATAATAAACCAATTAAAGGTTTTTATGTGTTTGCTGAAAATGAAGATGAAGCTAAGTCTTTAGTGTTAGCTCAGATAGCTGATACTCCAGACAGAGTCTTGGCTAATTATGAAATGAATGTAACGGAGACAAAATAATATGTTAGAAATTAGAGAAGGACTTTTAATTAATCCAGAGCTTATCCAATATGCTGAAAAGTTTTATTTAGAAGATAGAACAGATGGTCAATATGGGCTTCAATTACATTTTATTAGAGGTTATAATAATTTTTATTTTTCAACTAAGAAAGAAAGAGATGAAGCTTATAGTAAAATTTATAATGCTAATAAAAGTGTCCACCTAACAAATACAGTTAAAACTTCTGCAGAAAGGCATTGGGATTTTTAATGTTATTATATAATGAAGATCAAAATATTCCTAGTAAATATAACGGAATTAATATAACTTATTTAAATGAAACACTACAACCAGAATTTGATTTTGATATGGCTTTTGTAAGCTTACATTTACAAGGTGGAACTATTTATGCAAAAACTGATGGTATAGCTGCTCAAGAGATTACCAAGCTTATGACTGATATTTGGGACCCTTCAGGTGTAAAAGAACATGCTTCTCCACGTGAATATAAGGCTGATATTATTATAGGTAATCAGGTTTATCAAGGATGCTGGCCATCTAGCATTGAAATGGATTGGAAAACCGCTACTAAGAAAAAGCAAAAGGATGTAATGTACAATATAACTTTTGAGTTTGATAACAAAACATTTAGGAGTGATATATAATATGGGATTTTTATATGATTTTGGCGATGGCTGGGTTGTTAACTTAATGCAATTAGAATATTTTTCACCTTATGAAGACGATAGCGCTAGAGATGGAAAGAAGTATAAATTAGAATTTAATTTTAGTGGTAAGGGTTGCTTTACTTCTAGTTTTAAAACTAAAGAAGCTCGTGATAAATGCATTGATGAAATTCTAGCATTTGTGCCTACTATTAAAATTCAACATGATTATTCTGTAGGATGTATTTCTCCAACCGATACTGTTCTTGGTTCAGCTTCATTACCAAAAGAAGATTCAAGAGCTGATGCATACTCTATTCCAGCAGTTCAAAGTTTATTTAATAAGTAGGTGTAATTAATGAAAGATAGATGTTATACAGGTGTTTGGTCTAATGGTAAGAAGACTATAGATTTAGATAATCTTAATACAGTTGCAGAGTATGCTGGTGTATGTAGTTGCGTAGATGGTAGTACTGACTATGGAGATGAATATTATGTAACTAATTCTGGTACTATTGTACATACATATCATTATGATGATTTAGAAGACTGGTTTGCAGATTTAGGACCTATTTATAATAGACATAATTGTTATAAAGTTATAGGAAAGAATTTTAAAAAGATTAAAGATAAAGGTGACGAAGATCCGAACTGGATTGAATTTAATAGAAGTTTTAAATAAATTAAGGTAGTGAGAAATAATATGTATAATGGATATCATTTTTATGAAGGCTTAAATAAAGAATATGGTCATTTGAAAATTATTGTTAAAGCAAGAAGTAAAAGAGCCGCAGATAAAATACTCTTAGATAAATATAATAAAGGTTGGGAAGTTTTAGTTTATTGTAATTTTAAGGAATTAAATACAGTGGAAGAAGCTGAATTGATAAAAAAGGTAAATTCAGCAAATGAGCATGAAGAGCTTTATGCTAAATATATTTATTTAAAACAAGGAGACTAAAATGATTTATACTTCTTATTTTGGAAAATATAAAGGTGATAAAGGAATATCTATCGCAAGATGGACTCCTAGTTGGTTTACTGGTGAATCTATGTTATGCTTTGCTCCGTCTAAAGATTTATTAAGGTGGTGGAAGACATTAGACAAGAAAGCTCAAAACGATCCTGGTTATCAATTACAATATTATGACGCTTATGTTAAAGAAACTTTAGAACCATTAGTTCCACAAGTACATGAGCTAGCTAAACAACTTGATGGTAAAGTTTTATTATGTTATGAAAAGCCTGAAGATTTCTGTCATAGACATATAGTCGCTAATTGGTTTTGTAAGTACGGACATCTTTGTGATGAATTATAAAATATTAAAGGATCTGGTTATTCAGATTCTTTTTCTTTGTATACTTATATATAGAGGTGAGAGTATGTTAAATCTAAAACAAACTAAATGGGTTATTTTTGATAAAGATTTAAAGAATATTTGGGATAAAGGTTGGTGGATTCCTGTAGAGGAACTTGCTAATCTAAATAAACATATCAAATATTATAGAGGATGGAAAGCAGCTATTAATGGTTATCTATCTGGACGTGGATATGGTGAAGATGTTAGATTAGATAATATAAGAGTTTTACCTGTAAATTTAACTATTGCATTAGATGAGTCTTATGAAGAAGTCCCAGTTAGTACTTATTTTAGTCCTAAATACGATATAAACATAAAGCAACTTCATAGATATATTAAGACTGAAAAACTTAATGCTATTATTGATTTATTAGACATGGTTAAAATAAGATTTGGAACACACTCTGAGCATGGTCTAGATACTGTCTACGCTGTGTGGACAGAGCAAGATAAGTATGGAGTAGCAAGAGAGTATTGTGATACTATTATTGCAACATCAGATAATAAAGAAGATTTAATGTAGGAGAATTAGTATGATTGAACCTAGTTATATGAGATTTAATTTAGAAGAGCAAAAGAAAGGCTTGCATATTAAATTAATTAATTTTCTGTTAGAATATAATAGAACAAGTGGAGATTCTTTTGTTGAAATTCTTATAAAACCTGCTGGTTATGAAGATACCATTACTGTAGAGTGGATTCAAAATGATTATAATGATAAAGAATATGAAGATCACTTCAAACCAGTCGGTGCTGATGAGCATATTATGTTTGAATATGAATTTCCAGATAACCATTTTGAATGGGTTGAATCTATGGAAGAAGGCAAAGAAAGAGTTGAAGAATGGCTTAAAGAAAATCCAGGTTGGATAAAGACAGACTATGGTCGTTGGATTAATAAAGAAGAAAATGAAAGATTAAGAAAAGAATTCGGATTAGAGGATCCAGACTTGGAGGACAAATAATGAAATATTTTAAGTTTAATAATAAGATTTTTACTTTAGAAAATATTATTGGAATGTCAACAAGTGAATATACTTATACAGATGAAGATTTAGAAAATGGAGATTGTTCTGAAGACGAAGTTAATAAATGTTTTTATTTAATTATGATTTATAGACCGAGTGAAGATCCATCAATGTTACAATTTGATACTGAAGAAACTAGAGATTTAGTTTATAATAAGATAATTGAATTAATTAAACCTTATGATTTTGATAACTTTATTAAAGATAAAATTGAATCAAAATCTAATGAAAAGGAAAGTGATTAATGTGGATTTTGAATACTTAGGCAATAAAGACATTATTAATGTCTCAATGACAAAAGAAGAAGCAGAAGTAGTCTCAAGATATTTATTAGATAGAAGAATTAAATTAGAAGATTGTGATTTAAAAGATTCATATTGTTATCCAAAAATTACAAAAGTTTATTTTGAAATACTTAAAAACCTAATGAAACAATAGCTAAATTATATACTGAGTTTAGGAGATTAATATGGCAAAAGAACCACTTCTACATCTAAGCTCTTCTGATTATGTAGAATTACTTTTAAAAAATAAATCATTAGCTTTTATTGCAAATCGATATTTTTATAAATGTCCAGTTTTCGCTGGTTCGAATGCTACAAAAGATGGAAGTACACTTCTTCGTAGTATAAGTACAACTATGCTTGTCAGCCATGACTTTAAGGACAAATTATTAGAATTAATTCCAGAAAATAGCCAAAGTCAAAGTCTTCTAACAATAACTGAAGCTGATGCAAACTTTATTACATTATATACTTATGCTTTATGTTTATGGGTTATTATTGCAATGAGTTCATTAAATAAAATTCATAATGAAAATTTTACTATTTATAGTTCTTTCGGAATATGTTTTAATGGAATCTTAATAAATTGTGGTGCAATAAGAAATTCAGATCATCAATATGAAGGTACTCTAGATACAAGATTTATAATAGAAGATATTACAAATAAAATTTCAGAACAAAAAATCAACCAATTGAGAGAAGCTTGTAAGAATATTTCAAACTTAGAAACTGATAATCTAACTTGGTATCTTAGAGGTTGGTTACCAGAATTCTTATCATTATTTAAATGTCAATATAAATCTGTCCAAGCACAAACAAAAATAAGCGAAGTTGATATAATTGAATTAGTTCAAAGAGCAAAACAAGCACTTATTTAAGATTAAATTTTTTGCTAAATTATGTAAATCATGTTAAATTATTTTTAGGAGATCTAAATGAATAAGAATAGAAATCAATTCAGTATAGATTGGGATAATTTGTGGACTGATGATCTATCTCAAAAAAGAAAAGTAAGAGAATCATTTTATTATAAAAGAAAATTAAACGAAAGTTTAAATATATCTGAATATAGACAACTTACGGATGAAGAAATAAAGTATATTTGTTCTCAATTAGATGGTATGATGGATGGAGAATTAGATGATTTTTCACCTTATTTTAAAGAAATAGAACAAAATATCGGTATTAACATTACATCTTTACACATTTATGCTGATGGAGAACCAGTAGTTATAACTAATAAAGAAGAATTATTAAATGTAATTAGAGAGTTAGTTGACGAAGGTGACGAGGTTGAAGCTTGGGAAGACTATTTAGATGAATATGAATCTGGAGATACTAATTCAGAAGGATATGTTCGCATTAATAATTTACTTTCTGTTTGGCCATATGGTGGTTTATGTTCTGTTGAAGAATATGCTAGACTAAATGATGTATTAGAAAGTATTGATATTTATGGATATGGAGATTTTCCAAGTATTTGGGATCAAATATCTGAAGGTGTATATGGAGAAGATGAAGAAAGAGTTAGAGAAGTTTTCAATGATCCATATCAAGGATTATTAATTAGAAGATCATTTACATTTGATCCAAGTAAAGCTGAATAAAATTAACTTTAAATTTTAATTATAAAAACTAAGTTTCGTACTTAGTTTTTTATTTCCTTACCAGAAATTTTTGTATATTAAATAGAGTTAATATGTAAATATTTTCAAGGGTTTTCTAATGCTAAATTAATTACCTAAGGTATAAATATATCAACAAAAAATTTTAAAAGAAAGGATAACTTAATATATGGAAAAAGTTATTAAACGAGACAGGAAGCAAGTGCCATTTGATGAAGATAAAATCAAAATTGCACTTAGAAAAGCTAATGCTGAAACTAAGAAAGCACATAGATTAACTGAGGAAGAAATAACTAGTATTGCTGAATTTATTAAGAATATCGATAAAAAGTGTTTAGGTGTAGAAGCCATTCAAGATATTATTGTTAATAAACTTGTAGAATTAAATAAGCCAGAAATTGTATCTTCTTATATTCAATATAGATATATTCATAAATTAAGAAGAGAAGCTAATACTACTGATGATGCTATTTTTGATCTATTGGGTGGAACATCTGAGTATTGGAATGAAGAAAATAGTAATAAAGATGCTAAGATTGTAACTGTTCAACGTGATTATATGGCTGGAATTGTTTCCACTGACCTCACTAACCGTCTTTTGTTGCCTAAAGATATCGTAAAAGCTCATCAAGATGGTATCATTCACTTCCACGATGCAGATTATTTTGGACAAAATGCATTACATAATTGTGATCTAATTAATCTTGATGATATGCTTCAAAATGGTACTGTTGTAAATGGATTTAAAATCGATAAACCACATTGGTTAAGTAAAGCAACAACAATTGCAACACAAATTATTACAGCAGTCGCAAGTTCACAATATGGTGGATGTTCTATTGATTTAGGAGATCTAGTACCATTTGTAGACTCAAGTAGAAAGAAATACATTGAAATACATTTAAATAGAAGAAATTGGTTTAAGCGTCATTTCTTTAAAAAATATTTTATTAAAAAAGCTTATAAATATGCTGAAGATGATTTAAAGAGAGAAATTGAAGCTTCTGTACAAACATTTAATTATCAAATTAATTCAATGTCTACAACTAATGGACAAGCTCCATTTATTACTGTATTTATGTATTTAAATCAAAGACCTGAATTAAAACATGACCATGCATTATTAATTGAAGAATTTTTAAAGCAAAGAATTATTGGGATGAAGAACGAGGAAGGTGTATATATCACTCAAGCATTCCCTAAATTAATTTATGTCTTAGAAGAAGATAATATTAATGAAGATTCTGAATATTATTATTTAACAAAACTTGCAGCAAAATGTACAGCAAAACGTTTAGTTCCAGATTATATTTCAGAAAAGAAGATGAAGGAATTAAAGAAAGGTGACTGTTATTCAGTAATGGGTTGTCGTTCAGCTTTAACTCCAGATAGATTTAGTGAGAAGTATGGTAATATTGCTAAAGCAAAGAATTATGTTGAAGGTAAACATAAATATTCTGGAAGATTTAATCAAGGTGTTGTAACTATCTCATTACCAGATGTTGCATTCTCTAGTAAAGGAAATATGGATGCATTCTGGAAAATCTTTGATGAAAGACTTGAACTATGTCATAGAGCATTAAGATGTAGACATGAAAGATTAAAAGGAAAATTATCCGATATGGCTCCAATCTTATGGCAATATGGAGCGTTAGCTAGATTAGATAAACATGAAAAGATAGATGAATTATTATATCACGGTTATTCAACTATTTCATTAGGCTATGCTGGATTATATGAATGTGTTAAATATATGACAGGTCATTCTCATACAGATAATAATGGTGGTAAAGCATTTGGTTTACAAGTAATGCAACATATGAATGATGCTTGTAATAAGTGGAAAGCTGAAGAAGATATCGATTATTCAATTTATGGAACACCACTTGAATCAACAACTTATAAATTTGCTAAATGTTTAAAGGCTAGATTTGGAGCTGACGTATTCGAGAAATTAGATGGTCACGATAGAAACTACATTACCAATAGTTATCACGTTCCTGTATTTGAAAATATTGATGCATTTGATAAACTTGCACTAGAATCTGAATTCCAAGCATTATCTCCAGGTGGTGCAATTAGTTATATTGAAACACCAAATCTACAAAATAATATCGAAGCAGTACTTGAAGTTATTAAATTTATTTATAATAATATTATGTATGCTGAATTAAATACTAAATCAGATTATTGTCAAAAATGCGGATATGATGGTGAAATCTTATTAGACGATGATTTGAATTGGTATTGTCCACAGTGTGGAAATAGAGATAAGGACTTCTTAAATGTTGCTAGACGTACTTGTGGTTACATCGGCCAGCATTATTGGAACAAAGGTAGAACACAAGAAATTAAAGATAGAGTTTTACACTTAGATAATAAGGAAGCTGAATAAGCTTCCTATATCTTTCTTGGAGGTTAAATATGAATTATTCTCAAATTAGAAAAATGGATATCTCAGATGGTCCAGGATGTAGAGTAGCAATCTACTTTAGCGGTTGTGATTTATATTGTAAAGGTTGTCATAATTATACTATTTGGGATTTTAATTCTGGAAAAGAATTTACTGATGAAACAATCTCAAAAATAATTGAATTAGCCAAACCAGATTATATTGTTGGATTAAGTATTTTAGGTGGAGAACCATTGCATGATAAAAATATAAACGGAACATTAAGATTAATTGAAAAATTTAAAGAAGTTTATCCAAATAAAACTGTTTGGGTTTGGACAGGATATTTATTAGAAGACGTAATTAATAAAATTAAAGATAGTTCTATTGATGTACTTATAGACGGTAAGTTTGATATTGATCTATTTGATCCAAAATTACGTTATAAAGGCTCTTCTAATCAAAGAGTGATTGATTTTAAAGCTACTATAAAAAACAAAAAATTTAAGCCAGTTTTATATACTAAATAGGAGAATAATATGAGCGAGAGAGTAGATAATTTAGTTCAAATGCTAGATACATATGTAGATGATGGTGGTTATCATCTAAATGTTAACGTATTTAATCGTGAGATGTTACTAGATGCTCAGGCCCATCCTGAGAAATATCCTCAATTAACTATTCGTGTTTCTGGTTACGCTGTTAACTTTATTAAATTAACTAAAGAACAACAGGATGATGTTATCTCAAGAACAATTCATGAGAGCATGTAAATTTTAAAAAATCATTGTATAATATAATGATCGGCGGGATACTCTACTAGGGATCCAAAACAGATCTCCACTGGGGATTTGGTGGTGGCATGGCATACATGTCGCCTTTCTTTTTTATCTAAATTAAGTAGAGGAGTATAATCATGTACACTTTACAACTTGGTGATAACTTATTTACTGATTTAGATGTTGGTGATATTTTTATTTATAAATATTCTCAAAATCATTTCGCAATAAAGCATGTAGAAAAAGATTTTAAACCAGAATTAAATGAATTTACAGTAGAAATCTTATCGTTATCAACGCACAGACATTTTATATTTAAAAGACAAGATTGTTATTACTGATGAGAAGAAAAATTTAAGGAACTCTAAAAAAAGAGTTTCTTTTTCTTTTACTTTAGTGTATAATATAAATATAGAGGTGATAAAATGTTGTATTTATTAGAATTTATAAAGTCACATGATAACTGGGAAGAGTTATTAACTCAAGATCCATACAACTTAAAAATATCAAGAGATAATGGCTATATAATGTTTAAGTATAACCAATTATCATCAGATTTTAACTTACCATTAGTACAAGAAGCTAGAGGTATAATCTTCAAAGAGGATGATTGGACTTGTGTATGTCATCCATTCAATAAGTTTGGTAACTATGGTGAATCTTATTGTCCAGAAATAAATTGGGATAATTGTTCAGTACAAGAAAAAGTTGATGGTTCTTTAATGAAAGTTTGGTATAACAAAGGTTGGAATATTTCAACTAATGGTTTAATAGATGCTTTTAAAGCACCATTAGACTGTGCTGATGCTGAATTAGATTCTTATGGTAAATTATTTTTATACTGTTTAAATCGTATGGGAATAAATGAGCATGACTTCTTTGGAGAATTAGATACAAACTATTGTTATATGTTTGAAATGGTATCTCCTTATAATAGAGTAGTTATAGAATATAAGGAACCAAAATTATATTACTTAGGTTGTAGATATTTAGTTACTGATCACGAATATTCACCAGAAGAAAGACCTTTAATGATAGCTCCTTCTAAGAGATATAACTTACATACATTAGAAGATGTTAAGAATGCTGCAAACGCTTTACCTTGGGATGAGGAAGGCTATGTAGTATGTGATAATAAATTTAATCGTGTAAAGATTAAATCTCCAGAATATGTATTAGCCCATAAAGGTAGAACTAATGGTAATATTTCTACTTCAAGATTATTAGAAATAATTTTAAGTAATGAAATAGATGAGTTCTTAATCTATGCAGCTGAATATACTGAAAAGATAAATAATTTAATTGCAGAGATGGAATTATTTAAAACTCAAGTTAAATTAGAAATTGTTAATTTAGCTCCAGCAAATTATTCTTCAAGAAGAGAATATGCAGAAGTAGTAAAAAGATATCCTTCTTATATGCAATATTTCTTATTTAGATATGAAAATGTTGATGAAGAACTTAAGAAAATAAGTATCTCAGGATGGAAGAAGATTTTAAGTGGAAGAGGTGCTATTTAATTATGAAAGAGCTATACCAAAAAATTAATGAAGAACTAGAAAGCTCAGGCAGATATATAGTTGCCACAGCTGAATTATTAAATGCACTTCTTTTTAAAGATAAAAGTACTAATTCAATTGAAGAGAATTTTAAAAAGCTTAGGTCAGATTATAATCATTATTGGGATTTATTGGATGAATTAAATATTGAAGACGATTTACGTGAAATTCTTATTAATCTAATAAGTAAGATTAATACTTACAATATTATTGATGCATTACTTGAAGTAACAAAGCATAAAGATAGAGTTCTTTCTCTTCCAAAAAAATATGAAAAATATTTTATGTCTGTCTTAAAAGCAATTCATGATAACCCAGGTATCACTGATGCTGAGTTAGAAAAAAAGTTAGAAACTAAGAAAAATAAATTTGCAAATTTACTTAGAGATTTGTATAGAGATAACTTAATATCTAAAACTTATAGTTCTTATGATGATACAAATACTAATGTATTTTGTTATTATTATCTTACAGCTACTGGTATAAAATATTTTAAGTTATTAAACAAGGAGTAATATGGTTAATTATTTTGATGATGTAATTCCTTACTGTAATAGAGAAATAACTCGAAAATGTGAACGTTATATGAGAAAGCATAAATGTTCATTTGTTGAGGCTTATAATAAATTATATAACACTAATTATAGATATACTTATTTAGAAAAAATTAAAATGTTATCTAATGATACTAGACAACATTAGTTATAATTATTGTATAATATTAAAAATATAAATTAGAAATGAGGCGATACTGTGTCAGCTTATATTATGTCAGATTTAAAACCAAAGTTTACAATGTTAATTGGACTTCCTGGCTGTGGTAAGTCAACTTTAGCAAATAAATTCAAAGATGATCCAAATAAAGTAATTCTTTCTTCTGATTCTATTAGGGAGGAGCTTTTTGGTGACGAAAATGAACAAATGGAGCCTGAAAGAGTATTTGCTACAATGTTTTATAGAGCAGTTCGAGCACTAGAAAATAACTGTGACGTTATTTATGATGCAACTAATATAAATAGAAAGTTAAGAATAAATACTTTAGATAGACTAAAGAAAGCTGTTTCTAGACCTTTTAACACTGAGGCAGTTGTGGTTTATACAGATATTGCTGAGGTTAAAAGAAGAAATGCTTCTAGAGATCGTGTTGTACCAGAGTATGTTATAGATAATATGCTTAAAAACTTTGAGTTACCTACTTATAATGAAGGTTGGGATATAATTGTAGTTTATTATTCTACAGAGCCAAATATTGCTTGGGCAGAAGCAGTTGATTATTATGCTAAAGATTTAACTCATGAAAATCCATGGCATAACATGAATGTAGATGAGCATATGCGTGCAGCCTTATATTATTTTAATACTCATTATAATCCAAATGATTATCCTGATTATTTAGAAAAGGCTATTTTATTACATGATATCGGTAAGAAATTCTGTAAAACATATGTTAATAGAAAAGGCCAAACAACAGAAGTAGCTCATTATTATCAACATGCAAATCCGGGTGCTTACTTTGCTTTAGGTATTAAGTTTGATTTATCAGCAGAGGATAAATATAAACTTGCTTTATTAATTAATTATCATATGAGACCTTTAGAAGCTTGGAAAGATTCTAAGAAAGCTGAAGAAAAAGATAAAGCTTTATTAGGAGATGAATTATATAATTGCTTAAAAGTATTACATACTTGTGACGAGAATTCAGAGCAAGATATGGAATTTGTAAAAGAATTTTTAAATAGAAAGGAGAATTAAAATGAATTACGACTTAAATGATAACACAAAAACAGTAGTAGTAAAAGAAGGTGGCATTGGATTAGGTACAATAGGATTTTTTGTATTTATTGCTTTCTTAATTGTTAAACTTACTGCTAATCCTGTTTGGTTAACTTGGTTTTGGGTTTGGTTCCCACTTTGGATTCCATGGGCAATCGCAGGAGCACTTATTGTTGTAATACTTATTATTGCATTGATCGTAGGAATAATCGCAGCAATTACTGGAAATTTATAACGTCTTTTAAAAATAGGCAGCTTAGTGCTGCCTTTTATTGTATAATATATTAATATAAGAGGTGAGCATATGTGAGAAATATAATTACTTATAGAGCATATGAAAGAGCTCTAAAAGACATTCGTAAGATTAAAGGAACTAAAATTGATAAGGATCTAGATGGAATTATAGAAAAACTTATTAAAGGAGAACATCCTGGAAATAAAGTCCATAACTTACAAAAAACTTCTGTTGTTAAGTCTGGATTAACTGGACTTAAAGAATTACATATCACAGGTGAATTATTGTTAATTTATAGACATATTAATAATAAACTAGAATTAGTTGATATTTGTAAAAACCATAAAGATTTAATGAAAAGATATTAGGAGTAAAATATGAAGAAAACTGTTATTATAAATTTATTTGCAGGTCCTGGTGCTGGTAAATCTACTGGAGCTACTTATATTTTTTCTAAACTAAAAATGGCTGGAATTGATGCTGAATATATTTCAGAATTCGCTAAAGATAAAGTTTGGGAAGAAAATGATTTAGTATTTAAAAATCAATTTTATATTACTGGAAAACAAGCTTGGAAAATCGCAAGATGTGATGGTAAAGTTGATGTTGCAGTAACAGATTCTCCAATATTATTAGGTGCAATGTATTGTAGTGATAATCCAGCATTAATTCCTGGAATTATGTATGAATTTAATAAACACGAAAATATAAATCTTTTTATTAAAAGACGAAAAGAATATAATCCAAATGGTAGAAATCAAACAGAATCAGAAGCTAAATTAATTGATACACAAATTATTAAACTTTTAAATGAAAATAATATTCCATTTACTGTTGTTGAAGGTACTGAAGATGGATATAATGAAATAGTTGAGAAGTTAATAAAAATGTTTAAAGATAAGGAGTAACTTATGTGTAGTATATTTGGTTATATCTCACAAGACTCGACTAAAAATCTCTGGAGTAAATTAAAAACCGGTTTAGTTACTTTAGAATATAAAGGCCACGACATGACTGCCGTAGCTCTTTTTAATTCGTCTAAGAAAAGAATTAATATTATTAAAGATAAAGGAACTGTTGCTGAGTTAGAATCAAAAATAGATTTGAAAGATCAAAATTTAATTGGTAATATTGGATTAGGATATGTAACTTGGACTGATGATGAAAGTATTAGTGAAGCATCAAATCATTCAGATGATTATTTAGTAACTGGTATTTATAGTGGAAATATTAATAATTTAATAGACATTAAAGAAAGATTGCTTTCATATAATTATGCTTTTTATTCAAAGTCTAATAATGAGATAATTTTAAATCTTATAGATTATTTTTATAAAAAATATAAAGATATAAATACTACTATTAGAAAAACATTATTAAGTATTAATGGATCAATTGCATTAAGTGTAGTTTTTAAAGATGATTTAACTAAAATTTGGTTTGCTAAAAAAGAATCTTCATTAATTGTTGCATTAAACGAAAAAACAAAAGAGTCTTATATATCTTCCGATACAATAGCATTGACTGATGATAATTTATTAGCATATCCATTAAGAACAAACGAATATGGATATATAAGCGCTACAGAGACAAAGATATTTGATTTAAATGCTAATGATATAACTTCTGATAGACAACCATTTAATTTTTGTTCAATAAAGAGTGCTACAGGTCGTGGTAAATTTAAACATTATCTTATTAAAGAAATAGAAGAGACTCCAAAAGCTATTAAAAATACTCTTAATAAATATATAATAAATAAAGATATTGTTTTAGGAATACCTAATCAAATTTTAGTTAATACTGATGACGTTTATTTTATTGGAAGTGGTTCATCTTACAATGCAGGTTTAGTTGGTGAATATTTAACAAATAGATATTTTCATTATTTTAATACTAAAACAATTTTAGCATCAGAGTTTATTTATAAGGCTGATCAATTAAAAAAAGAAAAATCTATTGCTATTTTCTTATCTCAATCTGGAGAAACTCAAGATACGTTAACTGCATTAGAATATTGTAAGTTATTAGAAATAAAAACACTCGCAATAACAAATGTTAAGACATCAAGATTAGCTTTTGAAGCTGATTATGTTTTATATACAGAAGCCTTTCCTGAAGTATCTCTTCCTACAACTAAATCATATTCTTGTCAATTAATTTTATTATACTTGATTGGTGCTAAAGTTAAGCATTTAAAATTATTACAAAAACGAGAATTAGATAAAAATTTTACAAATAAAATTCTAGATGATTATATTCAAATTTTTAAAAGTATTCCAGCATATATTGAAGATATCTTTAAAAATAGACTAGAGGTTCAAAAACTTGCAACAACATTATCTGATAAACATGATATATATTTATTAGGTGGTGTAGATTTTCCAACATGTTGTGAAGGTGCTTTAAAATTAAAAGAAATTTGTGGAATTCATGCTGAAGCAATTCCAGCAGGAGAATTAAAACATGGTAGTTTATCTTTAATTGATAAAAATACTTATTGTATTTTAATTAGTACCGGTGACACAAATGTCCATGAAATTTCTGCAGCCTCTGAAATTAAAGCTAGAGGAGGAAAACTAATAGTAATTTCCTCTAAAACTGAGAGAAATAAAATATTAAAAGAAACAACTGACCTTAATTTATTAATTCCAGAAATTATAAACGGATCACAATTCTTACAATCTTTGACTATTATTTATTTACAATTACTTGCGTATTATATTGCAATTCAAAAAGGAATTAACCCTGATAAACCAAGAAATCTAGCCAGAAGTGTTATAATTGAATAATATATTTTGCTAAATTAACTGATATATGTTTATAAAAGTATATATCAGTTTTTTGATGTAGGAGAATTTAATAGTTATGACAAACGAACTTATTTACACAGGTTGGAAGAGATGGATTCCAACATTAGACGAATGGGCAGAGTTTTCAGTTAAGGCCTATTCACCTTATGAGTTGAAAGAAAATGAGTATTTGTTAGTTTTCAATGAAGAAGATGGCAAAGAAAAACTTGCATCTCAATGGTGTTATGAAAACGGTAAATTAAGAAAGTTTGGAAGGGGATCAATCAATTTTAGAAGTAAAAAGAGCGCGGATAAAAATATATGTATAAAACCGAGAAATTCAGAACAAATCTGCGCAATTGATATGCTAAAAGACAGAGATAAAACTGTTAAATTATTAACTGGTACTTGAGGTACTGGTAAAACAATGTTATTAGTTACTGCTGCTTTAGAAGCATTAGAACAAAATGTTTTTGATAGAATCGTATGGATTAGAAATAATGTTGATGTTAAAGATACTAAAGATTTAGGTGCTTTACCTGGTGAAGTTAATGATAAACTTATGCCATTTTTAGGACCTTTTATTGACCACTGTGGTGAAGCAGGAGTTGAATGTATGCTTAGTAATGGAAAGCTTGTTATTGAACCATTACAGAGTCTTAGAGGACGTAATTTAGAAAGAACTTTAATTATGTGTTCTGAAGCTGAAAACCTAACTAAAGAACATATTCAATTAATTATTGCAAGAGCAGCTGAAGGATCAGAAGTTTGGTTTGATGCAGATGTTAGACAAAGAGATAAAGCAATTTTTGAAAAATCAAAAGGTATCGAAACTATGATTGAGAGATTAAGTGGAAATCCATTATTTGGATATGTCCATTTAGTACAATCAGAAAGATCAAAAACCGCAGCATTAGCTGATTTATTAAATGATTAAAAGAAGGAATAATAACAAAAATTAAACCGCATATTAGCGGTTTTTTTGTTGTATATTATATTAATAGGAGATGATAGTATGGCTAAAACTTATACAGAAAAAGAATTACAAACAATCTTAGAAAAAAATGGTAGCGATATTACTGTTAGTGAATTAAATAAAAATAAAGTCTATATTTTTAGAATTAACAAAGAAGGCATGCCAATTAATAAAAAACATACTTTAGCAATTAATTTAAAAAACATGCTTGATAAAATCGGATTAAAAAGTATTATTTTATTAGATGATATAATTCAAGTTACCGAATTAGAAAGAGGTAATGATAATGATTAATATTAGAAGAAATTGTTTTGAAACAAATTCATCATCAATGCATAGTTTAGTTGTATCTAAGATTATTAAACCTTATACAGAAGATGAATTAGCTTTAGGATATAGCACTTGGGAAAAAGAAAGAAATAAAGATTTTGATCTATGGCATTGGATAGAACCTAGTGATATGACATATGAGAGAAGTCCATTCCAAGTATTACGAACTCCATTAGATAAATTAAGATATTATGCTGCTTATACTTTAGGTACTTATAGAAAACCTAAAAAAGCTGATATAAAGAGAATCCAAGATTTTATTATGAAACAAACTGGAATTACCAATAGAAAAAAGATTATTCTTTGTAAGGATGAGCGTGAATTCTATCATTATAAAGGATTTAAAAAGCATATTACTTATGGTGCTGTTTATTCAAATGATTCTGGCGAAGATCCAATGCATTATGTTGAAGCACACAATATCTCAATGGAAGATTTAATATTAAATCCTAAATATACAATTATTGTAGATGGTGATGAAAGTCAACTATTTAAATCATTATTTGACGCTGGAATTATTAATGCAGAGGATTTAGAAGATATTTCTTCTGGAGCTGATTATTGGAATGATTCAGACATTCATGTTAGTGAATATTCTCTTTATAATAGTTCCAAAGAAGAGCTTGAGACTCATATTAAAGAATCTATGCATCCATTAACTAGATCCATAACATTTAGTTTTGAATTTTCTGACGATGAAGCTAGATCTGATAAAGATAGAGATACAGTGGCAGAATTTAATAATGACACTAAATTAATCAAAGAACTAATTGATTATGCTAGAACATTATGTCCAAATATTAAATCTGTATTCTGTGCTTACACATATTCAAGAGAAGATAAGATTACTATGAATGATTTAAAAGATTTAGATTTATCAGTATTTGATACAATTAGAATTGATAATCATGATGAGGAGAGTGATAATTAATGCTTAAAATGCGAGTTAAATATTGTGAGAGTGAAGCAGAATTGAATAAATTTTTAGAAAATCTATCTTTAGACGATAATTATCCTAGATTGCATAACATTGTATATATTCCACGTCCTGACGGAGTAGGTAATGATAGTAGCTATTCTATTAGTGGTAATGTTATTGCTGCAGTGCAATATGTAGAAAAAGTTGGTGATTAGTATGATAAACATTCGTAAAGGAACGTTTGAGACTAATAGTTCAAGTTCTCATTCATTAGTTGTTTGTAATGAAGAAACTTGGTTAGATTTTGCAAGAGGTAAACTATTTTATAATACTTTGCATGAGAGTAATGGTTTACCTGAGTTTTGTACTTTAAAAGATATTAAACTTCATATTAGAAGAATTTATAATTCTGTAAATAGAACTAAATTTGCCGACTTAGATATTGACGATGAAGCTAGAAAAGATGTATATCATGGAATTAATGAGTTGTTATATTTTGAAGAAACATTCTACTCTATTGATGAGTTAGAGGAATATGATTATAATTCTGATAAGCAAGAGGCTTCCTTAACTTACTACTTTGGTTAGGAGAAATTATGGCTGGAAAAATTTTACCTTATGAAGGAATATGAACAAGAGCAGAGGTTGAAGCAGATCCAGAGAATATTTATGTTTTTGGAGATAACTTAGCTGATGCTGAAACAGGATATGTTCCTTCTGTTACACAGGCAGTGATTAGAGGTTTACCAAATGCTTTTGGCATAATAACTAAGATAGATAGGAAACTATCACAAGAAAGTTTTTTAAATGATAGAAATCTTGGACAGTATAGATTTTATCTACATAACATACTTTTTAGCTTAAGAAATAAGTTAAAGGCTGGAAAAAATGTCTATGTTCCAATGAAAGATGGACAAATTCTCTTAGGTACTGGAAAGGCAAAAATGCCAGAAAAAGCACCAATGTGTTTTGAACTTTTATGTAAAACTTTTAATGAGTTATTTAATGAATTTGGAGATAAAAATGAATAAAATAGAATTAAGAAAAAAGATCAGAAACAATTTAAATCACATTATCGTACTCACAATACATCCTAGAATGGGATATGATTGTGAATTTGTAGATGACAAGCTAAGAGTAAATTATAAAACTATTGATGGTAAATTATATACTTCTGATGAATTTACATTAGATGATTTTGGAGAAAAGTGGGATTTCGAGAAACCAGATATAGACGATTCTCTTAATGATGTTGAAATAACAGCAGATGAACTAATTGAAATTGCTAAACAAGCTGAAAATGAAAAATATTCTAAATATAATCAGGCAGTTGATGAGTGTGTAAATGATATAAAAGAAGATGTAGCTAGAAATATTAGAACTGCAGCTTTAGATGGTAAATATTCTTATACTTCACAAATTAATATAAAAATTAGTCGATATATTAATGAGAGACGTCTTTGGGAAGAATTTGGAAAAGATTTTAAAGATGCTGTTTTTATGAGATTATTAGAATTTTATAATCCAAAAGGATTTGCAGTTTCGCTTAATAAAGAATATGCAGAAACTGTACTAGCAGTCTTAAGCTGGGATCAATCTTCTGAAGAAACTAAAGATGAGTCTATTCAAACATCTACTCCAATTCAAACAAATGAAGATTTAAATAAGATCTTAAAAGATGCTTGTGATGGAATTTCAAGAACTCCATTTGATTTACCACGTTATAATTTTCATAAAGCTGAAGGATTACATCCAGATTTAGTTTGTCCATATTGTGGTGCTAGACATTATGAAGAAGGTGTAACAATGCAATCATTAGCTTATGTTCCAAGAATTTATAAAGATGGAATTTTACAAGATACTCCAAATCCTAATTGGACAATAATACATTATCGTTGTTTAGAATGTGGAAAACAATTTGAAACAAAGAATGGTAAAATTCAAAAAATTGAAAATGTAGTTACAGCACAGGATGGTGATATAAATGTATAAAAATGAAATCAAAGAAATTAAAGATGATATTAAAGTTACCAAAATTATGTTTGTAATTCTTTGTATAATTATTTTAATTACACTGATAACATTCTTAATTCTAAATAAGTGTGGCGTTGTGAATGATACTACATTAAATTATGTAAGTACAGGTGCATTGTGTGGACTTATCTTTGGCACATCAAATGCGTATACAGATATTCAAAATGATAATGAAAAGATTGCTGACATACAACAAAAAGAAATTGAAGAGTTAGAGAATAAATTAAATGAAAAAGAAGGAGAATAATATGCTAAAAGTTAGGAATAGTATATTTGAAACTAATTCAAGTTCATCACATGCTTTAGTTTATTCTCAAGCTAACCCAAATAGAATTGAATATAAATTAGAAACTGATAATGGTATTTTAACTATTCATTTTAGAGATTATGGTTGGTCAGGTCCTGAATCTTTTTATGGATTTGGTACTGATGATATATTAGCAAGTTCTAATGATAAGTTAGATTATGTCATGACTACGTTATGTCGTCATTTAAATTGGGGAGACGAACATGATACTACTTATGATGAAGCTAAAATAATGATTGCTAATGGTGCTATTTATGAAAATGATGAAGCTAGAGCCTTATTAGAAAAAATTCAAGATTTATGTCCAGAAATTAAAGAAATTAGATTTGAGTTGAATGTAGATGAGTATGGAGATCCATTCGGAAGTATTGATCATGATAGTCAAGATTTATTAGATGATGAAGATTTAATTAAGGTTATATTTAATAAAGGATGTTTGATAGTTATTGATAATGATAATTCAGATTATTATGATGCATTTAATCCAACATTAAAACCAGGACTAAATACTGGAGTGCAAGTATATGTTGGTAGTGACCATACTTGCTCAAAATATAATATCACAGAAAAGGATTTTGAAGAATAATGAGTAAACAATATAATGATTATATTATTGAACATGTCGAAAATGTTAAGAAAGCTTTTAAGTTCTTAAAAGATAATAAGATTATTACAAGCAAAGATTGTAATTTATCTGCAGCAGAAAAACAAATAGCTCAGCATGATATGTCTAAATGGACTGATGCAGAATATGATGCTTATGATAAGTATTTTTATAGTGAAAAGACACAAAAGGTTAAAGATGACTTTGATTTAGCTTGGCTACATCACCAACATGCAAATCCACATCATTGGCAACATTGGGTTTTAGTTCAAGACGATAATGGTGATAAAGCTTTAGAAATGCCGAGAGAAACAGCAGTAGAAATGCTTTGTGATTGGATGAGTTTTTCGTTTAAGGTTGATAAGTTAGACGAAGTATTAAGCTGGTATGATAATCATAAAAAGACTATGATTTTACATAAAGAAACAAAAAAATTTGTTGAAGATGTTTTAGACAAATATAAGAAAGTCATTAAGGAGAAAAAATAATGTTACAAGTTAGAAAAAATACTTTTGAAACTAATAGTTCAAGTACTCATTCATTAATTATGTGTGAAGCTAGTGAATATAAGTTATTAGAAGACGAAGAAGCATTCTTAGTTGATGAGAAAGTAGTCTTAAAGGAAAACTTATTTGATGCTTTAATTAATAATAGTGATTGGAATAAAGAAAAATGGGATAAGTATTGTAATGCATTAGGAAAAGATCCTGAAAGTCTTGAAGATTTAGTCGAGATGATTCAGCTTGATCCTAATGACTATTATGAAGAAGACGAAGATGAAGATGAGGACGCTAAACATAGACCATTTGATCGAAATGAAGTTTGTACTTTAGATCAATTTTTAGATAACGAATATTTAGAAAGCTTTTCGCAAGAATACGAAACCAAATCCGGAGAAAAAATAATTGCTTTTGGTAATTATGGAGAAGAATATTAAAATTGAGGCTAAATAGCCTCTTTTTTATTGTATTTTATATTATAAAGAGGTGAAATAGATGAAACCAATTGGAAAAGTAAAAAATGGTAACTATTGGAAGGTGCTATTTGATGATGGAACTTTAATTAAATATAATAAAGAGGATAAACTAATTCCAGAGTATCCAGATTCTATGGATATTAAGATTACTAATAAATGTGATAGAGGTTGTAAATTCTGTCATGAAAATTCAGTATCAAATGGTGAACATGGAGATATAATGAATGCAAAGTTTATTGAAACTTTACTTCCTTATACTGAATTAGCTATTGGTGGTGGAAATCCACTTGAACATCCAGACTTAGAAGCATTCTTAGAAAAATGCAAATCTTTAAGATTAATTCCTAATATGACAGTTAATCAAATGCATTTTATGAGAGATTATGATAGAATTATGAAATTGATTCAAAATAAACTTATTTATGGTCTAGGTGTATCTTTAACAAATCCAGATCAAGAAGGTTTTATAGAAAATGTTCAAACTATTCAAAATGCAGTTATTCATGTAATTAATGGCGTTCACTCAGTTGAAACATTAAAGAAATTATATAATAAGAATTTAAAATTATTAATTTTAGGTTATAAAGAATTTAGACGTGGTAAAGATGCTTATGATTATTGGATGTATAAAGAGGAAATTGATAATAATAAAAAGGAATTATATGACTCTTTAGAAGAACTTACAAAGCATTTTGCAGTAGTATCTTTTGATAATCTAGCTTTAAAACAATTAGAACCTAAGAGATTATTAACAGATGAAGAATGGAATCAATCATATATGGGCGAAGATGGACAAATGACTATGTTTATTGATTTAGTTAAGAATACTTATTCAACTTCTTCAACGACTCCAGAAGAAGAGAGAAAACCATTATTAGAGGACATCAAGCCAATGTTTGATGATATTAGAAAGATAAATGGTAATTAATATGAAAAAAGATATTGAAGGAAAAGAAATCCATGTTGGTGATAAAGTGGTTTTTACACATAATAAATCACAAGGTGTTCAGCTTTTTATTGGAACTGTATTAAAAGAAGATGAAACTAAAATTGGTAAACCACTAATTATATCATACTATTCTAAGTATGGATCTGAAAATACTGTATATATCACAAGTCCTAGTAAAAGTATTTATGTAATTAAGGAGTAATTTATGGAAGAAAAAGTAATTGGATTTTGACAAGAAAGAGAAAAATATGGCTGTTTTAGTAATTTCTATCCATGTGAATTTACTTGGGAAGGTAGAAAATTTAATTGTTCTGAACAAGCTTTCATGTGGTCAAAAGCTAGATGCTTTCATGATGATGAAACAGCTAATCAAATAATGTTAGAAACTGATCCTAAAAAGATTAAGAAATTAGGAAGACAAGTTAAAGGCTTTGATGAAGAACTTTGGGCTGAAGTACGCTATAAAAATATGCTTTCAATTAATCATGAAAAGTATAGACAAAACCCTGAACTAAGAAAAATATTAATGAGTACAGGTGATACTAAGATAGTAGAAGATTCACCATTTGACTATGTTTGGGGAATTGGTAGGGATGGAAGTGGTCAAAATTTATTAGGACAAGTTTTAATGAGTGTTAGACAATATTATAAAGATATTATGAAAGAAGCTAGTCAATAATGAAGTTAATTGTAGCAGGCTCTAGAGAATTTAATGATTATGATTTGTTAAAGAAAAGTATTCAAGAAAATTTTCAAAGATGTGAAGTAGAAGAAATAGTTTCTGGAACAGCTAGAGGTGCAGACACTTTAGGTGAACAATTCGCAAAAGAATATAATATTCAAGTTAAAAAATTTCCAGCTAATTGGGATCTATATGGTAAGTCTGCAGGGTATAGACGTAATGTTGAAATGGCAGATTATGCTGACGCTTTAATTGCATTTTGGAATGGAAAATCTAAAGGCACAGGACATATGATTAATATCGCAAAAGATAAGAATTTAAGAGTTATTGTAGTTAATTTTTAGCACCAAACATTTTGGTGCTTTTATTGTATATTATATTATATAGTATTTTTAGTTTTAAGGAGATGATATTTTGTCACTAGTAATTGCTATTAAAGATAAAAACAGATTTATTCTAGGAGCTGATAAGCAAGTATCACAATGGAATAATAAAGACCATTCTGCAACAAAAGTATGGTATTCAGAATATGAAGGTTGTTGTATTGGTTCTGTAGGCTATGCAAGAGCTTCTCAAATAATTCAATATATAAAAGGACTATTAGATGGTGCAGGATTTGGAAAAGAAAATTTAGATGATGCATTCATCCATTTACAACTTCCTAGAACTCTTTATGAAACATTAAAAGCACATGGTATTATTGTAGATGATCCAACACAACCATTTAGTTTACCAAATGAATTCTTTATTGCATATAAAGATAAATGTTGGAAGATCAGTCAAGATTTAACTGTAACTGAGATTGAAGATTATGATGCTATAGGTTCAGGTCAAGATGTGGCATTAGGTGTTATTGAAACATCACATATGTATAATGAAAAGAATCCATATAGAATTATTACAAATGCTATTGATGTAGCAGCAGAAAAAACTCTATATGTTGACCATGAGATAGAATTTGTTGAAACGATTTCAGATAAAAAAGATGTTATTAATAAGATGACTGCTTTAGGATATGAGATTCCGGATGAAGTAAAGAAATCTAAGAATCCAAACGAAGCATTAGCTAAATGGGCATTAGGTATCAATCAAGAACCTAAAGTTGAAGAAGAACAAAAGGTTGAAGAACCTAAGCAAGAAGAAGAACCTAAAAAAGAAAAAACTAAAAACAAAAAAGAAAAACTAGTAGAGAAAAAGGACTAATTAATCCTTTTTCTTTTTATTTTAGTTTTTAATTACTTTTTAATTGCTAAATTACTTGTATTAAAATTTATTAATAGGAGGTTTTTTATCGTGTCAAGCACAACAACAAGATTAGGCTTAACATTAATCGATAAAGAACATCTTAATTTAGAAAGATTTGTAGATTTTATAATCAATTTAGCCGGTGAAAACGCTGGTAGTTCACTAGATCCATTATCTTCACTACAAAAGATAGATGAATTTGCACAGGAAGTGGACGAACGATTCGAAAGTTTTTCAAATCTTCATTTTGAGATCGTTCAATCATTAAGTGATGTTACAGAACAAAATATAATATATCTAATAGATAAACGAATTATTGACGACCCAAATTACAATCCTCAACAAGTATCTGAATCTGAGGTTGAACAAACTTCAACTAGTGCTAATGCATTTTATGAATATATAGTAGTAAATGATGCACCAGAGCAAATTGGTTCAACAGAAATTCCTAAAGAACTTTTTGAAGATATCGAACAGAGATTAGCAGAAGTAGAAAATTATATCGAGCTTTATGGAAATAAATTAGCTCAATTAGAAACAAAATCACAAAATTTAGATGATATTGTTAGTCTATTAGCTTCAGATTTAGGACTTAATTCAGAAATAGAAAAAGAATATCCTACAGAAGAGGTACAAGTTCCAACTTATCAAAAGATACAAACACATGATGATTTATTAAAAATAATTAGTAATGATCTAGGATTAGATGATTTGGCAGACGGATCTTACCCAACAGAAGAAGTTCGAAAAACAACTAGAGAACTTGCTGAGGAAAAAGGTTCAGGACCTAGTTCTGAAGATGAAACACAAAATCAAGAAATAAATAATTTAAAAGAAACAATAAATGTATTAAAGAATCATTTAAATTATCTATATTCATTACATAATTCAGATCCAAATTGGAATGTTTATGTAGAAGATTCTAGTGGAAATAAAGAAACAGTTGGAATCTCAATAGAAGAAAATACTCAAGAAGCAGTTATTACTGAGGATGAGGCTGGAAATCAAGAACAACTTATTTTAGTTGATGAAGATGGCAAAACAAATGAAATTAGTGCTAATATTGAAGAATCATTTATTGAAAATTATATTATAGAATATGACCGTGAAGAGGAGAATAAATAACATGGCAAAGAATGGTACACTAAAAAATTTAACTGGTGAAATTGTTTATCCAAAAACAACATCAAATCAAGTTACATACACAAGAAATGGAAAAGAATCAACAGTACAACAAACTCTTAACGAGTTAATTGATGGATCATATGTTCCAGGTGAAGGTGGAGAACCAATTGGAGTTTTAACATTAGCACAAGAAGCTTATAATCTAGCTAGTGAATCTTATAGTAAAGCAGATGATTCTTATAATAGAGCTGACGAAGCTTATAATAGAGCTGACGAAGTTTATAATTATGCAGATGAAATTAATAATAGTGTTGTAAGCTATACTTGGAATGGACAGGATTATGGTTTAGGTCAAAATTATGTTGGACTTGAAGGTGCTTACTCTGTAGCTGGTGAAGCATACTCATATGCAAAACAAGCATATAGTATGGGTAGTGAAATGTATCACTATCAGTATTATGATAGATTTACTCAAACTTATTACGATGGTCTTAGTGGAGCATATAGTCTTGCAACTAACATTTACAATGGTATTATTAGATCAAAACTTGATAACGTAGATGACTTAATGTCTGCATTTGATAGTTCATATAAATATGCTACAATTCATACTTATAACAGTTATGATGATTGTTATAGTGATTCAACGACTTTCTATGGTGCAAATGATTTATATAGTGCAGTACAAGCATTAGACAGCTTAGCTTATGAGGCTTATAGTCTTGCACGCTATACTACAAGTATTTATAATGGTAGTGGATATAATGAATATATTGGTGTTGAAGGTGCTATGTCTCTTGCAAATGAAGCATACCAAGCAACAATTTATGGTTGGAACAGTGACAATGGTGACTACCCATCACTTGATGGATTCTATTATGGTGTAAGCGGTGCATACTCTGTAGCTGAAACATCTTATTCTTATGCCGTACAACTAGCTAGAGTACTATTTGGTGATGATGTATCTGGAGACTATTGGTATGATAAAGCAAGCGGTACTGATTCAGATGGATACCAAGTTTCAGGTATAGAAGGTGCTTATCGAGTTGCTGAAGGTGCTTTCAATTATGCACAAATCATTAGAAATGAGGTTAGTGATATTTTCAACGTATCTGGACCTCAATACAACGAACCAACATCTCTAAGTACAAATGGTATCTATGCATTAAGAGCTAGAGTAGACCAAGGCAGAGTGACTTTATACTGGGAAAAAGTTGAAGACATTACTAACAATAATTAAAAATTTATTATAAGATAAAAATAAAAAGATGGGTTTAAAAGCTCATCTTTTTATTTTTATCTTATTTTGTATAATATATAGATATAGACTATAGACTGTGAGAAGATATATGTTATTACAATTAATCGTAATTCATTATGACGAAGATGAGTCATATATTAAAAATTTATTAAATGTTTTAAAATTACAACAGTGGTTTGATTTTAGAGATTTAGAAGTTTTAATCGAAAATGATGGAGATAAAGTTGTTTATGATAAATCACTTTTTGAAAATTATCCATTTAAAATTAGATATCATGTAAATGAGTGGAGTGGACGAAGTGGAGTTAGACAACATGGATTAAATCGTGCAACAGCTGACTATGTTATGTTCTGTGATTGTGACGATACATTTTTACGTTTTGATGCTCTAGCTACAATTAAACATGCATTAATAAAAGAAAAACCAGATGTACTATTTACCATTTTTAAAACTAACTTTGTAGACGACAATGGATTAACAAAAGGATTTAGAGATTATTATAATGAGAATGTTTGGATCCATGGAAAATGTTTTAGAACAAAATTTTTAAAAGATAATGATATTAGTTGGAACAAATCATTAAATAACTTTGAAGATGCTTATTTTGTTCGATTGGTTGATGCATTCAGACCAAAGAAATTCGGAATTAATTTAGATTTATATGCATGGAAATATCGTGCTACAAGCAGTACTCGTGGCGATGGTAAAACTGAAATGCTAGACTATTTAAATTGTTTAAATTCGCAAAGAGAAGCAATTAAGGCTTATATTGAATTAGATAAATTAAAAGATGCTGGTGTTAAATTATTTATAACTATGTATGAAGTTTATTTCTTAATAACTTCAATTGATTCAAATATAGATTTAGTTCGAGAATATACTGCACATAGAGAACAAGTTGAAAAAGAGTTTATTGAATTATACGAAAAATATAAACAATATTTAGATTATGTTTCTCCAAGACTTGCTTCTACGTTATATACAGCATTAGTAAAGAGATTCTTTGAAGAAAAACAAGTGTATTTAGTTCCAAAAGATACATTAGAACAATTTATTGAAAATTTAAAACAAAAGTATTTAAAATAATATGGAGTGAGAAATGTTATTACAATTAATAGTTACTCATTATAAAGAACATCCTGGATATGTTGAAAGATTTTTAGATAGTGTAAAAGTTCAAGATTATATTGATAAAAACGATTTTGAAGTATTATTAATCAACGATGGAAATGAAAAATTAATTAGTGAAGATCTATTATCTAAATATGATTTTAAAATAAAGTATTTAGTTAAAGATTGGTCTGGATTATCAGACTCTAGACAATTTGGAATGGATCATGCTACTGCTGATTATATCATGTTCTGCGACTGTGATGATCTGTTCTCAAGGATAGATTCATTATATAAAATCTTAGAATGTATTAAGAAAACTAATGCAGATTTTATTATTGGTAGTAGATTTCAAGATGTAAAAGGAAAAGTAGAAATGCTTCAAGCAAAATCTTTGATCGGAAGTTATGAAATACATGGAAAAGTATATAAACGTGCATTTTTACTTGAAAAGAATATTAAATGGAATAAAGATATTATTATTTGGAATGAAGATTTTTATTTTAATAATCTCGTTCTTTGTGAAAAACCGAAGATTAGTTTAATTGATGACGCAATATACATTTATAAATATAGACCTGATTCAATTACAGATTTTAAAAAGAATAATTCAATTGAAAAACAATTAGAGATTCGTTTATCACTAATTCAAGCTTATATATTAACGTTAAAAGAATTAAAACTTAGATCTAATAAAGAATATTTTAAAACAAAGTTAATTGACCTTTTATTTCAATGTTTTGATGTTGAAAAACGATTTAATATTAAAAACCTTGATCAATGGCAAACAATTCGTTCAGAGTTTTCAGAAGATTTTAAATTAATTAATTATAAAGAACTTATAAATCGTTTAACTTCAACTCCATTAAATCGACCAATTATTAATGATTTAATATTAATTCAAACGCTTCCAGATTGGTTAGCTTCAAAACAAATAACTATAAATTTAAAAGAGGTAAAAAATGTTTAATCAAAATTTGTACACAAATAAACTAGACTTAAGTTTAGCATCTAAAAATAAAGAAGTATGTCTTTCTAAAGTTTATAGTAAATTCATGTTTAATAAACCATTAGATAGACTTCAAAATCTAGGGTTATATATTTATCCAGATGGAAGAATGGTCGACACATTATCTCATGATGAGATTGATAAATTTTTAATCTCAAGTGGAGATATTAAACTTAATGGAGACTTCCAAGAAGTTAAAGAAGGAAGTCAATTCATGGATTTATGTAATTGTGTTCGTGTTAGATGTGATATAGGATTAACTATGGGTTGGATTATGCTTCCATGTGAAGAACTAACAAATGAACAATATGAAAAGATTAGTATAATAATCGATGTGATGCTTTCATCAAATATAAACTTATATGTTTTTACACTTAATCAAACATGGGACAAAACTTATTCTAAGTCATATTATGACTTTTCAGATGATGTATTAAAAGATATTAAGAGATATTATAAAACGCAAAAATAGGTATATCCGGCGCTTTATAGGAGAATTTTATGATTAAATACTTTGTTAGAACTACTGGAGAACGATCTTTTGATTATTCTCCATTAAATGTTACACCTTTATATGATTATAATCACGATCCAATAAATAGTTTTATTAGTCAATTAGAGATTATAAGTGAATATGATGCTGTGTTATTAGAAGATGATCTTGTTTTATGTAAAGATTTTCAAAATGAGATTGAAAAAGTTATAGCTAAATATTCAGATAAAATAATTAACTTTTTCTCACGTCCTAAATATTATTTTCAAACAACTTTAACATTAGAAGATTTTACTTACAATCAATGTACTTATTATCCAAAAGGAATTGGAAAAATTTTAGCTGAAGAAATGAAAAAGATTTTAAAGTGGTGGCCATCATCAGCAAGATTGTGGTCTCAAGTTGAAAGTAGAGCATTAATGAATTTAGGTATACCGCATATAATCTATAGACCTTGCTTAGTTCAACATAATGACCATTCGTCAATATTACAGCCTGGAAAAGAAGCAAGAACAACTATTTGGTTTAAAAATTACTTAGATGAATTAAACCTTGACTACAATAACTTAGATGTTTTAAAATATAGAAAAGAATTAAGTAAATTAAGAGATAAATACTTTAAAGAAGAGGTAAATAAAGATGTTAATCGATAATAAAGCTGTCTTCTGGCAGGATTCGAATTCTATTATAATAAGTAATCATAGTGATTTTAAAAAACAAGAAATAATTCAAACTAATGAAATTATGTTTAATGGTCCACATATTAAATTTGTAGATAAAAAACCTATTTTTATAAATGAGCCAAGAACATATACTTATGAACCTAATACTATTTTTAGTAATATCAATATTAAGCCATCTATAAATAAATATATTAAAAATATAAAAAAGTTTAACAAAATAGCTGAGATTGGTGGTAGATATGGAAGCTCATCTATTTGGATACTTGATAATATGAACGAAGATGCATATTTAGATATTTATGAAGTAGATAAAGATTATGCAGATATTATAAAAGATAGATTAAAAGACTATAATAATTATGATTTAATTTACGGCGATGCACGAGAAACAATTAAACAAGACGTAATTTATGATCTAATCTTTTTTGATTGTTCTCATATCTTTGATATAGATAAAGTCATTTTTGATAAATTAAAAAATAATATTGATGAAAATACTATTATTATTTTTGATGATTATTTTATGCCTGATGTGCGAAAATTAGTTAGATATGCATTAAAAGATTACAAAAGTACAAATATTATTTATAGACAAAAATTCTTAACAGAAGGAGTTTAAAATGTCTGATATAGATTTAGTCGTTCCATATGTAGATATGAATGATGAAAATTGGATAGAATTAGCTAAACAAAATAATATAAGAATTCAAAAAGAACGTTTTAGAGGACAAGGAGATTTTTTTAAATATTTCTTTAGATGTATTGATAAAAATCTTCCTTGGATAAATAATTTATTTTTGATCGTTCAAAGTGACTCACAAGTGCCTGAATTCATAGATAAATCAAAAATAAAAATAATAAAACATGAAGATTTTATTCCAAAAGAATTTCTACCTGTTTATAGTAGTTGTACCATAGAGATGTTTTTACAAAACATTCCTGGATTATCAGAACACTTTTTATATTTTAATGATGATGTATTTGTAATTAAACCATTATTAAGAACACAATTTTTCATCGAGGATAAAGTTTGTCAAAGCTTCACAGATAGATTTCCAATAGGAATATATGGAAATCACGTTAAAAATGGATGTAGGCTAATTTTTGGAAATGATTATGTTGTTTCAATGAACCACTCTATTAAAACATTATTAAAGAGCAAATGTATTGAGTGTTTTAATATTTATAAAAATGAAATATTAAATTCTATTTCAAAAACACGTACTGAATTTAATTTTAATGTTTATTTATTTAGTTTTTATTTAAAAAAGATTGGAAAAACCACTAAATCTAAAATCCATAATTCATTATATTTTAGAAATACGCCTAGATGCTTAAATAGTAAGTTTAATCAAGTAGTCTGTATAAATGATGATGGAAGTAATCTTAGTGTTTATGATAACGAAGAATTAAATAATTGATTTAAAAATAATTTTAAAGATAAATCTAAATATGAAAAATAAGTCAGATAATGACTTATTTTTATTTGCTAAATTATTTGACTAAAAAATCTGTCTTATAAGGAGATAAATGATGGCTAAAAATTTAACTACAATCTTTAATGAAGTAGCTGTAGCAATACAAGAAAAAACAGGAAAAACAACTCCAATTGCAGCTGAAGATTTTGGTTCAGAAATTAAAAATATTAAAGAGAATAAAATAGGTTCTATTACTATTCCATCTGCTACTGGTTATAACCTTATTGTTCATCTAGATAAATTAAAAGAAAATTTACCAGAAGAATTTTTAAATAGAACTTTTAGTTTATATTCTAATTCTGGATATCAGTTAGCTTTTCAATATACTAAATTTGATGGTACTACTGTAACTTATACTAATTTATGTTTATGTTTATTTGAACTTTTTGATCAAAACTATAATCGTAGTGCAGGTCGTATAGTATTAGACAAAACAGCTTCTAACCGCAATGGAACAACATCAGACAATAAACCAATATACAATTTAGAAATAGAAATTACTGGCATTTATTCATCAAAGTATATTTCTGGTGTAAAAATATATGATGGAATAACAGTTAGAGAATTCTTAGATAATATAAGTGAAGCAATTGGTTCAAATTTATTATATTTTCCAAATTTAGGTAGTGAATCTTATGATAAAGCTATACTTTATAATTCAATTATAGTGTGGGAAGCTGGTCAAGAGATAAGTGGTTCAGACGTTACTTGGGTATCTGCAACACTTCCAGAAAGTGGAACTATTTCAAATATATCTGAAGTATTTACTGTTGAAAAAGCTCCTGTTGTATCTTATTCATAGTTTATAAAATAAAAAGCTCATTAAGAGCTTTTTTTATTTAATCTAATATTTAAATGTTCATTTCTTAATTTTAATAGGTCTAATCTTTTTATTAACGTATCTTTACTTTCATAATTAATTTTTAATTCATTTAAATAATCTATAAAGTATGGAGTTATTCTACCTTCAGACGAAAAACTTATTAAACTTTTCTTATCATTATGCTGTACTAAGCATGGACGATATTGTAAATGTGGTAATTTCAATTTATTTAAAACTTTATTTTCTAAACAATCATAACCACGAATATCTGGATAAAGCTTAAAACAAGTAATCATTTCATTAGCTAATATCTCAGATAAACCTTTTGGATAATAAGTGCATTGATTATAACAAAAATTAAATGAATATTGAGTAGTAAAATAGTCCATTGGAAAAGTGAAAAAATTAATAATATCATCTTTATACTGATTAATAACCTCTTCAATTTTTGTTTTAAAATCTTTACACAATATTACATCATCTTCTAATAAAATAGCATTATACTCATTAATATATTTTAGCTGTGCTATAAACGAAGTAATTGGCTTGTGTTCTTTATCTATTAATAATTCATATTCTATTTGATTAAATGATTCATCTAGCTTTCTCTCACCAGTAGTCCTAACAAAATACTTGATTTCCATATTTATAATACCTTTTAATAATTTTATATAATAATTTTATATAATATAATACAATAAATTTAGTAATAAAATACTTATAAATAATATTGTATAATAAATTATATACACTTATTGTTTTTATTGTCTGACTTATTGAAAAAGTTTTAAGTGAAAAAGAGTAAATTAAGTATTTTTAAATGAGCGGATTGTTAGAAAGGAGATTACATGTCAAAGTTAACATTTGTCCTACCAACATGCGAACCAGATACAATTGAAAAATATTTAGTTAAATCATTAAAATATTTATTATCAATTAAAGATAAAATATCTTTTGGAATTTGTTTTCAACCTCCATATACTGAACAGCAAATTCAAGATACTATAACTTGATTTGAACCTTTTGATTTTAAATATATTTTTAAAGATTATAAAATTGAAAAACCTAAAGTACCGTTAATGAAAATGAGGAATGATTGTGCTATGCTCTATCCAAACTCAGATTATTATGCATTATTAGATGATGACATGGAATTTGAAGAAGGAATAGATAAATATTATGATGATGTTATAAAATCTATGGATGAAGATCAAAAATTATGTGTTTGTTCTTTTTCTAAGAGGCCTGTAGCTTTAGAAAATTGTTTTTATACTAATGCTGGGTTAATTTATAGAGGTGGAAAATATTATGGTTATGAAGGTTTAGTACCACATAGACTACCTAATGAATGTTATACTTTAAAACCTTATGATGGAGAAGACTTAACAGAATTATTTGGTGGTCATCAAGATGAATTATGTGCAATGATTAGAATTGCTCAAGGTGGTTTAACTAAAAGTTATATAAATGTTCCAACAAGACATTGAGAAAATAGAAAAGTTTTTGGATATATTCAACACGGCTGGAAAGGTGCTGAACCAATTAATGGTTCTGTATGTAGTTTTATTAGAAAATATTTTTGTAGCTTATATGATCTAGCTCATCGTAATCCAATTTTTGATGAAAAATTAAAACTAATGTTATCTCATCAAAGACGTGTCTTATTAGTAGAACAATTAGCCCATCCAATGAAATTTACTTTAAATTTAAATAAATATACGAAAGTTTATTTCACTAATCACTCGACACCAAGAGATGAAAGATCAGTAAATAGTAATTCAATTAAGTATTCATTTAAAGTAACTAAAGCAGAAGATTATAAAGAATTTACAGTTTTACAATTACATTCTTTAGATAATGGACATGTTCCAGTAATTAGAATTTCTATTATAGATAATAGTATTTATATTACTTATAAAGATAATTGTAATGTAAATCATTATACTAAATTGGATAACTTTGAATTAAATCAAGATTATACGATTAGTATTAATATTACATCTGATTCTATTGAAATAAATGATGGTAAATGGAAATACGAAAGATGGTTTAATAAACATGAATTTAGATATGGAATCTATTCTCAAACAGATTTTGGTAATTATGAATTAGTCGTTCATAAAATTGAGATAGATAAAGTAGTTAATAATTGGGTGGTAGATAAATATAGAAATGTTAAACTATAAGACCTGAATTTAATATTAAAAGAAATACCTAGATTCTATATAAAATAAAAAAAGACTAATTTCTTAGTCTTTTTTTATTTATTCAAAATATTCACATGACAATCTAAATGATCTAGCTTCACAACCAGTTTTTTCTCTTATATACTTTTTTACAAGTAATTCAGTACTTACATTTGTTAAATCATCTACAGAACGTACGTCTATAGCCATTAATAGTTCATCAGGTAATATCTTGGTTGGTCCAGGTTTGCGTTTTTCTTCGACCTTGTTATTTCTTCTATACAACCAATCCGCCGCTATTTTATAAGCATTAGAACGACCAGTGGAATCAGTAAAAGTATCTGGAATTTTTATTTTTTCTTCTTCTTTTATATAATCGATTTTTGAAATTTTAATTATCATAAAAATTTAACCTCTCAGTCATATTAAATATACAATGTTTTTTATTATTAAATAATATATTGTATTATACATTATATAAGGAGATTACTCTTATGGATAATATAAAAGCTGTATTAGATATAAAAGGTAAGTGTCAATCTGTTATCAAATGAAGAATGACAGATGTTTGTAATTATGCTTGTTCTTACTGTTTAAGATATGCACAATTCGCTCCAGATAGATCCTTAAATAAAATAGAAGAAGATTCAAATAAAATTTATAGAGCAATTCCATCTGTAGCTAAAATTATAAGAGAATTACCTGGAAAAGTTAAATTAGATTTAATTGGTGGTGAGGTTTCTTTATTTGATCTAGATAAAATGTTAAGATTATTATTCATGTTATCAGATGGAAAGTTATTCAGAGTTAATATAACAACAAATATGAGTAAACCAGCTCAATTTTATACCAACTTATGCGAATTAGTTCATTCTTTTGGCGCTGAATTGGGAATAACTTGTAGCTTTCATTCTGAATTCGTCTCTCTTGAAAAATTCATGGAAAAATTTCAACAAATTAAATCTCCAACTAATCAAAAAGGAATTAGAGCTGAATTAGTTTCAAGAATAGATAATCAAGAATTAGTCGAAAGATTTATTTCTTATTGTGAAGAAAATCAATTGAGTTATTTTGTCGAAAGAGATTTATCACAACCACCTGAGATAAAACAAAAACTAAAAGTAGGTGCTAGTAAACAAAAATCTAATAGATATAAAATAATAACTGACTTAGATGAAGAATTATTATTTAAAACTAGAAATGAATTCATTAGTGGAGAAACTACTGATTATAATTCTTATGGAGTTTTTAAAGGTTATTATTGTACTCGAGATTATGATTTTGTATATTTAGAACAAGATTATCATGTTGGAAGACTTGGTGAGTCTAATTGTAAATTTAAAGAGCCAATAGAGAATTTTAAATTATTAAAAGAACCAAAAATATGTCCTCATAATTGTTGTACACTTTGTGGACATATAAGTGTAAGTAAAATAAAAGAACTATTAATGTTAGATAAAGAAGATCAAGAAAAGTAATCTTGATCTTCTTTTGTTAATATTGTATAATATATTATAATATATTATAGTAATAAATTTAGGAGTTAAATATGTTAGATAAACGTATTGTCGTTGTTGGGTTTGGAGTTGTAGGTAAACTTGAATATGATGTATTATTTGAAAGATATACTCCGGATATTTTAGATTTAAATGGAAGTATGTTATTTTCTACTGGAAAACAAGAACTATTAAAATTTGAAGATGCTTTAGAAAGAATAAAAGATGTAGAATATGATTTGGCAATAGTTGCAGTTCCAACACCATATGATAAAGAAAGTGGAGTTTTAGATTGTCATTTAGTTTATGATGCTATAAACGAAGTAAATGCTAAAATTTATCTAATTAAATCGACAGTTAATGTTGGTTATTGTGATTATTTAGTCGAACAAACAAGTAAACATATAATTCATAGTCCTGAACATAGTGGTGCAACACAGCATTGTAATAATTTTAGTTATGATTTTACAATTCTCGGTGGAGATGTCGAGGACTGTCAAAAAGTTCAGGAAATATATCAAGAAGTATTTGATGCAAGGCATATATTTAGATATGTAACTAGAAAGGAAGCTGAAGCCGCAAAATTAACTGAAAATGCTTATTTAGCTAATACAGTTAGTTTCTGAACAAGTATTTGAGAAGGTTGTCAAAAATTAGGTATTTGTTTTGAGAATGTGAGAGAGGCAACTTTATTAGATGAAAGAATACCTAGACCACATTCAGCAGTTTATCCAAGTCATCCATATTGAGATAGTCATTGTTTTAATAAAGATGAACGTGCTTATGCAAATCAAACAGATAATGAATATTTAAAAAGTACATATAAATATAATGAAATGATGAAAAAGAAATATAAGAAGGATTAATTATGTTAATACATAATGATGATATAAAAGCTATTAAATTAACAAAAGATTTTTTTCAAATAAATTGATATATGACAGGCTGGTGTAATTATTCTTGTCCTTACTGTATTACAAACCATTTAAAATGCTCTTGAATAGATGAAAAATTAATTTTAGATAAAGCTTTTAAAATTAATGATTTAATTAATACTTTTTATTCTAATAAATCAATTGCTTTAAAGCTAATCGGAGGAGAAGTTACTTATTATAATCTAATTAAAATTTTAGACAAAATACAACGTCTAAATAAAGTTGTTCTAATAACTAATTTTTCTAGAGAATTAAATTATTTTTATGAATTAGAAGATTATTGTTTTAATAGAAGAATTCAATTAGTATTAATTTGTAGCTTACATAAAGAAAATAAAGAATTTAAAGAAAAATTCATTACTTTAACTAATTGATGTAGAAGTCATCATCACGATAAAATAAGTTATAAAGATCCACAATTAACACTAGTAGTAGATGACGATTTTGACAAAAATATTTTAAAAGATTATTTAAATAATAATATTTGAAGAATTAGATTAACTCGATTAAGATTAAGTAACCAATCTAATAAACCTTTACCAAATAATATTTTAGATTATATAAATGAATATAATAAGATTTATCAAGAATATTCTAATCCTATTCAAAAACTAAAAAGAGATACATATCAATTAGAATTAAATGATGGAACAATACAAGGTTTTACATGTGCATCTAATATTACAAATCATATAGATAAAGCCGGTTTTATTCCAGATGGTTATTATTGTACAGCTGGAGTAAATGCTATTGCTATTTTACCTAATGGAAATATAGTTAAAGCTAGATGTGCTTATTTAGAAAAAGATATTATAGGAAATTTATCCGATTTAAATAATTATAAAATCAAAACAGAACCTGTTAAATGTAAACTAAATTCAAATAATCCTACTAAAGATAAACGTTGTGATTTATGTGCTGGTACAAATTTATATAGAAATTAAGGTGAGATAAAAATGAAAGGTAAATATATTTATGTTATTTTTCCAGGTATAGGTAAAAGTACTTTAGCAAAATCCAAACCAAATAATTTTTATAATCCAACCTTTGATTTATTTACAGATAAAGATGAATTTATTAATTGAACTATAAATAATTGATTAACTTTAGATAAGATTTTACTTATAGGTACTAATGCTTATATATTAAGAGAATTAGCAACATATAAATTACCTTTAATAGTTATTTTACCTGATGAGTCTATTATTCTAAATATTAAGAAACAAATTGAAACTAGAAAAACCTGTAACAGAATTGATTCAAGTTTTTTAGATGATGGAATATATTTATCTAATTTAAAAGATTTATGTAATTCATTAAATATTAATACTTACTTAATAAAAAATAGTGATTATAATCTTGAAGAATTAATTTATAGACTGGAGGATAGTTATGAAAAAATATAGAATTCAATTAGACATATCTACTTGATGTAATTTAAACTGTCCAGCCTGTGGAATGCGTAAGATAAATTATGGAAAAATTGGTGCTGGCTTTCTGACTTTTAAAAACTTTAAAAAATTTATAGATAAAAATAAGGATTTAATTTCTAGTATTGAAATATCTAATAGTGGTGAACCATTATTAAATCCAGAAGCACCTCAAATAATTAAATATGCATATGAAAATAATATAGATATAACTATTAAAAATGGTACTAATTTTACAAAAGTCTCAGATGAATTAATTAAAGCTTTAGTTGATTATCAAGTTAAAATTGTGTATGTTGCTATAGATGGAGCAAGCCAAGAAGTTTATTCAAGATACAGACGTGGAGGAGATTTTAATATTGTTATCGATAATCTTAAAAAATTAATTACTTACAAGAAAGAAAAGAATTCTACTTATCCTGAAATTGTATGACAATATATTGTAATGCAAACAGATGATGATCCAAAAGAAATTCAAAAAGCTTTAACCTTAGCTAATAAATTAGGAATTAAAATAGAGTTTAAATTAACTTGAGAATTAGATTATGTTCCGTCAAATCCGGACAAAATAAAAGAGCTTACTGGATTACAGTGATTAAATAGAAAGCAATTACCAAAAGAACATAATCATAGTAAATTTCATAAATGTAAAACAACTTATTTTGATGAAAAAATAGTTATTAATTGAAACGGATTATGATTGATCTGCTGTGGAAATAAAATTCCTACTAACATTAATGTTTTTGATATTGGCTTAGAAGGGTTATTTAATAGTCTTGAATACATGAGAACTAAAGAAATTCTTAATGGAGAAATAGTCGATCAATCTCATCCTTGTTTTAATTGTGGAATACTTTCAAGAAAATTTGAAGAATTAAAAGAATTTTTAGATCAATGTAAATTACATTATAAATCAGATTCATGAAAAAGAGATGAATAATATGGTTACAATATTTTCACTAAATTTAAATAATTATTTTGATAATGAGTTACAAAAAATTTGTTTAAATTCTTGATATAATTATAAAAATAATAATTTAAATATAAAAAATATTATTATTTATAATAAATTAAATCCTGAATATATTGAATTTTGAAAATTATTTAGTCCTATATGGGATTTATACACAAATAAGAGGATTGAATTTATAGCGGATGCTTTTAGAATTTATATTTTATCAAAACATAATAATTATTTATGACTTGATGGTGATGTATTAATTTCTGAAGATGCATTAAATAATATTTTTTTAGATAAAATCTATTTCGATGACTGTTGAGATAAAATCTATAATGCTAATAATACACGTATATTTAAAATGATTTGAGACAAATTTTTAAATAAATCATTTTTAAATATGAAGGATAAAGAAATTTTTCATTTTTTAAAATTTAATCGTCCTTCTAATATAGATTTATTTAATTGAAATAGAACTTTTATTCATCTAAGTGCATTTAAAAAACAATGTTTTATTTATGTTATTATTAATAATGACGATTTTAATTATTATCAAAGATTTAATAAATTATGGTGTAGTCATAAATATAAATTAATAGTTAAAAATAATGATAGAATTATTTTTTGTACAAAAGAATCAGATTTTTTTAAAAAGCAATATCGAGGAGTATATTATTTTAGTAATAAATTAAAAAGCATTGTTGACTTTGCTGATAAAAAATTTTTACCAAAATTGATAGAAGATTTGGAGAAAAAATATAATGAAGAGTAGTGATATACAAGCTATCAAATTAAATAGTGATTATTTTTTAATTAATTGACATCCTACAAGATGGTGTAATTATCATTGCTCTTATTGTGTTAGTCCTAAAGAAAGTTATGTAAATGAAAATAAAGTATTACAGATTGCTGAGTATATAAATAAATTTATTAATAGATTACCTCAAGATAAAAAAATTTATTTTAAATTATTAGGTGGAGAGGTTGCATTTTATAATTGAATTAATATTCTAGATAAGATAAATAGAATCAATAAAATTAGTATGACGACTAATTTTTCTAATTCTGTAACTTATTATAAAGAATTATATATTTATACGAGAAGTAGAAATATTAATTTTTGTTTAATGTGTAGTAAGCATGATGAAAATAAAGATTATGATGATAAAATAATTGAATTAACTAAATGATGTTTAGATTATGGTTATTCCTTACCTATATGTAGACTAATGGTAGATAATAATTTTGATTTAGCTAATTATGAATATTTAAAAAATAACAAAGTAAAATTAAATTTAAGTGTTGTTAGAGGAGATAAAAATAAAATAGAACCTTTAAATGAAACTTTAAGTAATTTTATGAAACAATATTGAAAAAATCAAACCGGTAATTATGCAACAGTTATTACTAGTAAAGAAACATTTAATATTTCTAATGGAGTTCAATTTGCAAATACTTTAGATGATGGTGGCTTTGACCCAACTGATTTCGATTGTTCAGCTGGATATAATGGTATATTTATAGAGCCTGATGGATCAGTATATCGTTGTGGCTGTAAAGGAGTTCATCAAGCATATAAAGTTATTTCAATTAAAGATTTTAAATTACCTTTAAATAAGGATTTTGATAAGTGTTTTATTAATAATAAATCTAATAATAAAATATATTGTAATTTATGTTGATATATTAATTTAATTAAAGGAGATAATAAATAAATGTTTCAAAATAAAATAACATTCTTATTACCAACATGTGAACCAGATGAAATGTTTAAATGACTTTTACCTTCATTAAAAAATATCAAAATTACAAAGGATTATGTTAATTTTGCAATTTGTTTTCAACCTCCGTACACAGATACTCAAATTAATAAAGTTCTAACAGAATTAGATAATTTACATTTTGAATATAAATATTTTTATAAAGATTATAAAATCATAAAACCATACACTCCATTAATTCAAATGAGAAATGAATGTGCAATACTATATCCTGATAGTTTAGTATATGGATTATTAGATGATGATATGAGCTTTGATAGTGAATTGTGTGGTGGAGATATTTTAGAAGTGTTATACCAATTTAATACAAATTCAGATTTAGCTGTTGTTTGTTGTAAACCAATTTTAAATGGACCATTTCGACCAAATTGTTTCGCGACAGATAGTGGAATTTTTTATAGAGGTGGAATTTGTTATGGATTTGAAGGATTAATGCCAGAAAATTTATATCAGTTTAAAAATATTAAAAATTTTATTCCAAATTATAATAATGAAAATATCTTAGAGCTTTTTGGTGGTTATCAAGACAAGTTCTGTGCCATGGTTAGACTTTTAAATAATATAAAAGATAGAAAAAATTATCTTGATTCGGTATTTAGAAGTGTAAAAATTATATTTGGTTCTTTAACTAGACATATACCAAATAGAAAAGCACGTGGTGCTGATGCACACGGATGGAAAGGTGCAGAAGAACTAGAAGGTAGTATTTCATCTTTTATCTTAAAGTATATTAATAAAGATTTTCTTAATCATAGATCGATGACTTTATTTAATTGTGAACAGCTAAATTTAACAAGTACGATTTATGATCAGGACTTAGTAAAAGACGATCGTATTAGAAAATTAATTAATTATAACGGAATAAATAAGTTTTTTGAATATAAACCTTTAATAAATTATATTAAATATTTACAAGACGAAAAACAATTAAGTTTAAGCAATGCATTTTCACAAATCGATTTATATGATTATTCCAAAATATTTGATAATAAAGACTGAAATACTGAATATTTAAATTTAATGTTATTTAGATTAAATTAAGTAAAAAAGAGTTATTAATAACTCTTTTTTATATGTATTTATATGCTAAATTATGTGATAAGTAATTTAAATAAAAGTTATTTAATGATATGCTAAATTATTTAGTTAATATTTTGTTTTTTGGAGGTGACCAGCATGCCAGTTTGGTTAACAGTATTTTTAGCTCTGGGCGGATCTGCTCTAATAACTTTAATAGTAAATACAATCTGGCGTCATAGTGCTGCTAAGATTAATAGAATTAAAGAATTAGAAAAGAAAGCCGAAGACGATGCAAGACATGAAGAAGAAAGACGCCGTCAAGAAGAGTGGGAACAAAAAGTTCTAGATTTAATTCATCCGTTATCTGTAAAATTGGATGAAATTCAAGAAGAATTAAAATTAAATAAATCAGCTACCACAACAAGTTTAAGAACAGACTTAATGTTATTAAGAGATAGATATAGAGATTTAGGTTATGCATCAAGAAATGATAAAGCTGCTTGAAATCAACTATATAATGATTATAAAGAATTAGGTGGCAATCACTTCAAGGAATATGTTGATCAATGGAAAGAAGAAGTTAATAACTTACCAACTATTCCAGATGTAGAACACGGTAAAGGCAGAAGAATTGAAGATAAAAAGGAGAACGAATAATGGATTTTATAGAAAATGCTAATGCGATCGTTGCTTTAATTAGTGCAGTTGTAGGTTTATTATCTGCTGCTATTCCTCTAGGAGTTGTAATTTATAATTTATTTAAAGGTAAAAAAGCTAAAGAAATATTTGCTGATTTAAAAGATATGGCTATTGCCGCAGTAAATGAAGCTGAAAAAACAGGTAAATCAGGTGCAGAAAAGAAAGAAATTGCTATTGCTGCTATTAAGGCTGCAGCTGCTGCAAAGAATATAGACATTGAGCCATTTATGAATCAATTATTAGCAGTTATTGACCAAATAGTTGCTAATAATAATGCATTCATTGAAGCTAAGAAAAATTAATTATAAATTTTTAAGGTCTAATTTGATTAGACCTTTTTTCTTTCTTATTTAATTGCTAAATTGTATGAGTATTTAAAAAATATAGATAGGAGTTCTTTATGTCAAGAATCTTTGATATATATGACTTAGCTGATAAAAGTGGTCAATATCCTGAACTTAAAAAGAAAAAAGAAAAAAGATATAATTTTACTACCTCTGCTAAATTAGTTTACAATCTTGCCGGTAAATTGATTGGAGTAGAAGCTAAAGAAGACACTGTTTTTTCTCTATTTTTTACTTTAGATGGTGCTGATTATGATTTATTAACAAATGGATATTTTTATTTAGAAATTTACGATAAATATCACCAATTAGTTGCTGAAATAGAAGAAGAATTAGAAATTTGTACACTTAATAAAACTATTCGTGCTCAAATTTATGCTGGTGAAGAAACACTTCCTTATGGAAATTATTATATAAATTTAAAAGTAGATTATAATGATATTTGTTATGTATTAATTTCTGAGAATGATATGATTTTAAGTATTAAGTAGGAGAATATTATGAATGAATTAAATATTAAAACAATTATTGGAGTTTTTCCACCAGAAGAACCAATTATAAAACCAGAAGAAGAAGTTGAATATATTTCTAGAGGTGCTTCAGCTATGTTCGAATATATACTTAAAGATGAAGAAGGACACCCAATATATAGTTATACTATTAATGATATTAAACAATTATCTTTTATGTTTAGACAAGATGGTAGGATTTTAAAATATGATTTATTTGGAGACGAACGTTTTGATCCAGAAGGAAAATTGCTTCCTAATCCTTATTTCTCATTTACTTATGGAGTAGGTGAAGAAAATGATAATGTTGATTCAATCTTACTAAAATTACCAGCCGAAGAAACAATAAAATTAAGAACCACAGCTCCAGGACATTTAGTATTATGTGAAGTTGTAATTATTTTAGATATTGATAATGGACAACGTGATGAGTATGTAGATACTACAAAAATTGAAACTTTTAAAAAAATTAGCGTTAGTGATACTATTTATGGAAGATATTTAGATAGACAATAGGAGATTTAAATGAATAGATCTGGAATTATCTCTTTAGTTCGTGGCGATACACTTAATATGAATTATAAGATTTATGATGAACCTTGCGTTATTTGTGCAGAGCCATATATTTTAAAAAATAATGATATTTTATATTTTGGAATTATGCTTCCAAATGCATTATTTGAAGACGCTATTATTAGAAAAAAATTCTTTTGTTCTGATATGACTGGAAATTCTGTTAAAATCAGACTATCTAGCGATGAGACTGCCAACTTAATTCCTGGAATTTATTATTATGAGATAAAATTAAGAAAAAATGTTGGAACAGAAGACGAAGAAGTTATTACTACTACAAAAAAAACTAAATTTATCATATCAAATTAAAAAGTGACTAAACGTCACTTTTCTTTTGTATTTAAGAATATCCATTTGCTAAATTACTTGATTCATTGAATAAAATTTGGAGGTTTTATATATGGCCCAAACAAAAAATAGAACAAATCAAGTTAAAAATATTAAAGGTTTAAGTTCAGATACAAAACCTAATTATGGAAGAAATTATGATGGTTCAACTTTTTTAGAATTAGATACTGGAAATTCTTATATCTATTCTGCAGTTGAACAACGTTGGATCATAAAAGATCAAACAGCTGAAGAGAGAGAAGCTCAAGCTGCGACTAAAGGTATTAGAACTATATATAAAGATCAAGATTACGTTGATCCAGAAGGAATAAAAATCAAGTATATTATTGAATATACTAATGGAAGTAAAGAGAACTTCTTTGTTGAACGTGGTCCTAAAGGTGAAGATGGTAAAGACATGGATAAAGTTGTATTACGATACAGCGAAAATGGTAAAGCCGGAGGTCCATGGGCTGATCAAAAGGTAGTTCAATGAAAACATAATTCGTTACCAGATATCGATGAAAATTGGAATGATTTATTCCCAATTGCAACAATCTCTCAAGGATATAGTCCACAAATCAATCAAACAAATGGACATTGGATGGTTCAAGAAGGTGGTCAAATAGTAGATTCAGGTACTTCTGCTTATCCACATACTTTAGAATTAAGAAAAACAGATGAACGAATCGAATATCGAGTTAAAGATCATGATGGTGTTGTTATTACTCCTTGAATCCCAATTATTCCATTAGAAGAGATTAAGGGTCCTCGTGGATTTGGAATATCTAGTATTGAAAAAACTAATACATTAGGATTAGTTGATACTTATACTATAACTTTTGAAGATGGTGAAACAACAACATTTGAAGTTACAAATGGTAGACAAGGAGCTCAAGGTCCTGCTGGTCCAAAAGGAGAAACTGGTAAAGGTATCTATTCTGTAGACATAGATTCAAAAGATGGATTAACTACTAGATATCGTATTTTATATACTGATAACACTAAAACCTATTTCGAAGTTAAAGACGGAGAAAAAGGAGCTAAAGGTGATATTGGTGAAATCGGCCCTAAAACCATTTTTAGAAAATATGGTGGTTATATACAATATAAAGCAGAAAACGCTACAGAATGAACAAATTTAGTGCCTCTAAGTGATCTAAAAGGTGATCGTGGTGGTCGTGGTCATGATGGTGATAATGGATTAGATGGTAGAAGTATTGTTTCAATTACTAAAGATCCAGATCAATCTCATGATTTAATAGATGTCTATACAATCACTTATGATCGTGGTGATCCGTTAACAAGTACATTTACTGTTAAAAATGGTGCTGATGGAAATACTATTACTGAAATTAATTGGTCTCAAGATAAATCTAAACTAATATTTAGTTTTAATAAAGGCGATGATATTGAAGTTGATTTCAGTGAATTAGCAAATAAAGTTATAAATGTCGATGATGGTGAAGTTGGTCAATATTTAGTTATTGGATTAGATGATCAAGGTAAAAAACAAATTACTTTTGAAAATGAATATACTGAAGGAAACGGTATCAATATTACTAATAAAACTATAAGTACAGATTTAGATTATTTAAATTTAAATATGACTTATGCTGGTAAAGGTGATACTAGTGCTACAGTAGGTGGATTACCTGCAGGTTCTACAATAAATAATATTACAATAAAAGAATTATTAGATAAAATATTATATCCATATAAGAAACCTCAAGGAATTTCTGTAAGTGGAAGTGGTATTGGTAGAAATAATATAGAAATAGGTACAAATATGGGATCTGTTTCATCAGTTAATATTAATATAACTAAAGGTACAGAAGATATATCAAGAGTTGTTCTTGAATATAAATTAAATGATTCTGCTAATTGGGATATTAAAAAAGATATAACAGAAAATATATCATTAAATATGACTATTGATTTAGATACACCTATTAATTTGACTACATTAAATAGTGTAGGATATGCTGATTACTTCAGAGCTACTTGTTATGACACGAAAAATGGTTATGTAACTAGTAGTAATGTTCGTAATAGCTTTATTAAATACGATTATTATATTGTTCAAAGTGCTTCTGAAGAAATTGATGTAGATCATTTAACTCAAGTTTCTGTTGGAAATGCTAAAAATATTAATATTGGAAGTGGTCAATGTATTTATTATCTAACAATGAATTCTGGAAACTTAAAAATTTATGATAGTTTCTCTCAAGAATATCTTGAGGTTGCATTAGATCCAGATTATTATGTAAAAACTACTAAGAATATACGTATAAATAGTGGACTTAATATTCCTTATAATGTACATAAATACACTCCAGCAGACGGAGCCACAGGAATAGATTTAAAAGTTTAAAAAATTTAAGGAGTAGTAAAATATGGCAATACAAATAACTCAAAATTTAACAAATATTACAAATAAGTATGTTGCCGATGGTAAAGAAATTAGAGGTACTTACATAGTTGTAGCTAATTATACTGAACGCGCTAAGATTAATAAAAGCGTTTTAGTTGATGGTACAGTTGTTTATGTAAGTCAAGATAAAAAAACATATAGATGGACTCAAGCTGATGGTTATCAAGAGGAAGCTGGAGCAAAAAGTATTAAATCTTTAGATTTAGTACCAACACAAGATGGAAAAAATAAATTAGTTTTAACATTTACTGATGATACTACTCTTGAATGTTCTTTAGCAGATTTAAAGGGCGAAAAAGGTGATCCTGGTGAACAAGGTCTTCAAGGTCCTCAAGGTGAACAAGGACCACAAGGTGAGACTGGTCCACAAGGTGAACCTGGTCCTAAGGGTGATCAAGGTGAACAAGGTCCTAAAGGTGATCCTGGTAAAAACTGGGCAATAGATAAATCAGTTGCATCTTATGAAGAAATGATGTTAATTGATACTACAGGCCTTAATGTTGGATATAATGTTATTATTTTAGGTACTCAAGGTGATTTAAGACCAGAAAAGAAAAACTATGGTTCTGTTTACACTTGGAGTGGCTCTGAATGGAATTATTTAGTTAATATGTCTTCTGCTACTGAAGGTCCAAAAGGTGATAAAGGTGACAAAGGTGATACTGGTGAACAAGGTCTTCAAGGTCCACAAGGTGAAACTGGTACACAAATTGTAAATATTAATTTAGATCCTAACTTTATAAAAGATGAAGAAGATAAGGAATATCAAAATTTAACTATTACTTTTAATAGAGAGGTTGATGGTTCTCTTACTAAAGTCTTTAAAATTTATCGTGGTGAAAAAGGTGATCAAGGTCCTCAAGGACAAGACGGACAAGATGGAAATTCTATTAAAGAGGTTAGATATATAGGTACTGAAAATAATTATGAAGAATATGAAGTTCTTAGGGATGGTGATGTACCTATAGGTACCTTCAAAGTACATCAAGGTAACGATGGTGTTGGTATTAGTCGTATTGATATAGAACCAGATGGAAATGATACTAGAATTAGAATAAATTTAACAAGTGGAAGTTCAAAAGAGTTTGTTGTTACTAATGGTATTGATGGACGTGGAATTGAATCTGTTACAAAATACTCTGAAGGTTTAGAAGATCATTATTATATAAATTATTCAGACAATACTTCATACGAATTTACTGTCACAAATGGTAAAGATGCTCCAGTTCCAAATATTAAAAATGGATATTGGTATATTGGAACTGAACCAACAGGTGTAAAAGCTATTGGTATAGACGGTACAACTCCACATATAGATCAAATAACTAAAACTTGGTTTATTGGAGATACTGATACTAAAATTAAAGCTCAAGGACCTAAAGGTGAAAGTGTTGTTAGTATTGAAAAGGCTAAATCAGATTTATTTGGAAAAGTTAAATTTTTAGTTACTTATGGTGATCCAGATGATTCTACAACTTGGCATTCAGCTTCATTCTATTTAGATGAGCCAGCTTCAATAAAAGATATTGAAAAAGATGATACTTATACAGAAGAATATAAAACTAGATATAATATATATTTATCAACTAACCAAAGATATGACCAAAGCTATTCAGGTGTTTATACTCCAGACTTTACTTATACAGTAAATGACGGAAAAGATGTCGAATTCGAAATTTTAGAGGAAATTTCAGAAGATGAAAAAGTAACAAAATATATCGCTTGAAAATATACAACAGACGCTGAATGGACTAAATTAGTCAATTTAGATGAATTACGTGGAGAAAATGGTGAACAAGGTGACACAGGTAAGCAAGGAGATTCATTAACAGATTTTGATATTCAAATTGTTGATAATAAAAAAATTGATGGACAAACTGTTTGGAAACGTCAAAAATTAACTCCAGTAGTTACAGATGCTGATGGAATTGAACATCGATTAGATAAAACTATAACTGTTGATGATGGTGCTTATTTATTACCTTATTATGATACTAAAACATATAATGTAAAATTAGCTCTAAATGGAGATAAAAAAGAAGATGACCCTATCTTATATTCAACAAGAGATTTAAGAGGTCCTGGTTTAACTAAGATTGAAGGTGGAACACAATATACACCTTTAACAAGAGAAGAAATAGACCAATTTGAAGAGAGTGCAGTATTATTCTATAAAGATATCATCTTTACTTGGAATATTTCAGCTCAAGATGAAGATAAACCTGAAACAACTACTATTCAAATTCCGACTGTACAAGGTCCACAAGGTCTACAAGGTAAACCAGGTGATAAAGGTGAAAAAGGTGATCCTGGTGAAAAAGGTGAAAAAGGTGATGCACCTAATGTTTATACTTATTCAAGTGAAGATTATTATGAATTTGAAGGAATTAATTATATATCATTTAATAAACTTTTAACTATTTGTAAAAGTGATAAATCATTTGCATTACATGCATTATTAATTAGTAATAATGGTGATTTATTCTTATTAAAAACTTTAGTTACAGAGAATGACGAGGAATTATATACAGAATCTCCTAGTAATTTTGTTCAATTTATAAGAAATTTACAAGGTAAACAAGGTTATAGTATTACAGATATTAAAGTAACAAATATTAATGTCAATGATGGAGCATCTACTGTTACAATTTATTATGAGCGTCCTACAGAGGATGGTTCAGGTGTAATTACTAAAACTCAAACATACACTATTCAAAATATTTTACCTCCTACTATTGAAGTTCAAGGTGGAAAAATCGTTTACTATTATGAAAAAGACGGTATTATAAGTCCAGCTCATGACATAGTTAATCTAGAAGACTTAAAAGGTCCACAAGGTGACCCAGGTAGAGATGGTGCTAGTTTAGTTGATCCAATTATTGAAAAATATGCTTCATTATATGCTCATAGAGATAAACAATCTCAATTACCTTATGATGATAGATATACAGATGGTGCTATTAAAATTACTCAACAATTAAAAGATCCAGATGGAAATATTAAACCATTAACTCCATTCTTTATCGAGAATAATCCAGGAATTGGAAAAATTGAAACTACTGAATCATATGTTGATAATGTCAGAGTCCAAACCGTTACATTTAAAGATACATCTCTTAATACTTTAGAGGCAATTGAAATTGCTGATGGTGCTGCAGGTCCTGTTGGTCCTACTGGTCCTACTGGTAAAAGTATTAAACAATTAAATTTAAGTGCAACTTCTACTATAGATGAAGAACATGAAAATAGAGTTCAAACAACTATTGCTATTAGTGCTATAGTCGGAGACCCAGCTAAAGATATCGGTGATAAAGATGATAAAACATATAATTCAACAACTTTACCACTTACTATGCCTGAAATTGAATTAAAAGATGGTAATAGTATTACTTTAGAAGAAATTACTACTGAAACAATAGAAGCTAATAAAATTTATTGGAGAACATTTGTTTATCAAAATGGTAGTAAAACTCCTTTATCAGAGTGGGTTGAATTATGTAGTAAAGAAGATGTTCGAGGATTTAGTGTAACTAATATTGGTGAACCTACAAAAATAAAAGACTTTGCATATTCATTTAAAGTATATAGAGAAGATACAGGTGAAACTGGAAAGAAAGAAATTGGTGAAATTACTTTAGATTTCTCTAGTTATATTAATGAATTAAAAGGTCCTAAAGGTGATTCTGTTAAAAGTGTACGTACTGGTACTGTAACTACTACAAATGGAATTACAACAACTCCAATTATATTTAAAATAGAATATGTTGATATTGATGGAACAACAAAAGAAAAAGAATTAAATGCTTTAGATATTACTGCTAGAGATGGTCGTGGAATTAGTACTGTAGAAAAGAATCCTGTATATGAAGGAACAAAACAATATTTTGATATTGTTTATGATAGACCAGACGATGCTGGTAAATCAAGAAAAGAAAAAGCTTTCTATATTGAAAGTCCAGATCAGATTGAATTAGCATTTATTAATAAAGATAAACAATTAAGTAATGGAACTACTGAAAAACAACCAGCATTATGTTGGAAGTATACTTTAGCTGCTAGCTCAGATGAAAATTGGCATTTCTTATGTTGGAAAATCGATTTATATGGTCGTGGAATAACATCTATTTCTCTTAAATCAAAAGATGATTCAGATGAAAATTATACAATTTCTAATCTTGAAGTATTATATTCAGATAATAGTAAATCTTCATTAAAAGTTTATGCATATAAAGGTAAAGATGGTACTGGTATTGGTGCTATTGAAGAAGATCCAGAATATCCAGTTAGTGAACGCCAACATGCTTACAAAATCCTTTTAGATAATGATGAGCATACTGAATTACAAAAGCGTATTATTGTAACTGATGGTGAAGACGGTAAAGATGGACGTGAAATTGAACTTGAAGTCGTTAATAATGAAATTGTTTGGAGATATGTTGGTGGATCTAATCAATCATTAGTATCTCTAGAAAATTTAAGAGGAAATGGTATAAGTAATATCTTAACTAGCGATCCAGTTGAAAGTGCTGACCCTAATCATTTAGGATGGTATGAACAAACTGTTACTGTTAAATATACTAGAGAAGCAGATGGTACATTTAAGATTTTCACAAAAGAAGGTAAAAAAGGCGAAACAGGTAATGGTATTGCATCTATTACTGGTCCTACAACAGATGGATTAATTGATACATATACTATTAATTATACTGACCCAACTATGGATCCAACACACTTCACTGTTACTAATGCTAAGAGTATAACAAGCATTGATGCTCCAGCAGAAATAAAAACTGGTTCTAGTGAGTTCAATACTTATACTATTAATTTTAATAGTGGTAACCCAATAACATTTAACGTTTATAATGGTGAAAAAGGTGAAAAAGGTACAAGTATTATCAGATTTGAATCTGGTACTCCAAGCGAAGAAAGTATTTCTGGTGTTACTTATACAAAAACTCCAATTAACGTTACTGTTAATGATTCAGAAATAAAACTACCTTTCGATGTATTTGCAAAACAAGGTATTGATGGTCGTGGAATTGTATCAATTACTAAAAATAATACATTATCTCATGATTTTGTAAATGTTTATGATATTAATTTCGATAATGGTGAATCTCAAATTAATGCATTTAGTATTAATAATGGATTCGGTATTAAAGAAGTTAAACTTGTAGGTACATTTGATCCAAGTTCTAGTGCTGAAAATAAATATAGAATTACTTATGATGATCCAAATAAAACACCATACGAGTTCTCAATATTTAATGGTGCTCAAGGTGCTAAAGGTGATAAAGGTACTTCAATTACTAAAGTTAGCTCTATTGGAACAGCATTTACTACTTCTGAAAGCCAAACAACTATTAAAGTAGATTATTCTGATAATCAAAGCTCAGATACATTCATTATAACTGCTAAGAATGGTAGTCCAATTAGTAAAGTTTCATTAAAAGAAAATTCTCAAACTACTTTAGAATCTACTTATGAAGCATTCTACCAAGATTTTCAAGGAAATTATATTAAAGCCGGTGAATTTACAGTTTATAATGGTAAATCAATTGAGGTAGCAGTAAGAACTATTAATTCAGAAAAAGTTTTAGCTTATAATTATACAGGTGAAACTAATTATAAAACAATTTGTAAATTAGAAGATTTAAAAGGTCGTGGTATTACAAATATTACTCCGACTGAAACTAATACTATTACTGAAGGTAATCGAGTTTATACTGAAAATAAGTATAGAATAGATTATAGCGATGGTACTAATTCAACATTCACAGTTAAAGCTGAAAAAGGTGACAAAGGTGATACTGGTGACACTGGTGCTCAAGGTCCTAAAGGTGATCCAGGAGATAAAGGTGATAAAGGTGATACTGGAGATAACATTGAATTAAGAGTTGATAACGAAAAGTTACAATGGAAAACTACTTCGGATGATACTTGGTCTGATTTAGATTATAATTTCAATACAGATAAGATTTTATATACTTGTGCAATACCTACAACAGAAAAAGTTGGTGGTATTAAAGCAAACACAACATTTAATAAAACACCAGTTTCAGATATTTTATTTGATATGTTCCATCCATATAAACCATTTACTATTAGTTCTTACGATTTACAAACATCTTCTAATGCTAATATAAATACTAGCGTAGAGATTGGTACTGAACGAATTGCAAGTAAATTAAAAATAACTTGGACAAATGGTTCAAAAGCTGTAACAACTTTAAAATATAAAATAGGAAATGGAAATGAGATTACTTATGATGGTGATTTAAGTAATCAAAGTATTACAATCAATTTTGATGAAGCAATCACATTACCAAATACTTCTTATTCATTTACAATTACGTTAAGCGATGGTGAAACAACTATTACTAATACTAAAACTTATACTGTTATGTATAATGTATATTATACAGTTATGAGCGATCCAAGTGATCTTCCAGATAAAGCTACAAACTTAAGTATTGGTAATGGAACATCAATTACAACTCAAAATAATACTTACATTGTTTACTTTGTTCCAAGCTCATTTAATTATTCAACAATTAAAGAGAAAACTCAATTAGATGCTAGTGGTTGGGCTTCACTTGATACAACTTCTCTTGGAAGTATTTCACTTGAAAATAAAGCTGGATATGTTTCTACTTATAAAGTATACAAAGGTCCAAAGATGACCGCTAATACTGGAACTTATAAGATAGTATAGTAAAGGAGAATAAATATGGCAGAAGTTAAAATAGGATTTCAACTTGGCTCAAGCTTAGCATCAAAACACTTACTTGATGCTCAGTATATTAAAGGTACATACACAGTGGTTAATTCATTGGAAGAGCGTAATGCTCTTCCAGTAGCCACAGTAGATAACGATGGTGTAATTCTTAAAGGTTCATTAGTTTATGTTATAAGTGAAGAAATTTTATATATTTATAATGGATCAGCATATGAAGAATTAGATCTTGGTGGCGGTGGAAGTAATAAATATCTTTATTTTGATAAAACAACCAATAAAGTTTATATTCAAGACGAAAATGAAGAACCTGTAGAATTAAGTGAAGTTTTAAACTTAATTTCTGAAATGGAAACAGTAAAAACTAATGTTCAAACTTTAGATGATAAAATTGAATCAGGTATAACTAAGTATGAATTATTAGAAAATACTGAAACTTATACATTAAATATGGATTATAATCATGTATATACTTGTAAGAATGCTATGACTAGTTTTAATATTATTCTTCCAAAAGAAATGAAAACTAAAATAGGATTTTTAACTGAAGTCATTTTTAAAGGTATTATTAATCCAAATAATGTAAAAATAAATATTGTTAAAGATGATTCATCTGGAGTTGAAGAATTTAAAAATTTAATTTATTATAATTATGGACGCATTGAGAATTCTTTAGATTTTGATGTTAATAGTAATAATACTATTGATTTAATTTTTGGATATGATGGAATAAATTATTGTTGTTATATTACTCAATATAATAAAGACTTCTAGGAGACATCTATGAATGCTCTTGAATTTCGATTACTATTATATAAAAAGCAAAATTATAGTTATACATTCTTTAAATTAGGAATGTCTGAGATTTTATCTTTTGTCGAAAAACTTAGAGTTGATGTTTACGATGAAGATAAAATTGTAAAAGTTTATTGTGCTGATCAAAACACTTTAGATACTTGTTATCAAGCTGCAATTAGTGTAGTTTCTTATCAACCAATTATTATTGATAAAACTAATATAAAATTAGTTTCAAAAAATACTGCTGAACTTGCAACACCATATCCATCTTATATCGATGGTACAAGTAATTGTGATATAAAAACTGCAGATTTTGTTCAGATATATACTTTAGAAAAATCATTAATAAATCCATTAACAGCTCAAACTTTAAAATTTAATTTTAATTCAGGATTAAGTGCTGGTGGTGTTATTTTTCCAGAAGATTGTCAAAGTCTAACTCCTGGACTTGTTCTTGGAGCCAAAGATAAATTTACTATGACTTTAGATGATGTTGGTAATATTGCAATGTTTTTAGTTGGAAATTTAATTAGTGATATTCAAAGTTCTAATTGTAGTATTCATATAACTGGTGTTACAACATTAAACGGAAACTTACAAATGGATATAACTTCAGTAGTATCTACAGTGAGTATTGTTACACCACGTACGATTGATGCTTGTTATCTTAAAGTTGATGAAAAATTATCAGCAATAATTTCTTGGGCAAGTGCCGTAAATCCTGAAAAAATTAACAATCCAATAGACACACTTTCAGCAAAATTAATAAACTTAGAACCAATTTTAGTTACAGACGGTGGAAAAACTGATTTTAAACCACAAACAAAAACTACTCTTTGTTTAGAAGATTTACAAAAAATTGGTACATTTATTGGAATGCAACCTGTAAGATATACGACTTATGTTAGAAGTGTTATTGAAGATGGTACTAATTTAATAAAATTATTTAAGAGTCTTATTAATAATACTGTAGTTCAAGCAACATGTTCTTTAGCTGTTATTGGACAATTAATAATAAATATTAATCAAAAATTATTAAGTTTTAAATTGAGTTCAAATGTTTCAATTAAAGATCCAATTAAATTAACAGTAAAAGATAAAACACAAGAAGATTTACAATCTGAATTAATTATTCCAACATTAAATGTATTTTCAGGTAAAACTATGAATGGAGATTATTTATCCATGTCTCTATTCATTCATGACAAACGAGATTCAATTCGAGGAAATATCAATAATGATTTAGGAATATCAGCTAAAATATTTATATCAGATGAAATATATAACACTAAAACAATATTAATGAAAACAAAGGTTAAAACTGAGATTTTAAGAGCTAGACCAATGTTTTTAAAAGATTTAGAAAATTATAAGCTAAATTATATAGATAATATGTATGATGAAATCTATGAGACAGATTGAACATCTCTTGAAAATTTATCATACTATATATTATAATAAATATTATAAAAATTTAGGAGAAAAAATAAAATGATTTGTCGTGCATATTTACAAAAACTAATGAGAACATTATTAGGAAATGGTGGTAGCAACAGTTTTACACCTTATATCGCATTATTTAAACTTGATCCAACACTTAATTCAAGTGGATATTATGTAATGAGTGGTGAGCCTGAAACTAGTAAAGGATATCAAAGATACGTTTATTCTTATACATTTGATACTACTGTACAAGATACTATCGTTGCTTACAATACTAATACTATTTATTTTGATGAAGCAACTGCAGATTGGACAAGCGATGCAGCTTTAAAATATTTCGGTTTATGTGAAAGCAGCACAGCATCTAATTGCTTTGCTTATGGTGAATTATTAGATGGTGATGGTAATCCAACAACTATTTTAGTTAACAAAGGACAATTACCTATTATTCGTAAGAATATGTTAAAAATCCAATTCAGTGAAAATGTAGCTCCAAAATATTCAGTTACATTAAGAGCTGGTGAAAATGAAGGAGCTGTAGAAATTTCAAGAATTGGATTATATGCATTCCCATCTTTATCAACATTTGCAGATCCTGGTCAAGCATCTATGCGTGCTAAGATTGCTGAACTAGAGGAAGCTTTACCTGAAGGTCAATATGAAGCTTGGGATGGAACTTGGATTAAGAGTGGAGATTCAAGTGAAACTCCAACAATCTATCATGCTGGTGATGCTTTAGCTGCTGATGGAGTATTCGTTCCATACTTTGTTAAGGTACAAGCAGAACAAGAATAAAAAAAAATAAAAGAGGTCATTTGACCTCTTTTTTTTATTATCTATATTTCTTATTTTTTGTATGACGCATTAGCATATCATGCTTGAACTGAGCCATCTCTTTTGATGATCTAAAAAATTCATGTTTTTTAACTTCATCTAGAACATAACTTCTAAGTACTTCTCTCTTAAAACGTCTTAATAACATTTCATCAGATTCACCATCACGCTTAATTACCTTAACATTTGTTGCCATTAATTAATCACCTACATTCCTATTTTTTATTTTCTGACTCACTAGGCAAAACCGGTAAGTCATGTTGCAACCTATATTGATTTAAGATTTTTGGATATTCTTCCAAAGTTGTAAAATTAAATTCTGACCAATTGGCTGGTCTTTCTCTTGTCCAAACACTTGCATAAGGACATAACCATTTTGATTTATTTGGTGCACTTTCATTTGTTCTACAGAATTCACACCAATGACATAATGGTTTTGGAGCTGGTTTAAATTCTCGAGCTAATATTTTTTCAAATAATGATTTTAATTTAGCTGTTCCTTTTTCAATATATTTACCATGTCCAGCACTAGCTAACTCATTTGAGATCGGAAGGTAATATTGACAAGAAATATCATCAGTGCTTTTTTCCTTCATTTTTGCTAATGCTAATGAATAAACTACAAATTGAAGTGGAGTTGCTAATTCATCTTTATGCTTCTCAATATTAGGCCAAGATTTTATATCTTCAATTATATACTTATCTGTAGTTTTATCTCGATATAGTCTGTCGATTGATCCTGTAAATGTCCAAGTATCATCAAATTTAAAATTAATCGGAACTTCTGATCCAACTATTTCTAAATTTGGATTATCTTTTAGATATTTTTCTAAATAAAACATATTTTTATGAATATAATCTTGATATTTTGTTTCATAGTCTTTACCTGAATACTCATCTTTAGTTATCCAATCATTTGGATATCTCTTTTTTACTTTTATACAATCAATCATGAACTTATTTTTTATTTTTATATAATTAATAGGTTCATTTTTTATTATATAATTTCCAATTGATTCTTCTGCTTTATGAATTGCTGTACCAAACTCTGTTGCAATACTTCCACTGTATACAAAGTTCTTATCTAAATACTTTAATTTAAATTTAAATCCACAGCTTTTAAAACAATCTATTTTTGAATAAGACCATTTAGACTCAAGTAATTTATCGATAAATTTTTCATATTCAGTTTTTTCGACTACTTCTCCAACTTTTTCTTCATTCGGACTATTATTTTGTGTTTCCACTGAATCACCTCATATAAAATTTAATATAAAATAACGTTTCTAGGAACGTTTTTTAGATTTGATTGGTTTTCTATCAGGTCTAAAATAAAACTTAATTAGAAATCAAATTACATACAATATAATCTAATAATATTTTAGAATTTCCATAATCCAATTGTCCTAGATTTAATCTTAAATTAATACTAGAAAGAAATTTTAATTGTTTTTCCATTCTCTCTAAATCTACATTTCTATAAAAATTCTTTAATGCCCAAACTTGTTTTGAAGTTAATTTTAAATCTGTTGGTAATACTCCACTATTTCCTTTAATTAAAATTAGTTGTTTTAATTTATTAATCATTAAAGTTAAAATAAATATTGGATCACTATCCCATAGTGTCCTATGAGCTATCATATCAGTTAAAATTAATCTATCATTATTTATTAATGCATCAACGAATTTAAAAGTATTTAATCCATATAAATGAGAATTCTTGTCGTTTTTTAGTTTTAATAAAACTTCATTAGCAAGTTTTTGATCAAATAGATTAACTTTATCTAGTTCATTATCGATTGCATAAACATTTCCATTTGTAACTGTATATAACCAATCAGTTGCTTCTGGACTTAATGTTGGACATTGAACTTGTTTAATATAATCTTTTATTTGCCAATCAGTTAATTTTGGAACTTCAACAATATATTGTTCTAATTTTGTTGTTAACTTTTTATCTATTTTTTCACAAACAATTATAGTATTTTCAACTAAATCAAAATCATAACTTTCTTTAAATACATCTGTTCTAATAATATTTAAATCTTTTTTAAAATCACCAATTAATGCTATAGCTGAATTCTTATTTACTTCGGCTAAACTATCAATTAGATTATGCTTATAACCATTTTGGTCACATATCCAATTAATATATTGATCAGCTAACCAAGTTTGTTTATCTTTACATACAAATACTAATAAATCAATAGTTAAAGTATCATCTTCAATAGAATGTTTTAATTCATCTAAGCTAATCATTAATTATCACTTCCTAATACAACTTTATCATATAAAACCATTAGAAAATTTATCATAAATTGTTCTTTAACTGGTTTATTTGCTTCAGTATATAAAGACTTATAATTATTAGTAATTTCATAAATCTTTAATGAATCTAAATTATTGGATAATAAATACTCATCAAATGCTACATATTCTAATACATTTAAAAATAAATTAAAATCAAACAATTCATAATCTTCTTTATAATTTATTTTTGTAAAAATTCCTAAAAAAGATTCTTTAGTGTAAGCACGTATTGAACGAACAATTTTAGAACATAAAGTAGAAAGTTTAGTTAATTGGTCATCATCTTTATCTAATAGTTGACCTGGAGTTTTACAAACTTTATACATTAAATCACTGAAATGCATATTACTTAAAGATGCAATTTCTTTTAATTGATTTGGTGTATATTGAGCAAATCTAAATTTAATACATCTATTTAATATAGTTGGAAGTATAAATGATTCAGAAGTGCTTGTTAAAATTACAAAAACGTTTTTAGTAGGTTCTTCAATAAATTTTAAGAACTGGTTTTGATTTTTCTGTTTAAATAAATCAAGATTAATCCTATAAATTTTTGGATGAACTCCATATAAATATGAATCTAGCTCTTCATCAGTAACTTCTTCACTTATATCTACAATTTCTAAATCGACTTTCTTTGCTAAATAATTACTAATTAATTTCTTTCCACAACCATCTTCACCAATAAATAATATTGATTTTGGAAGTGATTCTCTAGTATATTGATTAATTAAATTCATAATTGGTTCTTGTCCAATAATATTCATAATTAATCACCACCTAACGTCTAATAAAAGATATTAAAGAAATAATAATAGTATTTTGATAAGATGAATCGAATCTAACTAATGTTTTTAATTTTAATAATACTTCTGATAAATCATTTAAATAATTTATAGCTTCATTTGGATTACTTCCACAATTAAATATAACAGATTGAACATTTTGTTCTAGATACTTTGGAATCGCAGTAACATCAATATTTCTAAATAAAACATATTTTGTTAAATCTAAATTAAAGCTTAGATAATTAGTTAAGAACGCTTTTAAATCATGCCCACTATTAAATAATGTAGTAATAATCTCAATGATTGTTTTTTGATCCTTTTCAATTAAAGCTTTAGTTAATCTCAACATATTTAATAAAGTTAAATCACCAACAACGGTTTTAACACTATCTAATGTTAAATTATCTGAATAATCTGAACATTGTTCTAATGTCATAATAGCATCACGAAGAGAACCATTACTAATCTTTGCAATTAAATCTAATGCGTCTTCAGTGATTTTAATATTTTCACTATTACAAATAATTTGTAATCTTGATTTAATATCTTCTAAAGAAATCTTACCAAAATTATATCTTTGTAATCTATTTAAGATCGTTTCAGGTATCTTTTCTGGTTCTGTTGTACAGAAGATATAAATAGTAAATTCAGACGGTTCTTCAATACTCTTTAAAAATGCATTCCAAGCCGCTGAAGAGAACATATGACATTCATCTAAGATGAATACCTTATATTCTCCATGCAAAACTCTTTTTCTAGATAATTTTAAAATATCTTTTACATCTTCTACTGAGTTATGTGAAGCACAGTCTAATTCAATTGGAGCTTCTTGGTCATTAACTTTATTTGCAAAAATCTTTGCTAATGTTGTCTTACCACAACCAGATGCTCCACTAAATAAATAGCCATGTTTAATTTTTTTATTCTTTAATTGACTTTGTAGAATATCACAATTAATTGATTGTCCAACAACATGTTCAAATTCAGTTGGACGATATTTTACGGCTAAAGATTGTTCCACATTATCACCTCGATATAATATAATACAACAAATTAAAGTGGTTTTATTTGTTTTATATAATCTATATTTAACCAACCCTCTCAAATTTTTGTTTGAGTAAATGAATCTCCAAGGTCAGCTTCAACACCCATAACTTGAATCATTTTAGCAATAGATTGGTTTACAGTTATTTTTAAATATTTTGAACTAGGTTTTCTAGTATTTTTCCATTCACAAATTTTATCTGTTAATAATAATTCACTATTTAATTCAATAAGATAGCTTTTACCTACTGAATAAATATCACCAGAGTATTTAGGAATAAAATAAGAATTTGTTTCTGGATCATAAGAAGATGGAATAGCTAATTCTAGAGATAATAATTGTTTTTTAATTATGTCTGATGGCATATTAATCTCCTTATTCTTCTGGATTGTTTTTTAATTCTGCAATATAATCTAATAACATATTAAATAATCGCTCATCAATAATGTAATGATTTTCATTATATGGAGCATCAGGACCAAAATTAATTACGATAGCTGAATAGTGTTTACCCATTTGAATACTTTCTTTTAGTTGTTTATCAAACCATTCTTTTTTAATAGAAATTGATTCTGAATTTGATGTTTTTGTTTTACATTCTAGAGTAAAATCGTCTAATAAAACATCTGATTTTTGAAATAATGAAGCACCAGAGTTTTTTGTTTGTTTACCACCTGTAGCTTTTGCTACAGCTTTTTCTTGTTTATCTGAGAAAAATCTGGTGGGTTTACCACCAGAACTCTCGGATTTTATTCTAAACGGATTGGACATCTTGTAAATCTTCTTCAGTAAGTCCATCAGCAGCTAGAGCTGCGGCTTCTGTTGGAATATCTTTCATAATCTGTGCTTCTTGATCCATTAATTCAGCTACGACATTTTGATCTAATAAATTTAAGTTTTCTTTCTTACCACATAAGAAATCTAAAACTTGGAAATAGTATTCATCAAAGAAATCTTTATTTTCTTCAAGATAATTTTCTAATTCAGCATGTTTTGAAAATTGTAAATCTCTTCCTGTAACTCTATCTTTTAAAATTTCACCTGTTACTGGATCAACTAATGCTTCTGTTCTAGGAGATGGATGGAATAAAATTTTAGCAGTCTCTATAACCTCTAAGAAGTCATATACTCTATCAATTCCTTTTCCAAATTTAACTGTAATAAATCCACCAGCATTTGTCATAATATTAGTTCTATTTTTTACTACAACATAATGGAATTGCATTCCATTAACCTTATCGGCATAGTCACTTTGAGCTTTAGATGAACTAATATCAGTTTTTAATAAACCTGTAGCAGTTGGAGCAGTAAATGTACGTGTACCAAATCTAATCTTAACACTTGGGAAGAATCTTAATGAATAACCACCAGATTCAGTATATGTTGTTGAGAACATTTCTTTTTCAATAGTTACTTGATTTATTACTAATAAAATATTATTTCTCTTAGGAAGATATTGAACCATTGCTCTAACAAATTTACCCATAGACTTAGCAATAGAAGCTCTTTGACCATTATCTTTAACAAATTCATTATCTAAATCCGCCATTGAAATTAAAGCTTTAGATGAATCTAATACAATCATACCAATTTCATCATATCCTTGTAAATCGATAACATCTGAAAAAATTTCCTCAGCAGCTTTACCAGTAGTATCATACCTTAAGAAACAACTTTCATCATAAGATAGACCATAATCAGATTTAAAATATGCACCTTGAGTTAATAGAGTATTTTCTCCATCAATCCAAAGACAAACTTTTCCAGGATTTTCTTCTTGATATCTTGCCATCATTGCTGCAGCGTAAGAAGATTTACCTGAATGTTCTACACCAGAAACAGTAACTAATTGTCCATAAGGTAAACCACCTTTAAATGATAAATCAATTGGAAGAGATTTTAAAGGTAATTTCTTTAAATCTCTAGATGGATCACCAAATGAAAGAACTTTTCATTTTTTATTAGCGGAATTTATATTTGCAACCGCTTCTGCAAATGTTTTTGCTTCCTTTTTAGCCATTAATTATCTCCATTTTCATCATTATTATAAGGCATTTGATCTAATTCACTACGTGGGCTATATTGATTCTTAGCTTCAGCAGCTCTTGAGATCAAAATATTACTTAATACACTTACAATTCTATGTGCTTCATCGCACTTAGTTTTTAATAAGTTTGTCGAAGTATTATACAATATTGAAACAGCTTGTCTATCTAAAGTATCTAGAACAGATTGATTCTTTTTTGCTTCTACAGAACCGGCTGTAACTGAGAATGAACGTGCTGCTGCTTCTTTATATAAGGCAGTTGCACAAGCATCTCTAAGAGAATTTTGTTCTTTTAAAATTCCAATAGAATAAGCTTCAACACTGATCTTAGCCATAGTTTCTCTTATTTCAGCGTTGGTCATTAAATCAACACCAAGAGCAACTTTTTTAATCAATTTATCTAATCCTGCAGTCATTTCATTAGTAAGATCTGCAACTGATTCAGCTAATTGATCTACGACTTTATTTACTTCGTCTTTAGCATTAGTAATATCTATCATTATATCACCTCTCTATTTAATATTTTATCTTTAATTGATAAAAAATCACATTTTAAGAATGTTGAAAGTTTCTTTGTAGGTACGATTATATATTTATAATCAGTAGATTTTGAAGTAAATAACTTAACATTAATAGATTTATTTCCATCATTTTTAATTCTCATAGCTTCTTGGTCAGAGACCATGACCACTAAATCATGGCTCTTATACCAAATAACTACATATCCCATAACATTTTTATAGGTTGTTGATAACTTATACATACGTTCTAATTGAGGAAATTTTTGAAAATTTAAAGTATTTTCTTCTGTAACTTTGCATTCTAAATAAATTAATTTATCTTCTAAAAATGAATAATAATCGGCAGGATTTTGAGATACATCTTTATATTTTGTTATTTGATCGTATAAACGAGCAATTAGATATTCTGGAAATGATTTAGACCAGTAATCTTTAAAGTGTTCTTCCCAAGCTTTACCAAAATTATATGCCATTTTTATTCTCCAAATTCAGATCTAGGCCATTCTGGAATTAAGTTATATACATTATTATAAGTAATTAAAATCGGATTTGTTCTTATTACATCTGACTTAATTCCAAACTTAATATTAATTAAATCTGTAGTACAACTATTTAAGATTGATTTAATATCATAAGTATTAATTATAATTGAAATAGGAGCTTCGACCTTAGTTCCAAGTTCTAAATATTCCATATTCTTATTCTTATCAATAATTGTACATTCATTTTCATTTAAAACTAAATTAACTAGAGAAGTTGTCTTTTCAAATAAATCATCTGTTGACTTTCTAAAAGTATCTAATCTATTTAAAACTTCATAGAAAGCTTTAACTGGGAAATCAACATTATGACTATAATCTAAATTAAACATTCTCTTTGAAGATTCATAATTTGATCGAATTCTAGTAATTAAAATATCATCAATATTAATATAAGAACATAAATAAACCTTATCTGAAACTAAAGATAACTTAGCTGTTGCATTATCAACTCCATAAGTAGCTTTAACATCAGTAGTAAATAACTTAAATAGATTTACAAAATGTTCACTTAACATTAATTCTGCATCAGTATTTAATTCAAATTGATTAAAACAGCTACCGATTCCAAATGTAAAACATCCATTCTTTGTTAGATAGAATAAATGATGAATTGGATCATCTGAATCCTTTACTTTCTTTACTTCTTTAGCATTAACATTTAAGATTGATTCCAAATTAGCTAAAGAAAAATCAAATTCAGAAAGTTTATTTTCAATTACTATTGGTTTAATCTGATTATTTAATTCTCTAACAATATATGGTAATGAATACTTTGATTTGCCACTCTTAATTTTTAAAGATGTTTCTTCAAAAATTAATTCAATTTCTTCTGAAGCTAAACTTGAAACTAAAGTTAAGAATGCTTCAGCACCAACTACAGCAGATTTATCTTCTGAATTGTCTGTTGGCTCAGCTTCTGCTTTTACAGAAACATAATATTCTTTATTTGTAACGCTTAAATATAATAAATTATCTTTAGTATTAAGCTTTACATCTTCAATATTCTTAGAATCTACACTACGTGCAGTACTAATTAATGAAACTAATTCTTTAATATTTTCTGTTTTTATTAACATTATTTCACCATACTTTCAATATTTTTATTATATATTATTATACAATATTTTATTTGTCTTCCCAAACTTTAGGGTCATCTGGATCCCATTCAATAACATCTTTTTTATTAGTTAAAACATCTATTACTGCTTGTTTAGGTAATTCACAATTTTCTTCAAGGATAATATCTTTTGCTTCTTCGAAAGACTTACCTTTAGACTCTAATTTCTTAAAATCATCTAAAATATGGTTAGCTAACTCATCACCATACCAACGTTGAACATTATATGGGTCACAACTCATTGGAACTTTCATATAAGGTTTAGCTGAATCAATCATAATTTGTGGTAATCTTTCTTCTACTTCTTTATTATAGAAGTCTAGACATTCAACTAATATTTCATCATGTACTGAACAAACTAATCTAGCACCATATTCTTTTAATTTTTCATCAAAATAAATATTTACCATTGCTATCTTTGTTAAAGTAGCAGCACCACCTTGAATTCTTGCGTTAAAGCATTGTCTTTCACATTGTGCGATAGTTCCAGTATTTGATATTAAAATATAACCATCTTTTCTAGCTTGTTGTTGGAGCTTTTCAAAAGCTTTATCACCTTTACATTCTTCAGCTTTAGCTAAATAAGATTTCATTTTATCAGTAACTAATTCTCTATCTTTACAACCTAAAATTGGATTAAATGTCTCAGTTTTATTTTTAGTTGGATCCTCATACCTAATTTCGAATCTAGGTAAGAAATATTTTGGTAAATGTCTACGTCTACCGAACCAGTCTTCAACATAACCGTACTTTTTTAAACTCTCTTTTGAATAATCAATAGCTTCTTTTACTTTACTGAATTCTGCGAAGAAGTTATCAAGTAGTTCTTGACCTTCCTCTTTTGATTTACCCATTGTCATACCAGCTCTTGCAGCACCCATACCATAAGTAGATGCTAATAAAAGTTTTTTACCAATAGTTCTATTAGCTTTACCTTGTAAATTTTTATGAGTTTTATGTCCAGCAATAATTTTCTTTCCATCTATTTCTATTTCAGTACCTTCAGGATAAAATTCAAGATTATCTTCATAATTATTCTTTAAAGCACCAGCAGAAATAACAGCATATAAGTCTTTACCTTCTAAGTATGCATTTAACATTTTTTCCTCACCAGATAAGTGACATGTTAAACGAGGTTCTTGAGCTGAGAAGTCTGAACCTACGATTTTTCGTCTAATTCTTGTTTTAATCTTCATAATACCTCTCCTAAATACTTATAGAATAAGTCTTATTTTGTTTAGAATAGCTTATTTCTTTAATCTTGAATAAACCCTCATCTGTAACTAATAAATCATCCTGAGTTAAATCTTTACAATATTTATAACCATTATTTGTTTCTAATTCTTCATATTCATTAATTTCAAAATTATCTGTAAAATCTTTTTCACCATAAGTAGTTTCACCAACAAATAATGTTCTAATATTTGTACTACCACTTGGAATATTCTGAATATTAATTCCAGGAACTTCTACTCTTTCCTCTTCATCAGTTCCATAATTATCCACATAAGCAATATCACCACCAGAAGAAAATCTTCCTGTATCAGTTCCTAATTGATTTAAGTGGAATCTAATACGACCATCTGGCCAATGCTTACATAAGATTGGAATAGTATCAATATAAGTTGAAATTAATTTCATATAACCACGACGTTCTAGAATATAACCAATTAATTTTGTAGGTTTTAATTCATTCATTTCTTCTAGAATATCACCACCAGTACCACGAGGATTTTCTTTATCCACAACTGGCATTTTTAAGACGTCATATAATAAAATAGATAATTGAACTGGAGAACTTAATGGAATTGGCCAGTTTAATTGTTCAGATTTAGTTGCACCATATTTAAATCTATTACCTTCTTCATCAACATTTGGATATTTTTTCTTAATATCACTTAAAGATAATTTTGTTTTCTTTGGTACATATACAATAGTCTTTTCATTAGCTTCTGGAGTTAATCTCCATTGGTCAATTAGTGGTTTATATTGGGCCATTTCAACTTCAACCTTTTCATCCAATTGTTCTACTAATCTAGTATATTTCTTCTTTAACATTTTACCGTATACTTCATCAACTTTAATTCCAACTAATTCTTGAGCTGCTGTTGCTAATAATATATTCATTTCTACTCTTGTAAATAATTTAAATAAACGCTCGTTTCCTTCAGCTAATAAAGTTTTTAATTGGAATTCACAAACTTTATTTGTCATTAATGCATCTGTCGCAGCGTATAATGCAAAAATATTTGGATCAGAATCAGCATAGAAAGTATTTAAATATAAACCTTCTAGATTATATTTAGACTGTGTTTTATCAATAAACTTAGTATATAAGTATTTCAAACCTGCTAAATCATTCTCATCGATTAATCTTGCTGCAAGTTGAGTATCGTAATCGACTGGAACTAATACTCCACAAGTACAATAAATAACTTCTCTATCGAATTTACCATTAGCCATAACAATTAATGGACATGGAACATCTTCATTTCTTTTTAATTTATGTTCAATCCAATATTCTAAATATTGTTGTGTTTCAACTTGAGATGGAGCAGTAAATTCTGGTTGCCATTTAGAACGTAATTCAGCTAAGAAATTAAATTCATCAGCAATATCTTTTTCCGTTAATTGCCAGTCTAAACGCTTTTTTGTATGTGGGTCTCTGTGGTTAATAGGAATATATGCTTGTTTACCGCCTGGATAATGTAAACATAAACCAATTATTTTACAAGTAATTGGATCCAATGAGTTATTAGTTTCGGTATCGACAGCTAATACACCAACCTTACAAGCTTCAAGAATATAATTATGAAATTCAGTTTTATCTGAGATAACAACAATATTTTTCTTTTGTTTTCCTAAAACTTTTAAAACACGTTCATGAATAATTGAAATTCTTTCATCAATAGAGATTTTATTAGATTTTAATACAGTTTTTATATCAGATTCAGTAGCTTCTTTTGCTTTAATTAAAGCTAATAAATCGTTAATAGATTTTTTCTTATTTTTATTTAGATCTATATCATCAAATAATCCTAAAATATCCATAAAGTCTCCTTATTTATAAATTAAGAGTGGACTTAATAACTTATAATCCACTCTTTAAATTAATTTAATATTAAATTTAAATTAGAAACCCCAATTGAAATTATTACGTCCACTATTATTAGTAGTTACTGTTGGGTTTGTTTGAGCAGGTTGTTGAACAGTTTGAGCTTGTTGAGCTTGTTGAACTTGAGTTTCTGTTTGAACTGCTTGTTGAGAAGCAGTATTTGGTTGAGAAGCTACATTTTGATTTACATTAGTTTGAGCTGTTTGAACTGTTTGTGGAGTTTGAGTTGCTTGGTTTGTTTGAGCTGGAGCACTAAACTTACCAGTTGCAATAAACTCTTCCATTTCTTCAGCTGTCTTTTCTACATAAGTAAATCCTTTAGTTCTGAAGTTTGCAAATGCACTGAAATCCTTTGGAATAGACGTGTCTGGGAATACTTGAGGTAAAGCTACATCCATTTGATAAGTTGTCTTATCAGCAGTCTTAACCTTAGTTAATGTAAATAAGAAACTACTTAATGGTGCATTTCCTAAAGATACACGCTTAGCATCTAATTGATCAATGAATCCTGCATTTCTTTCCCAAATAGTTGGAACTGGTTCTGATAAAGCTCCAGTTACTGGATCAATATAAGATACTAACATCTTAATATAAACCTTGATTTCTCTCTTCTTAATTACCTTGTGTCCACCTTCAGCTCTAGCTGCCTTACAGAATGGACAACCTTCATCTAAACATTTAATACTTGTAAATCTGTTCTTTAAACCTGTATAACCTTGACTTTGGAATACAGTACCATGAACTGTATTAAACTCAATGTCATCAACAGAATCAAATGCAAATCTTACTAATGCATTCTTAACATTACCTTCAAACTTTAAAAATCTAATACCAGGACCAGCATTACCTGAATCACCGTTAGCTTGAGCAGCCTTTCTAGCTTCGTTTTCCTCTACCATTTTCTTGTATTGTGCATAAGTCTTAATTTCTGCCATAATTAATAAAATATCTCCTTATAAATTTTTTGTTCACAATTAATTATACAATGATAATTTGTGATTTTTTACGTTTTATCTCATTTGTACAATTATTTATAGCGTTCCAAAATTCTTCATAGTTTAATTCTCCGACATCTTTTTTGTCAAGAGGTAATTCTGGTTCATAAAAAATTATACTTTTAGATAAATTCTTTTTTAATGTCTCAGCAAATTCTCTACCATGAACATCATTATCGAACATAATATACAATGTTTTTATTCCTGATTCATTAATTTGTTCAATTTGTGATGGTGATAAATTTCCAAGTGTTGCACATCCTGGAATTCCAAATTGGCTTGCTTTTAAAGCATCAAATGGACCTTCAGTTATTACTGCTTTAGTTTCACCATCTCTTATAATATTATATAATCCAAAAACAGGTTTCGGAACGTCCTTGTCTAGACAAAATGTTTTTCTATCTATCGAACGAGTGTGCAACATAACTAAATTACCTTTAATATCATAACATGGAAAAACTGCAAGTCTGTGTTCAGCATCATATTTAAGATTAAATCTTTTTGCAGTTTCTCTAGTAATACCTCTGGTTTTAAAATATGGTGTCCAATCCTTAAATTCTTTTAGAATATTTTCATCGATATAAGCTTGATACTTTGAATAATTATAATTTCGTTCAATATCGTCACCTATAATAAACTTCTCACTAGTTTTTACACCATATTTTTGAATTAACCATTGTTTTGCTTCTTCTTCAGAAGTCTCGAAGCAATGAGCCACAAATGTATAAAATGGTCCTTTACTTGAACAAGCAAAGCAGTGATACACTCCATCTGATTCTCTTATATAACAAGATGGTTTTTGTTCTCGACCATTATTATGCACTGGACACGTTACTTTAATTCCAGAGCCTGTTTTACGATATGAAGATAACTTGCCATTGTGAATTAATATTTTTATCTCATCTAATATTTCTATTATTGGTTTATCTATAACATAATTATCTACATATATCATAATAACACTCCACTACCAAGGCATATCTTCACTACCGATTTCAAATTTCTCAATAGAAGCCTTTTCAGGAGAATAACTATCTTCAATAGACTGATAATCTTCTTCAGTTGCGATAGTATCACCTTCAACTGGAATATAATTAAATGTTCCTACATTGAAATCGATTTGATATTTTAATTTATCTACTAATGCTCCATCACGAGCTTTAGAAATATGAATTGTAAGAACTTTATCTTGCTTTTCTAACATTAAAATTGTTGTTCCATATTGACTGATCATATCAGAACCAGCAATTTGAGTAGTATTAGGGTCAGCTTTCTTACCATTTTCATCAGTAGAACCAGTTCTGTTCATTTGAGAAACTGAAATAATAGGAATTTGAGTTAGTACTTGAAGATTTTTAATATCTTTTGCAATATTTGCAATAGCTTCATATCTGTTCTTAGTTTTATATTTACTTTCATCTTCCATTAATGAATACTGGTCAATAAATAAAATATCTAGATTATACTTTTTAATAAATGCTCTTAAATCAGAAACAGTTGGATATCTTCCTAACATATCAGAAGTTAAAACTTTTAAAGTACAATTCATTCCTGGTAATGATTTAATATATTGTTCATATTCTTTTTGAATAAATAAATCACCACGATTAATACTTGTATTTTGAATATTACCAAACATTGTATCTACACGAGCACCGATTTTATCTTGAGACATTTCTCCTTCATAAAATCCAACATTTAAACCTTGTCTAGATGCTTCAACTGCCATTTTAACTAATAATTGTGTCTTACCAATACCGGTTCGAGCTGCAATAACTAGATTTTCATTTTGTCTATCAATACCACCAATTGCTTGATCTAATTCTGGTAGACCAGTTGAAATATAATATTTAGATTTATCCTTTGTTTTATCTAAATAATGATCATATCTAGATGTATCTTGGAATAAATCAACACAAGTTATACCAACATTATTTGAAGATAAGCTATCATAAGCATTCTTAAATAACTTTTCAGCTTTTTCAGATTGACCACTCTCTAATAATGATTTCATTTCATTGAATTGAACTCTTAAAAACTCTGCTTTATATTGTTTTGTTAGTTCAGAAACTAAGAATGAATCTGGTTCAGTTACTTCTGTAAACTGAAAGTCTGTAAAAATATTTTTAAACGTTAATTTATCTGGTACTCTATTATACTTTTCATAATGGTTTTTGATATACTCAAATTCAGCAGTATAATCAAAGAAATAATCTTTTGTTAAATTATTATTTATGATTATTGAATAATCACCAGTCTCTAAAACTTTATTTAATATTTGAAATTGTGCGACAACATTCACCATATTAAACTATTCTTCTCCTTTCGCTAAAGCTAAATTACGTTTATCAGTTCCGAATAATTCAATATTTTCACTTAAATTACAAATTCTACTACATAAACGACTTCCTAAAGACACAATAGCTTCTTTAGGTGTTAAATTAGATGTGTATATATTTGACTTACCGTAAGAAATTCTATTATCAATTAAATTTAATAAATAATTTGCTTCAAAATCTGTACTAGGTTTTGCTGCAATATCATCCCAGACAACTAAATCTGCTTCTAGAATGTTCTTTTTAATAAAATCTATATATTCATTTGGTTCATCAAAACTAGCTTTTAATTCGATTAAAAACTTTGGTACACTAATAAACATTGCACGACATTTAGTATCAGATTTTAACCAAATCTTATTAAAGAAAGATTGAATTAATCTTATAGACCAACTTGTTTTTCCATTACCGGATATTTTAGAATATAAATATAATGAACGTCCATCATTAATAAAATCTAAAATATTGTCTGAAATACTTGCTAAACGTTTGTAAGCATCTAAATCTTTTCTATCTAATGGACTATCTCCAATAAGAGTTAATTCAATATGATTCTTTTGTCGTTCTGTTAATAACGAATAGTCATAAAGAACGTCTGTCTTAAATTTTCTAAGACAGAATTCTTTATCACAATCTTTGTGGCTACAGTTATTATATAAATAACACTTCACAACAATACCTCCTAAATTAATTTAGTCCAGTACTTCCAAATCCACCATCGCCTCTTGAAGACTTTTCAGTAAAGAACTCATCTGGAGTTAATCCAGAATAAACTTTTGCGCCATTACCAATCTTTACTTCTACCATTTGCATGATTTTTTCATCACATTTAATTGTTTGATACTCATCTGAAGTATTAATTACATGATAATGAATTATTCCTTGATAAGAATAATCAATAATACAAGCTCCAACAACTAATTTCTTCTTAGTTGCGATACCAGACTTATTAAAATCGATTAAAGCTGAATCACTTGGAATCTTCATATATAATCCAGATGGGATTAATAAATCAGAATGTGGTGCAATAGTAATTTCACCAGTGGCTAAAGTAAAATAAGAAGTATTATCTGGTACTTCACTAGCCTCATTTAGAAATAATTTTGGATTTTTCTCAAATAACTTTGCTCTAAATTCCTTAGTGTTAGCAGGAATAAAGCCATCTATACCAGCATTAGCTGGAAATTCGAACTTAGGTTCCTTAACTTGATATTCATTTGTTAATAAAAATTCTACCATATTAAATCCTTTCATATTTTATTTTAATATACATTAAATAATACAATAAAAAAACCACTACTTAAGAAAATAGTGGTAATTTTTAATTTAAAATATTAAAATTGATCTAAATAACCTTTGCTTAAATCTTTTTCTAATTCGTAATCTGTATTATCTAAATCTTCATTAATTAAATCATCAAAAATAAAATCATAATTAGGTTTTTTACCTAGCTCTTCTAAGAATTTAGAACGATAAAACATTTTAATTGAATCTATAATATCTTGAGCTGTATAACCATCTCAAGCTTTATAGACTTTACTTTGTTCTGTTTGAGTACTTACTTGAACTTCTCGTGACTTATTTAAAACTTGTTCTAGCCAATATTCTAAAACATTATATTGAGTAGTTGTTAAATTATTATTAGGAAGTACACAGTAAGGAAGGATCCAAGAATCTTTACCACCACGACGTCTAATACGAACACAATTTATTGCATCCATAAACTGACTTCCATCACCATAGTCTAATTCATTAAGTTTTTGTCCATCTTTTAAACTAATATATCCAGCTCTAATTAAATATTTATCTATATCTGCGTGATTTTGTGTTTTAATTATAGTACCATCTGGCATTATATAGAAACCACCAGTAGTAATATCTCCATCATAACCATAGAAAGACTTAATTTTATCGATACAATCATCTTGATTAGTTAAAGCTTTAGATATATCTAACTTATTCCAGTATTCTTCTGTTAAGTCTTCTAAATCATTATTTTTAGAAATTTCTTCTTCAGTTTTATCTTTATATTTAAGGTCATAAACATCAGACACTTTATACATTCCTAAAAGGTCTGTATCTTTAACTTCATCTGGGTTTTTTAGTTCAAATTTTAGGATTGATCTATAAATATTTTCTTTTTCAGCCTCAGCGACCTGTTCAATTTGATTAATTTTTTGTTTTATATCTAAGTCAGGACATTCGAAAAAATTTTTCCAAGAATAGCCAGTTCCATTTTCATTCTGTAATGCGCATCTTCAAACTAAAGTAAATGGATTACTCTTACTATCTTTTAATATAAATCCTAAAGCAATAATTACATCATTTTTTAAGTTAGTTTTACTACTTAATGCACGTAAATGCATTGGTAATTTAGTTGCTTTGAGGTCGGCTTTATTTCCAACCATCTTAACTTCAACTCATAATCTTCTTGTTTCATTTTTTATTGTATCTGTATCAACAAAAACTAGATCTGGAACACCATAAGTTTTTGTGTTTCCAAAAATTGTATGAGTATTGTTTTTTGAATCATTATCTAAGTTTGAATCAGAATTTGGATTTGCTAATTGATTATAAACAGCATCTCCATAAAAACATTTTCCTAAAGAACTTAGTTTAGTTTCAAAAGCATTTAATAATTTTGATTCGACGATATAAGCGTTATATAAAAATTGAAAACGTTTCCACCATTCCATATTATTAAATGGAGGTCTATTTGGGATTGTTTGAGCAAGTGTTTTTATCTTTTTTGCTATTTCTTCAGGAACTTGCATTAAATCATGTCCAGATTTTGTTCGAGAAGCTGGATTTTCACTCGATCCAGTCCATGCAAATTCACCATTTTTAAAAATAGCTTCAAATGCATTAAAAACGTCTTCATATTTTAGTAATTGATCATCTAAAAAATCACTTGTATTTTCTTCTTGTTCTACAAATTTCATAATAGTATCTCGCGATCTATAAAATATAATATGTATATAATTTAGCAAAATAAAAAAGAGACATTAAGCCTCTTTAATGTGTTCATCGAAGAACTTATGACAGTAAGTACAAGTCTCACCACACACATAATCATCACAATTATGTTCTGTATTAATGAAGAAATCAATAAAACCATCTAATTTCTTATTATCAATATAGAATAATGGATCATGTTCAGCCTCAGTCTTTCCATCTGTAATAGATTCAAGTGGCTTCCATAATTCAATTAAATTACCTTCAAAATTCTCAGTAATATATGCTCTTGCAATCTTAGTAATATATTCAGTTGTTCCAGTTCTACCAGTTACTTTAAAGTGATTAATTCCAATTGCATGATACTTCTTAATATCTTCTGGTCTAATCCAACGAGAACGAATCCAAGTTACAATATCCTTAGATCTAGATTGAGTACAGAATTTCATTGGATATTCATCTAATAACATCGCATCTTCTCTAGTATGGTTAGTTGCATGACACATATAACAAGAATCTCTATAAATACAATGTGTTGTATAACCATTACCAGCAACAGCACAGAATTCATTTGCCATTAATTCAAAGATAATATTATTCTTATTACAATAGTCTGCAGCAGCCTTTAAGAATTTAAAGTTTCTATTCTTATTTAAATTACAACAGAACTTATTTACTTTGTAAACATCATGGTAATACTTAATTTGAGTTACAGCATCAATATGAGCAATTGTAGATAATTCAATTTCAATATTTGAATGAGCTTTATTTCTAATAATCTCAAGCATAATTGGATTAGCAATAGTGATTCTATAAACACCAATTCTCTCTAACCAATGTACAAAATCAATAATTTCTTGTTCATGATAAGCAATTTGAACTTTAGAACCATATGGATAAATTGAGTTCATAGTATAATTAAAATTAATACCATTTTCCTTTGCTTTCTTTACGAACTCTTCAAAATATTCAGCTGAAATATCTTGTACTCTAAATTCAGGTCTTGCAGTTAAAGCTGCATGAGCTCTATCACTACCATAAACTTCTGTAATTTGAACTTCTGGATTAATCTTATTTAATTCAATAATTTCATCTAATAACTTCATATCGAAGTTACATCCTAATTTGTATTCTATCATATTTTACACCTCATCTAAGTTTATATTATAATATACATTTATTATTAACAGATTTTAAAGCATCTTTTATCATTTTTAATCCAAATTGATATGAAATATTAACCTTCATAATATTATCTGCGATATATGATGCTAAACATACCCAAATAATACCGACAACTAAACGATAATAAGGATCAATATCTAATTTAATTAAAGGTTTTGGATAAGTATAATTTTGAGCATTATAATATAAATAATTAATACTTGCATTAAAATCATCATAACCAGATACACAATAATAAACTTTAGCTATTTCATAAAATAATGGACCAGAACCTACAGTCTTTCCAAAATAACCTCTTGGATCAATAAATTTAAAATCTTCTCCACTAATCATAGTGTTAGAACCATTTAAATCTCCGTGGAATGTAGTGTAATAAGTCGTTGCTTCCTCTAAAGAATTAAAATGATTACAAATTACTGCGAAAGCTAGTCTAATTGTTCTATTAAAATCCGCTTCATCATAATCCAATAACATATCTTTTATTGAATTAATTCTATCTAAAACCTTATCATAAAGTTCAACCTTCATATCTGTAAAGAATTGTTGAACATTTGGTTTAATTTTTTCACTCTTATTAAAAATATCTCTTAATAAATTAATTAATTTTTCAACCAAATAAGAATTTGATTCATTTAAAACCTTATAGAAGTTATTATATCCATCTAAATAAGAAATAGTCATTGAATTATTAGTATTAGAAAGTAATTTAGGTGAAATATTTAAATCTGAAACTTTATTATACCATAAAACTTCTTTTTGAATTAAATGTTCATGTTCCTTATCTGAAACTTTAGTGATAGTACCTTCTTCTTTATTTACAGTAAATGAATTAAAATAACGACCACGAGCTTCAGAATTACTATTTGACTTTAATTCAGATAAATAAACATCCTTATCTCTTAATTCTAATAATTTTGTACGAATTTGACGTGTTTCAAATTCAATATCATTAAATAATTCAACAAAATCTGCATAATTAGATGTTCTTTTTATTGTTGATTTATCTTTTATATAATAAACTCCTGGAACATTTCCATTTGAATCACATCTAGTTAAACCATCTTTGTTTGCCATATATCTATAGTTTCCAGGCTTTGTGAAAATGCAATTTGTTAATGATTCAGTTAAGTTTATTTTAGTATTTAAAATAATATCTGACCATAAAAATAATAAATTTTCATTTGGTAATCTATCTAAACAACTATAAATAGTATTAAATGAATTTGTATGATCGAAACTTTCAATACAAGTGATATTTAAACCATTAGATTTAATATAATTGCAAACTTGTTTATAGAATTTAGAATCTACAATGACATATTTGTTAAAATCATCAAATACGGTATATGAATTCTTTAAACAAGTGGTTGTTTCATCATTTAAAATAAATGGTAATATAACTTTTGCAAAGTTACTTAATTCTTTATATCGAGTGTTTAGTCCACCAGCAACAATAATTAAATTCTTTTCCACTACTATCGTTCTCCTTTCAATATTTTATTTAATTCTGTAAGTTCTTCTTTAAAAGAACGTTTTGGATTATAAAAGATTACAGTCTTCATTGTAGTATTAAATAATGAATTTTGATATAAATAATTAATCTTTTCAAATTCATCTTTTGAATATTCTACTTCACACTTTAAAAACTTACAACGAGTTAAATAATCTTCATAAGATTTATATAAAAAGATAATTTGATAAATATCATATTTTTTAGGCAAAACTTGTAGTGGATAATCAACTGACATAGTTCTATTAAATAATGAAGAATAAACAAAATCGGATGTAAATAATCTTGCCATAATAATATTAGAATCAAAACTCATTAATTCATCAGCTTGTCCTTTAAGAAAAGAAACTAACCAAGCTTTGAACTCCTCTTTGTTTCTATATTGAGGTGGATTATTCTTTTGAATATATACTTTTAAGCCTTCTATTTCTTTTTCTTCAACTTTCTTTAAAAAAGTATCTTTACCGATACGATCAAAGCCTTCAACAATGATTAGTTTCTTCTTTTCCATACTATTCCTCCATTTGTTCTATTTTAATTTCAATATCTCGAATACGTTTAACACATTCATCATATTTAATCTTAGCTTTTTTAGCGAAATAATTATTACCTAAAGTTACTTCAGTTATACAAAATAGACAACTAGATAACATATCACAAAGATATACAATTAATGACTCTAAAGTCTCTCTATTATTATATTCATCTATAAGTTCTCTAGAACCTGGAAAGAAATTCTTATCATAAAATTCAATATATTTTGAATCTAACTGATCAAAGAATGGTTGAATTTCTGGATTTTCTTGTTTAATATGGAATGGGAAATCACTAATAAAACTTTCTGGTAAATCGTGAATCATTGCCATCTTCATTGCTTTATCTACATCAAAATTATAATAATTAGATAAATACATAACAAATAAAGTTACGTAAAAAGAATGAGATGATACTGATTCGTCATGAACATGATATTCTGTTGAAAATCTGTTCATCTGATTTAACTTATAAGCTTTTTCAAAATGTTCAAAACATTCATCTAAATTAAAATTTTTTATCTTAACCATTTTTCTAATGCACCTTCTAACTCATCAATGTTCTTAATATATAATACATTGTCTAACTTTAAAATATGTTGTTTAAACATAACTAATTTACAATCAAAATGCTTAAATTCAAAAATACTCATATGCATAATCTCATCAATATCTTCAAGCATTGGAATAATAGGTTTAGATTTTAAAATAGTATTATAAACATCTCGGTCTGAACTTACGCGTTTATATAAAGTAGAATCAGTTAAAATTCCACTATCATTAACGTCAGTATAAAGTACTGTAAAATTATACTTTTTAGATAAATGTTCTAAAGCAGTCTTAATTTCTGGAATATGATATCCTGAATCAGATAATCTAAATGGTAAGAAAATTGTTTTCTTTTCTTCCATAACATCAAATAGATCAGAGTCAACATACCCACGTTCATAAAATTCTAATTGAGATTTTGTTGCATAGAAAGTAATGCACTTCTCACAAATTTCAAAATTAATCTTATCATATTCTTTTACAAATGGAACATCTTTATTTATAGTTGTTGAAACTAAATTCCAGAAGATAATTTTACGAGATAATTCTGGTCTAGTTCTTAATAAATTTAAACAAAGATAATTTGGTTCTACAACGATATAATCAAAATCGTCATAAGGTAAATTTGGAATTGCTTCATTAGTTCGAGTCTCTTTAGCATTTACTCCATAAAAATCAGTAAACTCAAAATTAATATCAAGATTTAATCTAGAACAAAAAGCATTTAAATCTTGAATTGAATTAATTGTCGAATTCTTCGGTAAAGTTACAGTTGCTTGACAATTGCTCTTTTTAATCTTATATAAAACTCGATTAATATTACCATCAGCAAACACATTATAAAAATTTGTTTCATAACTGCGCATTGAAACAATTGGAATGAATAGGACGCGCTTGTCCTTAATTAAATGATCTAATTTCATTTAATAAACCTCTCTTTACTTAATTCTAGTATATAATACAATAAAAAAGTAGCTAGAAACGATGTTCTAGCTATGATTTTTAAACTGCTATTTCAATTTTTTCTTCTAATTTTGTCGACTTATAATCAATTAATTTAAAATCGTTTTCAGTCATATCTTTAATTGAAGTCTTTTCTTGGTTAATCCATAAAGTTGGAGCCGGATATTTAGTATTAAATGCAATCTTAGGCATTAAATCCATATGTCTATCGTAGATATGTAGATTATTAATATAATGAATAAATTTTCCTGGTATTAAATTACATTCTCTAGCTACCATATGAACTAATAAAGCATATTCAATATCATTAAAGCCACCAGCACCTGCAGCAGCAACTAAATCTCCAGATCTTTGAATTAAAGTCATATTTAATTTACCATCTGTTACGTCCCATAATGTTTCATAACAACATGGAGCTAAATGCATTTCTAATTCTTCTGATGGATTCCACATTGTGACAATCATTCTACGGTCCATAGGGGAATTTTTTAACTTATAGATAAGATGTTCAACTTGATCCATAAATTGATAAGTACCATTATCATTATAAACATATTTCTTACCTAATTGATAACCATAAGCTTTACCAATTGAACCTTTTTCATCTGCCCATTGATCCCAAATGTGTGCATTTAAATCATTAATATTATTTGATTTATCTCTGAATAACCATAAAATCTCTCGAACAGCTGTTTTAAAAGATTGAGTTCTTAATGTTAGGATTGGGAATTCTTTTTCTAGATCATAAGTTCTTACAACTCCGAAAATTTTTGTAGTATGGGCTGGAGTTCCGTCTTCCCACTTAGGTCTTACTTCAAAATCTTTATCTGAAAAACCTTCATTAATTAATTTACTATATTCTTGAATAAAATATCTATCTGCCTGTGACATAAAGCCTCCTATTAATATTCATTTTTAGAAACGTCTAGACAAACACAGTAGTCTTTATCAAGTTCATCTGCAAAGATCTGAACTATATAATATTCACCATATTTTGTTAAGTCATATTCATCCCATTTTTGTTCGTCTAGATTAAAAATTACTGGATTCATAATTGTTACATCAAGATCTTTTACTTGCATTATTTAAAGACCTCCACTAGTTCATATTCTAGAACTGAATTATTATCTAACTTTGCTTTACATAATTTCTTATATTCATTTTCATAATCACTTAGAGCTAAGTCATCAACATTAAATTCTTCATCTGAAACATAAATATTATTTAATGAATCTATAATTCTTTTTGCAATAATCTTTTGATTATTTTCTAATTTCTCTTTTAATGTTTTTACTAATTCATGTTGACATTTTGTTTGAACAACCGCATTGTCTTTGATTAGATCTAATTGTGCAAAATCATCTTCTGTATTTATATCTATCTTATAGAAATTAAATGCATAAGGATTTTCGATAAATTCAAGATTTAAAGTTTCAGTATCTAAGATTAAAATATTATGTGAATACTTAAATGCATCTTCACCAAAATCTTTTCCAGTTAAATTTCCTAAATTTAAAATTTTATCTGTGACCCAAATACCATTATGTAAGTGACCATTAATAAATAAATCACAATTTTTCTCAATTTCATCTTTTTCAAAACCAACAGAAGAAATAATTGGACCCATTTTAATTCCAGCTAAATCATTATGAGAAAAAATTATACGTTTTAAATCTGTTCTTTTTCCAAAATAATCTACTAATGGTTGTCTATCACTCTCTGGAATATATGGTAAAATACAAATTTCAGTATTATCGATAATAAATTTTGTTGGAGTATTAATTACAGCTCTATCGAATTCACCTTTTGAATTTTTATGCTCAAGTAAGCTTGATAAGTGGAATGTTAAATCATGAAAATGTGTTTCGTGATTACCAACAATAAAAATCATCGGAATTTTTGACCACTTAATTTCCATAAACGCTGAAGCCTCAGTATCGTTTAAATTTGTTCGATCAAAAAAGTCTCCTAAACAGATTATTTGAGAACAATTATGAATTTCAGCTTGTTCATGAAGTCATTGAAGTGACTCTAATTGATTTTCTAGTCTTAATGTAGTATATTTACCTTTTTGAGTTACAATACTGCTTTTTTCACAAAAGTGATTATCAGCATATATTAAAATTTTACTCATTCTTGTCTTCTTTCTTTTCTTCTACTTTTTCTTCCTTTTTAGGCTCTTCTTTCTTTTCAACACTCCAAGGAGCTAGATAACAAGTAGCTACATCTGCCATATGTGTTAAAGAGACTAATGGATTAGATTCATAAATTAAATAGATATCAGAAGCACTTTGTTCATTAAATCCACCATGACATAATGCTAAAATTTGGTCATCAGTAAAATCTACAAAATGTTTTGCAAGCATATATGATGCAAAAGAATTATTACCATACACTGGCCTATTATTTGTAACTTTAAATGTTAAGACTTCTTCAGTAGCACCTGTGTTAGGGTTTATTTGTTGCTTATAAATTGGTTCATATAGAGCACATTTATAGAAGTTTCTAAATAATGCAACTTTAATAATATCTTCACGCGTAACTGATTCTATATTATATGTATCACGTAATAAAATCATATTATCGAATAATTTTAATGCTGTTTCACAAAGAGCACCTGGATAACTTCCAAAACCAGTAGATGTGAAAATTCCATTAAAATAATCAATTCTTTCTAAAAAATCAATTATTTTTTCCATATCAAAATTTAATTCTGATAATAATTCTAAATATCTAACTTTATTGTCAAATCTTTGTTCTTCAGTTAATGCCATATTCAAATTTCCTTTCTTAAAACTTACTTTATAATACACTATTTTTTCCTTAAATTTTATGTCTAATTTTTTTAAAAATTTATTTTTCAATTAAATTATTTGCTAAATTGTCTGATGCGTGCAAAAATGTGTGCAGAATCCGTAAAAATTCATAAAAATAAATAAATTATAATAATAAATTAATAATAAATATAAATATTATTAATAATATATTATAGATATATAAAATATTATATATAATTATAGATAAATATATTATAAATATTATATATTATTGTTTTTTGCGAAAAATTTTAGAAAAATTATATGCTAAAATCTTTTTTGTATAAATTGTATTATATTATATACTTCAAAAATCAAAGAAAGGAAAAGGCTTTATAATGATAAAATTTAACACTGTAAAGATACATAATTTTTATTCTTATGGAGATGCCGAAATTGATTTAAGAGATAAAGGATTTTGTTTAGTAAGTGGAAAAAATAATTTTGAAAAAGATAATGCCGCATCTAATGGATCAGGTAAATCTGCTTGGATTAATGCACTGTGCGCATGTTTAATCGGAGAAACACTTACTGGCCAACGTAGTGGATTTAAAAATTTATTTTTAGAAGAAAATTCTTGTTGGGTAACTGTTGATATGAACTTTTTCGAAGATAATTTTATTATCACACGAATTTTTAACCCTAAATCAGATTTAAAAATAATTAAAAATGGTGAAGATATTTCTGGAAAAACATTAAGAGATTCTGAAGTTATCTTAGCAGAACAATTACCAGATATAAATAGAGACTTACTTGGATCTAGTATTTTAATTGGACAAGGATTTCCAGATAGATTATCTGCATTAACTCCAGCAAAAAGAAAAGAAAAACTAGAAAATCTAACAAAAACAGATTTTATGGTAAAAGAAATTAGAGAAAAAATCGAAAATCGTCTTAATGTTTTAGATACAGATTTAAGAAATACTGAAGATAAGATTTTAGTAAAAAATACTTTAATTCAGACCAATCGAACAACATTAGATACTATTACTACAGAATTAGAAACACTTCAAACTAATTCAAACTTTGATACTGAGATTAAAAATCTTGAATCCGAGATTGAATCAAATAGAACATTATATGATGATAAATCAAAAGAATTAACAGAATTTAATAATGAATTATCTGCAGTAAATACTAAATATTTAAAATTAACTTCAGATAAATCAGAACAATTACAATCTATGTTTGAAGCATTTAATACAAAATTTAATTCAGTAAATGCTGAGAAAATTGCTTTAAATTCTGAAAAATCTAATTTACAACATCAAATTCAACATATAAAATCTATTGTAGATGTCTGTCCTACTTGTCACCAAAAGTTAGCTGGTGTAACTAAACCAGATACTAAAGAACAAGAAACTAGAATAGTTGAAATTGATAAACAAATTAATGTAATAGATCAAGAACTTAATAAATTAAAAGAAACAAAAGCTAAATATGAATTAGAAATTAAAAATACTTTTGATAAAGATATTTCAGATTTAGATAAGAAAAAGGCAGATTTAAATACTAAAATATCTTTATATAATGGAAATTTAAGTAAATTAAATACTCAAATTTTAAATTTAAATAATAAATTAAGTTCTATTCAGACAAATAAAGCTAATTATTTATCAAGATTAAATGATTTAAATTCTAAAAAAGAAGAAACTGAAAAGATTTTATTAAAATTAGACTTAGAAGTTCAAGAATTAAATACTTCTAAACAAGAAATCTTAGAACATACTCAAGTAGTTAAGAAGATGGAAAGTTTAATTAAACGTGATTTTAGAGGTATTTTATTACAAAATGTTATTAAGTATATTAATTCTAAATCTAAAACATTTAGTCAAACAGTTTTCGGAACTCAAGAAATTGAAATTGTTTTAAACGGAAATAATCTTGATATTTCTTATTGTAATAAGCCAATTGAGAGTCTTTCTGGTGGTGAAAGAACTAGAGTTGATTTAATTATTCAATTAACATTAAGAGATTTATTAAAGAATTATTTAAATTTAAATTCAAATATTCTTGCATTAGATGAAATTACAGATTTCTTAGATGAAAAGAGCTGTAATGCAGTAATGAACTTAATTGAAAATGAATTAAATTCAACTGAATCTGTCTTTATTATAAGTCATATGGCTAATCAATTATCTTTACCTATTGACTCAGAGATCAGAGTAGAAAAAAGCGCTGAAGGCATCAGCTCGATAATATACTAAAAATATTGTATTATATTTTATATAATAGGAGATCGATATGTTATGGAAAAAACCCACAGGTATGTCTTATTGTGACATGTGTATATGAATAGATAAAAGTGGAGTTATCCCAAGAATTGCTGAAAATAAAGGAAAATACCCTAAAGATGAGGATCTAGTTTATAATTATTTGTGGTTATTAACTAAGATGCTTGCAATTAAAAAACATATGTTTGTAAATTTCTCAGACTATGATGGGTTTGCCTTCCATGCAGCTTCATTCTATTATTTCCAATTAATTAAGAATTGAAATAATCGTGGAAAATCAGTTAAAGGAAGAATAATTGGTCCTATTGTTAATATTCTAGATTATGTAAAAGGAACATTACACAATAGACGAGTTGAATATCAAGATCAATCATTTAGACAGGTCTTATCTGAAGAAATGAATGATAATAATTTTGATCCATTTCAATTTAAACAACAATTATTATCCGATGCTCGGGCTCAAAATTATTCAAAAACAATTACAACAATTACAGAATCAATTAAACAATGTGATTATCTAATCGATGAACTTTTAAAAACAACACCATTTAGAAAAGATTCATCGGATTGGAGAAATATAAAAATTTCAATTTTATTAAATACACGTAATATATTAGAAAAAAGAAATAAATTAGTTCCGCTTCAACAAGGTGTTTCGGTAACGTTATGACATTTACCAAAATCTCTTTCTGAATATGTTAGAGTATTAATTAATGAATTCTTTATTAAATTAAAGAGATTAATCTTAGATTGTTTCGAAATGGATAGAGTTGATGAATCAATCTTAACTAAAATGATTTCAAATCCGGAGGGCACTTATGAAGAAGAGCTTGATTAAAGCTAATTTAGATAAATTACACTTATCAGATATTTATACTTTAATGATGTTTATATTATTTAAAGTAGAAGAAGTTCCAGAATATGCAACATTAAGTAGATTATGTTTTTTATTAGATGGAAATAATTTAACTAGACTTTTAGCATATTTTGCAGGTCAAACAATTAAAATTCCTACTGAAGAAGAATTTAAAGAATTAACAAATGCATTATTATTATATCAATATATTAATCTTGAAGGTCAATCTTTAGTAGATGCACAAAGACAATTAAATGTAAAAGATGATAAAGAAAAAGAAAAAATACTTGATTTATATTTAAAAATTATTCCAATTATTAAAGAATATAATATCGATGAGGAGTCACTTAAGAATCATGGTAGATAGAATCGATTGGGAGTCTCCTAAATTTCTAGAAGAAAATAGAAATTTTAAAACAAGATTATTATTTATAAATAGTATTTTTTCAGATAAATTCGATGAACAAGATATAATTGGAAGATGTATTCAACATAAATTAAATTTTATGTTAGATAATTTAGAAAAAGAAACTGAAAGATCTTTATGGAATGTTAAAGGTGTAGATCCAATAAAGATTATGAAATATTTAGATTAAGGAGAAAATCCGTGGTTAAAAGAAATATTGTAGATGATTTTGGAACTATATTTAAATTATCTTCAAAGCAAACATCATATATGACCGATATTTTTATTAATTGTATATGTGAAGCAATCAGAACGGCTAAAGCTCAAAATGAATCAATATTAGTTTTAGATTTAGGAGTAAGTTCATTAAGCATAAATCTTGAGGATGGAAGTTGGAAAAGCGTACCGTCTAAATCAATGAAGAGTGCTTTTGGAAAGTCTATTTCTTCATCTCAACCAGAAGATTTACTAGTGGAGTCATTAACTGAAGCTATTGCAGCTAAGTTAAATTCTATTATTAATGAGGTAGTATAATTATGGCTGATGAACAAAAACAAGATTTAGTCCTTGTAGATGATTTATCAGATGAAGATTTAAAAGAAAATATTGATGGATTAAAACGTGAAGCTTTAGAAATACTTAGCCAAATTACAACAACTTCAAATGAAGAAAAACAAAAAGATTTGCTTTATTTATTCAACCAAAATCAAAAGAAAAAAGCCATTGTTAGATCAAATAGTTATGGTGATCTATTAGATAATGTTTTAGGTGAAACAAAAGATAGAATATTAAACCATCCAGAAGAAATGGATATGGTTCAATTAATGAACATGTTAAAGATTATTCAAGATTTAATTGAAAAGAATAATAATTTAATTAATGGACAAACACCTAATACATTAATTCAAGTTAATAAACATACAACAAATGTTAATGTTGAAACTACAGATCCAAGACTTGAAGGAATTAATACCCAAAAAAGAAAGAATATTAATGATTTCTTAAGTTCTTTAGGTCTTTACTCTAAAGATAAAGATGAAGCTGAAGTAATTGATGCAGACATAGCGGATCTTGATGGAGATAAAAATGAAGAATAATATCAAAGATGTTTTAGATAAAATTAAGTTAAATAAAAGTGGAACATTTAAAAATCATTTTTATGTTATTGATCTTGAAGATAGCGATGAATATGCAAGAGTTTATTCTTTATTAGATGAAGTTGCTATTAATACTGAATATCCAGCTTTTACAAAGAATTCAAATAATTCAACAGTTAAAATAACAAATTATTTTGAAATAGACGTAAATGAAATAAAGTATAATATATTTTTAATGGCTGATTTTGAAAATGATAAGTATTATTTAAAGATTGATGAACTTGGAGATGAATAATGCTAATAGGTTATAAAGGTACTTCTTCATTTGAAGATATGCTTGAATTAGACGATTGTGGTAATTTTGCAATTCGTTGTACAAATAATTTATTCTTACAATGATTTATGTGTGCCAAAACTATTAGAGGAAAATTTCATTATTTAACTTTTGGTCCAGTTTTTGTAGATAAACCAGATCTACCTACTAAATATGGATTCAATATAAAATATGGTTCAATGAAATTTAATGAACAAAAAATTTATGCAGCAATATCTAGCTTTATTAACGATCCAAAAAAAGAATTAGAAACAGTTGTTGAAGACGACTTTGATATAATTATTGAGGAAATACCTCAGATTGGAAAATTATTTAAAGCTTTAAATTAGAAAGGAATTATTATGGCATTAGCTGATGTAAAAGCTTATTTTAAAACTTTTGAGAAGGCTCATCTTGAGAGATTTGCTATTAAAGAGCAAGCTAAAGAAGCTGTTAAAGATGGTTATATTACTCAAGAAAAAGCAGACCAATTAGAAGAAACATTTAAAAAATATGATGAAACATATCAATTTTTTGCACATATAATGTATTTATATTCTAAACCAGTTCGTGGTAGAAAGAAAGAAAAATTTAAAGTTGCAAATAAAGAAATTGAAGATCATTTTTCTAGATTTGGATTAGACGAAGCATCTATTAAATTAGAAAATGAAGATGTTTTAGTTAATTTTAGAAAATATATTGAAAATTTTAAAAACGAAGTTAAGCAAGAAACAAAAGAAATTAAAGGAGAGTAGTTTATGGAAGAATTAATTAGAGATATTTCCAAACTTTCTGTTCCATCAGAACCGATCTTAGTTTTAGATGAAAATAAATTAGGATTTGATCCAGAAGGAACAGCAGAATTTGATGAAGCTAAAGAAAAGTTAATTAAGACTTTAGAAGAAAGAAAAGATTTATTATCAGTTTCTGCTCCTCAATTAGGAATAAATAAAAGAATCTTTGCTATTCGTTTTAATGATAAAATTAAAATTTTCTTAAATCCTCTAGTTACAAATATCTCAAGTGATAAGATTGTAAATTTTGAACCTTATCTTGATACAGATAAGTTTGTATATATTTGTAGACCAAAAGAAATTAAAATCATTTATTATAATGAAGATTTAAAATATGAAGATAATCAATTATTAAATGAAGTTGCTTGTGAATTTATGCGTCAATATAATTTATTAGATGGTATTATTCCAGGTGAAATTTTCAACCATGATTTTGAACAAGAAAAAGTAACTCCAGAAGTTATTCCTATGTTAATTGATGCAACTTATTCTGGTGGTGGATTTATATTTGAAAAATCTGAGGTTGAAGAGAATTCATTAGAAGAAGTTTCTGAAGCTCTATCTAAGATGTGTGAAATTTATACTTCAATAGTTGATAAGTTTGCAGATTCAGAAGATAGTGGAATTGAAGAAACAACAAGACTTATTCTTCGTAGATTTAAATTAGACGAAAGAGTTAAATTAGGTCTAACAAGTTATGTTGATATTGAAGGATATCAAAGAGCTAAAGCAGCTAAGAGACAAGAAATAATGACTAAGCGTGCATATAGAGCTAAATCATTTAATGATTTTGTTGGTAAAAAGTCTAGGAGACATTAATATGCCTATTAAAGAAGAATTAATTACTGATTTCTATGGTCGATATATTGGTTATCTAAGAACTGATGAAGAAGGAAATATCACAGCTTTAGATTATCCTTCTAGGACACCTCTTGGTGTATATGATATTAAATCAAATCAAACACTTGAACTAACTTCTAGAAAGCCTATTGCTAGAGGTAATGTAGTAGTTAGTTTCTTGTATAAGAAAAAGAAATAATATTTAGGAGATTAAAATGCAATTACAATTAAATAAAGAAGATAAAATACTTGTGATTGTAGAGTCTCCAACAAAAAAACCTACTATTGCAAAGATTTTAAAAGATGGTGGATATAAAAACGCAATGATTTCTGCTAGTGTCGGACATATTATGAAATTAGCTGACGATAAAAAATCTTGGAAAAATACTGGTATTTGGCCAGATCAAGATTTTAAAGCTAATTATAAATTAAACGAAGAAAAAGCAAAAGTCGTTGAAGAATTAAAAGCAAAAGTAAAAATGGCTGATTATATTTTTATTGCAACCGACCCAGATAGAGAAGGTCATGTTATTGCTTGGTCAATTCTAAAATTTATTAAACCAGATATTAAGAAATGTTATAGAATGACTATGCATGAAATCACAGCTAAAGCCGTACTTCGTGCATTAGAAAATCCTATTGAATTTAATGACAATATGGTTGATGCTGGAATTACTCGTTCAATCATAGATAAATTATTAGGTTATAGTTTATCTGAATGGGCTAGATTATACATTGGTGCTAAGTCAGTTGGTAGATGTCAATCTGCAGGATTAATCATACTAGAAAATAGAGAAAAAGAAATTCAAGAGTTTAAACCAGAATTATTTTATGATTTATATTTAAATTTTGAAAAGAATAAAACTCAATTTAAAGCTAAGTATTATGGAACTGAAGATAATAAAGTTGAACATTTTAAGACTTATGCTGAAATGGAAAATGTTGTAAAATCTTGTCTTGGAAATAAATTTAAAATCAAAAGTATTGAAAAGAAAGAAAAGAAAGAAAATCCAAAACCTCCTTTTGATACTCCATCATTCCAACAAGAAGCATCAAGTAAATTACGTTTAAAAACAAAAGATGCACAAAGTTGTGCTCAACAATTATTCCAAGGTATAGAAGTTAATGGTAGTCATGTTGGTTTAGTTACTTATATACGTACAGACTCAACAGAAATGGCTCCAGAATTCGTCGATGAATTAAAGCCATATATTGAATCAACTTATGGTAAAAACTCATTTAATAAACCAAGAACTGGAAAGAAAAATGTAAATGCTCAAGATGGACATGAATGTTTAAGATGTACTGATCCATCAATGACACCAGAAAAACTTGCAAAATATATTAAGAATGACTTATTATTAAAAGTATATAAATTAATCTGGCAAAGAACAATTGCTTCAGCATTACCTCCTACAACTATTTCAGAAACAACTTATTTAATTGAAAATAATGGTCAATTATTTACATTAGTTTCTAATGAAATTGTTGATCCAGGTTATAGAGTAGTTTATTCTTATAAAGATGATGATGAAAATGAAGATGATATTTATGTAAAAGAAACTTTTAAAAAAGGTGAAATTCTAGAAAAATGTTCTTTAGATGGTCAAGAGAAATCAACTAAACCAAAGCCAAGATATACTGAAGCAACATTTAATAAAGAATTACAAAAAGCTGGTATTGGTCGTCCATCTACTTATGCAACTATTATTGATACTATCTTATCTGAATCTCGTGGATATTGTAAATTAGAAGGAAAAGAAATGGTATTAACAGATTTAGGTAGATTAACAGCTACAACTTTAACTAGAGCATTCCCTAATTTAATTAGTTTACAATATACTAATGAACTAGAACATGAATTAGATTTAATAGCTGAAGGAAAATTACAAAAACTAGTAGCTTTAAATAATTTCTATAATACATTAACTGAATCTATTGCAAATAATAGTGAAGGAAAAATTAATACAGATGGAGAAAAGATTTGTCCTGAATGTGGTAGTCCTTTAAAATTAAGACGAAACAGATGGGGTCAATTATTCTATGGTTGTTCTGGATATCCATCTTGCCATTATATATTAAAAGACAAAAAGTAAAAACGTGACATTTCACGTTTTTTATTTTACTAAAAAATAATAGTTTGCTAAATTAATTGATATTTTAAAAATTAAAATTTCAATTAATATAACATAGGAGTAGAACATGGAAATTAATACAAAAGTATTGAATAAGTGGTTACAAATTGTTATTAGAGCAGCTAAAAATACAGATGTTTCTGATTATGTAACTAATGTTAATGAAAGATTCTATAAACTATCTAAATTTGTTATTTCTCTTTTAATGAAAAAGAGTTATAGAGTTTCAGAAATAGATGAATATTTTAGAGCTTTCGCTAATAACTATACTTATAAATTAGGTGGTGAAGAATTTAATTTAAGTGTAAAACAAGTATTTGTTGCATTTGCAATGTTCTGTAAACTTAAAGGTTTAGTATGGGATCAATCTAGTGCTCCTTCTGTTTATGAAGTTGATGCATTTAAAGAATCAAATTTTGGTAAACTATTAATTAAACATGGTTTATTTGCTGGAGCTGATTCTAATACACAATCTGAAGAACCTACACAAGAACCAGAACAAACTACTGAACCAACAGATGTAAATCAAGAACCTACAACTAGTACAGCTGAAGCTGAACCTACACAAGAACCAGCTGCAGAACCAGAACAAACTCAAGCTAGTGAAGTTCAACCTGAAGCACAACCTACAGAAGCTCAACCTGCTGAAGGTGAAACTAAACCAAAGAGAAAAAGAAGAAAAAGAGTAAAAGATGGTGATCATTACTATGGAAATCAAAGTGATGTTGTAAAACGTTCTAGAAATAAAGATGTAGATAGAAAGAAACCAGACCGTTCATTCTATCCTCATATGTCTCCATATGTAATCGATTTAATTGGTACACCAGGTAGTCCAATTGAAATGACTGGTTCAGGTGGATATATTTATATTATAGCTGGTAGTGCTAATAAGACTAGTAATAAAACTCCAAAAGCATATGTTATGCCTCTAAAGAAACAATTATTAAATACTAGAACTGGTGAAATTGGTGATATTAATCCTAAGAAATTACAACCAAACACTGATAGATTAAATGATAAAGGTGAATTAAAAGTTCATATTGCAGGTTCATCTACACTACAAAATCAAATGTTATTCTTCAATACTCCTCAAGAAGCTCAACATGTATTAGATCAAGTTTTAGCTAATCCAGAAGGAAGAATTGATACAAATAATATTGTAGTAAGTGACTTAAAGATTAAAGCTATTAAATTATTCGAAGTCGATCCTAACTGGAGACGAAACTTAGAAGTATTTACTCGTAAATTCTATAAAATTAAAACAGAATTCGGTGAAGCATATATTGCAGCCAAAGATTTATTTGAATCAGTTCAAGAATCTATAACTAATGATGATGGTGTTGAAACTTGGTCAGATGAATATGGAAAAGCATATGATGAAGCTTTTAGAAGATATTACTAGGAGTTAGAAATGAAAATTAAGAAGACAAAAATTATTGAAAATTTAAAACCATTAAGAGAAGCAGATGGTGATGATGACGATCTAGATTTAGATAACCTAGATTTAGATGATATCGATTTCGATGATGCTGATTTAGATGGATTAGATGATTTAGATGGTGATGAAGAAAAAACTCAAAAGGTTGCTCCAAAAGAACAACCAGCGCCTCAACCTCAATCTAAACAACAACCAGCTCCTCAACCTAAACAAGAACAACCAAAGCCAGCTGAAACTAAAGTTGATAATACAAAAACATTACCTTCAGGTGACGTTGTAGGTACAACTAAAAAACCTTCAAAACCTTCAAAAGTAAGACAAGTTATTGATCTTCAAAATTTATTAGATCTTAAAGGTGGAAATTTACCTAAGAATGCTGTTTATTCTGTTTTAAATCGTTCATTAAGAGATTCAAAAATCGCAGCAATTAAACAAAGAGTTAAGAAACAACCAGACGCAAACTTTGCACGTGATTTCAATATATTAGTTGAAGGTCTTCCTGGTGGTGGTAAAACTGCTACTATTAAAGCTTGGGCTGAGGCTAATGGTGTTAACCTAGTTGCTGTTAATGCAAAGGACCCAGATCTAGAATTAGCAATTAATGGTGCTGTAATGAGAGATTTAAGTAATGATAGTGATAAGAACTCAATTGTTATGGCTTATTCTAAATTATTAGCTCCACTTGAAGAACCAAATTCAATCTTATTCTTAGATGAATATAATAGACAAACTGATGACCAAATCAGAGCTTCACTTTTAACATTAATTGGTGAACACTGTATTTATGGTCAAGTTGGTGGACAAGTTGATACTGAAAAGAAACAAGGATATCATTTCTTTAAAAATATGTTATTTACAGTAGCAGCTATTAACCCAGCTGTACCTCAAGATAAAGGTGCTGCTAAGTTAAATGATGCTGAAATGAGTAGATTCTTACGTAGAGTAGTATTTGACTCATCTCCAAAAGCTGCAGCATCATATTTTAAATGGTATTTTGATAAAGAGTTAAAAGCAATTACTGATGCAAATCAAGATACTTCTGAAGCAGATCCAGCTTATGCTTGGGTATATGCTACAACATTCTTACAAAAACACATAGCAATTTATTTAACTACTTCTCCAGATTTTAGATTTGATACTAAGGATGATTTACAAGACCTATATAATGGTGATAAAACAATGTTTAATCAAAGATTATTAACTCAATTAATTGCATCATTAGTATATCACCCAGAAGCAACAATGGCTCAACAAATCTTAGATTATATTGGTAAGATTGCTCCGTTAAATCTTGTAGATTTACCTGACCAAGCTGAAGATGATTTAAGAGACTGGTCAAACATCTTAGATAAAGATAAAGATATGCTTGAAAAACTTTTAAAAGATTATAAACAACCTCCAGTAAATATTCCTGGTTATGGTGATATTTCTCAATTAGATCAAGCTATTGATGACGATGACGTTAATCCAGACGAAGTTGAAGATGAATTCAATGATGATAATGTTGCTACTGAATTTGATGATTTAGTAAAACAAGCAGAAAATGGTGAAGAAATAGATAATGATTTATTCGCTAATGACAGTAGTACAGATTCAGCAACTGGTAATGCAGTTAACACACAAGAATTAGATGCAATTACAAATGCAATTAACAATAGTATAGATAATATTAAAATGTAATTAAATTTAATTGCAATATAAGGAGATTATATGCATAAACTTAATAATCTACGTGAATCTGCAACTGATTATATGACTCAAGAAGAAAAAACTTGGAAAAATCAGATAATTAAATTATTAATTAATAAAAAACATAGTAAGTTTGCTAAACGTTTACTTTATTATGATTTAAATATCGTTGAAATTCAAGATGATCCAGATTTTACTGCTGCAATTTCAACAGATGTAACAAAACCAGTCATTTACATAAGTAGAGGATTCTTAACGAATCCTCAAACTTTTGACCAATTAGATGTACTTCTTAGACATGAATTATCTCATAATCTAATGATGCATCAATTAAGAATGATTAATAAACTTAATGCAAGTGCAAAAAAAGTTAAAGGTACTAATTCTTGAAAAGACTTAGCAAATAGTAATTCGTTTCAAGATTTTTTAAATATAATTATGGATGATGAAATTTCTAATTTTAGATATTCACAGATCGATAAAAATACTGTTCGTTATATGGTTTTAAATGGTAAAACTATTAGCGGATTAGTTACAGAAGACCATAGAGAATCTTGGATGAAATTAACTCTTGAAGAAATGTATGAAAAAAGTTTACAAGAGTTAGAACAAGTTAGACAAAACGTACTTAATAATATTAAAAATGCAGCTCCAAAAAACATGATAGATAGATCTTATTTTAAAAATTCATCTTATGCTAGAATTGATGCTCCAACATCAACATTTGGTACAAAAGATAAATCTGGAGCTCATGGTATTGAACAAATAAAGAAATCAAAATATTATCGTTCATTAGGTGTAAAATATAGAAGAACACAAATTATTATAAATAGAATTCTTGAGGTATTAAAGGATAAGTCAGATGACCAATTAAAAAGTGCTTTAAGAAAAATTGGTGAGTCTAAATTAACAGATAAATTATATTTTGGAGAAATTTTAGTTGATGGTAAATCAGAAAAAATCTATATTACTTCTCCAGAACAAAAATCTATTACTGCATCTATTATTAAATACTTATTAGGTAATATCGCTGAAAAACCTGTTGTAGACGTTCAAAGAAAATTCCACACTCAAGAATATAAGAATGCTTATAATGAAATTATGAATAACGTTAAAGATATTTATAAGAATCTTTCTTCAAAAGATTTAGAAGAGATTTTAAATCGAATCGCTGCATCAAATGTTATTGCAAATAAAACTTCTTATGGAACTCTTTCTAAAGAAGACTATGAGATGAGATATGGAGCTATTTAATGAAAAAAGATGATTTATTAAAGAAAGTAGATAACGAAGCAACAGTTGGAACTTTTGATGCATTACAAGGATATGCAGATGCATTAGTTCAAATATTACAAAAAAAGCAACCTAAAGGTGATGGTATGGAAGGTGCTAGTGGAGGTGCAATGCCTCCAATGCCAGATGATTTACCACCAATGGAGATAGATCCTGACTTACCAGTATTAAGTCCAGATAATCAAAGTGGAGCTGGAATGTCGATGGATTTTGATGATCCAGAAGACTTAATGAAAAAACAAAAACAAATCGACCTTGGTGATACTCCATCTAAAGAAGAAAATGATGATGACGACGATGATGACAGCAATAATGGTGGAAATAGTGGTAGCAGTCAATCAAAGAATAAAAAGAATAAAAAAGATGATCAATCAGATGAAAATAATGGCGGATCAGATGATGGTGGTGACTTTGAAGATGAAGATGATTTAGATAATCTTGACAATTCAAATAATAGAAAGCCTCCAAAGAATAGAAACGGAAACGATCTAGACGATTTAGACGATCTAGATGACTTTGATGATTCAGATTTAGATAACCTAGATGACTCAGATTTAGACGATTTAGAGGACCAAGATAATAATTCTAATGGTAAAGGTAAAAATCAAAATAAGGACGATTTGGATGATTTAGACGACCTAGATAATACTGACATTGATGATTTGGATTTAGATGATTTAGGTGATGAAGATAATGATAATGAATTTGGTGGATTAGATGATGGTGAAGATTCTGAAGATAATTCAGATGATAACCAAAATCAAAAAGGAAAGAATGGTGATTCTAAAGACTCAGATGATTCAGAAGATCAAAGTGGAGATTCTTCTTCAAGTAGTCAAAGTAGTTCAGATAGTAGTTCAGACTCTGATCAAGATTCTAAAGAACATCAGGCAGGATCTGATAGTGACGAAAATAATTTTGAAGTAGGTAACGACAGCGATAATAAGTCTAGTCAAACAAAATCAGATAAAAATAAATCAGATAAAGATAATAAATCTTCAGATTCAAAAGCTAATAAAGATCCACAAGATCAAAATGGTGAAAAGTCAAACGATAAAGAAAAAGAAAATACACCAAAAGACAATTCAGCAGATGATGATACTCTAGAATTACCTAGTGAAAAAAATGAAGCTAAAGCTAAAGATAGATTGAGAAGAATAAACAGACTTCAAAAGCATATTTCAAAAGTTTTAGAAAATAATAAATTTGATAAGAAACTAGATAAATCAACTAAAGATAGATTAAAGAAAGATTTAGAAGATTTAAAAGATGCTGAAAATCATGTATATGAGGATTCAGATAAAGTTGAAGATATTCTTCTTCAAGGAATTAATGATCTAAGTCAAATATTACAAATCTCTATAAGTAAAGATTTAGAGAAGAGAGGTTCTGTAGTAACAGCTTTAAATAATGATCCATTTGCTAATATGGAAATCGATCAAGAAGAAAAAGAAATTATTAAGAACTCTGGTGCTCAAAAGAAGTCTAATTCAGCTGATGCATATCAAGCAGTTTATACTGCAGCTGAATTAAAACGTGATATCGAAAAACTTATCGGAATGCAAGTAGAAAAGTATAAGCTTTCTATAAAATCATATAGAATTATGAATAGACATGCTGAAGATAATAATATGATTAGAAAAGGTCACCAAGATAAACGTAGACTTGATGATAAGAAACCATATATGAGAGTTTATATTGACCAATCTGGTTCTTGGCATAAAGAAGACTTTGATAAAGCACGAGCTTTATGTTCTGGATTAAAAGCTTATCAAGATGATGGACTTCTAGATTTAGAGTATAAATATTTCGATAGTTCAGTTTACGATACTCCAAAAAATGAAGGTAGTGGTGGAACTAGCGCTTGGCCAGAAATATACACACAAATTAGAAATAGTACATTTACTAATGTTATGATTGTAACAGATAGTGATTTACAAGATTATGAAAAAACAAGTTATCCAACTCTTGAACTAGAAGGTGCTGTCTTCTGGGTATGGAAAGGTGGAGATAGTTCAGACAAGTTATGTAAGTACTTACATGGTGCACTTTGGAATAAACAATATTCATTAGATTAATAAAAAAATTAAATAATTATTGCTAAATTATCTGTATAAGCGTATTAACTTATTCCTTTCATAAATACGCTTATACAGATTTTTTAATCTTAAAAATTAATTAGGAGAATTATAATGGCAGAACGTAAAAAGAAAAAATATTCTAATTGTACATATACTACTGGAAATTTATCTTTAAATATGAACCAATTTAATAAAGATGCTATACTTCCAGATGATGATTCAAATAATGAAACAAATGTAGATACAACAACATATACAACTACTAGTGAAACAACTGCTACTCCATCAACTGGTGATGGTGGAAACGGTGGAATGGCTGAAGGATTAAATGAAGCAACTGCATATAGTAATGCAGTACATGTTCAAGGTGACTTTGAAATTCCAGATGAAGTAAAGATTCTTGATCAGAAGCAAATTGAAGATGCTTTAATTGGATTGGAAATCGAAGAAGAATTTAAAGTTGGTTATGTTAGACCATTATATTTATATAAAGAATTAGTTGATTTATTTAAAATTGTAAAAACAACAGAATTAGTTGGATATACTGGAATAGATTATATTGAAGCAAGAGCTGACTTAGATAATAATAGAGATGCTAGATTAGCGGTAGCTAAAAAAGTTGCTCAATTAGATAATGACAAAGGTACACATCTAGATTATCAACCAGGTGCTAATAGAGAAGGTGACTTCTCGGCTGATTATTATTCAGTTGGTAAATTAGTTCAAAGAGATGATAAAGTTAATAAAACTACAGATTTTAGAACAATTTTATTCTATCCAACAATTGGAAGTAAACCAAGAGTTTGTTATTGGTTTAAATTAACTATTAAAGGACAAGAATGGCCAAACTTTAAACAAATTGGTAGAGATCAATTAGTTCAATTAGTTCTTTCTACTGCTGAAAAACTAGATAAAAAATCTAATCGTTGGAATATGGAAAAATTAAAACGTAAAGTTTTAGATGAAATTGCTAAAGATGAACAAACTATTTCTGCTGTTGAGTTTGACCAAGAAGATAATTTAGAAACTCGTTCTAAATTAGATAAAGGTGGAGTTATTGCTAAACCTAGAGTAAGAGCATTATATTCAAACCAAATTTATTATTTATCAACTAAGAATGTTACATATGGTGCTCCTGTTGTTAAATATATTAAAGAAGATCTAGATCAAGATTTAGAAGAAAAACGTGAAACTAAGAGATATTATATTAGACCTCAAAATATTTTCTGTGCAAATAAGAAAGACGTATTAAAAGCTTTAATAGATGTAGCTGATGCTGGTGAGAACTGTTCTGTGTATACTTTAAAGAATTTAGATGACCATGATGATGTACAAAAGCTAAGTAATGATGATATTATTTATACATATGATGAGCATGCATTAAGAGATAAAAATGGTGTATTAGTAATGGATTATGACTTATTCATTAAACATGAAGAAGAACGTCCTAAATTAGGAAAATCACCAGATCAAATTACAAAGTCAGAATTCGATCAAAATTATGACGATAGAATGACTCAAAACACATTCGTTGAATCAAAGGAAGATAATATGGAAGATTTAGTTGGAAAGAAAGTTACAATAATTTCAATTGATCCAAACGATCCAGCTGCTGATGATTATGCTGGTAAAGAAGGAACTATTACTGAAGTAGGTAAAGATCCTTGGGGCGATATTTATTATCGTGGAACATGGGGTGGCATTGCTCTATATCCAAATATAGATAAGTTAAAGATTACAGAAGGATTTGAAGTAAAATATGAAGATCCATTTAATTTATCTTTTGATACTTATGAAGGTGATCGTAAATTATTTGAAGATGCAAATGAAGAACAAATTTGTTGTATTTGTGGTGAACCTTATAAAGGTTATGGAAATAATGCAGAACCATATAAACATGGATATTGCTGTGATGAATGTAATTTAAAATTTGTTATTCCAGCAAGAATGCAAGGATTAAATAGTTATTACGATAAAAAAGATGAAGATGAAGAATAATTAACAAATATTTAGGAGTGCATTATGGATATTTTCAGAAATTTATTTGAAGAGCTCGCTCCAGAAGATAATATCGAGAAAATTAAAAAAGAAATATTAAAATTAAAAACTCCAACTGCAAAAAAAACTTCTAACTATGTTTTATATGATGAAGATTCTATTAAATATTATAAAGAAAAAGGTGAGCCAGGAACTGTAGACCACGAAACTGAGCGCTATGTATTTAGACTTGGTGGTGGTTTAAATGGCTGTGGTACTTGGTCTAATTATTTTAAAGATTTAAGTGTAATATTTAAAGAATTAGAAGAAAATACTGGTTGAGCTCCAGTTGCTACTGATTTTTCTTTAGATACTATCGATGATGTATTTGATGTTGAAATAACATTATTTAATCCAAAAGATCACGATGAATTAAATGATAAATTAAATGAAGATTTAATTTTTATTGACAAAAATAATGCTAAATCAAAATTATATGGATTAAGAAAACAAATTGAGACAACTCAAGATGATAGCGTAAAAGAATCGCTATTAAATTTATTTAATTTATATTTATATCAAATTAAGTCTTTAATGTTTGATTATAAAGTTGATTTTAGTGAAGATGAATGACAAGAAAATCATAAATTCATGACTGATCAATTGGAAGGTAAATCAGACCAATTAGATGAAGATATTGAAAAACATGAAACATTAAATCCAAAATTATTTAATGAAGATGAAAAATTAAAAGATGAAGTTTTAGATAAAATTAATTTAATTGTTGAATATTTTTTATCTGATCTAGAAGAAGATGGAATTAAGATTGATGTTGAAGATATTATTTTAGTTGGTTCTAATGTAAGTTATAATTATACTAAAGACTCAGATTTAGATATTCATATTATTGCTAATACTGATGATTTAGATTGTCCAGACGATTTATATCCATTATTATATGGTGCTTATAAATCTTTATTTAATAGAAAGATGGACATTAGTTTCTATGGAATTCCAGTTGAAGTTTATGTTGAAACAGATGATACTCCATTAAGAAGTAATGGTATTTATTCTGTAAAAGATAATGATTGGATTGTTCACCCAGTTCAAGCTAAGATTCCAGATATAGATTTCGATCAAGTTGAAGAATTAGTTAAACCTTATGAAAATAGATATAAAGAAATTCTTGAAAATCCATCTGTTGAAGAAATTGAACAGCTAATTACAGATATCTATGAAGAACGTAAAAAAGGTATGAGTGATGAAAATGGTGAATATTCTTTAGAAAATTTATGTTTTAAAGAATTTAGAAATAGAGGTTATTTAGATAAATTAAAAGATTTAAAAAACGAAGTATTATCTAAAGAACTATCATTAGAAAATTTAGAAAACTAATTAAAAAGTTGTATTATATTATATATTGATATAATTAGGAGAAATTTAAATGATTTTAAATGAAAAGAAACAAAAACTTCCAGAGATTTTCCTATCTACATATATTTCAGACGCTTGGGATAGAATTGCTACATTAAAAGCTGATATTGATGGAATTAAAGCTGAGTACTCAGATACAAAAGATGTTGAAGAAGTATTAAATGATTTAATTGATACTTATTTAATTTTAGTAGGTACTTTTGAAAATAAATTAAAATCTATTGGTTCAAATGTTGAAATTGTTAGAAAAGAACCAGAAGTAAAGAAGGTAAATGAAAGTGTTTTACAAAGAACACAAGTTCAAAGACCACAACCTGTTCAACCTCAAGTCAAACAAAGACCTGTAAATAGAAATCCTCAACCACAAGTTCAAAGAGTTCAACCTCAGCCTCAACAAACTAGAGCTCCTCAATTAGATGATGATTTATGGAGTGATGCAGTATTTGCTCCACAAAATCAACAAAGAATGAATGAAAGTTATAATCAACAAGCTGTAACTGCTGGTGGATTAGATAGTTATTATGATGCTCCAGTTCAATCTAATTCAGATACTTATGATGTTCCAGACTTCCCAGATTCAGATTTCGAGATGTCTCAAGAAGAATTAATGGAATTAGAAAAGTTTAAAGCACAATACAGAAGATAATAGCTCAGCTATTATCTTTTTTTTTATTTTTATGTTATCTTATTGCTAAATTATCTGATCGATTAATATTTTATTACGTAAAAATGCGTTTTTTACCGTTTATATATGAATATTCAAATAAACATTAAAACGCTTCCTGAGCGTAAATTTTTGATGTCTAGTGGAGAATTATATGGCACTTATTCAGTTATATTCTTGGATAAATAATGAAGAAGATATTTTAAATTTAGATTTTACAACTACACATTTTACTTCTGATTTAGATGCTGTCGATTATTTTCAAAAAAGAGACAATTTAAATATTCCTATCGGAAGTGCTTATGCATTTACATTAGATTTTAATATTAATCCATTAATTTTCTCTTCTGATTTATTTGATTGGTCAGCTAAAAATATTATTAATAAAATATTAAATAGCTATGGAATTAATTTAAATAATGATGAATTTCAAAATGCTAATTGTGATATATTAAATGCACCTCAATTACAAAACGTTCAAATTGAACAATTAATTGATATGTATAAGCTAATCGATGCTTTTGATGTAAACGATAGTAAGAGAAATAAAGCTTGGTTCGAATATTTATCAATTTATTTAAATAAATTAGGAATTAATGCTATTCAATATTCTGTTGGTACTTCAGATTTTTATATTTTATTAACAAAAAATCTTGAAATTATTGAATGTAAGAAAATTGAAATTCATAAAGAAGGTGAAAGAGATTTATTTAAACAATTTTTCACCGAAGATACTAGAATGCAATTAGTTTCAACTTCAAGAAATGCTGGTCCATATAAAAATCAAAAATATGGAAAAAATAGATTTGAACGAAAGAAATTATCAAAAATTGCAAGAACAGTAAAACAATATAATAAAATTGATATGAATCAATTATTTAAAAATGATGTTTTAGAGGTAGAAATTCCTGTAATTGGAGAATCAGATGAATATTTAGTTACAGTTAGAATGGATGGAGTTATTGCTGAACTAGCAAAAATTTTAAAAAATAATAAATTCAAATTAGAATATAAAATTGTTGTTCAAGCATTAACTAAAATTTTTAATAGTGCTGATTTACAAATAAATTGTACATGTCCAGATCATAAATATCATTTTTCACATTGGAATATTATAAGAGGTGTTTCTACTTTAGATTCAGCACATGACCCAGGACAAGGTAAAGGAATTGCAAATCCAAATGATGATCAAGGTCGTGGTTGTAAACACTCTTTATTAGTTTTAAATAATGGAGATTGAATTTTAAAAGTTGCTTCAGTTATTAATAACTATATTCATTATATGTCAGAAAAGTCTCAAAAATTATTCTTAAAATTAATATTCCCTAAATTATATGGAATTACTAGTGATGAAATGGTTGATCAAGATTTATTAGATAAAGAAACATTACAAGATTGTTTAGATTCAAATGAAAGCTTTATTGATGCTATTAATGAGTATGGTAAAAATAGAGGTAAATTCCAAAAAGGTTCTAATATTAACCCTGTTTACGCTGATAAGCTTGAAGCTGAACAAAAAGAAGAAAATACTAAACAACAAGTTGATCCAAATAAAAAGAATTTACAAAAAGCTGTTAAAGAGACAGAAAGAGCTAATAAACTTGCTCAAAAAGAATCTGAAAAAGCTGATAAAGAAGCTTCAAAACCTATTGAACCTCCTAAAGAAGATGAAGAACAACCAGTATAGTTAATATTGTATTATATATATAATATATAATATATCCAGATTGGAGAATATTATGAATTTTGATCAAGAAAAATTTAATAAACTCTCAACTGAAGAACAAAAAGTCGTTTTACAAATCTTAAAAGAATATTCTAAAACTGGAAAATCTGAACTTTTAGATTCATTACAATCTATGGAATGGGACGAATTTCCAGTAGATATTCATACATTCTTACATGACAAACGATATTTAGGAAATGCATTATATGATGCTGAAGGTAAGTTTACAGTATTCCCATACTGAGAAAAATGTTTAGAAGATATATTTCCAACTAATACTTCAACAAAATATAATACTATAGTATTTACAGGAGCTATCGGTTTAGGTAAATCAACTATAGCAGTTATTTGTTTATTATATTTATTATATAGATTACTTTGTTTAAGAGATCCATATCAATATTATGGAATGCAAAGTATTGATAAATTAAGTATTTCAATGATGAATATTACATTAGAAAATGCTAGAGGTGTCGCATTAGATAAAATGAATTCAATGCTTTTAGCTAGTGAATGGTTTATGAGTCATGGTGAAATGCATGGTACAACTAATATGAGATATGTTACTGATAAACATATTGAAATTATTTGTGCTTCAAGTAATAATCAGATCATAGGTCGTGCTTTGTTTGCTAACTTTACAGATGAAGTTAACTTCTCTCTTGTTCAAGACCCAGTTAAGTCTAAGAAGAGAATGATGAAAATTATTACTCAAGTAGATGCTCGTATGAAATCACGTTTCATGCGTGGTACCTACTTACCTACATTAAATATTATCGCATCTTCAAAAGATAGTGAACAATCTTTCCTAGAAGAATTTATTCAAAATAAACAAAAGAATGAAAGTAAAAATACTTTAATTGTAGATGAACCTCAATGGGTAGTTGACCCGAGAAAAGATTCACCTCAAAAATTCTGGGTAGCTATTGGAGATAAAGTTCTTGCTAATGAATTATTACCATTAGATGCAACTCCAGAATTAGTTGATGAATATAGAAATAAAAATTATACAATGTGACAAGTTCCAATTGGATACTTAGATACATTCCAATTAAACCTTGATGAAGCAATTTGTTCTATCATTGGTATTGCAACAGCAGCATCTTTAAAATATATTTCAGGTGAAAGATTAGTTAAAACAAAAACTACTGATTATGAAAATCCATTCTTGAATGATATACTTGAAATTGGAGATGGAGAAGATGATTTACATCAATATTCAGAATACTTTGATTTAAGTAGAGTTAGTGATAAAGACAAAGAAAAACCATTATTTATTCACTTAGACTTATCTGAGTCTGGAGACATGACTGGTATTGCAGGCGTATGAATAACTGGTAGAGATGAATCATTCGATAAATCTAAAATGATCGAAAATGATTTTAGTCAATTATCAAAATTAATTTTACAAGAATCTAGTGTAGAATCTCAGATGTTAATTTATAAATTAGCTTTCTCAGTTTCAATTAAAAATCCTAGAGGCGCACATATTAGTTCAATAAAGCATAGAATATTTATAAATTGGTTAAAAGATAATGGATTTGATATTAAAATGATTACATCAGATACTCACCAATCTGCTACTCTTTTACAAGAATTAAAAGCTGATGGATTTGAAACAGAAGTATTATCAGTAGATAGAACAACATCGCTAGAAAATAAAAAGAAAGTTTGTTTACCTTATCACTATTTTAAAACAGCAATTTATGAACGCCGTTTCATAATGTATGACAAAGCTAAACTATTAACTGAAGAGTTATTAGGATTGGAACGTGAAGCTGATGGACACATCAACCACCCTGAAAATGGTAAATATGGTTCTAAGGACCAAGCCGATGCAGTCTGTGGTGCAGTATGAACAGCTAGTAAAAATGGTGAAAAATGTTCATTTGATTTTGGTGATTCAATTGAAACAACTGTTCAAATTTCAAAACCAAGTAATACAAGTCAAAATGAGATTGAAAAACATGATTTTGGAAAAAATCTATTAAATGTAATGTCTAAAGAAAAATATATTGAAGTTGATGAATATGGTAATCCAAAATATTATGGAGACCTAGATGATACTGCAATAGATGATGATGCTATAAATTCAATAGCAATTTCTAATGGAATAATTTGTATATAATAATTAGGAGAATAAAATGCCAGAAAATGATAACAAAATTAAAAAAATTAAAAAACAAGCATCTCAATTAGTAGGAACACTAATTCAAGCGACTCCTAATAATAACGATAATACTCGATTAGATGTAGATTTAAATAAAACGTTAGAAGACATTTTAATTTTAGGTGGATTAGAAGATAGAGTAAATTTCTCAGAACTTGAAAAGTTTACACAAATTTCAAATTCAAGAGATTATATGTATAGTCAATTAGACACAATGTTCCAAGATGCATCAGTTTCAGCTATTGCAAGAATTTTAACAGAAAATGTTTGTGAAGTTGGAGATAATGGTCATATTGTTTGAGCTGAATCTGATGATCCAAAAATTAGTAAATTCGTAAATTATGTATTAAATACTATGAATGTAGATAAAAATATTTTTGGATGGGCATTTAATCTTGTTAAATATGGTGATATTTATTTAAAAAATTTAAGAAATTCTGACTTTTCAAATACAATTTTTAATTCACAAAGTATTCAAAATATGTATAGTGCTAAATCTCATTTAAATGAGACTATTCAATTAGATTTAAAGAATGCTAATGATGAATTCTGTTGGAGATTAAAATTAGTTCCAGATCCTGCTACTATGTTTGAATTAAATCAAAATGATATTACTTTTGGATATGTCGAAACTCCAAATGATATTACTCAATTAGCTAATCAAGATGCATATGCTGCTAATACTGGTTTAAATTCTAATGCATTAAATGGTGGTGGATCATTTAATTATAAAGTTAAATCAAATGATATTATACTTCATGACGCTGAAGATTATATTCATATTTATCTATCTGATGGTCAATCAAGATTCCCAGAAACTATTGATTTAATAATGGAACCTGACATTAAAGATAAGAATGCTAAGAATCGTTCAAATTTAAAATCAACAACTTATGCTTTTGATGTTATTAGAGGAAAATCATTATTCTATGATGTTTATAAGATTTGGAGAGAAAAAACTCTTATTGAATCAGCATTATTACTTGCAAGATTAACTCGTTCATCAGTATTTAGAATTGTTTCTATTGAAACAGCTAATATGGATAGAACTAAAGCTAATCAATTATTACACCAAGTAAAAGATATGTTTGAACAAAAACGTGCTTTCTTAAGTGGTAAAAATGCTTCAGATTATAATAGCCCAGGTCCAATCGAAAACTGGATTTATAATAATACTAAGAATGGTAAAGGTGCTATCACAGTTGATACTGTAGGTGGAGATTATGATCCAAAGAATTTAACTGACTTAGATAAATGGAATGATAGATTCTACGGTGCATTTGGTATTCCTAAACAATATTTTGGATTAACTGAAGATGGTGCTGGATTCAATGGTGGTACTGCATTAACTATTACTTCAACAATTTTCCAAAAGAAAGTTTCTCAAGTTCAAAATGCTTTAATTCAAGGTATTAATACAGCAGTAGATTTATATTGTATTAAAAAAGGTTTAAAATCTTATGTACATAGATATACTATTAAGATGAGACCTCCAGTTTCTCAAGAAGAACTTAATTATAGAGAAAAATTAACAAATCGTTTAAATGCTGTATCAACTGCTAATGCTTTATTCCAAGATGTTGAAACAAAGAGTAGTAGATTAATTATCTTAAAGAATTTATATAAGATGGTTGATTATGGTGAAGATGAAATTCTTCAAGTACTAGACGAAGAAATTAAATTAGCAAAAGCTGCTGAAGCTGAAGCTAAGAAACAAAAAGAAGAGGAAGCTAAACAAGCTGCTCTAGATGCTGCTAATGGTGAAGCTGCTAATGCCGAGCCAGCAAATGTTCCTGGTGGTACAGGTGAGGCTGGTGGAACTAACGAAGCACCAGCTTCTGAAGGTGAAACAGCTAGTGAAGGTGACGATTTAAATCTAGACTTAAATCTTACTGATTTACCAACAGCTGAATCTTTCAATAATACTAACCCAGATGCAGTAACATTAAACGAGGATGTTGATTTTCTAGATGAATCAGAAGATCTTCCAACTCCAGAAGAATTAGATGATAAAGTAGATTTTACTAAAAATAAATAATTAATATTTGAAAGGAATAAAATATGTTATCTAAAAATGATTGCATGAATTTATTATTAGAGCTAGAAGATAAAGGTAAAGAAGTAAATTCATATATTAGAAGATTAATGTTATCTAAAGATGTACCATTAGAAGTATTAAAATTTATTGTAGAAAACCAAGGCATGAATGCTGCAAACTTCTATGAGGTTCTTAGACAAAAACATAATAAATCAAAATCTCAATTATATGTAAATCTTGTAAATGAAGAATTAGATGATTCTGAAGTATTAATAGTTTTATCTAGCTTATTGACTCAAATTTTCTTATATAAAAATAAGAATGAAAACGTTTCAGATATTTTCTTTAATGAAGTTCGTTTAAATGAAATATTACAAGCTTTGGAAAATTTTAGACAAACTGGCAATTTAGATTTATGTAAAAAATTATTAAGATTAGTTCGATCAGACTTATTAGTTTTAGAATATATAAGTGGTAGAAGAGAATTATCTTAAAAATATTTAAAATAGTTAAACATTTAAAAGGTGAATTAATTCACCTTTTTTTATTTTTATTTTATAAAATCTGCTAAATTAAATGATTTAGATTTTTAAATCTTTTTCAACTTCTCAAATTAACAATTAAGGAGATATTAAATGAAATTAGAGAATGGTTATAAAAAAGTATATACTGTTAATGAAGACGGTGTAAGAACTTTACATGCTACTAAAGATGTTTTAAATCCAGCTGCTGATGAAACTATCATTGATAAAACAAAAGCTCAAACATTAAAGACTGCTAACTTTTATCAAGATGGTGATGCAATCAGATATGTACTAGGTGCAAATAGAGCTATTGATCGTAAAGTTGATCCAGAGTTAACAGAAGTTAGAAAGTTATTTGTTTCAACTTGTGCTCATGATTGGTCAATTTCAACGTCTTCATTTGATGCTACAAATCATACTGCAGATTTTACACTTATATGCACTAAGTGCCACGAACAAGCTACTGTTGAAGATGTAGAGTGTACACTTATTCAAGAAACAAATAAGTATCTTGCTAAATTTACTTATGGTGGAAAAGAATTCTCTGCAGAATTTGATGCACCAGCAGCACCAGTTACAGAACCTGCAGGTAATTAATTTTTAAAATAGTAACTAAGAATTATTTGCTAAATTATTTGTAATCAAATTGATTAATGATATGTAATGGAGGTAAGTTCATGAATAACACTACGAATTTATCAACAGATAAAATCCGTGAAGCATTACATTTTCAAGAATTAACTCCTGAAGAAAAACAATCAAGAGGAATTCTTGGTAGACTTTATGGTCCTTGTGCTTCATTCATTGCACCAACAAGAAATGATCGTTTCTATGGTGATGAGTTATGGACTAATGTATTTGAAAAAAATGAAATAGTAAAAGAAATGTTTGATAATGGTGGTATTCCAATGGAACTAGACCACCCATTAGGAGATAGAGAAGAAACTACTTCAATTAACATTGCAGCTATTCTTCCAGAAAGACCTAAAAAAGATAAAGATGGACATTTAATTACTTATGTTGATATCCTAGATACCCCAAGTGGTAAAATTGTTTATACTTTAGCTAAGTATGGTTTTAAATGAGGTATTAGTTCAAGAGGTTCTGGTGAATTAATTTCTGATTATGACGGACATGAGTCTGTTGATCCAACTTCTTATGATTTTCAAACTTTTGATTTAGTATTACTTCCAGCAGTTAAAGATGCACGTTTAACATTCGTTGAATCTTATGATGCAAAACAAAAAACCGCTATGAAGAAAATGAAGAGAGAATTAAAAGAAGCTTTAAGTACAGCTTCAGATGGAGATCGAAAAATTATGGAAAATGCTTTAGATAATTTAAAGATAAACTTAGATGATGAAAATCTTAGTCCAGAAAATGTTGTAACTGAAGCTATCTCAGATAAAATGTTTGATTTAAATAATGCTCCAAAAACAACACCAGATGGAATTGAAATTGAATATGTAAATATTGATGATTTCGATAGCTGGTTAAACGAAGGCTTAGATGATTTAGACGAAGCTAAAAAGGACGAAGATCAACCAGAAGATAAAGATAAAGATAAAGAAGAAGAAAAAGATTCAGATAAAGATAAAAAAGAAGATAAAAAAGATAAAAAAGAGGACAAGTCAGAAAAGAAGAAAGATGACAAGTCTGATGACGAATCTGAAGAATTTGAACCTAAGAATGAATTTACTGTAAAAGAAATTACAGATGCATTCAAAGGTCTTGATAAAGATGCAGTAGTAAAAGTACTACCAGTTGAAATTGATAATAAAGAAATGAATATTAACCTTTATTTTGATAAGACTGATGAAGATAACCTTGTTATAGGTGGTACCATCGCTCCTGAAGAGAACGATGAAAACATAGATAATCCTGAAACTGAAGAAACTATTGATGTATTCGGAAACGAAAACGGTGCAGCTAGTGATACTGGAGCAGAGGAATTAGTAGATGATTCATTTATAGAGGACTTCAAGAAAACTGTTCGTGAAAATAAAGCTTTAGAACAAAAAGTTAAGACTTTAGAAAACGAAAAGACAGTTAGTGATGCTAAGGTTAATGAATTAGATAAGGAACTTAACCAATACAAAGAAGCTTTCAATAGAACAAGTCAGGTTGCGTCTCAATATAAGAAATCAAAATTAGAAATTCAAAACTTAAACAATCAGTTAGCTGAAAAAGATAACCAAATTAAAGCTTTAAGTGAAAAATTATCTAATAACAAATTAACTGAAAGTTTAGATTCTACTAAATTAGAAGTTACTAAGTTAAAACAACAATTAGTTGAACAAGCTACAAACTATAAGCAAAAATATGCTGAAAGAACTGATGTAGCTAAGAAGTACAAATCAATGTATTTAGGTGTAATGCAAAAATATGTTGAATCAAAAGCTAATATGTTAAATGTTAGAGCTTCAGAGATCACAAGTAGACTAGACAAAAACTATACTACAGATGATGTAGATCAAGTATGTGATCAAATCTTAAATGAAGGTATGACAATGTCAAATATGAGTCATTTACCTTTAACAAATGCAAATACTAAAGTTAAATTCAGTGAAGGCCTACAAAGACAACAAGCTCCTAAAGAGGATGCTGGATATGAGATCGCTGATTGGGCTCTAGAACTTGCAAATATGGAATATTAAAATTTAAATTAGAAAATATTATAGGAGAAAAACATTATGGCAAATTTAATGGAAAAATATGGCCGTCAAATTAAAGTTGCTGAGTCTTTCGTTGCTGAAAACTTCGGTAAGAAGATTTCTGATAGAACAAGACTTAACACTGCTGTGTTAATTGAAAACACAAATAAATTCATCTCAATGAGAGAATCTTTCGCTACAACTAGAACAGATCTTGGTGATTACAAGAAATTCTGCTTAAACTTAACTAATATCTCAGTTCCAAGCTTAATTGCTAATGACTTAGTTATTACTCACGCTTTAACTTCATTCTCTGGTTCTGTTGCTTACTTAGAGTATCAATCAAGAACTAATAAGGGTGGTGTAAAAGCTGGTGATACATTCAATAGTGTATTCGGTCTTGGTGAAATGAATGCTGCTCGTCAAAACTTCACTTCTGCTTACATCGTAGATGCTGCTGCTTATGATGCTGCAACTGATACTTATGCTGCATTAGATCTTTCTACTGAAGCTAAGGATATCGTTAAGGGTTCATTCGCTGTTCCTCAAGATAGAGTTGCTGCTGATGGTTCTGATATGTACACTGGTGGTGTAGCATACACTGTTAGAAACAATGTAGCTTACGCTGATATTAAGTATGTTGTTAGAGATGCTCAAACTAAGAAGAATCATTTCGAGTACAAGACTGTTACTGATGCAGTTCCAGCTGGTGCTATTAAAGCTATTTATGCTTCAAACGAATTCCAAATGACTAATGTTCCTGCTCAAGACATTCCAACAATTGGACCTGTTATGAAGAACATTCCTCTAGTTGCTGAACCTAGACGTATCGCTGTTAAGTATGATCAAATCACTGCTTTCCAAGCTAAGACTGATTATGGTTTCTCATTAGATAAGCAAATTGCTGAACAAGCAGTTGGTGAATTAAATTATGAAATCGATACTGAAATCGTTGATATGTTATATCAAGCTGCTAAGGCTGAAACTACTGCTGACGAATTAAAGTTAACTACATTCTCTAAGACTTTACCTCTTGGTGTTGATATGTTCAGACACTATAGTTCATTCTTAAATACTTTATCTAAGGCTAGAACTATTATCTACAAGAGAACTAAGAAGTTCTTACCTAACTACATGGTATGTGCTCCAGACGTTCTTAACGTATTAGAGTTCGTTCAAGGTTATAAGGATACTACTCCTAACAAGATCTATGGTCCTTATAAAGCTGGTCAATTAAATGGTCTTGCAGTTTATGTATCTCCATTATTAAATGATGGTGAATACTTCATCGGTTTAAATGGTTCTGATATGGTTTCATCTGCAGGTGTATATGCTCCTTACATGGCTATCGTTCCTACTAACCTATTAGGTACACCAGATGGTGGTTTAGCTCAAGGCTTCTCTACTTACTATGCTAAGGCACTTGTTAACCCAAGTCTATTAGTATTTGGTAAGATTGTTGACTAATCTAAACTAAATAAAAATATAAAGAGCCTCGAAAGAGGTTCTTTTTTATTGTATAATTATTATATAAAACAGTTTTGGAGGTTTTATGAGTATTTTTACAGATAAAGAATTAAAATCAATCTATGAGCGATTATTACCACAAATAAAAGATGAAATAACTGCCGAAGATTATTTTAGATTAGTAGAAAATTTGGATCAGTTTTCTTTAGCTGATGCATTAACATTCGAAAAGATAAATCGAACCGCACCAATATATTCAGATATGGTAGGTAAATATAATGGACCTCAAAGAATTGGATTATTTGCTAATACGACTTTAATAGAACAGAGTTGCATTAATAAACCAATAAATCCTTTTAATTTATTTAAATATCCAATACGATTTAAATATGGAGATAATACACATAATATAATTAATGGTGGAGCTGGAAATTATGCTTCTGATCTATATTATGAAACATCTGGATCCTCTGGAATAAAAATAAAAGTAGAAGTAAAGAGTTTTGTAGGTGAATTAGAATCAGCTATGAAATTATATGGTTTCAAAGATACAAAAACAGGTTTTCCATATAATGCTACATTTTTAATCTTATTTAATAGAGATACTTTAAAATACTATTTAGTAGGTAATGATAAACAATATTATAATTATGCAACAAAAACGACTAATTATATAAATACAGATAAAAAGATCATAGTAAAATTAGATGAATTAGAAAAAGTATTTATATATGAAGAATTGGATTGGGTTTGTGATCCTAGACTACATGATGTTCACACAATTAAATGGAATTCTGAGCTAATTAAACTTGCAGAAGAGATATTGGATCATGTAGGAATAAAACCAATGATAAATGAAAGAAAGAATTATTAAAAGCTAAAATTTATTTTTAGCTTTTTTATTTTTATCTGCTAAATTATACGTATAATGTTAAACATAATAACATTAAAAAAATTTAAAAAAGTTTAATACTATGCTAAATTAATTAGTTTTGGAGGTTTAATATGAATGTAACCTTAGCTGATGTTATTAGAGAGATTAAACGTAAAGTTTGGGCAGGTGACAACCTAGAGCATGATCTAGAAGATGTTGATCTTAATGAGATTGTAAATGAATCGATTCGAGAAATAAGAAGATATTTCGATGAAACTGCTAAAGTGACGATTCCATTCCAACGATGTATTAATCTAAATGAACAAAAATTTAAACCAAGTTCTATAATAAAAATTTATAAAGTAAATGGAAACAGTGTTAATACAGATGATATAAATGTTAATACCGACCCACTATATGCTTATCAATTTTTAATATGGAGTAATGGTGGTACTATGTACAATGTACAAGATTACACTTATAATTATGGTGCTTGGAGTACTATGAACCAAATTCGAAATACTTTAACAACTGAATTAGATTTCGAAGAAGATAAACAAAATAATTTAGTTTATATATTTACGAGTTTGAATCCAAAAGCAATCACACTTGAATATATTCCAAGAATTGAAAAAGTTGAAGATATTCAAACAGATAGATGGATAGATATATTAATTCAATTAGCTGTAGCACATACAAAAGTTGAAGTTGGTAGAATTAGAACAAGATATACTACTTCAAATGAGCTATGGGGTGATGATGCTGAAAAAATGTTAACTGAAGGTCAAGAAGAACTAAAAGCTTTAAGAGAAAAACTTGAAGAAGAAGACTCAGTTATACCACCATTAAATTAGATAAAAATAGGAGAACATAAATGTCAAAGAATAGAAATAAAATACTTACTCAATTTGATTTATCATCTGCATTTACTGCACTAAGTGATATGGATTATGCAGCACCTGAAGGAAATGTAAAAAGCTTCCAAGAAAATTTAGTTGAACGTAAAGGTTATGGTAAATGCTTTGAACCTTTATTTGAAGATTTATATGACCTTGAAGATACACAAGATTTAAACGATGCAGCTGACGCTAGAGAAGCAGAAGTTGCTCAAGCTAAGTTATCAAGAATTGAAAAAATCATTGATTTAGATGCTAAATCTCCAGATGAATTATTACCTTCTTATGTAGGTAAAATTATTGTTCAATGTCCTCAATGTATGAATTTATTCTACAAAGATGAAGCAGATATTGAAAAAGATGAAGAAGATCCAACTTTATGCAATGTTGGTGAGGAATGTCAACATTGTGGAAATACTTCAGGTTATACATTAATTGGTAAAGTTGATGCAGCAACTGAGGAAGATTTAAATCAAGGTACTGATGTTCCTGCTGAAGAAACTCCAGCCGAAGAACAACCAGTTGAAGAAACTCCTGAAGAAACAACAGAAGAAACTGGCGAAGAAGGTGGAGATGAAGATTTAAATTTAGATGATATGGATTTAGATCTAAATCTAGATGAAGAGCCAGCTCAAGAATCTTTTAATACAAATCCAGATGGCCAAGTATTAACAGAAAATGTTGAGAAATTAGATGAAGAATGTTTAAATAAAGCAATTACTGATTTCTTATTAGACGATTCTAGTACTCATAAGAGCTTAGATGTTATTTTATCTGATTTATATAAAGCTCATCCTGAAGCACCAGCTGAAAATGTTCAATCAGCTATGGATGGAGTTTTAAATGTTGAATGGCCTTTAAATAAGATTGAAACTTTTGGTTTCTGTGCTAAGCAACATCCTTATGTTGAAGGTTTAACAGAAGAAGTAGATAAAGACTTAGATAAGAAATTAGCAGAACATGATACTTATATTGAGTATTTAAGAAAAGAAATTGCGACTTTAGAAGATTCTATTAAGAATGAAAAGAATGAAGAAATTAAAGCTGCAAAACAAGCTCATTTAGATGAATTAAATCAATCATTAGATGCAGCTCTTCCAGAAGCAGTTAAGAATGGAAGTGTAGAAGTTAATACTGAAAACACTGAAGATACTTCTGATGATAATTTAGATGCAGATGATGTTCTTAATGGTGAATTAAATAATGAAGAAACTACTGAAGAAAACGCAGATCAAACTGAGGAACAACCTATTAGTGCTCCAGAAGAAGATGAAGAACAAGTTAAAGAATCTTTAACTGAAAGTGTTACAATTGATGTAGATGATTTAGACTTCTGTCAAATGGTTAATGATGGAAAAATTAATGATGTAGAGAAATATAACCTTGGATATACAAGATTATGTGATTTATCTCAAATTTGTGTTGATAATCATTTAGATAGAGCTTATGATATAATTGAAAAAGCAATAGATCAAATTACTGGCTATACAGAAGAAAATTCTCTAACTGAAGATAAGAGAGATGACGATGATTACTATGGTAGAGACATCGATGATGCTGTTATTCAATTAAAGAAGAGAGGTCATGCAGAGTTCTGGTGCCGTCAAGGTAAAGAGAAAGCTGAAGAAGTAAAGAAAATTGCTAAAGATAAATATAATTTAGATGTCGAATATACAATCGATAATGACTATTGTGAAGCTAAAGTTATTAAATCAAAAGATTTAAATGAAGCTGTTGCTATTACAATTAGCGTTGATGAAGTAGATGATACTGTTACTCCAAATGCTAATACAATGGTTTTCGATAATGGTGATGCAGGAGTTGCAGAATATCATGCAGATGATAATTGTGTAAACTGTGAAGATCCATTTAATCAAGACTTTGAACCAGTAGAATTCAATCGTCCAGCTTTTAATCCATTTGCTAATACTGAATTTGATTTTGATAATGAAGCTGATGAAACAGCTATTCAAAATGTAGAACCAGAAGAAATGGATGATAAAAAACTTGATAAGTCTAATGAAAAAGAATTAGAAAAAGAGTTAGATTCTGAAGATAATTCTGATGATGATAAAGAAGATAAAGACGACGAAGATAAAGGTAAAAAAGATAAAGATGAGTCTTTAACTGAATCTGTTAAAAATAAATTAACAGAAGAAACTTTAAATGAAGGTCCACTTAATCTTATAAAAAAGGCTACAGCTAAAATTTATAATTCTATAATGGATCCAAAGTTTACATCTACATTAGATAATTTCTACAAAGATCAACTTGCAACTGGTGGTAAATATATAGTTTATTGCGATAAGTTTATGTCTGGTACTCAAGAAGGACAAAATAAACAATATAAAATAACAACTACATTTAAAGATATCTTAAATATTATTAGACAACAATCTAAAGCTCAACCTGATGCTACATTTACAATTTTAAGTCCTCAAACAGATGTAAATAAATTTGTAGCTGCTATAACAAAAGCTCAAGATGAAGGTAATAAAAATCGAAAGAGCCAAACATTTAAGTTAGCTTATCAAGATTTAATGAAGATTATAAATAGTGATATTATTTCAGAGTTTGTTGGTGGTAAACAAACCGATAAAGGTAAAAATGCATTAAAAGCATTATATGGTAGTATTAAAGCTGGTAATGGAAGCTTTGAAGATACTTCTGCTCAAAATGCTGAAACAGAAGATTCTAATACTGAAGTAAATAATAATAGTAATAATAACACTAATACTAATAATGTAAATAATAATCAACAAAATCAGAATACTAGTACACAAGGTATTGTTGGTCAAGATGATCAAGTAAATACTCAAGCTCATGCTTCTGCTCCTGAAGCTCAACAAGCTGAACCTCAACCAGCTGCAACTCAAGCTGAGCCTGCTAATAATGCTCAAGCTGAAAATACCGAAAATACTGATACTAATGCAGATTCAACTAAAGCTCAAGAAGCACCTAAGATTAATCCACAAGAATTAATTAAAGGATTAAGAGCTAAGTATGGTGATAAGTATGATGGTTGGAAAACTATGGGTAATACTTTAAAAACTTTAGATGATGCTGGTTTATTAAGCGGTGAATATAATAAAGAACAATGAGATGACTATGATGAGTATAAGAACCATCGTACAGAAGCATTCAATAATAATTCAAATGGAACAATTTTAACAGAGGCAATGTCTGATGAAGATTATAATAGATTATTTGACTCAACTACTTATGGTAATAAATTAAGTGATTTCTATGATTTATCAGCAAGATGTGGTGAAATCTTCGAATCTACTTATCAATCTTTAGGATATCCAATGGATGATGAATGGATTATTGCTCCAGAAATCTTAAAAGATGATAATAAGGTTACTGAATTATATAATGCAGTAAGAAAGAATGTTGTCGATATCTTAAATAATGGATCTAGAGATGAATTAGATGATGGTCATCACGGTGACGTTATTGGAACTCTTATTGATTTATTTGATATACATCAAGTTTTTGAAAGTTTAGATGAAGCTAAAGACGATAAAAAAATTGTTGATGATGTAACTGATGATGAATTTAAAGAATTAATTACTAGTGATATTTTTAATGAAAAATGCGAAGATGAATCTAAAGATAAGAAAATTACTGAAGATGCTGAATTAGATAGTATGTTAGATAAATTAGATACAGAAATCGATAATGTATTAAATCAAGAAGAACAACCTCAAGAAAATTCTAATAAAGAAGAGTTTGATCAAGAAATGCTTGATGAAATTGATGAGGATGGTCTAGAGGAATGTTTATCTAAATCATTGATTAATATATATGAAAATGTAGAAAACTTCAAAATAAACGATATTAACTTAGTTAATAACAGATTAATTGTTGAAGGTAAAATTAAGTTTAATAAATCTGGAAATACTTTAGATACAAAGTATATTTTCAATGATATTTACAAAGATAATGACAAATTAATCTTAAATGGTTATAATAAGACTTTATCTGAAGATTGTAATTTAGTATTAACTGGAAATATTAAAGATAAGAAATTCATAACTGAATCTTTCGAATATAATTATACAGTTGAAGGTGACAAAGTTCACGGTAAAGTTAATAATAACTAATTAGTAATGGATTGGCTGGCTAATCTTGGTCATCCAGTCCATTATTTTTAAGAAAGGTGTTTAATATGGACAATACTAAAATGAATGATATTAAACAAAAAAATGATGATTTTTTACATCAAAAACGTAGTGAAGAAGAAAAAAGAAATGATTATGGTAGATTAATTACTCCACAAATTAAATTTCATAGAAAATGGTTTAATGAAATGTGTAGAATGCGTGGAGTTCGTGCTATGTATCAAGCTCCACTTTCAGATAAAGAATTTGATCTTAATGCTGAATTAAAAAGTAATTATCAACCAAAAGAGCCTGTATGATGTATTTTTGATCAATACCCAGATCAAAAGACTATGAAAAAAGTTGGATGGGTAGCTGAATTACAAGAAAATTCGTCTATTATCCATGTTCCATATGATTTACATGACCTTCAAGTTGGAGCATTATTCTGAATTCCTACTGGTTTAGATGATGGAGAACCAAGATTATTTAGAGTTATTTCAATGTACACTAAAATGATTTATCCAGCAAGTATTGCATGTGAAATTGCTCCAGAATATGAATCTACAGATGAACCAGTTTTAGTTAGTGATTATGAATCATCTACAGATAATTTATTATTAGATTTAGAAGGAGACGATTAGTGAAAAAATATATTCTTAACGAGTCTAATAAAAAATATTTTTTAAGAGAAGATGTTCAAGCTAGAAATTGAACTCAAGAATTAAAAGCTGTTGCTACTAATGATAGTGATGAATTTGATGAATTATATGATGAATACTTAGATGAGTATTGAGGAAATGAAAATAGAGAAATTATTAATCGTTTAGGAGAGGCTTTTTCAACTGAGTTAACTAAGTTTGGATATACTGAAGAAGAAAATCCATTCGTATATTTCTTACATACTAATAATTGTGCTCGTTTAAAATGATTTGCAGATGGTAATACAAGATACCAATATCTACATAATGGAGCAGCAAATGGAGAAATTAGAGAAGATGATATTCGTGGTACTGGATTTTTTGGGCCAAAACATCTAATTTTCTTCAAAAAAGCTTTTACAGTAAATGAAAAAACTTTTGACTTATATTTAAATATTCTAGATCTATTAAAGTCACAAAGCCAAAGTAATCAATTAGACAAAGAAACCGAAGCTCAGTTTACAAGTATCTTTTTTAAAGATAAAATACCTGATGAAGCACATTTAATTACAGATTATATGACTTTAAGAAATGCTTGAGCTGGATTTGGAAAGATCGCAAAAGAAAAGAAAAATGTTGGACTTGAAATGCTTTTGAATTTATGAAGTGGTCGAGATGTAAATATTTTAATCAATTTAATTTTAGATAGCTTAAGTTTTGGAGCTGATGAAGGTGCTTATGTCGCAAAATCTGATTTATTACATACTATTGGTACTAAACAAGAATATTCAAAAAATGCAGATATAGATAAAGCTTGAATCAAAGTATCAAGTCACTTTAAATTAAGAGATCAAAAATTAATAAATGACTTAGCTGTATATCTTTACAATCAAAATAAAAAACAAATGTCTGATGACATAAAAAAGAAGATAGAGGAATTAGTCAATGCATTTTTCAATAGTCTTAAATAAACCATGTAATGAACAGACAATTAAGCATAAAATACGTTATTATGCTATTCAACATGTTTTAAGTTGTGATTTTAAAGATACAGAAAGACAATTGAATAAATTACTTAAAGAAAAATATGAATTAAAATTACGTGATATCTGTTTATTAATTATATATAAAAGTAAAATTGAGCGTATGACTCCATTAGAATATACTGTCTTTATTTCAGATCCAAAACTAGATCAGTTAGCTAGATTAATTACATTTGGAAATGGATTATTAAAAGGTAGTAGTATTTTAACAAAAGCTTTTGATTGAAAAGGAGAATAATAGTGGCTACAAAAAAAGAAGAAACAATTTCTGGAATTGCACTATATGATTATGCTATTTGAAATAAAATAAATAAATATTTTCCTCAATTGGAAGTTACATCTGCACCAAGAATATTTAAACCAGATCAAACAGATTTATTTATTAAAGTCATGGCTGACGAAAATAAAGATGCAGATTTAAAATTTCCATTAATAATGATTAATAGAGAAAAAGATTTTGAATTATTACAAAATATTAAGAACTTTAAATCATTTAATGGTAATACTCTATATCAAGATAGTGCTACTACATTAAAAAGTAATGTGATTCCAATTAAATTAGAATATCAATTAAATATTTTTACGGCTTCTTATAATACTGGATGTGAATATGTTAGAGCACTATTATTTAAACTAATTAATAATCCAGTTATTAGTATTGTTATTCCGTATCAAGGAACTAATGTTGAATATATTGCAAATATAAGAGTTGCTCCGACTATTTCAGATATAAGTGAAATGAGCCAAAGATTATTTCCAGGACAATTTACTTGTTGAGCGATTAAATTAGAAATTCAAGACGCTTGCTTATTTAATGTTCCAATTCGTTCTAATTGGACTATTGATGGAGCTTCTGTAAAATTATTTGCAGAGATAACAGACGAAGTTACTGTTGAAGAAGGTGAAACATCAACAGAAGATATAAGAGAAATAAAGAAAAAATTAATTTCAATAATGGAAGAATAATCAAGAATTTAAATAATAGAGTTAATCATTTGCTAAATTAATTGATTTAATTATTGTTTAATATATTATTAAGGAGATAGAAATGCCATATCGTAATATATATGAAAAAGACTACACTTCATCTGGTAGAACTCAATATGCGAATTTTGCAGTATTAGTTCCTGGATTCGTAGATCCAAGTAAAGATACTGACGATTTATTTGATATCAATGGTGTAGCAGAATTTACAAAACAAACTGATTTTGTAGAAAAAATCGGTAAAAGGGATAGTAATGTAGGTAGAGCAGGACATAAGCCAGCTGTACCAGCTGTTGCTGCTGAAATTTTAGGAAAAGATACTGATAATGCTATTTGGCAAATAGATCCAGACACTGAAGCAAAAGTATTATTAGTAGGAAAAGTATTAGATGAATATAAGGCTGATGACTTAGTAAATGTTAAAGCTGAAGTTCCAACAGCTTGGTTAGCTATACCAACTAAGAAGACTGAAGGAATTGATGAAGTTGGTGAATTACAAGACGAAGAATATGAATATACTATTGTTCCTTGGAATGAAAGAGTGGCAGAGACTAAGTATGTTATCGTAACTGATAAAGGTAAAGATGCAGAACAAGAAGTTGAAGGTAACATAATTAATCATTATGGAAATCAAATTGCATACGAATTATTAGGACTTGGATATACTGTTTTATATAAACGTTTAACAGATGTTACAGAACTAGAAGATGAAAATTTCTATGAAGGATTAGAAGATAAATCAGTATATGATTTCAGATATGTATTAACTGGTTTAAGATCTGGTATTGGATTAACCGAAAATACTACATTAAAGGCAAATAATAATATATCTAAACTAGCTACTAAACGTAATGATATCTTAGCTCTAGTTGATATTGATGAAGATGCATATTTAAATAGTGGATGAACAACTCAAACTCAAATTGCTTCTTCAATTACAGACTGAATTAATCGAACTGAGGCTGATGAATATAGTGCTATTGTAGGTCCTGGTCTTGACTTATACTTAGCAGAAGATAAAATATATAACAATAGTACATTACCAATGTCTTTATATTACTTAGCTTGTGCTAAATATGCACTAGACAATAATTATAAAGAATGGTATGCTGTAGCTGGTTATAAACGTGGTGTTTGTAAATATGTTATTAAGAATCCTTTACTAAAAGTTGGTGAAGTATTAGTTAATAAATTATCTCCAAGAACAAATACAACTAAAATTGATGGAGTTCCAGTTAAAAAAGCTTGTAACCTTGTAGCTCAAATTAGAGGTAATTATTATATTTGGGGTAATAGAACAGCATTTGCTTTAAAAACTGATGATTTAAAAGCTAAGCATTATTTAAATATTAGACAATTAATTATTACTATTAAGAAGGAATTATATAATATATTAACTTCTAAAACATTTAATCCAAATAGTGATACATTATGGTTTAGTTTCAAGAGTGCTATCACTCCATTACTTGAGACTATGGTAAGTAATGATGGTATCTTAGATTATGATATCGTAAGAACTACAGTTGCTCAAAAAGGAACTATGGCAGCAACAATTAGAATCGTTCCAATTGAAGCAGTTGAAGATTTTGAAATTACTATTTCTCTAGAAAATTCTCTAGAAGAAACAAATACTATATTGGAATAAGATAAAGGAGTAGAAAAATATGGCTGATACAAATTATAAAAGTAATTACAATAAGGCATTAGCTGCTCACCACATTGCTGATGACCAATATAGAAATAATGAAGCTGCCAGAACTGGTTTCTTTACCTTAAGAGTTAATGGTTTAGATGGAATTCTTAAATCAACTTATACTTATACAGGTAAAACAGCTCCTACACCTACTAATGAAAATGCTTGGATGAAAGCTGAAGATAGTCTAGAATTACATGTTACTAAATTCTTCGAACCAGATTTTGATATCACTCCATTAAATTACACTCGTGGTAATGAAGTTGTAAAATTCGCTGGTAAACCTGAATGGCAAGGTGGAGATTTAACAGTAGATGATGTAATTGGTATGCATACATATGAAATCTTACAGTCTTGGCAATATAAAGCTTATAATCCATTCACTCAAAAAGGTGGACGTATGACTGATTATAAGAAAACTGCTACATTAATTCATTATACTCAAGATTATGAAATTGTTCGTGTTTGGACATTATATGGTGTATGGATTAGTAAATTATCTACCGAAGGATTTGATAAAGAAAACGATGGTAAGAGAACAATCACAGCAACAATCCAATACGATTGGGCATTACCAGAAGATATGGAAAAAAATAGCTCTAATGGCTAGAAAACATTAAAGAGGAATTAATTTCCTCTTTTTTTTTTATTTAATATATTTTTAATAAAAATTTAATAAAAATAATTAGCTAAATTAAATGTAATAAAATTGTAAAGGAGCTAAATATGGGTAGAAATAAACTAGATAGAAGTCAAAAAGTTATCCAGTCATTTGAATCTACAAAACCATTGAAGCAAAGACTTGAAGCCGAAGCTAGTAGACGAAATATCACCGTTTCAGCTTTAATACGCGAAATCTTAGAAAGACATTATGAAGAAAGGGATTAATTATGGCAGAAAGATTAGAAGAGTATACAATCAATGAAGGATATAATTTACCTTCACGTGGTAAGATTTATAGTAAAGACGTTAAAGCTTTAGTTGAATTAAAAGCTATGAATGGATTTGATGAATTAAAAAGAAAAGGAAATTCAGTTGCTCCATTAAAAGTCTTAGCAGATCTTATTGAAAATAATATGATTGAAAAACCAGCAATTCATGTTTATGATATGTGTTTAGGTGATTATCAATATCTATTACATAAATTAAGAACTATTACTTATGGTTCTACATATTTAATGGAAATTAAATGTCCTCATTGTGGAAGATTTGTTGAAGTAGAAACAAATCTAGATGATTTTGAAGGTGAACCAATTGATCTAGATGAATTTGAAGAAAGAAGTAATATTACACTTCCAGTTTGTGGAGACAAGATCGGATTAAATTTCCAAACACCACACTTATTAGATGCAATTGATGATAAAGCTGAAGAATTAAAACGTAAATTTAAATCAGCTAAAATTGATTTCCAATCTCTTGCGTTATTCTTATTAACTATTAATAATGTTAATGGAGAAGTATTAGATCAACATAGATTAAGTGAATATATTAAAAACTTAAATGCAAAAGATCTACGTTTTATCGAAATTGGAATTGATAAATTAAATGAAGTTGTTGGTGGTATGACTACAACAATAGTACAATGCCCAGAATGTGGAGAAAAATCCGAGGCAACCTTTCGCTTTGGACCAGAATTTTTTAGACCAACGATATTCTAGTGATGGTACTCTTTACGCACCTCAACATTTTAAAGAAATAGTTCAAGAAGCTTGGTTTATTTGTGATACATTACATATTGGGTATGAAGAAGTAATGAGAATGAGCGTTGTAGAACGACATTATTTAATTGAATTTATTAAAGCTAAAAACGATGCTATTAATAAAAAGATTGAAGAACAGAAACAAAAAGCTGCCGAATCAAGAAATAATCGTAATAGGTAAGTGTATAAAATTTTATACACTTCTTTTTTATTTATTAAATTTTTAATAATTAAATAAATATATTGATTTGCTAAATTAACTGATATTTGATTTGATTGGAGTCATTTATGGCTATAAAAGATTTAACATCATTAAATAGTATACCTCTTAAACATGACTTAAGAGAAGAAATTAAAGAGACTAAAGAAGCTATCGAAGATATAAAGAAACAAGCTAAACAAGTTTATAATGAAGATGAAGCTTGGGAACTTAGTCGTTTACAGACTCAATTAAATAGTATAAAAAGTATTATTGAATATAAAGAAGAACAGAGAAAAAAGGCTTATAATAAAGAATCTGATCAACTTAATTATTTATTACAATTAAGAAAAGAAAATGATGCTAAAGCTGATGCAGCTGAACAAAAAGCAATAAGAAAACTGTATGAACAAAAAAAGATATGGTCTCAAGTTGAATTCGAAGAGCGAATGGACGCTATAAATCAAGAATTCGATAAGAGAATCGAAATTGCTCAAACTGTAAACGCTTTAGAAGCTGAAGCACTTGAAAAGAAAAAGAAAGAAAAACAAGAAGCAATAAAAGAAGAATTTAAACAACAAAAAGAACTAATTAAGAAAACAGCAAAAGAACAAGAGGATAGAGATAAACGATTAGAATCTACTAAAAAGAAAAAAGATGCTTATGATAGATTAAAGCAAACAAATTCTATGGGTGCTAGATTAACTAGTATCTTTAGTAAAGAATTTAGAGAAGAAAGAAAGAGACTTAAACAAGAAGCAATAGATGACTTAGAAGCTGAAGGTGAAAGTAAAGGTGATCAAAGACGACATGGTATTGGAAAAGTTTTAGATGGGTTAACTCATGCACTTGGAAATTTTGTTAAACAACTTGATAATTCTATAACAACTACTGCAAACATGCAGTCTCAAATAGATACAAGATTATATGGATCTAATTTAGAAACCAAGAGCGGATCAATTTGGAAAAAAATTAGTTCTGATGTAACTAGTATTGCAGCTGTATCTCCATTTGTAAAGATGAGTGATATTGTAACTAATATCAAAGATATGGTTAGCAAAGGTATCGCTTATAATGTAGAACAAAGAGCATTCTTAAATACTATTAAAGATAAAATTGCTACAACATTCGATGCAAATGATGCGACATTAACAAAATTAATTCGTATTCAACAGCAAGATACTACAGCTGGTAGACTTGGTATGGAAGCCGCATTAAATGCATTCTTGAATAATATGTATCAAACTACTGAATATATGACCGATTTAGCTAAGAATATTAGATCTGATCTATATGAAGTAGAAGCATTATCAAATGCAGCTGAAGCAACTGAATTTGAATATACAGTTCAAAAATGGTTAGGATCAATGTATTCTGTTGGTGCTAATAATGTTCAAAGTATTTCAAAAGCATTAGGACAAATCTTATCAGGTAATCTAGAAGGTATTACTTCTGGCGGTGCTGGTAATCTATTAATTATGGCAGCAAATAGAGCTGGTTTATCTGTTAGCGATATGTTATCTAGTGGTTTAAATAGTGATCAAACAAGTAATTTATTAGAACAAGTTGTTGAATATTTAGGAGATATTTATAATCAATCTAAAGATAGTCGTGTTATTCAACAACAATTAGCTCAATTATACGGTGTTACTGCATCAGATTTAAAAGCCATTGCAAGTTTAGCTAATGATACTAAAGCTAAAAAGTCTATTTCTGGACAATTAAGTTATGATAGTATGGTTGATAATTTAATGACTATGGCTGGTTCTATTCAAAACAGAATGAACATTGGTGAAATGCTAGAAAACGGATGAGATAACTTTAAATATACTTTAGGTGCTAATATCGCTAATAACCCAGTAACTTATGCAATATATAAATCAGCTGGTTTATTAGATGACGTTGTAGGTGGTATTGCATTACCAGATATTAAATTTATGGGTACTGGTGTTAACTTACAAACAACTGTTGCAGATATTATGAGAGTTGCAGCATTAAGTGGTGGAGTACTATCTGGTATTGGTTCTATTGTAAGTGGATTAGGAAGTAGTTTTAGTGGAACTGCTATGTTAAATAAATTAGGAATTAGCTCTAATTTAACAACTGTTACTAGAGGTGATGGTAATTTAGGACTTGGAGAACGTGGAGTTCAAAAATCTTCTTCTGGTTATGTTGGAAACGCAAGTGGAAGTGATGTTAAGAATAAAACATTAAGTGATGCAGATGAAGATTCTAATAATAAATTAGCTCAAGCTAAAGAAGAAAATACTGAAGTAACTATTGAAGATGTTAATGATAGCGTATTACGTATTTATCAATTATTAGAAGATGTAACAAATGGAGCGTTAACATTTGCAGTAAAAGACGAAGCAAATTCAACTTTAAGCTGGGTAAGAGATACAATACATGGTTAAGATTGGAGATAGAAGATGTTCATATTTGATAATAAACACATTTTTACTGGATATTTAAAACAATATTTAAATTCTTTCCATTTACCAAATTACCGTGTTTATACTAAAGAAAATTATGATTATCATCAAGAACACTTATATGAAAAAGAAAATGAAAAAGATATATTTAGAACTATAGTTAAAAATAGTGATGGAAAATTATATCATGAAAATACTAAATATATTGAATATATAAAAGATGGATATATTCAATATTGTGTTCAACAACCAGATGGAAGTATTAATTGAATTAGATATGAAAATAGACCATTTGCATACAATAAATTAGATTTAAATCATACACGAAATTTAGTTTTAAACTCAAACGTTTATGATTCTTATACTCATGAATATTTAGGTGATTTCTTAAGATTTCAAAGAGATTATAATAATATAGACTTAATGTCTTTATATAATTGTTTTAATAATAGACTTGTAAGTCATTTAAAATTAAATTTTGTAAAGGTAAATTATGAAACAGACTTTTCACTTAATAATGATCCAAAAAGAACTGTAAATGTTCAAAAAAGTTCTGAATTAATTTCATTTGATACTACAGATTCTCATTGTAAGATTTATATGATTCCAGTACGATTATTTAAAAAATATACTATTGCAATCGATAGTCCAAATGTTATTGAAATGTGTTGTGGTATTTTTGGAAATTATTTAGATACAAGAGATAAATTTATTCCATTATCTCCATCAACATATCTAAAATTAAATACTATGAATTTTAACCAACCAATAGTTTTTGATAAATTATTAAGTGAAAATTTAAACACTGAAGTTTTAAGAACTTATGGTTCAAAAAACTATATTGATACTGAATTAGCATTAATGGAAAAAGATTTAAAATTATTTTTAAAGGTTCCAAGCGATCTAACTTCATCAATAGTAATCTTAGAAGGAGATTATACTGGTTGGAATGATTATAGTTTTAAAAAAAGAACTGGAAATAATAATTATGTCTTTACTCAAAATAAGTATGTAACTAATTATGAAAATTTTTCAGATAATAGTAAATTCACTCCAATTTCTAGATTACAATTATTAAGCTTAAATACTAAGATAAGTTATCCATTCGCAGATAAACTTGTTGAATATTTTTTAGGAAACGTAATTCATGATAAAGATGAAATACATGATAATGTAAAACGTGTAGAAACAGTTTTAAGATTAAATAATAATCCAATAGAAATAGATGAACATGGTTCACCTTTAGGATTATGGAGAAATAGATATCAACGAGCCGTTTATGATAAAATAACAGATTTAGCATCTATAGAATATCAAAAAGAGAATAGTAAACAATATGATTTAAGTTCAATTTTACTAGACACTCTTGGATATGTAGACAAGTATGCTGAAAAATATTATACTCATAAATCAAAAAATGAAGATGGTGAAGTTATCACAACAAGTATTTCTGGTGTAGATATATACTCAGAAGAATAGATAGGAGATAATTATGGGATATCAACCTTCATATGATTATTCTGAAGAAACAATAAAAAGATATACTAAAGATAATGTGGCTATTGCTCCTAATAATTATATCTATATTTCACACTTAGATGAAGGATATCAATATTGGAGATTACCAAATTGGCCAGACTCTTTTAGTGATAGTATGCAATCATCATTCCAACCAACTCAAGCATTAGGACGTTCAGCTCCAGTCTACACTTATTCAAATTCAGGACCAAGAGTAATTAATATTACATTGGATATTCATAGAGATGAATTTGATGATGTTAATATGAGTTGGAGTAATGCTAAGTTAGGTTATGGTGAAGATTATGTTGATAATTTAGTTAGAGCTCTTCAAGCTATAGCTTTACCTAGATATAATGCTAACAATAAAGCTGTTGAACCTCCTCTAGTAGCTTTAAAGATTGGAAAATCTTTATTTATTAAAGGAATAGTTAATGGAGCTGTCGGTGTAACTCAAGAAAAACCAATTCTTGTTGGAGATAAATATGCCAGTTATAAAATTTCATTTACAATCACTGAAGTAGATCCATATGATTCTACAACAGTATTTACAAATGGTTCATTTAGAGGTGAAGTTAATACATTTAGACAAGGTGCTAAGAACTATATTGGAATTGACGATTAATGATTGGAGATAATTATGGACAGATTAAAAAATAAACAATATAAAGATTATAATTATGTTAGTAGATATACAACTGTTCCATTTTATTATGATACACAAACTGGTAAAAATGTTTATGGTATTGGTAGTGCAATGGATAAATCAGTTTCATTTTATTCACATAAATTAAAAGAAACTGATACTTTAGATTATCTAGCACTAAAATATTATGCAAATCCAACTTTATGGTGAATAATTGGTTATTTTAATGATATTATGGATCCATTCATTAAATTAACAGATCATTTTGATTTAATTAAAATTCCAAGCTTATCTAGTGTAAAATTTGGAGCTGATAGATAATGGCAAAGTTAAACTTTTCACAACAAAGATATAGTTTATTATCTGATTATAATAGGATCCAAATTCCTTGGATAAAAGTTACAATAGGAAATTATACTTTTGGAGTTTATTCTAGAAATAAATCAACAAAAAATATTGATGGATTCTATGAAAACTTCGATGTAGTTTATCCAAATTATGTTCAAAGACTAGATATAACAAAAATTAATGGTCAAGTAAATCAATATACTTTACAAATTGCATATCCAGTTACTGTAAATGATGATCCAAACTTTTTTGAAAAAGTTTTCTCTAGTGTAAGTAATTCACGTAGAATTGTCTTCTCTTATGGAAATATTGCAATGCCAAATTCTATTTATAAAGACGAAGAAGCTATTATTACAAACATTACAACAACTTTTTCATTAGAAACATCAACAATAAATTACACAGTAAGTGCAACATCTGTTTCAACTTTAGGATTTTCTGGTTCAATCACTAGAATTAATGACGGTAGTCTACATAAACCAAGTGATTTAATTAAAGATTTATTTAAAGATAGTTCAACAGGCCTTCAAAAAATATTTAGAGGAATGACTATTGATAATTTAGATAAATTAATTGATGGTGGTGATCAAGCTGTAGAAATCGAATCTAAAATAAATATTTCAGTAATGGATTATATCTCTTATTTAGTAAGTTGTATGATACCAGATGGCTCCGTCGCTGGAGATAGAAGTAATGCTATATGAATTTTAACAATTCATGACGAAACAATATATGATCAAGCATATGAAACATCTGGAACCGCTAATGATTTATTAGCATCAGGACCATATTTTAAAGTAACTAAGACTACTCACTTAGGAAATCATTCAGATGCTTATAATGTTGATATTGGATATAATACTTCGACTTTAGTTTCACAATTTAGTCTTAATAATAATCAAAACTATTCAATTTATTATGACTATCAAGGCGAATTAACTCAAGAAAAGTATGTTAGAAGATTAAATGGAAATGGAGTATGGGAAGATGTTTTATCTCCTGGTTTAACTTCAAAAAATGAAATGTTTAAAGTTCGACCTGAGGATCGTTCTTGGTGGACAAAAATTACTAAATATCCAATTAAAGCAACCATAACAATTCAAGGATTGTTAAGACCGGCAGTATTAATGTCTTATTTAAGATTAAATGTTATATTCCCTGGCGGACACAAACATATTTCTTCTGGATTATATATAATAACAAGCCAAAAAGATTCTATAAGTGGTGCAGGATATAAAACTACATTAGAATTAACTAAGATCGATGGAGATCCAGATATAAATATTTAACGTTTTAGGAACGTTTTTTAAAAATAAGATATAGTTTTAGCTTAAAATATTAAAACGTTCCTAGGCGCAAAATTTATGTAGAAAGGAAGCATTTTATGATAACTCAAGCAGTCATTGTAGAGATATACACAAATGATAATGGTGATACTGGCGAATATACTGTCCATGTTCCATTATTTGATACTGTTTTAAATAGAAATGTTAGAATAAAAGCTCATTCAGTAGTTAATCCTGGAGAGTTTGGTGGTTATGCTTTAGGAGATTATGTTTGGATTGCTTTTGATAATAATGAAGCTGGAAAGCCAGTAATTTTAGGTTTAATAAATCAAGGAACTTTTAAACAACAAACACAAAATAAAAAAAGATCAACATTAATTGGAAAAACATTAATTGTTGATTCTAAAGCAGAATTACCTTCTGATACATCTTTTGGAATAACAACTGTAACAAATATTAATCAAGATATAAATAAGTTAAAAGCTGATCTTGAATTATTAAAACCATTAAGTACTGTTTCTGAAACAAAAACTATTACAAATGATAATCAAATAATAAAAGTAAAAACAGAACAATTAAACCTTCCTACTATTTTTAAACTTGGTTCTAAAAGTTCAATTTCATATAGTCAAAGAGATATTTATAGATTTAAATTAGTTTTAACTGGATCTGATTTAGATAGTCCAATACCAGAATATGCTGATGTAAAATTATCAACAATTAATTCAAACTATAAATTGCCTGGCTCAGATAAAGCTATTCCAGTAATATCAAAAATTTCATGTGTTTATGGATTTAGACCAAGTTTAAGTACAGAGACTAGATATAGAAATTTAAAAGATATTTATGTTGAAGGAAGAGAAATATATATTAATGGAAAAACCATAATTGAAGAAAATTCATTAACAACAGATCATGTTAATCTTAATTATTTAGATGTTGAAATAGAGTATGCTCTAGCTACAGTTCAAAATTAACTTAAAATAATATTGTATAAAATAAAGTTATTAAATATTTAATAACTTTATTTTTAGCTTTAATTGCTAAATTATATAGTTAGTTAAAAAGGAGATTAATAGATGCGTTCATTTAAATTTCCAACAATGTTTAATACGAACAGTTCTAATATTTGAAAATCTACTGAATATAAAGAAGCGACAAGACAAAATGCAAGACTTGTATTAAGTAGTGAAAGAAATTCACTTATAGGTGATCCATTTTGAGGTGGACTTATTGATCCATTAATGTTTGAACAAAATTCGCCTATGACTTTGGAAATATTTACAGATATAGTCTATGAACAATTAGCTATTTTTATTCCTCAATTAAGAATTAGAAGAGAAGATATAAAAGTTACTCAAGAAAATGGAAAAATTATTGCAGAAGTTCATGGTATAAATCAAATAGATTTTACAAATGATACTTATAAGTTAGTTTTAACAACAAATTCAGATAATAATAACAACTAGGAGATTGCTATGATAAATAAAACTGATATTGAAGCCGTATCTTTATCACCTACTGCTAAAGACTTTTACCAAATTTGAAATGAATTATTAGATACTGCTAAAAAATTATCTTTAAGATGGGATCCTACAACTACAAATGAATCAGATCCAGGAATTATTTTATTAAAAGTTTTAACTGCAATCGCTGATAAAATTAATTACGAACAAGATATAACTGCTCTAGAAGCATTCATGCCATCAGCTTCTCAATTAGAAAGTATGCAAAAACTATGTGAAATGATGGGATATAGTATCAAATATTATAATTCAGCTATAACTGATATAACTGTTTATTATAATGGGCAAGAAGAGTGGAAACAAAGTTTATATGAAATTCCAATGTTTACAACATTTACAAATAGTGATAAATCAATAAACTATTTCTCTATTGAGAGTAAGTATTTATCTCAAAATACTTCTGGTGTAACTATTCGTTGTATGGAAGGACAAATAGAACAATGTGAATCAGATAACGATAATATAATTTCAATTTATCAATTAGATGATCAAAATAGATATTATTTCAAAGAAACTCAAATCGCTGAAAATGGTATTTTTGTTTATAATGTAAATGATGGAAATAAGAGTGAACGTTGAACTCAAGTTTCAAATTTAAATTCTCAAAAAGCTAAGAGTAAGATTTATAAGTTTGGATTTAATTCTAAACTAGCTAAACCTTATATTGAATTCCCAGAAGATATCGATTCAATTATTGAAGATGGTCTTGAAATTTATTATACAAGAACTTCAGGAGTTAATGGTAATATTACTTCAAGAGAAATAAGTACATTTATGACCTTACCATCTTCTTTATCTGAAAACTTAGATAACTCATTAGAAAATTATACTGTTATAAACCCATCTTCTGCAACAAATGGAAATAATGTTGAAACTATTAGACAAGCATACATTAATTATAAAAAGACAATTGGTACTTTTGATACTTTAGTTACTTGTAGAGATTATATGAATAAAATCTATCAATTAACAGACGAAAATGGTTTTAATTTAGTTTCAAATAGCGTTGTTTCAGATATTAATACTGATATTAATAATTCTATTACTTTATGTACTTTTAATGATTACGGAATTTGTTATAAACAAACTACAGTACCTAATGCTACAATGGATAATTTTACATTAACTTTATATCCATTTAAACATATTAGTAACTTAAATACTAAAGCTGAATATCTAAGTTCATTCCAATTAGATAGAAGTGTATTAAGTGATATTCAAAATAAAATTAAAAATATAAAAACTTTAACTCATAAAATTAAATTACCAGAAGTTGAGAAAACTATAGATCAAAGTAGTGATAATGATATTAAAGCTGATATAGTTGCAATTAAAAATTATTTACAATTAAAAGCTTTAATTACAACAACTTCAAAAGTAAATCAAGCTGAGCAAAAAGTAATTATTAATAATATTAAAATTGCTATTTATGAAGCATTTAATCTACACAATATAGACTTTGGTGAAGAAATTCCTTATGATACAATTTTAGAAGTAATGACTGGTGCAGATAAACGTATTAAAAACATAAACTTATTTGAACCAGCTATGATAACAAAATTCTTATTAGCAGATAATACTGAATATGTTCTTGGAAATACTTTTTCTACAACACAAAGTGTAAATTTATTTAAGAATCTATCCGATGTAGAACAAACAGCAAGAAAAATTTATAATAAATTAGCTTTAAGAAATATTTTAGCTGGTAAAGTTCCTCTATTTAATTATGATACTGAATTTAAATCTGCATTTACAGAAACACGTTTTAACCAGTTCGATCCAATTTTTCCAAGCAGAACATCTGAGACTTCATTTTCTTTAGTTAAATTAGACACTGAAACTAAATATAAAATTAAAACTGGAGATAAATTAACACCAGCTAAATTAACTAATGGTCAAGTAATTCAATTTAGATCAAAAAATTTAAGAACTTTATTAACATATCCAGCTTATGTAAACTATTTTATACAATTAAGACATGCAGGTAGTTCTACTGAATATGCTCAACCAGCTAAGTTTATATCTTTAAGAAAATACTTAACTGATAACTATTTACCATTAGAATTTAATATTGATGAGTATGATATAACAGATTTATTCGGACAAGATCAATTCAATAAATATTTAAGAGATAATACAAATGTAGTATTTAAGAAAACATCAAATACTAAATTTAAAGTTGTACCTCTTGATGGAGAAGGTTGGTCAGAAACAACTTCTTATTTCATTTTGGATATAAGTTATAATACCGAAAGTGGTAGAAAGAATTTTAATGCTTTAAAAAACAAAATTTCAGGTCGTTCTATTTTACCACCAACATCACCAAATTTTTCTGGAATTTATAAAGGACTTGGATCAAATAAAGATAATATTCCAGGTTATCTAATTGATAGTACAAAGTATAAATATGGATTATTAAATTTCGCAGCAACTAATGGAAACTTTTCTAACTATTATATTCAAGATCCAACTGGAGCTGGACCAAGTAATAATTATAATCTAGGTAAAGATATTGTTTTTAGTGGTATACGAAAGAATGCAGATTACGAGTTACAAACAGATGAATTTTTATTAATTAATTATACTAAATCTGAAAATAGTACAGAAGCTAGTACTGAAGAACAAAAAGAAAGTATAATTACTAAGTATTATGGTCCTGGTACTATTATTAAACCTAATTTTGATGTATATGACTCTCAAGAATATGCTGATGGTTCTAATAAAACATTTACAAAAACCGATGTCGATTTTACTGCTACATTCGAAGATGAAGGTGTAACATTAGCTAAAAAAATCTATTCAATGTTTACATTAGGTACAGATGAAAAAATAGAAATAAGAGAAATTTCAAATATATACTTAGATTCAAGTACTGAATACTTATATTGGAATTTAAATAATAGTTCAAACCAATTACGTTTATCTTACGATGGAAATAAAAAAGAATTAGGTGGAGGTATTTCATTAGTCACTTATTCTTATTTATTAGGAGAAAATGAATATATCTATTACACTGATGCAAATAAATTAGATATGGCATATTATGGAAATGGTACTAAAGTGACTATATATGATTATATTTCTACTCCAATAGAAACAGATATTTCATATAAAAACGATAGAGTATACTATATTTTAGATAATTCTGTATCAAATGATACAATTTTATCTAGTGGTTTAAACAGTGTACCTTGGGTTAAATTTAATTTTAATTCAAGAGAAAGCACTGGAATAAAAACTTATATGGTATTTACTGAATATCAATATATAAATTTAATTGAAGGCGATTATATTAATAATATTGATTTAGAAGACAGTCCTTATGAATATGGTGGTTCAAGCTATATTGATAAAAACTGGTATAAAATAAAAAATAATAGTATAACAAGCTATTATAGTAATGGTGTATATAAAGAATTAAGTAAATTAAATTTCAATATTGACTCAGATAATTTTAATCAATGAGAAGTTTCAGCAAAATATATTTTAAATTGTGGACCTGATTTAACTCAAACATTATCTAGTACAGGAGATCTTATAACTGCATATGCCATTAATACTAATGAATTAAATACTTTAATAAATAGACATATTACAGATAAAATTGATTTAAAAGATTTAATAGATACATTTATAAATACTTATTCATCTAATGGTAGTTCAACAGATACAAATAAATTATTAATTACTAAATTTTATAATAATAGTAAAGCACCTAGTCTAAAATCAAATTATGAAATTAGAAATTTAAATGGAAGTTTATATACAATAATTCAACAAACAGACTCAGACTCTGGTGAGGATATTTATTTAACAGATTTTAAATTAAAACAAACTTATCTTGAAGGATTACAGACTGCTTTAAATAGCACAATTTCTCAATCTTTACATAATGTATCATCTAATTTAACTCAATTTAAATTTAGTGATTTATTTAATTATAAATTAGTTACTCAAGATCTAGAATTTAAACCAAATAACGATTATGTTAAATTAAATACATTAATTCCAATGGATAAACAATATGGATTAATTATGATTTATTATTCAAAAACTCCATCTGATAAACCAAATCAACAAAATGCATGTATAAGATTTAATATAAATAGTCCAAAGATTTTTAATTATTATGGTGAAACTGCAACTTATACTCCAACTTCAATGACTTGGTGGAAAAATAAAACTATTAAATTAGATAACACAGATACGTATTATTATGAACTAAAACCTGGAATTAATATTATTTATGTTAATTATACATCAGATCAAAACTTTATACAAATTTTCCCAGATCTATATAAAGAAAATGCATCAGATACATCTTATAAATTAAAATGTACAGATGTTATTACTGTTTCAGATTTAAGTATTATTACTACAAGCGATAAAACAGGTAATAGAAATAGCTTTGGAATAAATTATGATTTGGTTCATTATTTTATTACTTCTAGTACTGATTCAAATATAGGTGATGACATTGGTAAACAATTACTTAAAGATATTTCTAAATTAGATATTAATAATGAATTCTATTATAATTTAACAACTGATAATAATAATGTTATTGATATTAATACAGAAGTGTTAGATTCAAACGGACAATATGAAAGCTTACAAAGTGCTAATATTTGGTTCGATAAAAATAATATTAATAATCAATTCGTTGTTGGTGAAATCGATATAGACTCAATTGACAAAGGTGTTCAAGTAGAATCATCTTCTAAACGTTAATAAGGAGAAATAATATGATTAAAATTCAAGATTTAACTCCAAGCATATATTATAATGAGTCTAGAGATTTCCAATTTATTGGAAGACTATATGATGTAGTACTAAATTATTTAAAAACAAATGCAGATTTAATGTATTTAATTCCATCAAAGAATACTGTGTTTATAGATTTATTAGCTTTAACATTAGGATTAAATCTAAAACATAAGTATAATACAGATCAGTTGATGGCAATATGTTCAGTTTTTACTGAGATATTAAGAAATAAAGGAACATTAACTGCAATTCAATTAATCGGTGATACAATCCTTCATGCAGAAGGAATCACCGATTCATTTGAGGTTGAGATATCAGATGATGGTTTATCTCTAGATTTATATATTCCGATTGAATTAACAGATTTAAACTTATTTAATGATTTATTAGAATATGTTTTACCAGCAGGTATAACTTGTAATAAAATCAAAACAACAAGAGCTAAATCTGAAGTTGTTCAAAAATATGATTTAACAGAAAATATTAAAATTTCTAAAGTTAGATCTAATGAGACAGCTAGAATTATTAGTGACTTTGGAACAAGTGAAAACCCAATTTCTAAAGCTAAATTAATTAGTGATAAAGCTGGATATTCAGCAAATACTAATATTGTACGTCCTAATAATACTTTAAGTAGAAAAGTGTCTGATGATTCACATTCTGAAGAACTTTATAAAGACGAAAATATAGAAGAAGATTAGTATAGGAGAATTTATGAATAATAATAGTTTATTTGAATATTCAGGTACAATTAAGGTAAGTGAATATAAAGGTAAAGAATTAATTAGCACAAGAAATTATCATAATAAAGGTTGTTCACCATTATTTAGATTTTTCGCTAAATGCTTGGGTGGAGATTTTAATGCAGCAAATATACTAAGACCAACTAAGATTAAGCTTTTTGATATAGCTGGACGAGCTAGTTCAAAATTTTATCCTAAAGATTTTGATTGAAATGGTGATGGTAATAATGTTAGAACAGCAGTTTCAACAGATTTTATATATTTAGATGCATTAGTTCAAGTAGATGAAGATAAAGCAACATTTAGATTTTCAATCCCATATTCTTATTTATTAGGAAATTGGTTAAGTTTAGTTGCAATTTACTCTGGAACAGAAAATTTAGATTCACATCCAAGTGCTTATTATCTATTAACAAAATCAACAATTGTTGATGGTAAGACAACTGAAGTACTTGATCCAATAAATTTTGAAGATAAAAATAGTAATTATAATCTTTTAATTGAATGGACAATGAAAATTAGTAATCCAACTACTAATGAAGGAGAATAAGAATGGCAATAAGTTATTTTAAAAGTGGAAATATCGATGTATATCCTACAGCATTTAGAGGAACATTTACAAAAGACTCTGTAGATTATGTTTATAATGTAGAAAGTTCTATTAATACCGAAGCTAACCAAAAATTAACTTCATATATTAATAAAGATACATTTATAATTACTCAACCAGAAGATGTCAAACTTAATCAACCATTTGAATTCTTCATTCATGGATATTACTTTAAAATTAAAGAATTAACTACAGAATTATTCAATACTAGTACTCAAAAATTAAAACCATGCTGGTTAGGAATTAAATTGGAACCTGTTTCATTAGGAAATGATCAAGAAACATTAATTTTAAGACCATTTGTTTCTTCATCAACAATACAAAATCCTAATACTGAAATACTAGATATTACAAGTGGTAGTGATTCAATTTTTAATGGTTTAGCTATCTTAACATCTAGAAATGATTTAGAAAGCTCAACAAATAAAAGTTTCTATTATTATTTAGATTTAGGACAAGATAAAGATAAATTATTTGGAAAGATTAAAGAAATCGATCTAGAAAATGCAATTGTAACTACAGATAAGATTAAAAACTTAAATGTTACTACTGAAAAATTAAACACTAATAGTGTAATCACTGAAAAAATTAAAGATGAAAATGTAACTGAACCAAAACTTGCTACTGATAGCGTTACAACAAACAAAATTAAAAATCAAAACATAACAACTGCAAAAATTAAAGATGATGCAGTTACAGCCGATAAAATCGCAGACAGTTCAGTTCATAATTATCATACTAATAATGACGTAATTAATACTGATACAGTTTCAGATAATGGAACTAATATTAATTTATCTTTCGATAATAATCATAAAATAAAACCTAATATCTCTCATGCTGATAGAGGTGTAAGTCATGCTATTTATGCAGAACAATTAAAAGTGTATAATCCTGAGACTAAAACGTATACTAATTATGATATAAATATTTCTGGAGTTAAATTATTAAAAGTTGAAGATGGTATGATTAAAGAAGTAGGTAGTGGTATTAATGTTGGTAATACTTATACACCAATTTATCTTGAAAATGGCGAACTAAAGAAATGTACAACAACATGAAATGCGACAGGTTATAATTTAGTTTCAACTAATAATAAGATTTGGCTACCTCAATATTTATATGCTCAAAATTCTAATACATATATTACTTTATCATCTAGTCAAATAACTATACCACAAAATGTTACAATGACTGGAAATAAAGTTAAAGTTAATAATACTTTAGAAGGAAATGTAATAACAGCAAACAGTGTCAAAACAGACTCTTTAACAACTAATAAAGTTGATGGAAATTATTTTATACGAATTAAAAATAGTAGTTCTAGTCCATCAGCTACAGGTTTAAATCATCCAGAAGAAAATTCGTTAATGGTGGCATATGATGGAATTAGATTTATAAAAAATCTTGTTGAAAATCCATCTTCTTGTTCTTATTATAATTGGACATCTTTAACAACAAAAGTAACAAATAACGATAAAACTTTATTATATACTCCATATTTTAATGCTGATGAGATAACAGTAAATACAAGCTTAAGTGCTAGAAACATTACTGTAAAATCTCAACTTTATACAAATGTTATTTCAAGTGTATCAAATACAGGATTTATAGATATAAATAATGGATTACGTATTTGAAAAACTGGTAAAATTTTTAAAGCAGCTGACCATGATGAACCATACTTTAAGTATCCAGGATTTGGAAAAATGTATGAATTTAGAAAAGGCACTTCTAATGGATATAATGTATATTTTGCATCAGTAGGAATTAATAGTATATTACGTGAATTTAGAATAAATTATCCAGCGACAAGTAGTATGGATTCATCTTCAGATTGAGATGATATCTATGGAAGAAATATTATTGAAATCGATGGAACATTAACTTACCGTGTAAAGAGTTTCTCATATGGAGTTAAACAAGTAACGCACCCAGAGGCCGGTGTTGACTATGTTACGTTATCAGATAGATTTACAATTACTATTGACTATAATAACTGGAGTAGTGTATGGTTTAAAACACTAAGTACTAGTTATAGAATATGCTTAGATATAAATAATAGTGGTATATTTTTCTATATTACAAGTAGTGGTGGAACGCCTATAGACATTTATAATTATATAAATGGTGGTTTTATTACTATAACTAATTGTAAAAAATTAACAGACCCTTATAATGATTACGTATAATAATTAAAAATAATAAAGATAATATAAATAATATGTATATAATAGTATATATTAAATATATTATCTTTTTTATTTTTTTATAAAATTAATTAAAAATTTTATAAAAAAATATATAAATATTATATAAATATATATTATAATAATGTATAATATAATAAAGATATAATATATAAGGAGTTTTATTATATGGAAAATAAATTTATAAAAATTACTTGTCCACATTGTGGAGCAGAATATACTTTAGATGAAATTTATCTTTCTAAATATTTAACAGGAACTTCTAATACTGTAGTTAAAAATGCTTTAGGAAAGATTTTAGCTGTAGATTATGATGAAGAACCAGATTTATCAGAACAATATATTTGTGATTATTGTAATAAAGAATTTAATGTAGATTTAGAAATTAAAGTAAAGACTGAAGATGTTGAAGAAGAAGTTAACTTTACATCTACAGAACCAGTTTCATTATTCTAATGATTTATATTACAGAATTAAGACCACCTAAGAAATTAAGTGGAAAATCTTCATTTTTAATAAAGTATAGTAAATATGTACCAGAATTATTATCATTAATATTTAGTTATAATAAAGTTAAACCATATTATTATTTTGAAAAAGCACATGAATGGGAAATAAGTTGTGTTAATTTAAAAGAGTTTATGGATGAAGCTATTAAATATGATGATATAACTCTAACATTAGTAAAAGATGAACCGACTTTAATTAAGTCTGATATGCCATCATGGTTAATATATTTCTTAAATAAATTTTAAAAGAGTTAAATATGATAGAATTATTTTATAAATATAAAGATATAGATAATAATTTAATCTTTGAATTAAAATATAATAAAAATTTAATATATAATTCTTTAGAAATTAAACCAGGTGAAAATATTATTTCTCAAACTAATATTAATAATTTTTTATTTGCACTTTTAAATGAAGATGACTTAAAACTTTATTATAATAATGATAAATTTGTTATTTTAGAAAAAGAAAAATATAAATATTCAATTAAACATAAAGAATTAGAACAATTAAATTTTAAACCGTTTCCACATCAAGTAGACGCTTTTAATTATCATGTTAAACATAAACAGTGGTTATTATTAGACAGTATGGGATTAGGTAAAACTCTAGAAATAATTGGTGCAGCTGAACTTCTTTATAAAAGAGGTCTTATAGAGCATTGTTTAATTATTTGTGGAGTAAATTCAATTAAAGAAAACTGGTTAAACGAAATCAATAAATATAGTTCTTTATCTGGTATAATTCTTGGACGTAAAGTTAGTAAGAATGGTAAAGTAAGTTATCGTTCTGTAAAAGAATGTGTAGAAATTTTAAAGCATCCTATTGATGAATTTTTTGTCATTACTAATATTGAAAAATTAAGAGGTGGAGGCAAAAAAGGAAAAGATAAAGAAAAAGACTTAACTGCAGCTTTATTAAAAGGAAAAAATGATTTTGGAATGATTGTTGTAGATGAGATTCATAGAACTAATAATAAAAAATCTCAACAAGGTGCTCATTTATTAAAATTATCTTCTGAATATATGGTTGGAGTTACTGGTACTTTAATTACAAATAATCCTATTAGTGCTTATTTACCTTTAGTCTTTACTAAGAATGATAATTCAATTTTAACTACTTATAGACCTCAATATGAGGTTAAAGACGCAGATGATAGAGTTGTTGGATATCAAAATCTAGATGTATTAAGAGAAGAAGTAGAAAGTTGTTCATTAAGAAGAACTCTACCTCAAATTAGATCAGATATGCCTGGTAAATTTATTGAATATGAATATATTGAAATGGAACCTGACCATAAGAAATTTTATGATGAAATTGTAGATGGAATTGGAACTCAAGTTGACTTAATTAATTTAGAAACTTCTAATTTATTAGCACTAACAACTAGACTTCGTCAAGCATCTGTAGATCCATCTATTTTATCTTCTAATGACATAAAATCGTCAAAAATTTTGCGTTGTTTAGACTTGGTTGAAGAAATACTCAGTCAAGGTGAAAAAGTCGTTATAATGTCAAATTTTATTCAACCAATAAAGACATTAAGTGAAGCTTTAAAAGAATATAAACCACTATTAATCTTAGGTGAATTAAGCGCAGGCGAGCGTCAACGTAATAATAATTTATTTCAAGAAAATGATGATTATAAAATAATTATGGGTACACATCAAGCAATGGGTACTGGCTTAACATTTAATTCTTCAATGTATTTAATTATGTTAGATACTCCTTGGACTTATTCTTCTTTTGATCAGTCTTGTGATAGAATTTATAGAGTAAATAACACAAGACCAGCATTTATAAAAGTTTTAGAAAATATTGGAACTATCGATACTAAGATTCATGAAGTATTAGATGAAAAGAAAGAATATGAAGATTATATAGTAGATGGAAAAGAAAAGACTGTTGATAAAGTTCAATTAGAATCTCAAAGAGAATTATTCTTACGTTTATTATCTGAAAATTAATTTTTTCATTTGTATTATAAATTGTACTGGTTAAGAGAGGTGAAACTATGTTAAATTATTTTAAGGAACAAATGTCTATAATTGAAAAATCTTTAGAATCTTTATCTGAAGAGAATTTCAACGACATTTTAAATCAAGCGGAAGCCTGTATTAAAAATGGTGGAAAGCTAGTATTTTCAGGATTAGGAAAAAATGTTCCAATCTGTGAAAAGATTGTAGGTACTTGTACTTCATTAAGTATTCCAGCTGTATTTATGCATACTAACACAGCAATGCATGGTGATTTAGGTTATATTGGTAAGAAAGATTTAGTTTTTGTCTTATCAAAGAGTGGTAATACTGCAGAATCTATTTTACTTGCAAACTATTTAAATCAACGTGGCGATAGAGCTATAGCTGTTACATTTAATAAGGACAGTTTATTAAATAAGACTTTAAGTACTAATCTTACTTTAGAGCTAGAACATGAAGGAGATAATTGGAATATTGTTCCTAATGCGTCAAGTTCAACTTATTTAATTTTACTTCAAGGTTTAGCATTACAATTAGCCGATAGACTTGGAATTACATTAGTTGATTTTAAGTATAATCACCCAGGTGGAGCTATTGGAAGCATTCTAAAGGATGTAAAATAATTGCTAAATTTTTAACATAGGCTTTGTATTATTACATTGTCTATGTTCTCTTAGGGGCTTGGTGTAATGGGAGCACAGCGGTCTTCAAAACCGTAAAAGGCCGAGTCCAAACCGGCCGGTGCGGGTTCGAATCCTGCAGCCCCTGCCAGAACAAATAAAAAGTTAGGAGATGATTCTAATGAGTTATTGTAAGAGATGTTATCTCGAAAAGATTAACCCAGAAGCAAGACAGGAAAATTTTATTTATTTTGAAGAGCCTAGTAAATGTGAGTGTTGTGGAAAAACAAGACTTTTAGTTGAAAGCTATGAAAATGATGAAGATTATATGTCACTTGCAGAATGTAATGAAGAAACAAGAAAGCATATTGCTATGGTACAATATTATATTAAATTAATTACTGATGAATTAACTCAAAGAGGTATTGACCATGATGCATCTAAATTAGTTTCACCAGAAGTAGAGATTTTTGCTAAGAACACTAAAAAGTTAGCAAGATTAAAATTTCAAAATGAAAATGGTGAAATGAGTGAAGAATATAAACAAAGTCTAGAAAATATTAGTGAAGCAACAGCACATCACTATGCAGTTAATAGACATCACCCAGAACATTATCCAGATGGAATTAATGGAATGGATCTAGTAGATATCTGTGAAATGTTAGCTGATTGGAAGGCTGCTTCATTAAGACAACATGACGGAAATCTATTAAAGTCTATTGAAGCTAATGCTAAGAGATTTGGAATTAGTCCACAATTAACTAAAATTTTGGTAAATACTGCAAAATTAATTGATAGAAATTAAAAAATTATAAAAAATTTCAAAAAAGTATTTACAAATTTAAGATTTTGTTGTATATTAGTAGTGAAGTTAATCAAAAACTTCAAAAAATTAAAAAATTTTTAAAAAATATATTTACAAAATCAAAAATTTATTGTATAATATAAATGTAAAATGATTTGGTGCTAGTAAGTTCGGAACTAGCTAAGTGGAAAAACCTAAGTCTCGGCCAAATTTATTTATATTATATGAAAAAATTTAAAAAATATTGTATAATATATTGTAACAATTAAATATGCTTAATAATGATTACCTATTACCCTAGTGAATGACCGTTTGTTACGGTGCTAGGATAGCGGCTGACAAAGATTCGTAGCTTGCAAAAAATCTTCGTTCATAGACGATAGCCTATGATGGCAAGTCGATTCGGAAGTATATATTGAAATCAAACCGGACACAATCTTCAAAGAAGAATTACGATAGTCGTTAGTGTATTTGTTATTATTAGAGTTAAGACATGATTCTTCTCGGTTCCACAATAGATGATAACCAAAAGTTATATGAATCCTAGTTAGGAATAAGCCTGGAAAACTTATTCAAACCTAGGAAAATCCATAAGGGACTTGACAGTTGAATACCTAGTAATAGGGATATAAGAGAAGTTTACATGTGAGTAGCCGTATCTGTCGAATACAAAGAAGAACAACCCTTACTTAAAAGCATGGAACTTTTATAATGATTGTAATTATTTCTGAATACTCGGTGAAAGTTAGAGGTAATGAGTCCTCTCAGTGCTAGACCGCGGTAAGAAGTTTAGAGGTAGCTCCTTTAAGCTCAGACTTATCGTCACTGTAGTCAAATAACTACCTTAATAATGAAATAAGATGAAAGTCTAATAAGTAGTTATTATTAAGCATATTTAATAAAAAATAAAAATTTTCGAATTGCTAAAAATAATTAGCTAAATTAAATGATATCAAAAAGATATCAACAATCTATTTAGGAGATGAAATAATGAGAACAGTTTTAATGACAAATGTATCTTGGAATTTTAATAACTATGTCTCTTCAAACGTTAATCCGTTTGGTTATTTCGATGCGCCTAATGCGAATGGGTATGATGCCGATTATAGTAATTCAAATAAATAGAAGTTAAGTTACTGAAAGATGTAGCTTAACAAAAATTAAGCTACAATGAATAAAAGTATCAGTAACAGTTCCATAGATTGTTTTACATATATTCCCTTTGTTCAACGTAGCTAGATGGTTACGTTTTTTATTTTTATTAATAATATTACCGTTAGCTCCTCGGTTTTGAGCTTCGATCCGTTGTACGTTAAGCCTCGGTAATCCCATGGGGTTGTAGCTCAGTTGGGAGAGCGCTAGCTTTGCAAGCTAGATGTCGCGAGTTCGAGCCTCGTCTTCTCCACCAGGGACCGCATGTTCTGAGATAGCGAGACAGTTTTGCAAACTGACTGTTGTGGGTTTGACTCCCACCGGCTCCACCACTAAAATTTAATAACATAGAGCCTATACTTATTTCTAAAATCTAATAAAGTTCTTTGGGTGAATATAATAGTTAGGCCAAGTTAATGGGGGCTTAGCTCAGCTGGTTAGAGCAGTGGACTGTTAATCCACGTGTCGCAAGTTCGAATCTTGCAGTCCCCGCCAATAATTAAATATTAATGTCGAGTTGGCAGAGTCTGGTTTATTGCGACGGTCTTGAAAACCGTTGACGGTGATGAGCCGTCCGTGGGTTCGAATCCTACACTCGACGCCATAGGTATGCTAGTGGTACCTATATGCGTGGTTTGTTTAGGGGTTTGTTAACAAGCATATAAAAATAACTAGTTCATTAAAATCAAAGTCCATCGTATTTGCTCCGTTACGTCAACTGGGAGACTACAATCCCTACAAGATTGTGGCTGTAGGTTCGAGTCCTGCACGGAGCACCATTAAAAATATTAAAGAAGGAGTTAAAGCGATGTTTATCTTAAGTACACGATTTAGCAGCTTAAAATTTAATACTTATATAAATGCCGCTTTAGCTGAAATAGATTAGCACTAGGTTGAAGCCCTAGGGATGTTGGAGCGTTACCAACAGGCGGCACCATGTATGGACAGATGGCATACACGGTTGGTGCGCCTGCCTGAAGAGCAGGATAACTTGGTTCGACTCCTAGTCTGTCCACCATCCGGATTTAGCTCAGCTTGGTAGAGCACTTGGCCTGGGACCAAGGGGTCAGAGGTTCGAATCCTCTAATCCGGA